CTGATGTTCCACTTGTGCCTGAAGAACCTGAGCTACCAGATGAACCCGATGTTCCACTAGTTCCTGAAGTTCCGTCCATTCCGCTAGTTCCTGAAGAACCACTTGAACCTGATGTTCCGCTAGTTCCCGAAGTGCCGTCTGTCCCACTTGAGCCAGATGAACCTGAAGTTCCACTAGTTCCCGAAGTGCCGTCTGTCCCACTTGTTCCAGAAGAACCTGATGTTCCACTTGTGCCTGAAGAACCACTTGAACCTGATGTCCCACTTGTTCCTGAAGTGCCGTCTATTCCGCTAGTTCCTGAACTACCGTCTGTTCCACTTGAGCCTGAAGAACCTGAGCTACCAGATGAACCTGATGTTCCACTAGTTCCTGAAGAACCATCTGTTCCACTGGAACCAGATGAACCTGATGTTCCACTAGTTCCTGAAGAACCATCTGTTCCACTAGAACCAGATGAACCTGATGTTCCACTTGTGCCTGAAGAACCTGAGCTACCAGATGAACCCGATGTTCCACTAGTTCCTGAAGTTCCGTCCATTCCGCTAGTTCCTGAAGAACCACTTGAACCTGATGTTCCGCTAGTTCCTGAAGTTCCATCAATACCACTAGTTCCTGAAGTTCCATCAATACCACTAGTTCCTGAAGAACCTGATGTTCCATCGATACCACTTGTTCCAGAAGTTCCATCTAATCCGCTTGTTCCTGAAGTTCCATCAATACCACTAGTTCCTGAAGTTCCATCGATACCACTTGTTCCTGATGAACCTGATGTTCCATCGATACCACTTGTTCCTGATGAACCTGATGTTCCACTTGTTCCCGACGAACCACTTGAGCCTGAAGTTCCACTAATTCCTGAAGTTCCAGATGTTCCGTCTATTCCGCTAGTCCCAGATGTTCCGTCTATTCCGCTAGTCCCAGATGTTCCGTCTATTCCGCTAGTTCCTGATGTTCCATCTGTTCCACTGGAACCAGATGAACCTGATGTTCCACTAGTTCCTGAAGAACCATCTGTTCCACTAGAACCAGATGAACCTGAAGAACCTGATGTCCCATCAATTCCACTTGTTCCTGATGTCCCATCAATTCCACTAGTCCCTGATGTTCCGTCTAAACCGCTTGTTCCAGAAGAACCAGATGTTCCATCTAATCCACTTGTTCCTGATGTCCCATCAATTCCACTAGTTCCTGAGGTTCCATCAATTCCACTAGTTCCTGAGGTTCCATCTATGCCACTTGAACCAGACGTTCCGTCTACTCCACTTGTTCCTGAAGTGCCATCTATTCCAGATGTTCCACTCGAACCAGAAGTTCCGGATGTTCCGTCTAATCCGCTTGTTCCTGAAGTTCCATCAATTCCACTAGTTCCTGATGTTCCGTCTATTCCGCTAGTTCCAGAAGAGCCTGATGTTCCGTCTAAACCACTTGTTCCTGAAGTGCCATCTACCCCAGATGTTCCACTCGAACCAGAAGTTCCGTTGATACCACTTGAGCCAGAAGTCCCGTCGATTCCTGATGAACCACTTGAACCAGATGTTCCACTAGTCCCTGATGTTCCTCCTGTTATACTTTCCGTCAAGGCTGAAAACGTAATTTGCCCCGAAGTTCCTGATGTGCCTCCAGTATAGTCTGTAACTATATATAACCTATCGTCTGGGGCTGCCGATAGGACTATAGGTAAATCCGTTATTCTTGTTGTTGCCATAGCTTATAAATATTTTCTATTAATCTTTTTTATTTGGTTTAACATGGTTGCCATAGTCCTCCGACAACAAATCCATCACTATCTATTTGCCAATATCCTGTGAGAGAGTCGGTGCTGTTGGTATACCAATAATTATTCCCGTTGAAAGGCGTATTGAATGAACTGTCTGCAAAGAATCTCGTTGCACTATACCAATCATTCGATGGACTGTAAATTGTTTGACCCAACGTTTGTGGGTCTATACATATTGGTTGTGTTGTTTCCCCTGATGAAACTAAGAATGATGTAATTTCTTGTTGAGCACCAATTGGGTCACCATTTTGAGCAATTAATTCTTGACCATCTTGAGTTATAATTAAAATCTCAAATACGGATGGAGTTGCTGTTGGTGAAGGAGTAAACGAAGGGGTTGGTGTATTAGTTTCTGTTGGAGTTGGTGTGTTAGTTTCTGTTGGAGTTGGTGTGTTAGTTTCTGTTGGAGTAGGAGTCGGAGATATCAAACATCCGTTAGGGTCCGAACTTGTGATTAGACCTGCTCCGCCTGTAACTCTATACCAAGCAACACCGTTGGAATAGTATCCGTCAGGTGCTGGTGTTGTAAGAGCCGAATCAGTATATAAAGTTTCCCCAATGTTAGGTCCAGGTCCATCTCCAGGTCCACTGTAGAAGTTAGTTGGTGATGAGTAAAAATTACCACACGATGTTAATGAGCTAGATAAATCATAACCTAATGAATATTCCCAATATGCTCTTGAAGCTGTAGGTGTTGTTGTCGGTGTTGCGGTTGGAGTTTCAGTTTGCGTAGGTGTTTGTGTTGGAGTCTCAGTATTTGTTGGGGTTGGAGTCTCTGTAGGCGTCTCGCTTGGTGTTACAGATGGTGTTGGTGTGTTAGTTTCAGTTGGAGTTTGAGTTGGTGTCTCACCAGGTGTTGCGGTAGGTGATTCTGTAGGTGTTTGTGATGGGGTTTCGGTTGGAGTTCCCGTCTGTGTTGGTGTAGGAGTTTCAGAAGTAGAAGGGGTCGGTGTAGGAGTTGTTGTTGGTGTCTCCGTTTGTGTTGGGGTCGGCGATTCTGTTGCAGTTGGTGTTTGACCAGGGCTTGCAGTTATACTTGGAGTTGGTGTTTGTGTCTGAGTTTCAGTTGGAGTTTGTGTTGGAGTCTCTGAAGTTGTTGGAGTCTGTGTTGTTGTTGGTGTTTCTGTAGGTGTAGAATTAGGGGTTCCTGTATTTGTTGGTGTAGGTGTAAACGTAGGTGTTACAGTAGGAGTAGGTGTAGGTGTAGGGGTAACGCATTCAAATGTAATAACAACTCCGTTGAACATTTCGGTTCTTGTCTGTGCAGAGGCATAAAGAGTTGCGGCTGAAAGGTAGGTCGAAGTCCCATAATAGATATCGAATGGACCTAAGGCATTAGAATTCTGAGATAATCTTACAATGTAAGTGACACATCCCGTAACCGAGACCTGTTGCGTAACTACTGTATTACAACCTTCAGCAGTATTGACACAAAAAATATTATAAAGGGACATCCGCGGTTTTTTTAATAAATACCACGATTATCTATTTGAATATCTCGAAACGAAAAATTATTAAATACTTTATCATGTACAAATAATATTGAATCCACATACAGCATTTTGAATGTCTATATTTACAACACAACTCTCGAGCTCAACTGTAATATTGAAAGTACAACCAAATGTACAATCTAGTATTTTTACTGACTCACATCCATTTGCATCAACCAAACGTAACATGATTTCAGGTGCGGTCTGAAATATTGTAGGAATAGTTGTATTGTAATAAACAGTTGGTGGAACTCCACTAATTGTACCAAGTAAAAACTGATTATTTCCGTATATGTCGGATATAAAAGCTTGTATTGGAAAAGTGCCCCCTGTGATTTCTGTTATTCTTACCTGAACCATTATGTTAAACAAATTATATCATAAACAATCGACAACTCCACAACAATTTCTTGACCATTCAATGAATTGTTTGCCGGGTTAGTTGCAATTGTTATTTGGTTGTTTATTTGGTCTATTGTTACAGTCAAAATTCCTGGTATGGAAAGTAGTAGACTCTTTATAGTATCATACCATAAATTATCACCCGGCGGATTGTTCAGAGTCGTTGCTGTGAAGAAAGTGCTTGATGCACTCAACCCCGCTGGGTTGACATTGACTTTAGCTGTGAATATTGCAGAAATCAAATCACAGTTTGTATTGTCTTGCGTCAAATCAGCGTAACCCTCGTTTAACATTTGTAGTAAACCGAGTTTAGTTGGGGAATCTATGTTAAAGATTTCTTCTCCCATAACATAACACTGATAAGATGTATAGTTGGTGTCACAGGTAATTGTTGTTGAGCGTGAAAGTGAACATCCATTTGCATCAACAATAGAAAGACTGTATGTTCCTCCTGTCAAATTGTAAACTTCAATTTGTTGAGGGTTAGATGGGACGTTATTTGACCAATTGAATTGGAATGGTGGTGTGCCCGAAGTGATGAATGCGGTAATTTGACCATCGTTTCCTGAGCCACAATTAATACTATATAAACTAAAATCTAAGTTGTCTCCTTTTGGGATGAAAATTGTTTGAGTTTGTTGACATCCCGTTGAGTCAGTAACAGTAACAACATGGTTTCCAAAAGTTAAGTTATTAAATGTTACCGCTGTTAAATTTGTATCAACAACATTCAATATTCCATCAACTGAATAATCCAATGGTAGAGTATATCCTGGTGATGTAGTAATTCTTACACTTCCGTTGTTTTGATTACACGTTGTTCCTGTGATTTCTGTTGAAAGTGTGAATTTATTAATTGCCAATATTATCACTTCTTGACTAAATTGGCATCCTGTAGAATCCTCAACAAATACTGAGTAAGTGTCCGCAGATAAATTCTCAAAGGTTTGAATTTGTTGTTGTCCTACAATAATTTTTTGGTTTCCTCCGTCGCCAACCAAGGTGTAGGTAAAGGGACCTTGTCCTCCTATAACTGTGACAGTTATCAATCCATCATTACTTGAACAATAAGAATTAGTTCCAACAACACTTACAGAACTCATCCCGTTTGGTGTTAGTAAAGTAGTCCCCGTGAATATTTGACACAGTCCAGCATCTGTGACTGAGAAATTGTAATCACCAGCAGATAATCCTGATATCGTAAAATCTTGAGCATATGATATGAGAACTTGGCCTGTTGACGCGGAGTAATAATATGGTTGACTTCCACCTGTTATTGTGAGAGTAATTGAGCCATCGCTTTGGAAACAACTTGGATTGGTTTCTGTTGTGAAAAACGCACCCATTTGGTCGACGTTGACGACAGCAGCATCTTTTATGTTTACACAACCAAAACCATCTTTAACTTCAACCGAATATAATCCTTCAGTCAATCCTGTTGCAGTTGCACCTGTCTGACCATTAGACCACAAATAAGTAAAAGGTCCTTGTCCCGTTAGTCCCGTGACCATTATCTTACCAATCGGGGTTCCTCCACAACTCGAATTAGGTATGGAATATAAACCGTAGTTGGTGAGAAGAGATTGTTCAACGATAAAACTTTGGCTAAAACCTGAGCATCCACCTAAATCACTAACGGCCAAGTAATATGTTCCGGCCGAAAGATTTTCAAAAATTACGGTTGGGTTGCTTGAAAGGAAAGTTTGAACAAGTGTTCCGTCACCTGAGAAGACAGAATAATTTGCAGAAGAATAAATCGTATTAGAGGAACCAGTAACAGAACCATTGTTTTCAGCACAAGTGGTGTTCTGAACACCGAGAACACTACAACACACTCCACTCGAAATAGGTATGTTAACATTAATTTCTTGATTTGTTGGTAAAGTGCTATCATTCACAGTCATTAGGACGACTGAACTAAATAATCCTGATTTGGTTACTGGCGCATTTTCAGCTAATGTAACCGTCGGATAATAAGGGTCAACAAATTGGACGGTATATGGTTCTATACCACCTGAGAAAGAGATTTGGAATGCACCGCTTCCGTTATTTTGACAATCCCCTGTTACTAATAATGTATAATCAAATAATGCCATTCAATTTAACAATTTATGCTTATGTTAATACATACGTTTAGTTTGACTGTTTCATTCATGTTTCTTGGTGTGCATGTCGAATTAGTTATTGATAAATTATTTCCATTTAGGAAATATGTAAACCCATAATCGTAGACTGCTGGTAGATATTGAATCAAAGCATTTCTCCAATTTGAATTTGTTGGAACATCCGTGAATCCATACCCTGTGTAGAAAGGTTGTTGTATAATTTTTTGTCCCGCAATTTCCAAATCAACATACCAATTTGTTTCAACTGAACTTTGAACACAATCGTTTAAGGTTAATACTTGTGCTTCGAGCATTATGTTTAGTCTATTTGCTAAAATCGATTGGAAGTTTGATACATTTGTATCACCATTTAACCAAGGATATATGTTGAAGTCAACATATTCTGTTTGACATGTGTAATCAAAAATGTTTGTTATTATAAAACAAGGCTCAACTGGCACAGGAATTATTTCACAACCTCTTTGTCTTCTATAAACGTATTTTTGTCTGTGTAGTATTGAGTTTTCGAGTCTTGAACCTGTATTCCATATTGTGGTTGCAGGTATCATTTGCTCTACTAACTTCATCCACCACGGACCCAATCCGTTGATGTAGTCGATTAGTTTTTGATACGTATATTTGTTGTTTGGTATACCCACTGTTTGTTCTGATTGGATATACTTCCACCAAACCGATTGAAGAGTTGGATATCCTCCTGTTTTACCATCAGTGATATATTGTCTGTTTCTAGTATTAATCATATTCTCCCAAAAAGTTTGGTAGAATTCGAAGAATGTTTTCTTTTTTGGTTCGGGTTTGATAAAAGTTGAGTCGACTCCACCTGGAACTGGATATCCAATTGTCAGACCTGATTCAGGAATCGGGTAGTCGTATTTTCTTGAAGAAACCCAAACGTCGTAAACAAGTCCTTGTGAAGCATTCAAAAACAAATCTATGTTTTTAACATTCAATACGAGTTTTTCATTGTCCGCATAATAATAAGCGTTGAAATTAGCATCCCTTGAAACTCTTATCTTGTCATCCTCTTCAAGCCACGACTTATTATTGTCAACAACTTTTTTAAGTTTGAATCCCTCGGTCATATAAGGAAAATCTCTGAACCTATCGAGATATTTTTGACCATATGTAAATGGTTGTAGTTGAGTTTGAATATCGTAGTTCTGACCTGTATAGATTTGTCCTGTAATTTGAACCTCATCTGGACTTCTATGTTGTGGTGTGCTTTCATACCAACCAGCACCCAATTGGAAGAAATAAGATTCCGTATTTACGGGAGCCTTAGGAAATCCTTGAGCGTCTATTGGATAATCATCTAGATTTATCTGAACATCTTGATAGGTGTCAACAGTTGTGAAGGCTGTAAAGGTTTTTCCTTTTATTTTATATGTAGAACCTGGTAGATAAGCCGGTGTGTTTTGAACATAAGTTCCACCTGTTATGGCCGCATATTGTGTGTCGAACTGTTCCATGTTGATTTTTTGGTCAGCCAAATAGATGTGCTCGTTGAATTCTATTAACGACTCGGGTGCACCAATCAATCTCATCATAAACTCAACACTTCGTCTCGTTCCTTTTGATTTGAAAAGGTATGCTGAGTTGAGAATCAAATTCCTATAAAATGCGTAGTTGATTTCAGTTGGTGTAAGGGCTCTCGCATAACCTGGATATGAAGGTGTTTGTGTATTTCCAAAAATCGAATCTAAAAAGTCCGTATCAGTAATAGGTGAAAAATTTGAACTCCATCCCAAGGTTTGAGATAGGTTAACTAACAATTGAGATGGGATGTCATTACCAACATTATAATTTACAGAGTTCATAAACGCTAAAGCGTCGATGAAGTTTTTGACTTGGTCAAAACTTCTTCCGTAAATTTGAAAAATCTTTTCGGCTTTCCTTCCTAATGTATCAAATTCTTTCAATGAATCTGAAACAAAAAATCTTGAAATTAAATTTGTTTTATATGAATCAAGATTTACCGCAATTGTTTCCAATTGTGTCAAATACTCTTCGAATAAGAAAGAACGAATATCTAAATTCCATGGACCGTCCTTAGGCCATGTTACAGATTGGTTGTTTGTATAAAACTGACCCCCTTCCGTTTGCTGTGGTATTTGGAACACAGCTGTGTATTCAGGTCTAACCAATCTATTCATCAGAAACTTTTCAACCTCATCCAAACTCTCAGCAAAAATTCTGTCAACTATGAAATCATTCGGTCTTATTTGATACTCTTGAATACTTGTTGTTGCGGTTTGTCCAAAAGGTGCACCGGAAACAGTGAATTTGATTATACCACTTGATAATGTTTGAGAGGGTGTAAATGAAATAACTTTGAAAATATCATCATTGATTGATACGCAGTAATCTAAGTAAGTATTGTAGAGATTCCTATAAGGTGACACACCAATTTCTCTCATGTTTAGGTTTGTGGCCGCACTTACAGAATAATCAACGTCAAATGGGTTTTTGATTCTATTAACACTTACTTCAAAACTTGTTTCATCATAAATCGGGTCATACGCGACATTCTGTGCTGTAAATCCAGTTAGGAAATCATCGTTCAAAAATTGAATATCTAAAGAAGCAGGAAATACACTTATAATATGAGTAATTGATACTTGAAATCTTTTTGATAGTGAACCATATAATGTGAAATTTGTAACCTGAGACAAATCATAGTTCGGGTAAACCCTGAATTGAGTCGCTTGAATTCTTCTACTCTCAGCAAGTGTATCAACATCAAGATAATCCAAATCTATAGGCTCCGAAAAAGCACCAACATTAAATCTACGATTCACTTTCTCCACAATAGAAGTTGTGAATTCGAAGTTACCTTGCGTGAGACCGCCCCCTTCAACTGTCTGCAATCCTACAATATTGTCAGAGAAGGTAGCCGCCCCACTTCCTGGTCTTGGCGGATAGAAAAATTTAGTTGTTCTTCTTGATGTCGCCATTAACTAGTAATTGATGTAAAATTCTTACTGAAATCAATATTATCACCTCTGTTCTGTCTAACCTCATATAATAATGCATTGAATTGGTCTCTAATTTCATACAAGTTATACTGTCTGTAAATGTTATTTTGACTATCATAGATGGTGTAGATTCCATCGTCGATAGATTTGGTTTGATTACCATAAAGTGCAATTGCAAGAGATGATATATCGTATTCGACCATTTCAATTTCAACAGTTACAGGATTGAAAAAGGTGTTTGTTATTATTATTCCTTGGTCAGGTTGTCCAATATACGGTGTTGCATTTGGTCTGTTTGTTGGTGATGAAGATGGTGATACCGTCAGGAATAACAAGTTAGAATTGTTATCAACGTATCTATATCTGATTGACTTTTGAGATGTATTAACCTCATTTGCAACCACCGCCTCACAGTAGAAACAAGAAGTTACAACTCTGAAGAAGTTTGGAATCTTCGAACCATCAGGATTAAGATATTCGATTCTGAATCCCACCAACCCTTGTGGAACAAATTTGTTAAGGAATTGTGGGTCAACGTTGTTTAAGTCAATCACAAGTCCTTTGACATTAGGTAATGCACTTAAAACACCACAATCTGTGATTATTGTTCTTATCTGAGCTGGTCTCAAATATAGAGTATAGATTCCCAAAGCATTGAACTGATTTGCAGGAAGAGTTAGATTATATAATCCTCCTATTACTTCAACCCCTGAGTTTCCTCCTGTTTCAGTGTTTTCGAAATATGGTCTCAATATTGTTTGAGCATCGAGTTTACTTAAAACGAAGTTATCTGTGGCGTCTCTTGTCGGGGTATAATTCATTATGATTTCAACATCTTCTGGTGAAACATCTGAAGGTCTTATCGTGCCATATGAGCCAATTGCCATATAAAATTATTTTTCTATAAATAGTTTATGTATCTTTTTTAATGACATTAAAAAAACCATAACCATAGTTTATCATGTCACCCAAGTTGTCCACCTCACCAAGTCTTTGGACCCTTTCGTAAGCACTGTTCTTCCCTCTCTCAACAAATACGTTTGTTTGAATCTGAGGTTGGTCCATTACTTTAAGCAAAGTTTCATTTTTTGTTATCGGCACCGCGGTTATGTTATATTCGGTTAAACCAGATGATGGTTGATAGAAAATTGTAGTTCCATCTCCATAGTCAATATAGTTGGTGTCTTGGATAGTGTAAGCAGTAAAACCATTTCCAACATTAGTAATTGAACCCCACAGCACCCCATTATTTATGATTGGTAAATTGATTCTTTGATTAATTGTTAAATTACCGTAAGGTTTCAATTCTGTGATTCTAGACCTACTTACCCCTGACACCGTAAACGGAATTGTTATATATTTCGAACTCACTTGGTCTTGAACATTGTTTTCTGCATCACCTGAAAATATATAATCATATGAAACAGGGGTTCCAATCCAATTACCAAATGATGGTGCAAAGAAACATTCACCTTGTGGATTGAATATTGTTACTTTACTGTAAGGAACTGAAATTGTTTTAGTGACAGTTGTTACACCCCAAGGGTTGATTTGTTCCAACGTGATTTTGTAATCTTTTGTAGTTCCAACTGGCGGAGTGGGATATGTATGGTTTATTGAATTGGGTGCATAATTTGTAATTGATTGTTTTGGTGAATTATCACCCCAATCGACTCTGTAGGCAGAGAGCTGCAAGAAATTTTGGAATTGGTCCGAAGTATTATAAACATAATATGTCATTGGACTTCCAGTAGTTGCTGAGAACAAAAAATTCGCCACAACATCTTTCTGTAATACCGCTCCGTCAAAAGGACTATAATAGCCACAATCAACCGCACTTTGTCTAAGTAATATCGGAACCGACACCTCCTTCAATAACGAGGACCCACCAGGTCCTGAACTCACAACCTTGGTCATTGCAGAATATACACCGACTGAAGTATTATTGTAATTTACAACAGCAATATCCCCTTTTACGGTCTCAGGTGAAATAATAACCTTATAGTAATCTTGACTCATGGATTTATATATTCAAACCATTTTATGGGTATACTTGTTCCCAATCTTTGTCCAGCAGTATTATACACCTGATATGTTTGTGTTGGATAATCTATTTGAACTGTGTAATAAAAATATTGTGTGTTGTCGAATGTATTTCTTTCTCCTACCGACATACATGACTGTGGTCCCAAGGTTCTATCAACATTAAATGGAGTTGGCCATTGTTGTTGACAAGGAGGAGTCGAACTTTGAGGGTCCCATCCTCTACCTGTCATCATTTTGGTAAATTGACCAGTTCCTGCGTTATAAAACTTGGCTGACATATAGAATGTTGATATGTTCAAAAATTCTCTTTTCTTTAACCAGTAGATAAAGAAACCCTCTTTGTCTCCGATGAAATCCAAAATAAACTTTGGTTTCTTTACTGAGACTGTGGCTCTTTGCATTCGAGTGTCCATCTTCAGACCTTGTTGGGTTGGTATGATGATTGTTAGGTAGTTTGTTTGTCTTTTTTCATCAGGAGTGTCATAAAGGTCCAACTTAAAAAACGAGTTCGTAAATGAGTTATTATAGTAGTATAAGTCTTGAGGTGTAAATCCTTCTCCTAAGTAGTTAATCTGCCAATTATTCAAATCATTAATCGAACCACCTGAATAAAAATAAAATTCATAATTACATACAGTAGAGTCTGAACCTCCAACTATATTTGATTGAGTTACTTGGCCCGTCGTTGGATTGATAAAGATTGAGGGGCTGTTATGTGGGGCGTGACTAAATCTTGTTACCTCAAAGTCTCTACCATCACCAATAACCTCTTTAACTATTTGAGTTTCATATTCATCAATAGAGTCATCCAAACCCAAATAATCCCAAGTCATCTGAATCGGAATATTAATTTGTTTGGATATTCCCCCCTCTCTTAAAATTTGAAATTTATTCACATCCATCTATCAAAGGTTTAATTGGTTCATCTACACCTAAAATAGATTCATTGTAATCTATTCCCTCAGGTATTAATCTAAATACGGCAGATACAAAAGGGTAATGCGCCGTGTTAAAGAAAGGATAATCCACACCCCTGTTTGAACTATCTTTGAATCCATATGTGTATAGGTCTCTCCATCTGAATTCTCTGTCTTGGGTAGAATAAAAAGCCCAGCTTGGTATATTCTCAATCGCGTCGACATTTCCTGTTTCGATGTAATCTGAAAATATTCTTATGGTCATAGGGATATGTGGCTCATAGTAAAAACCAGGTGAGTTCGTATTACTGTTATTTGTTGTTTGAAACACACTTTGATTGTATTTTATTTTTTGATAGTATTTTGATATGACCCTTTCGATTTGTTCATAATCATTCCACTCACAAAAATCACCATCAATAACATCTGCTCTTTTCAAGTCTAAATTATAAGTGAATGTCTTTGTTACACCACTTGTCAAAGTATATGCTGATGTTTGAATAGATGAGTTTGACTGTGTGTTATTCAAATCCCACCACGGATTAATATTTTTTGAAAGATTGAATTCCCATCCCTGTTTTATTCCGACACCATTATTAGGCTGATTGAAATAACCTGAATAACCTTTATTTATCACAGTTAGATTAATCTCGTTTAACGGTCTACCGTTGTTATCTTTTAGGGAAGCGAAATCCAAATCGTATGCGGACGTGAACGAATAAGCGTTACTACTTGTCTTCTGAGAAACCCTCGTGACTTTATTGGGAGTAATCGAACTGTATTCAAATTTTCTTTCTTCACCAAAAACATTTTTTTCAAAACCAGCTTTTGTTACAATGATATCGTCCAAATTTGTCACAACCTTTAGTTTTTTGATGTAGTATTTCGATTTAGTCTCATTAAGATTATCTGGATTGATAACTCTTTTAAAAGTTCCTCTAGTTCCGTTGTTGAAAGTAGAGCCAGTGTATCCAACATTTAAAACATTGAAGATATAAGGGTCAGATTCAACTAATCCGTTACCTAAAGAATATACTTGGAAAATCTTTTCATTCCTATATGTGAGTGATAGTTCGACATATTCATTAGGTAAAACTCCATGAGGAGCAATACATCTAAAACTTATTATGTTGTCACCATTTTGTTGTGAGTTAAATATTTCAAATGGAATTCCGTCTCCTGCAACCCAATTGATTGGTGTGTTATTAGAATAATATGTTAATTGTTTATTATATTGGTTTTCGTAAGGATATGTTAGATAATATGTCCAATTGTAGGTATAAGCACTTTTAGATTTATATGGAAAATGTTGGTCTTTAACATCGGGTCTGTAGAAATCAAACTCATAAAACTGAGGGAATCCTTTCCAAATTGTGCTGACCGTTGAAACCTCAGGGTTTACATAAAACAGATTATTTCTAAATGGAATGTATTCAGTTGTTCCTGTATAAGTGTTGGAATACAAATAACTAAGTTTGAATGTCGGTCTGAAGACTGTAGATTCCTGTCTCTCATCGTCATAAACCTGAGCTAAACTTATTGTTTGACTTCTATCATATTCAGTAATTTCTTGTTGTTTTTCTTGTAAGGTCAAGGTGATTTCCTGGTCAACAAAAGGAGCACTTTGGAAAGTCAGACTACTCGGTATAATTTTATAGTTATTCATCTGCACTATATTTTGTCTTAAATTTATCCAAAGCAGACGCACCTGCAACTAATCCAAAGTAAAACTGGTTTGGAGCACCAATCATAAAATTGTTTGTCCAAGTTCCAGCCGTTGCAGAATATTGTTGGTTTTGGTTAACAGCAAAAATATAACCTCTTTGATATATGTCACTTACGTTGTTGTATGAACCACTGAAATAAGATGGTGCATTCGTAAATCTTCTACTCAAAGATTGATATTCGTAAGAGATAATACCATCTGATATGTTCGTTTTCCAATTATTTTTTTCAGTTCCAAAAATTGAATTACCGCCTTCTAAACCCCACTGATAAAAAGGAACTCTTTGTGATTTAATACCGAAAGGATATGTCAGTGCATTTGCGTTAGATGCTGGTCTGAAGTTAATAACCCCTGGTGAAATATAGTCTTTTATCTGTAAATCTGCAGTTGAGGATGAGAAGAATATTCCCATAACATTATTACCTGCGGTTTGTAAAACTACAACAGCATTGTTCGGGTCATTTGCATCAAAAGGATAAAATTCTGTGCTGAAAGGAACTATTCCAATTTCACTATTAATTGACATCATTTGAACCAAGTCGGCATCCACCCTATTCTTAGGTTGAATAATTCCAACTGTCGATGACCTCGTGAATAAACTATTGATTGAGTTATCTCTCAATCCCAACATTTGTTGTAAGAAAGTCGCACTCGTGATTCTAGAAAGAACAAATAGGTTTACAATATCTGATGTGTCGGAGTAACTTGTAGGATTCAGATTTGACATCACATAAGCCTTTGCGGATGCCTCCATTATAATTTCTTGGTAAAACGAATCCTTCATACCCAAATTTATGATTGTTGTTGGAAATAAAAGATTTCTCGAATTAATTGAATATTGTGGCCCTAATGTATTTGCGGGGGAACCTATAAATCTCGAAGATGTTGAACCACTTAAAAATGGACTACTTCTAAAATAAAAATTGTTTGTATCACTATCAAAATAAGTTAACCTTGAAGGATACTTTGGTGCCAAAGGTTTATTGTTCAAATCAAAAAATACATCTATTTGGATTGGGAACATAAATAAAGAACCGTTTATCCAATTATTCGTAAATGATTGAGACAAAACCCCTCTACACAAACCATAGTTAAATCGGAATCTATATGCCCACTCATTAAAATTTCTAATATCTTTTCCAATATCCAAAAGTGGTCTTCGTAAGAACTGGTAACATCCGCTTACTACTGCATCAGTTTCAGTGCATCCTGTATTCACTTTAAATGTCGTTCCATTTCCCTCGTAACATTTGAGTGAAACTATTTGTGAACAAAGATTTAATGTATCTATAACGTTGGTGTAACTGTATTGTCCTACAATATCTGCGGTTGTTATGTCCGCACCTGTGCTGTAAGCATCCACTGAAATTGCACCTTCACCATACGCAGAGATTTGATAAATTGCAAAACCAATGTTTTGTTGTAACAAAGCGGGATTCAATGTCCAAGTTCCACCATCCAAGTTATCTGAAGAGGGTAATCTGTCGGTTCTCATCACATTTAGAGTGTTAGTGGAAATATTCATTGGATTACCTGTAAATGATGGTAAGAACACATTTGTGTAATAGGTTATTTCTACATCTTTGGGTCTCCTTCCAGATTCTTGAACATAAAAGAAAGCTGCACCAGAAATATCTTCAGCTGTATTATATTTTCCAACACGTTGTGAAGGTGTTGTTACAATAGATGAGTATGCACCATTATATGGGCTAGAAACGACTCCGTTTGAAAAATCTAATGAACCAGATGGATTAGTTGTTCTATCCAAACTACTATAATATCCCACGTTGAAAGTTGTGAATGCTGACCACTGTTTTCCTATTTCAGTCGTGTTATTTATACCACCCCTGAAGAAATGAGATGGGTAAAATATTTCAGATTGACCATTTTGTGTGAATGGTTGAACGCTCATTATATTGGAATTAAGTTTCTGGATTGGAATATTAAGTCTTGTTTCTGCGGTCAAGGTTAATGCATCAGGGTCATTGAAACCAAAAAGAACTCCTAAACCGTATTTGTTCACGTAGGTTGGTGAATACGGGTCAACACCTCTTTGTAAGATTGTGATATACTGATTTCCATAATCTTGGAAAATTTGTGAATAAGGAATTTCGTTGGTGTAATATCCGTTGAGCCAACCAGTGTTGATACAAATACCAAGAATTTTAATGTGTTTCTGATTATTTCCAATAATAACCGTCCCTGAATTTACAATTTGCGGTAAAGATTCATCTGGAGCTCCACCAAATAAGTTTATCGCTTGATTTATTGTTAGTGCAGTAATTACTTGATAATATTCGATATCCGCCGGATATGTATACCCCGTTATCTCGGAACCTCTATTTAATTGGTAGGTTGTTGTGAGGTTACTATAAGGGTTGTTAGGGTCACAATATCCCACATTATATGTTGATGGACCAGGATTAAGAGCCTGTCCATAAATACCACTTGTTTGTGGTGTATTTCCTGTGAAATTAAAGTTAACGTCGGTTGTATCTAAGGGGTTAACAAAACTTAACAATGTGCCAGTTTCAAGTTTGTCTGACAAAAAGATTGTAAGTGTATTATCCAAGTGATTAACCAAATTATTTGGTGAATTAAATGTAACTTTGATACGATTAACACCATCAAAATATTTTTTTCTCGTGTTAAAAATATTAACTCTTTCACCTAAGGGGAGATAATTTGAGTAAGCGAAAAAATCAACAGGACAACCATCTATAAAAATACTACCATCATCCCCTGAATCCATAACCTTGTATGAGTTTCTACTGAATGGGTCACCGTCATTTCCACCCGCAGCACTTGCGAATGCAAGTGCCACCGCATCTCTACTATCCTCATCGAACGACTGAACATAAGGGCTTGCTAATAATTTTTCATAATATTGAATTGAATCTGAGAATCTTGAGAGTAATCCACTTTGACTTGATGTTAATGATTGGTCTTGAGATATATCTTTTGGTTTACACTCGCAACCTTGGCAGTCTGGATATGTTAATACCGGTAGGGATATAACTTTTATTTTCTGACCTCGGAAAATTTGGTATATTTTATTTATAGCAAAAATAGATAATCCATATTTTATTGAAATTGCTAAGTTTTTCCCTGCAATTGCTAAAGTATCTTTTGCTTCTGTAGTTTTTTGACCTGCCAAAAATTTTAAAGCAGCACCAGCAATAGATGCAACTCCAGTTCCAACCAAGTTTGCACCAGCCGCAGTTAACTTACCAGCTTCAATATAAAGTTTAATACCTTTAATAACACCTTTTCCGAAAAGGTATAAATGATATCCAACTAAAGCCGCAAATAAACCAATAAGGATATTTTTCAAACCCAACAAAAGATTTAAAAAGAAGACTATAAAATGGAGTGCAATTAAAAGTGGGATTGAAACAATCTGAAGGAGTTGAAGTAAAAGTGAGACAATAAAAAATAAAAAGTCAAAGTTTTTGAACCCTTCGTTTACCGGAAATTTATTCACTGTGTCAGAACATGAATCATCATCAATTTCTTTGATTCCTATAAACCTTCCTCTACCCCCATCTTTATATTGGTCTATCAAACCTGAAACTGTATAAACTCTATTATATTCGAATTGATAAAATGTGTCTTCACAGTTTATCATCTCATTAAGTTTTGTTGTTGCGTCCTGAACAGAAAACCCGTTAGTATAACCTGACCAATCTAGCCCAAAATAATAAGAACTTTTTAGTTGATTTCTTTGTTGTAAAGGAGGGTTAACATTAGGATTGTTTGGGTCAACCGCAGTGCTACTCCAACCATACTCTCTAACGTTTGGAACTAAAAAATACGGTCTTTTGACAGATTCACTTAGACTATTTGATTGTTGCCATTTAATTTTAAATCTATATTTTCCCTTAGTGGGAATTCCAATCGTTGGGTCGTTTGATAGAATTTTTTCACCAAACTCGTTTGTGACTAAATAATCCAAATTCATTGGGAGTTCTACCAACCATACCCCATTTTCGTCTATTAAATTTCCACTTTGTTCCAATCTGTATTCTTCAAGAATTGGATTGCCGCTCAAGTCAGTATTAATTGTTTGTCTTACTGCAAGTATTTGACCAGGTCCTGCAACAAGTGAACATAGGTTACCGAAATTATCTCTCGGTTTACCACCCCTTATTGTTATAGAACCTAATTTCAAATCGGGTCTTAACCTAAACTTGTCAGGTGTGGAATAAACCGAACCCATGAAAACAGAAGTAGGCTGTATGTCAATGTTTGCATCATCCCTCAAATCAAAATCAAGTCGGTTGATTGCTATTTGACAAACATCAGGGTCACCCCATAAAGGACTAACTTCAATTGTTCTATTCAAATTTACAATTTGAGGAAGAGAATTCAAATCAGTTGAGCTTCTAAATCTATTTCCCGCCACTTGTGATTCCGTTGCCCTTCCAATTCTAATTAAATCTTGTGGTGTCAATGAGAATTCACCCATGTCCGACAAATCAACGTCCATCACAAATTGTTGATTACCAACCGGAACTCCCATTATCATGTAGTCCCCACTTTCGTTTGTTTTTGCGGTAAATTTGTAATACCTATCGTATAACTCAACAACCGTAGACGCGGTCAATGCATCAAGCCTACTTGGTAAAGTTCCTGTAGGATTGTGTCCGCTATGTGACCTTTCGTAAGGTAGGAGATTGTATCGATATCCATCTTCATTTTTGTCTTCAGGAGACTTATAAGGATATATACTTGAAATGATAGGGTTCGATTGGTCTACCTCAGTGATAGGAACAAAAACCGAGACCCTTGCGTTGGGTAATCCAAATCCGTTATTAGCAGTAACTCTTCCTACAACCACACCGTAATCAGCACAAGCTCTTATATAAACATCCGTTTGTTGTATTGTCAAAGACAGAATTTCTAAAAATTCAAAGTCTTGGTCGAGTTGAACATTAATTGTTTTGTTTACACCTAATTCGGTTCTTATTCTATAGGATTGACCCATCAACTAGTTTTTCAATAAATAGTTTAACTGTAATTTTCAAAGACGAAATCACACACCACTTAAAAATAAGTGAATTGATTACGAAATAAACTAATTAAGAAAAGGTTACAGATTGGAAATTCTTAACTAAGATTTTGATATCTTTTGTTGGGTATCTAACTTGGTAAACCTGTGAGGGTTGTGCAAAGATTGTATTGTCTACAGGTTGTATCTGTTTTGTTTCTGGGTCTGAATATTCCATTGACGTTTCGGCTGAAGAATATTGACCACCTACTTTATTAAAAACTTTTACGTCAGCAACTGTCAGAACTCCGTTTTGGTTTTGAACAATACTTTCGAGTTCAGATAAATTTACATTCTGACCCATTTCTCTTCCGAGTGGGTCCATGTATGCAGAGATTCTATCCACTACAGCGGTAATAACTTGTCCTGAATTTTGTGCGGAGTCGAGAACAATTGAAATTTCAAAAGAAAGGTCAATTACTTCTGCAGTCAAAATCGAAATATAGTCGTTCATCATTCTGTAATTAGAAAGATAAGTTGCAACATTTTGTCTCAACGTGTTTGAGACAATACTTGTTAGTTTTCCTGAGGTGTCATATGATAATAATTGGATGAGAATCTTATTATCATTTTCGGTAATTGAAACTTTGGCAGGTGCACCATATTGTGATGGCATTGTTCTTATCAATGATTCATAATCTTGAACCGTAACAGCTCTTTTTTGTGCCGAAAAGTTGAATGAAACATAGTTTCTAACCTCTTCTACTGTTGGAACTCCAGCACCTCCAACAGCTGCTGTTACGTTATTACATCTCAATGAGTTAACCACTGACGAATTAGTCGATTCTGATGGTCCGTTAACATAAAACGAAACCGTTCCGATTTGATTGATTACATTTGTTCCCAAGTTTGTTGCCAATCCACCACCGATTCTATATTGAATAAACAGTGTCGAATTAGGGACTAAAGCCGCACCCAAAGACATATTATTAGAGTATCTTTGTATTTCAGCAGTCAAACCTAAAGTTGTAAATTCATCTAATGCATCTTGTGCGGTATTTGTTCCGCCTCCGAAAGTTAATTTTTTGAATCCTTCGGCTGTGTATTCTGAAATAAACCTATTCTGAGTTTGAATATATCTTCCTACTTTTATACCAGGCTGGTCTGAAACTTTGGTCGGGTCTTCAACAAAGATTCTGTCTTCGGCCAATGAGTCAACTTCATACCACCTATTCTGTGCCCCCAAGAATTCAGCAACTGAAGGGATGTTAGTATATTCAGTTCCATTTTTCAACAATACACTTGTGATACCTAGAACATTTTTTTCAGGTAGGAATAACTCTAAGAATGGTCTTACATCATTCGGGGTAATAACCCTTTTGAAAACCTTTGTAATACCATTTACGACAAGTTCTCTCTTGGTAATTGTATAATTTATCAAGACATTGTTTGCGTTGAAATTTGGTATCTTCAATCTGTTTGGAAAACCTTGAGAGTTGTATGGTGATGCAAAATCAATATCATTAATATTTTCAAAAACAATCCCACCACCGGTAAACTGTGAACCTCTCGTTAAAACTCCGAGGTATCTTTCATCTTCTTTGTCTCCAAAGGCTGGAACGGTAATTGAAAAGTCAACAAGTGCAACTGAAGGTCTTTGACCAGGAACCTTTAATCCATAAGTTCTTGCTATGTTATAAACAGATGACCTTTGTTGTGCGTATTGTAATACTGTTTCTTGAATACTTCTATCGATATTGTAATGTAAATTGTCGGCAATCGCGGCATTCATGTCTAAGAACACTGAAAAAACAGATGCATCATTAAAGTCCTGAATTAATTCAGGGTAGAATGTTCTGACGTAATTAAGAAGCTCGGTTCTTATTGCTTGATAATCTCTTGTAGTATATGATATTTTTCTGTTCGCCATCTATTTTAAATATTGACAATTATAAAATCACTTTGACCAAACGCATTCCTTTCGGTTGAATAGTCAATTCTTAATTTTGCGGTATATTCAGAAGTCCCTTTACCCGGGAAACGATATATTGATATATCACCAGGACCTGCGATGTTTGGAGTATTGGCTGAATCGATTTCCTCTTGGATATCAGCAGGTTCTATTGTTATATTATTCAAAAGTAACTCTGGCATAAATTGGGAAACCGCATCTCTGATATCTGATTCGATTGCTGCAAATGTCAACCCATCGAAAGGTTCAAATATAAATTCATAAAGTCTCGTTCCGAATTCTGGTAGAAAATATCTCGAACCCTTTCTTGTAAGAATTAAATGTAGAAGGTCAGCTTTGATTTCCTGAGCCTCAAATTCAGTAAGTGCTAAGTAGTCTCCTTTCCTCGAATCCCTAAAGGGGAAATTTATACCATATGTAATTCCATCTGCCATATTGTATAAATATAGTTGGATTATTTTTTTAATATAGTATTTCCTCTTTCAGCTCTCGGTTCGAATGGACAATGTCTACAATTATTTCCACAACAATATCCTCTGTTAGTGTGATAATTCTCTGTGAACACTATTCTACCGTTCTCTTCGTAGAAATAAGAAGGGTCAAGTTTTTTAGGCTCGACCCTTTTATCTTCATTATTTTTCATAGGTTATACCAATGTAATCTCACAAGCTCCTCCAGCACATGCTAGTTCTCCACTTAAATCAGTATCATCATCATTTTCAACAATTTTTGACAAATCAACATCTTTTAGCGTTTGTAATAGCTCTTCGTATTTTTCTTTTGTGCAATCTTCAAAAGGTGCTTGAATATATGTTCCACCATTGTAAGGTAAAACTGAAAGTCCATTATAATGTTCCTTATTTTCCCACATCCATTCACCAACTGCCGGCCATTCATGTTCACGAATAGAAACTGTTGCAGATACGTTATGTGCATTTGAACCATTTCTATGACCTGGTTTAATCCATTCTTGTTGAACCTTTTTAACTCTTTCTAAGAGTTGAATGGGTGATTCATTTCTTAAGATAGACCCTTCAGGTGCCTTTTGTGGTATACTAATAACTGCAGTGTCATGTGGTCTGAAATATTCATCTTCAACAAGTTCAGGATGATTATTCTTTAGGTGTGTGTATATTGCTTCGTTTTTACCAACTCTAACTCTTCTGATATAGTAATCGTTATGCCATGCGTGAATACCTGATGAAGTTCCAAGTGTTAGTGAGGTAGTTCCTGCCGGTTTTACTGTTGTGGTTCTAGCCGACTTATTAATACCAATTAGGGATGTTACTCTTTCATTTTCTTCTTTTACCACTTTAGCCGCTGATTTCATGTTGAGACCCATAACCGCTCCTGAGCCAATTCCTGTCATTGAGATACCAATAAGGGCATCTTTTTCTGTAGTTCTTTGCCAAATTGGTCTTAGATAATGGAAATCAGTATATCCTGCCTGAAGAGTGCCAATGAAAGAAGCAGCCTTAACTCTATCTTCGTAATCTTCTTGAGATACGACATTTGAAACGTTCACTTCAGTCAAGTTACAGAATTGGAAAGGACGAAGTGCAATTTCACAACATGGGTTAGTTCCCCAATCTTTGTCATTACTTAAGTAGATACCAGGTTCGCCAGCACCACTTGCTTCGATTCTTTTCCAAAGGTCCATAAAATAGTCCTTTGTAATTTTGTGTCTCATCAATACTGCTGAGTTATTAGCTCTTCCTCTTTGTGGATTTTGTTCCCACCAAGCACCACTTTTACAACCAATCATATCTTCATCAGTTGCTGAGAATAAACAAATCAAAGCCGCTCTTCTGATACCACCAGCTAACACTGCGTCCGCAATGTGACATACCATGTCATGAACTTCGATTGGAGTTAATTTTTCTCCATCTTCTTTCGCTTCTAAAATACCTTCTAATTTGATTAGACATTCTTTCAGTGGTTGAGGACCAGGAGCCTTACCACCCGATGTTACAAGTCTAGCACCTTTTGGTCTGATATCACTATAATCAAACTCGATATGAGAACCACCAAAGAAGTATGACTTGACTAATACTTTAACAGCATCAGCCCATCCCTCGATAGAGTCTGCAACTAACCATCTTCTACCTCTCTCTTTATTTGGTTTTCTAACCTCAGGTAACAACTCAACATGGTGTTTTTGAACTGAGTATCCAACACCTGTTCCACCTAAGAGTAAGAACATGATTTCAGAAAATACTCTCCAATCATCAATCGGTGCAAATGCACAGTTGTAAATTCTGTTTGGAGAAATTTCAATGGGTTTACCTGCAAATTGCATTGACCTCATTGAAGGAAGAACTTGTTTTCTATAAACGTATTTATAGTTCTCTCTGATTTCTTCTTCTAGTTTGGGATACTTTTTGATATGCATCTCCATGTTTCTTGTGACTAATTCTTGCCACGTTTCTCTTCTCTTAAGTTCGGGAATATACTTAGCATACTTCATGTATACTGTAATCTCCGATAAAATCCTGTTCGAAATGTCCATTTTTTGTAGTTTTTGTTGTGTAAGTTTTTATCAAAAAATCGTCGATTTTTATGATAAATATGCGGTCGAACACTTTCCGACCACAAAATTAATTAAAAAAAAATAAGTTTTTTTGTTATAAAGTAGATATTTAATTATGGATTTTTTTGTTGCTCTCTTTCTTTTCTTTTCTCGAGAAGCTCCTTAACTCTATCTCTTTTTCTTTCTTCTTGTTGTTCTTCAAAACCTAAGAAGGTTACAGATGATTCCGTATCTATTTCAAGTAATTCGTTGTTGAATTTACAGTTTTCGAATACAACACCATCTTTACCTAAACGAGACTTAGTAATTGCAATAGTTGCTAAGTTCATTTCTTTTTGTTGTAGTGTTTTTGCCACGGTTATGATGACGTGACCGACTTGGGCTTTCTTAATTGAACCTCCCATTTGGTCAGTAGTAACAACCTCAGATGAGATTGAACTTCTATTACCTTGGGTTGCTGTCCAACCAGCTATGTCAAGTTCATGACACATGGCTTCGAATGCTCTCATAATTGAACCTTCGGCTTTCCATTCGTCTTTAGCACTTGATTCTGGTAGAACACAATCAATATAGTCCATTACTATCATATCAATCCTTGTTCCATCCGCTATCATTTTTCTGACCTGATTCTTTATTTGATTCATGGTCATTGTATCTGAAGCTAATTTCTTAAGAACTAATTTGTTTTGCATCGTTTCCTTAATCTCAGTAATTTTTTCCATAACTTTTTCTTTATGGAAAACCAAGTTATCGGGTTCTATGCCAGTCCAAATGGTAAAATGTTTTCTTTGGATAATTTTTGGGTTGTCCTCAAAAAATATTTGAAGAACGTTATATCCCATATTGAAAGCTGTATTAGAAATTTTTGTGAGGACGGTTGTCTTACCAACACCTGTTGGTGCCAAGATAACACCAATCTCACCTTTCGCTAAACCACCTTTGAGTAGTTTGTCAATTCCTGCAATACCCATTGGAATTGGGTGTCTATAATCTTCAACAAGAACATTTTCCAAATCGTTGAATACGTCTGATTGTCCTTTCTCGATTTCACCAACTTGAAGAGCCTCTCTAACAAGACCTTCGACTTTATCGTAGGATTCGAAATCACCCTCAGTGATTATCTTTTGTGCCTTGTCCATTGCTTTCTGTAACTCTTGTTGTTTACAGAATTTCAATGCCTTCTCTTGAACGAACTGAGTTCCTTCTAATGGTGCATCTTTTACTTGATTGAGAGTATCTAAAACAATTTTAGCTACAAGTTCTTGACTAACCTCGGACTTTATAATTTGTTCTAAAGTTTCGAAGTTTGGTGTTGATTCATATTTTACATAATACTCTTTAATCATTTGAATAATGATTTTAAAGTATTTGTTATCGAAATATGAACTCTCAATAACATCCAAGATTGAACTTGAAAAGTCCTTATCAAGGATTATTTGATTTATTAATTGTATCTGAAATGTATTACCTAAGTAGTCAAAATTCTTATTCATAAACTCTCTGTGATTCCCCCCTTATAATTTAAATAGTCCTTAGATAAGGTCAAATTCCAAATACTCGTGAGTTAATTTTTTTGCTGAAAAAATGTCAGTTAATTCTCTAAGTAATTCTTTCAAGAATGGTCTTACGTCAACTGTATAACGAACTTTTGGTGGATAAAGTTTTCCATCAATTCTTCTATGACAAATTGTCGTGTCGCCCAACTTGACATAAAGGTTGAAAAATTCAGGACCTTCTGTGAACGATGTTTCCATAATTGCTGGATTATCATTGATGGCGTCCTTGTTATCCATCATGTAAATCACAGTCTTCATTTTTAGATAATAATGGAGTTCCTCACTGAATGCCTTCATGAATCCATAAAGTTCCATAGAGTTCTTAGCTTTCGGGTTGTAACCACGAACATTAAAAAACCTCTGAACAACAATGTTTTCATTGAGGGTCAATAGAAATTCCATTTTTGTGCTGTCTTGCTCTTTCATGTTTGTTTAATTTTTGTTTGTATTTGCTTAAAATTTAAATAAGTTATCTGTTTCATTTATACCCAATTCTTCTTCTTTGTAGAAGATAACTGTGTGTTTGTTTTTTACTTCTTCATCGGTGAAGTAATAAAGTGCTAATGAATATCTTGACACATCATCAGGTGTTTTTAATGGTAGTGGATGCCCATGAGGTGCATCTTCAATAGAAAAAATAACCGCTCTATTGAATATTGGTTCTATCTCTATTTCTTTTTTCCAAGGGTCTCCACCCCATAACTCTAAATTACCTCCCCATTCTTTCAACCAAGTTTCATTTAAATAAAGTAATAGATTTAAGTTACGTTTCCATTTTTTACCAGGGTGTTGGTTATAATCAATGTGAATAGATAACTTACCCCCTTTATTTATTTTATGTATTCCCCCTCCCAACATTATAGGGTCTCTATATAATTTCTCAAACCCTGTTAAATTTTCTAAAAATTTAATAAATGGTTCTGAATTCATATACTCTGTAATCATATTGGTAATAGGAAGGTAGTTTTTAAACTCTTCCATATCGGTAGAATGTGTTGGGTAATATAATTTGTTTTTCTCAAACTCTTCAACCCATTCTTCTTCATTAGAAAACCATTTCTTGTGTTTTTTAATTTCTTCTAAACAACTTTTTAGTAAGAAGTCTGGTAAAAAATTATCAATCACAATGTATGGAAAAGGTTTCGCAGTTTGATACTGAATTTTCAGTTTATCTGATAAAGTGTAGTCTATCATTTCTTTCGTTTTTCTTTTCTTATTAATTTTAAAAAAGGTTTGAGGAAATTAACCCATGCCTCATCATTTGTGGGGAGATATTTGAAGAGTCCGTCCTCCATCATCAATCTCATTAAGTTTTTATATCCCCTATCTGTTGGGTCTATGGTGTCTGTGTAGATTTGTTCTACTAAGGTTTTACCTTCGTCGGTTATTAGGGGTGTATTCAAATCAACAATTTGTTTATTTATTCTGTAGAACTGTTCTCCAAGTATACCGCTTTTTGTCTTTCCTGTCAAAATATTAGATAAACTTTTAATAGGTTTTTTTTGCGGGATATTTCGTGCATAATCCAATATTTCTTCGATAGTGCATTGTTTTTCAAGCATAATCGGAAAAAGTTTTACTAAAGTTTTTTCACCCAGGCCTTCGATACCATCTATATTATCTGACTTATCACCTGTCATGATTTTTGTCAAAGTAACGTTGTAATGTGGAATATCCACTTTATTGATTGTTACCTTATCCCCGTTCTTTAGATAACCTTTACCTACGGGTGAATAGATGGTCACCCTTGGGTTAATTAACTGTGTTAAGTCTTTGTCTGCCGAGAATATGATAATCTCTTCATCGGTCGCTATTTGAGTATAATAGGATATTAGGTCGTCAGCTTCATTGTTAATCATTTCGACTTGTCGCACATAGACCTCCTCCAAATACATCTTTACTCTTGCCTTTTGTTGCAAGTAAGATTCGTATTTGTATTCATTCATGTCTTGACGACGATTACCCTTGTATTGTGGGTATAAAGATTTTCTGATTGATGAGTTAGAATCACCGTCCCAAAATACAATCACTTTATCGTGATTATGCATCTCTAAAAATCTCCTGATTGTGTTGATGAAGTGATATACTCCACCTATATGAGAACCGTCACTATAAAGGTCTCTGACCCCGTGAAATCCAATTTTGAATAGGTTGTCCCCATCCACCAACAATGTCTTCGTCACATATTCAATTTAATGGTGAACAATCAATCTTCTTTTTCTTCTGTGAGTGTAAAATCCCCTTCAGCACCGATAATATCTTTCCAATAGTCGGCGTATTCTTTTTTGTAGGCCTCGATAGACGCTTTTTCTTCGGTTGAATCTTTACCAGCCAAGAACCCGTGAGGAGTAACAATAATCTTTCCGTCATCAAAACCCAATCCGTTGATGTGATTTTTCATAACTGAGATTTTACTTCTTACTGCAAATTTCACTGAGCGTTTGTCTTTGGTAGCAGTAATCTTGGTAGTTCCAGCACCTTTTTGATTTCCGAAAAGGAAAACTAATGATGAGTTTAACCAAACTGATTCTCCACCTTTAGCCTTAATCTTTGGTTGACCAAAAGGATTGTCGGGTAGTTCTACCCATGGTTGGTTGATAATAATAAGTGTATTTTCGTATTCGGTGTCTGCCTTTCTAGAGCCTGAGATTCTTTGGTTGATACCCATACCAATTTTATCTGATAACACAGATGCGTTGTGTTGTTTACCACCTTTACCTTCGTATGTCATTTTACAAGGAACAGAACCAACTGAATCCCATATAAAACATAAACTGTAATTCAATTCCCCTTTTTCTTGTGCATCAAGGAGTTGATTGATGTAGTCTGTGATTTGTTCAATGTAACTGAAATTGTTATTGAATAAGAAAAATCCATCCCAATCAAGTTCGCCTGTTTCTTTATCAACAACTTCTTCGCATTGGAAACCCATAAGTTTGGCGTGGTCAAAACTCCATTTCTGTTCTGTGATTATGAATACAGGAAGTATTTCTTTCTTCTGAGCATCTACCGCAGCTTTGATGGCTGCAGTTGTTTTACCTGTATCTGAGTGCCCGAGGAACATGTTGATATGTCCAACTGCGGGACCTGGAAGTCCAACTGCATCCAAAAAGTCAGAACCTAAGTCCAAAAATCTTTGTGGTTTATATCTTGCTGAAGTTGAGAACTTCTTTTTTAAATTACCGAAATCGTTTTTCTTAATAGCCATATTGTGTTACATAAAAATAAGGGCGGCTCAACACCGCCCTTGTTATAAAATTAGAATGGTAAATCTTCGTCTACTTCAGAATCTGCTTGTGGGTCTTGAACCTTTTTGGTAGTTGGTTTTGATGAACCACCGAGTGTTTCCTCAGAAACTGTGCTGTCACCATAAACATATCCACCTTTTTCAGTATCCCACTTTGGAGTTTCACCTCTTGCGATTGCCTCAAGGTACTCAACAGGTTTCTTACTGTATACATCAGTCCAACTTAACTCATCGTTAATCCACTCTTTAGCTTGGTCCTTGTCTGTATGAACAGGAGCCGGGTCATCATACATAATCGCAGATACGGTTGTGTATTCTTTACCCTTAGGTGTTTTGGATTTAGCAAGTTCGATGATAAGGTCACGACCATTCTCAGGGTCAGTAACATCACCTTTGTTTCTCCAAATTGGAATGATTTTATCTAAGATACCTTCGTTCTTGTAGTTGTGTTTGAATCTCCAAAACTTTGGTCCATCAGCTTCGTTATCTCTGTCGATAACTTTTACGATGTAAAACTTACGAGATTTGTATTGCTTAGCAAGTTCCTTGTCAGATTCCTTACCTGTGCTCATCAATTCTTCATAAACTTCGTTAAGTGGAGAACGCTCATTGTCGTTTTTTCCTGGGTCATAGAACTTTTGCCATTGACCTCCTACTTGGATTTCGTGATACCAAGCCTCTTTGAATGGTGAGGAACCATCTTGTGTAGGGAGAATTCTAATTCTTCTCTGACCTGATTTCTCTTTATCACCAAGGATTAAAGCGAAATACTTTTTCATTCTTTCGTCTTGCGACATTTTGGATTGGGCCCCGCCCCCGATTTGATTTTTTTCATACTGCGCCAATACGGCATCTAATACATTTGTCATTTTGAATTGTTTTTATTGTTTATTAATTATAATTGGGAAATCCCTATATGTCAAATTAAAAAGGGACCTTTCAGTCCCTTTATTTTATCTGTTAAATTCGTTTTCGTAACTATCTACATCACCAGGTTGGAATGAGTTTTTGATATCATTCACGTTGATGTTTTTAACATCATCCGTTGTTAACACATAATCATGTTTACCTGTTTTTTCCATCTCTTCTTTTTTATCCTCAAAAAAGTCTGTAAGTTTTTGATTGAATGGATATGAATCATATGTTCTTAGTTCTAACTTTTCTTGTGGAGTTTTCTCTCTATACTTTTCAATCTTCATCTCCAAAGAGTTAAGTTTAGACATAAGTCCATCCATTTCCTTGAGCTTGGATTCGAGGTTATTTAATTGACCAAATAAATTATTAAAATACTCATCTTGTTTCTTTTCGATGTTTTTTTGACTATCCACTAAATCAGTAACTTCTACCTCTTCAGTTCCATCACCTTCACCCTCTTCTGATTTTCCCTCATCGTCAATTTTCTCTACGTCAGGGTCATTCTCTACATCAATAGGTTGAGGTGCTGTGTCTGTAGCTGGTTCCTCACCAGCTGGTGGTGGGGGAACCGCTCCGGCTTCGGGTGCTGCTGGCGGAGGAGGAATTGCACCTGGGTCTTCAGGTAATGGTAGTTCTGCTTGTTCTACAATGTATTTGTTAATTTGTCTGTAGCGTTCAATCTCGCTAATAATTTTTCTATCTAAACTCATAGTTTTAACCATTTAGTAATTGCTTTATACCTCTTGAAGTTTCAACCCTTACTTTTCTGTTTGCAGTTTGCATGTGTCCGGCTCTTTCGATTAGACCATCTCTTTCTCTAACTACGTAACAGTCTCCTGTTTCTAAGTCGCAAACTTGTTTAGTTCCATCACCCAAATCTTCTTCAGAAAATTTAACCGATTTTCCTAAATAATTGTCCAATGTTGATTTTAAACTCATAAAATTCTTTATTATAAATATATTGTTATGTTATAAAGTGAAAGGAGGACTTGTTGCTCCGGCATTTATAGGAACAGGGTCTGATGTGTTCGGGAAGATGTGTGTATAACTGCTCGATTTATATCTTACGGAAGCTTGGAATCTACCTTTTGCACTTGTCTCAACCAAATTAGTATATTTTGTGCCAGGATTATTTGTTATTACAATGGACTGAATTTCTATCTCAGGTATTAAAACTAACTCAAATTCACCTTTCTGAATCAAGTTCGGACAACTGAATTGTAAAGTAACATAACCTCCCGTAGGTTTTTTAATATTGTAGATGTCGGGTCCCGAAAAATTAGGTAGTTCACCACTGTTAGTATTACTCACTATAACTAATGAGCCTGGCGGTGTTTGGGTCGATGGGGTTGCAGGTGGAACATAAATTAAAAAATTGTAATTTTGTCGGACTGTTTCCTGTGTTGACGTATTATTAGCTAATATCTTAATTTGTGTTGTTATTTCTATTTCGTCGCCCTCATAGTCCTCAAGTTCACCCTGAAACTCAGCACTTATTAATGCCGCTCTCGAACAGGTGAATGTTTGTTTATCTTGAGAAACGAAACCAACAAGTCTAGTGTTTTGTCTACTTTCAACAGTTCTTGTGATTGAATTATTTGGACCCTTCTTTATTGTATATAATGTGTAGGACATTACGGGTTGGTCATCCATCTCCCACGTTCCACTATTAGGAGATATTTTAACAACTAACAACTCATCACCACCAATTGTGTTTTTGGTTTGAGTTATAATCTCAAGAGGATTTGGTCCAGTCTGTTGTGGATTAGTAATAACACCTGATGCAGCCGCAGTAACATTACTTGCGTTGTTTACATATGAACCTGGAGATGAAGCCGCTGATGGTGAAATTGATGGGTCAAAATTGAAAGTAGAAACTGTTGTAAATGTTCCATAGAAAGTATCGACTTTAATGTTTCCTGTTGATACTGTAGTTCCCACTTCGGGGACAACTACTCTAATAGTTTGAGGATTGACTATGGTTATATTTCTCGGTTCAACTTGAACACCGTTTATGAATACGGCTATTGTTGAATCCAAGCAGTTACCTTTGATTTGAACTATTGTTCCTGAGTTACCAATCGTTGGCGCAAATGTTGTTATGATTGGAGGTGGGCATGTTTGTCCAGGATTAGGTGGTGGAGGTGTAGGGACTGTTGTATCTTTTTGAATCTCTTTTGCTTCCTTATCATTCTTTTCTGCTAATTCTTTTGGTATTATTCCAAGTTGAACCGCAGAAACATAGGCTTCTTGCATTGTTCCAATCACCGTTGAAAATTCTGACTCGGCATTCAACTCGTAGTAGTTCTCAGCAACACTCTCTTTCGGCCAATAACACACGTAATATTTTGTTAATTTCAATTGTCTAATTCTTTCCAAATTGTTTTCCAATCTAGACCTCATAAAACCAATATATTCCTTGAGACTATTGAATGCAGCAATTGGTAATGAATTTGACGAACCTGAGGATGTCACGTTAACACAACAATATTTTTTATTGAAATATAAATTTGTTGTTTGAATTGGTTGGAAATTTTTATCGAGTGATAATAATGAAAAGTTGTGATTATATCCAACAAACTTTCCCGCATCTGTGTTCGAGCTTTTGACAAAACTATTCACATATGAAATCGCATATATGTAGAATCTCAATAATGTGTTGTCTGAACCAGGAATTTCTCTTTCCAATGCCTCCTTGAACTTCTGAGGTGTGAGTTCTGTTACGGTTCCAGATTGAACCTCATATCCTTGATATGTTATCACGTCAACTTTTGATGTGCAACTATTTTGAGCATCCAATGTATTATTTGAAACCTGAACTACTTCGTCTGTTTTCTGTTGTTGTGTATTAGCAATAGGTTTAGGAACGTCTTTCTTAATTTTCAAAATTGCCTCCAATCTTGTTAATAAGTTTTGATTAATACTTTGTAGGAAAGAATCAATTGCAGGTAAATCATAAATTCCTTGTCTGATACCAGTAAAGGTTGTTTGGAAATTTCCAGGCTGTATAGAGTGGTTGATACTATCAATCAGATAAGGTCCGTTAAACATTGGGACATGTCTCAAATTGAAATACATTGTTGGTTGAATAATAGCATTTCCTAAACAAACCACAGAACATTTATAACTTCTTTGTTTATAAAGATTATAGAGTGACACGTTTTGTGTTGCGACATTTCTACCTGTGGATTGGTTTACAATATTCAATTGAGTGTTAATTGATTCCGAGGTTGCCACTCCTGACGCTTGCTCGACTTGGAATGAATAGAATATGTTTTGATTTCTATTTCCGATATCGACATTAAAACCAACGCACTTATTTGATGTCGCCCAGTCTTTTTTTCCCTCCTGATTCTCAATCAAAGGATTTTCAGACGCCCTTCTCATTTCAAATCCATCATCACGAAATCTGAAATTTCCTTTTGGTAAATCCAAATATTGTGATGGTTTTCCAACATATGTGCAAACCATTTTAGGTGATGAATTTCTATAATCAACATTCAAGAAAGTTCCCCACATGTTATTTGCAAATTCCAAAGAACCCTCAGGTTGAGGTATTGTTGTTCCGTCCACATCTTGAATATTATAGAAGTTTACATAAGCCGGAAGGTTCATTACTGTAAAGTTATTCTTAATTAGAATACCACTTATCAAAGTGAAGATACTCATGGCATTATTCAGAGAGTTTCTTCCAATCATATTTTTCAACTCGAAGATATCTAAGAGAACGGTCTGTCCAATGTTTCTTGAAGCCCTATCCAAGAATAAAATGTCTTCGAATAGAGTTTTTGTTTTGTAATCACCACCAGCAATCCATTTATCATTTAAGGCTTTGAACACTTCCCAGTTCTCGACTTTACTTTGTTGTCCCGTAAAAACACTATTTATCGTTCCTTGAGGTATTTGACTTTGATTTGGTAATGCCTTGTTAAGCTTAGCCAATAGGTCATTCAAGAAATTACTTTGTAATAATTCCTCAGAATTTAGTAAATCCTGTAGAGCGTTCTTGAACTGAGCGACGGTAGAATTTGGATTACTCAACTTATAAGTTGCATACATCTTTATTATAGGACTCAGTATTGTAACGTTGGGTAAGGTAAATTCGATGTTGTTATCTATGAAGAAATCAGTTATGTAAGAACCATTCGAAGAATACTCAACACTCGGTATGGATGAGAATCCAACTTCAAGTTCCAAAGCTAACCAAGCATCAACATTTTGTGTCTTTGAAAGAGTCAATGTTGTTGACCCGCCTATACTCGGTAAAGAACCTTGAACATATGGTTGAAATTGTATAGGGTCAGTAACCTCAGGTTGTCCACCATGTGAAAGGTAGGAATCCAAAGTTCTTCTCTTGTAATTTGAAGGATTTCCATATTTAAAAAGAACATCATATTCCATGAAGGCTCTGAGTGTGTTCTGAGAATTTGAATATTGTAAATTTATAACTTCGTTGAAATACTCTGTTTCATTTGTTGCCGGAAGTTGTGGAATCACGGTAATCAAACTTTTGAATAAGGATTGGAAGTTTCTAAAATTAATATCACCTGATACTGAGGTTTCACCAATACCAAGATTTGTTGGTGCTGTATCTGCATCAGTAATTGGCTTACAGAAGTTTAAAAACTCTTGTTCAAAACTATCTAATATTTTTTTATCGAAAACCGAAAAAATCTCTTCAATGTTCGAATACTCATTAGAATCTAATAATATGAATGGTGATTGTTCGTCAGTGTTAGGTAAAATTCTATTAACGTATTGTTCTGGAGTTGGTTTGACAACCGCTGAACCGTCAAAATACCCATAGTTAGGAGCCGACCACATTGTTCTTACAGAACCGTTGTAAACCGCACTATTATTATTTAAATTAACAACTGTACTTGATTGATTATTTGTATTTACAATACACTCGTCTGATGTTTGGTTAACGGAAGAACCGAAGGATGGAACAACAAAATAAATTGTTTGTTTCGTCACACTATCAGTTCCACAATTTTCCTCAGTAGATGAAATCCCACCAGGGATTAGAACGGACCAAGTTGTAAGTCTCAGAACTTTATCTTCCTGTTGGGTTTGTATATTCGATTGAACGTAGTTGTAGACTTTCATACCACCTTTAATGGTGTTCTGAATTTCGGCATTTGTATAGTCTTTATATACATCATAACCTATACAAAACTTATAAAAATCATTTATCACTTTAGGGTAAAATCCAACCTGTAGATTCACATTAGTTGTATCTGTTTTTTCCAAAGCAATTTCTCTATCAGCAGTTCCATATTTGAATGAATAAGTTTGACTTGGAGAGTTCTGTATTGGCGAAAAGTTTTGAACTTGATTAAAATTTGTCCACGCTGTTTGTAATATATCTGTATTCGATTGCTTGTAGACTTTGTATCTATGCCATATCGAACCAAATTTCAAAATCCAAGCATAGGGTAGTTTGTGAATTGCACCAAATTTTTTGAAACATGATGCAATATAATCTAAATCAGTTTGGGCACCATTGGCTTGTGTTTTATATTTTTCTCTCAAGGAAGCTAAAGGTAAAGAATTTATAAAAAGATAACCTGCTTGAACGTATGGATACGCTAAGCTCGCTCTTTGGTTCTGAACCCCATTCTGTATTGCATTAACAAAATATGGTGTGTTCAACATTGACGTAGTTGTCAATCTCGGAAACTCGTTTTCTAACGGGACATCTTCAGAAAAAGTTGGTGGGGTGTGAATATAGTAACCCTCGGTCGCCATGAAGTCAATCGGGGTTCTCGTTTGATAAAAAGAACTCAAACTAACATCATTGTCAGCCAAATCAGTAACTGTTGAATTAGGGTTGTCATTTTTTAGATATGAAAAATTTGTAACTGGTCTTTTTTCATTGACGTTATAAATGTTGTTGAAATTTGATATTATTTTTCTAGCGTCAAAAATTGTAAGAACTCGGTTGGTGTTATATACTTCATCCAAAGTTGACCCATCTCCGTTCGATAAATTTTTTATATTCCACTGAGGGTCCGTGAAAGGGATAGTATCTGTCACATTTGGTATGTTCGTTGAATTTGTTACCAAACTTTCCAATGCTAAAGACTGTGCTGTGGATTGAGGTAGCTTACCCTGTTCATCTAAATTCAGAATTGCAAATGAATTTTCAGTCAAATTTCTCAAGTATGGTGTTACATAAAAATCCCTAATAAAATCTTGCCATGCTCTTCCAGTCCCTTGGTTTGATATGTTCTCCAAAAATGACAAATAATTACTTGAGTTAATTGCGTAATTCTTCAACTTCATTGTTATGTATGGAGAATTTAATCCTAAACTTTTAACAATATTGTTAACTTCTGTTTCTGTATTTAACTTAATTAACTCATCTATTTGATTTTGATTAGCCCTAATGTAATTAGAGTATCTCGATGTTACCAATTGTCTTTCATAGATTTCATAGAAGAACTTAATCTCTTCTTTATTAGTGTATGCAACCCCAACTGTTGGAAATTCAATTGCGTTAATGTTAATAAGATTTGTTTCTATTTGGTTGTCTAAAGGTGGCGGCGCTAATGGGGGATTAAATTTCATGGTGAGACCTCTCATATATTCTTCCACAAATTGCACCTCTGGCCATTTAGAATAGTCCCAACCTCCCGTTAACTCAACAACAGTCGGGTCTGCAATATATTTGAGTTGGAATCTACCTTTTTTATCCTCCGGTGTTTCAACAAAAAACTGTGGCCATGGGTAAACAGGTATTTCAGCGTATTTTAAACCTGTTGAACTTTCAATCGCTTGTCTTGTTATTTTAATTTCATCAACGGTATCTGAACCAGGTGCTGACGATGGATTTTCTAGAATCGCCTTTTTTCTGACATCATCATATTTTAAAGCCCAAGCCGAAGTGTGAACATCGTCTAAAAGTCTTATGAATGCCTCTGCTGATGCCATAAGAACTGCGATAATATTTCTAACTGTTGGTTTGAAGCCAATACCGTTTGTTCCACTCTCAATTTTTTCTAAGAGTTTCTTCGTAATTGAGTCTTCAAACTCTGAAAGTTTTTTATTTGCTTGGGTTTCAAGAAGTGCAATTATTTTGTCAAATCTGTTTTTACCCTCAAAAACAAAAAAAGGAGGTCTTACATCTTCTAATGTTGTTTGACCGTTTACATTTTTTGTTTCATATATTGGTGTTGTTAAGTTTTTTAGCTGGTCTTTCAATTGATTAATCTGCGTAGGATTCGGTTTCAAAATACCCGTTTGGATTTTTGTTGTTTCCTCCCAATTAATCTGACTTTCTGTAGGTGCTGGTTTGATACTAATTGTAGAATATACAATCGGGTTAGTAATTTTAGATGGTCCGTCATCCCCTAAAGTTGGATTTTTTGAAAGTTGTAAATTATATTCTGTAATAATTTTCTGTAACTGTGATTCGGCCTCTAACTTAGCTTTCAAATCAATTTCTTTGAAGAAATACGCTCTCTCACCTGTTTTTAGAATAACTGGGTTAGGGTTCAAGTATCTATTGAACCATGACGTTTGACCTCCCCTTACACCTTCAAAATAGTTTCTGAGTGAAGTTTTATAGTTTCGAATGTTAGTCAAAGGCGCAACTTCAACAGGGTTAAACTGACTAGCAACGTTTTGTTCAAATAACTCAAGAGCGTTTACAAATTGTGGGAATGAATACTCAGGGAAGTCAGGAGGTATCAAACCCTTGGATTTATATTCACTATAAACTTCTCGTATTTTTTGATACCCTCTCTCTGCAGTTATTTGGACAGTATTCTCATTTTGTCTTCCGTCTGTGGCGGTAAGAAGTTTAGTTTGGGTTGCAGCATTTGTTTCCTGTGATTTCAGATTAGATTGTGGACCAACAGGGTTTGTTGTTACATTGAATTGTTGAGAATACATGTGCGGTGTCGCAATAAGATGTCCTACCGCAATCTCATTTAATATATTAAACTTATATCCTTTGAAATCTAAATCAATTTGATAATTCCCACTAAACGTGTTGAACCTGGCATTAAAGGTTTCCAAATTCAATTGATATCTTATTGCTTGACCATAAAAACCTTTGAGTGTTAGATAAAATGGTGGATATGGTAAGTTAAAGAAAGCCGCATAGGGTGAGTTATTACCCAACTGAAATAAGGCTCTTCCTTGAATATCCTCCAAAGAAATTCTCACACTTGGTATGAAGGACATGTTTGTGTCGATAGTGATTTGTGTAATCCCCAACAAACCGTTATCCAACACATCAGATAAATCATTTGGTCTATCGACTATATAAGCCTTAGTCCCATCTTTAGGAACAACAGTTCCCGTATACATTTGATTGACCCCTTTAAACTTTGTTGTGTTGTCTCCAGTAATCTCATCATAATAACCTGTTCCTAAGAATGAATCTTTTGTCGGTTTTAAAAAATTCATTTTCGCTATTGAAACAATTCTTACTCTATCTTCGGGTGATGCCCCCACAGCAAGTTTTGTTCTTGGTAACACTTCGGCTTCCAAGTTAGCATACATAACTAAATTTTCGTGGTCGACTAATCTTTCTCTTATCTTTCCGAAAGCATCAATTGTTTTGTTTGGGTCGACTACGATAATGTTGTTATAATCAAACTCGACAAGGATATTCCCACTGTTGTCCGCTTGTACATTACCTGCCATAATAAAAGAATTGGTTGTCTATTGCCGCTTTATAATCTTGTAATGATGGTATCAATGGAAATGGAATACTCAAAATTGCACCATCGAAAATATTATTTTCTAAACCCCCAAACTGAGGGTTGGCTTGTAATATCAACCAACCAAAAAATGGTGAGTTGTAATATTCTTGTGAGACTCTATCTAACCTACTTCTACCAACTTTATAAATGTAAGCCTTATCGGTTGGTTTTGAAGGCAATTGAACATAAGGGACAACTGTTTGTTCTCCATTAATGATAAATTGACTATATCTATTCCAATATGGATACGCCATTAGTTAAGTTTTGCTTTAGATATTAATGCCCCTGAAATGTCATCATTCCAAGTGGCTTGGTCGTTCGAGCTGTTTGTTTGTGCAGCCAAACTTTTAATCCAAGATTTTTCAAGGTCGAACAAACTTGGGTCAGGAAACACGTTTTCCGTTGAAAATCCAAGGATTCTATTCTTTTTGGGGAATGGTGTATAGATTAAGAAATCTTTCAACTCATTCTTAGCCACACTATCCAAGAATCCTTTAGTTATGTTATTTTCCTCAATATATAAAGGTTTGGATTTTACAATCCAAAAGTCGTCAAAAATCTTACTAACGTCGGCTGTTGAATCTCCTATGAGTGCAGTGTTATTAATAACGTCTCCGATAATTGATTGTTTGAATGTTTGATATTTCTTGTCATCCAAAATGTCATCAGAGAATATCATATATTGTCTTTTGAAATTACCGTTTGTGAACTCATCCTTTTTTGAAAAAGGTTCAAACACTACGTCGGTTGAAGGTGCTCCGTCTGCAATTCCATTCTCAGTTTTATAAACCATAACACCATCATAAGTTAAATTGTCTTGAGAATAAACAAAAGAATTTGTCGCCCAAATAATATCATTAAATTCTGAAATATTATCTCTCACTTTTTGTAAATCAATCACCAACTCATCCAAGGTATCAGTTGCAGAAGTGGATGAAACATCTACTTCAGATAATCCTGATATTTCATAAACCGTCACATCACCTTTCGCTGATTGGAATCCATCGAAAGCAAAACCAGTCGTATAATCATAAGTAATTATGTTGGCTCTTGACCAACTTTGAATATATTGTGTCTCCAGTGTAACCAACTCTTGTGTTATTTGGGTTACGGCATTTTGGAAAACACCCCTCTTGTTTTTAATAACATTTGAATAGTTTGTCTTAATTGCATTTATTACTCTTGGAGTCAGATTTTTTGTGGTATCTGAAATGAAGTTGATAAATTGGTCATCATCATTTGTAATGTCTTCCTCCAAATTAGCAAATATCTGATTGAATCTGTTCTCAACATTATTTGGTTTTCCAAAAATGTATATTGATACTGGTGCGGTATCCACAGATGTTCCTCCGTATGTATAATTTCTCTCAGCCATCCATTGTTGCCTTACCGCGTTATTATACTGAGATGTGATTGTAATTTGTTTGTTAACAACATTTTGAAAATAAGTTTGAGTTTGATTGACAAAATTTACCATGAAATCAGAATATGAAATAGTTCCGTTTTCACCAAAAGGTTGATTCGTTCTGTTTAGAATACTACCGATTGTTTGGTTATTATTTTGTCCATTATTTGGTGCCGCTTGATTAGCTGCAGGTGGTTTTGGTGGAACCGCCATTGCCAGAAACTCGTCATCTAAGACTTTCAAGAAATCCTCTTGTGCTGTAACATCGGCTCTGTCATCATATATCTCAGTATTCGCATAATAATTGAATGTCAAAGCGTTTTGTAATCTATCAACAGATTCTTTTAGACCGCTACCCCCAACGAACTTGAAATTCAAACTAACATTTGCAATCATTGGTTGAACCCCTATACCCTCAGGATTTATGTCCAACTCCTCATATTGTAATGATAAACTCTCAGGTATGATTTTGGTATTATAAAAATCACCAATTCTCAAAACTAAAACTGGAGGTGCTCCAAATGTTGTGTTTACAGCATTGTTGTATTGTAACACAGGTGAACCATTGACTTCTTTGATTGTAGGAATTGTGTCACCAGGTCTCATACACTGTTGTAAGAATGTTAACCTCGAGTTTAATCCCTCTGGTGTCATTGAGTGGAATGCCGGTGTGAAGAACTTTAGTTTGTCTTTTAGGTTGTCAAAAACCATAGGTGTTTCTGCCTTTATTGTCTCAAAGTAATCACACTCAGATAGAAGGGACCTAATAACCCTTTTAGTAATGTTATCTCTTCTTCTCCATTCTCTTGAAATCTCCTCTGTCTCAGTTGTTGTTACAACTGTATTAGACACTAATACATCGGTATATTGAGGTGTGGGAACTGGTTCAGGGGTGTTGTCGGTGGTATTATCTATGATATTATAGATATAAGCCCTCCTACAGGCCATTGCTCCTGGTGTGAAAACATCTTTAGCTTGAACTTGTATATCTCCACCCACAACGCTACTATCGGTGTCAGTGCAATTATATGAGTTTCCCAAATTTTTAACAGATAAATCATATGGTTCAGGTCCTTCAAACTTTCTTGGTTGAGAAATGAAAGATTCTCCAAACCCTTTACCAGCTTGAACTAATAATCTCCCTTCACTAACGTATTGGGACAATTTAGGGTTTTTATTGAAAAATAATTGAGCAGACTCAATTCTTCTTTTTGATAACTCTACGTTATAACTTTGTGTTTGTGGTGCGGAACAACTTGAGTCAATTACGATTGTAATAGACCCTTTAGTTTGTTTTAATTTTGCAACTAAATCATCAATTAGTTTTTGAGCAACTTTAAAGTTAGTATCTACAACAACATCGAAAAAACTTTTTGTATCTGCACTTGTGTCATACTTTGCACGTTGACCATCATATATCAGTTTCTGCTGGTCATATCCTGTAACGTCCCCTTTTTTTGGATAATCATTTGCGAAATACAAACCAACATCTTTATATTTTAATAGTTCACTTTCAGTGGGTCCAGGTTGACTGATGTCTTGACCTTGTCCACCATCAACCCCTGTTTGAATCTCAAGTTTAGACCATTCAATTTGTTCTCTTGTCAACTTCTTTGAGGTAATAGCTTCTTGTAATTGATACAAGTCATTCGGATTGATTGTGTAATACTTCTTAGCTAATTCATATAAATCGTATTTCCTACATCCCGCAAAGAATGAATCTATAATACTATTAACTCTTGTTCTATTGGTTTCATTTGCAAGAACCTTGTTGACTATAACATTCAAAACTGAAGGATGGTCAACAACTATCTTCCAAGCCAAAGTCCCACCTCTACTTGTTGACTTATATGTATATATTGGCTCTGGTCTACCAAGGAACTCACTAGTGTTCCATGACGCAGATACGTTTTCATTAAAGGTAAGTCCATAAGGTGGGAACCACATAACCCTTCCTCCATTAGGTCCTCTCTCACAAACAGGTAAATCAGAGACTGATGCTCCTGGTGTAGAAGAGGTTCTCCAAGCAAGATTTTCCAATGAGAACATGTATTTTTTTGCAAATGCGGTATTTGTAGTTCCTATTAAATTTGTAGAACTTTGACCACCTTCTTGTTTGTTTGGAGCAATGTTCAAATTATATGTGTTATCTAAAACTGAATCTACAAATCTTCTTCCATTAATTGTTATACCATCTACCTTTTGTAAATCATTATATTGAAGATATGGAGTATCCTTAGCAAAAACTCTACAATATTCTGTTCCAACTTCCTGTCCTACAGCCCCTTCGTATCTATAAACTCTAGAACCCTTTGTCATTTCTTTATATCCGTCGTTGAAAACTTTGGATACTTGGTCTATGGCATTACCTACGTGTTGTAATCTTTTTCCTCCTTGTGGTTGACTGTCTATTAATCTTTGAGTGTCATCAAGAATTGAACCCTCTCTAAATCTTCTTTCAGTTGATTCTGTTGAGTTATAGGATGATGGTCTGAAATCTTCATCTTCTCTTGTCACCTCCCCACCAAGACCCACTCTCTTACCAGCATTTCCCTTGTATTTCGGTGAAACCCAAGTAAACCCACCTTCGATACCACCACCGTCACTATACGTTGGTCCATTAGCACCTAATTTTACATCTTGACTAGGTCCTTCATAAAGTTGAGCTAACTCAGTTGGTCCAAAAACAGGAGATTGTTGGACTACCCCAAACTCATTTACGGGTAATGCACCCGCAGGAGAAAAGACTTGTGATGGTTCTGATGTTCTTGAACCAACATAATAGTTACTATTGTCTGATAAACCACCAACAATTGCACCAGCGGCTCTGTCCAAGAAAGTTCTTTCGTAGTTCGGTTTGAATTTGTTAAAATCGATGTTGGCGAAAAGTCTAGACTTTTGTCCTCCACCTGTGTTATTAAGGAAGAGTTGAGAACCTGATTGAGGGGCACCTAAAAGTCTATTGAAAAAGTTTCCAACAGCACTTCTTCTAAATGCATTCTGTAGTTGTTGTATTGTTGTTGGCTGTCCTGAATTTATTGATGGGTCCCAATAAGAACCTGGGATTGGGGATACAGGTAATATACTTCCAGCAAGTCTGAGCGCAAAATCTGTTGCGGCTAATATTGGGTTACTTGGGGTTGTAATAGTCCAGTTTGGTTCCAACAATGGAACTCTTCCTGTTATTAAATTCAAAACATCGTTCCCGCTGTCAACATTGAATAGATTTACTCTACCTAATGTATTTTGTCTTATTTGTGCAGCAATTCTTTCCTCAAAAGATTTCCTCAAGGTTTGAGCTCCCAACTTGGCAATGAAGGAATCTTGACTCAATAACCCATTACTACCCAGTGGGTCTTTGGTTAATAGAATAGTAACAGGTCCATATAATGAAGGGACGAATGTTGTCGGGTAGGGTTGATTATTATATAATCTTGTTCCACCTATAACAAAATTAGGTTCAGTAATATATTCCCCACTGTCTAACAGAGCTTCAGAACCATTTGAATATGCGTTAACCGTTTTCCATCTCAACGATTCAGGTTCGGCCTGACCAAGTAATCTTGCATCTTGTTGACCTGGTCCATATTCTCCTTGATTTGACTTCGTATTAAGTAATCCTGTCGGGTCTGGTGCTTGTTTATATCCACCGTCTGACCCCCATTGGTTGAGAGGGTAGAGTCTGTTAGCAAAACTAGGTTCATCAATAAGTTGGTCTGGACTGTCTTGAACAGAAGAATCGCTTTGGATATATTCCGTGTCTATCGGTTGTGACGGTCTATTAGGAGCCTTAGCATATGGTGTAAGGTTCCTTGTGAGTAACTTTTTTCTGAATCCTGAGGAAGATGAAAATTCTAATAAACTCGCCATCAATTATTTTTCTATAAATAGGTTATATAGTATTTTTTATTTGGCTTTGGCTATACCAGATGCTGTTGAAGGATTCTTTTGGCTAACCTGAACCATATAATTTTGGACCCCAATTTCTCTAAATTTATCACTTAAAATTTTAACTATCTCTTGTTTTTGCGTTTCGTTTAAGGTTTGGTTTCCTTGGATGTTCAAATCAACTTTCAATACACCAAACTCCACTTTTGAATTTACCTGTGTCCCATAAGGAATCTTACCTTCTTTGGCTAAAGATTCTGCTTTTTTCGAAGCGTCATTCAAAATTTCAGCTTGTTTACTTGCCTTTGTGTTAGTTGTTTCTTGACCAAGAACTTTACCGAGCACCCACGAACCAGCAGCTTCAACTTTATTATCTGTATTGAGTTTGTTTTTTGATTTTTCTAAAGCACTTTTTATTGCTTTATTCAAATCATTTTTTATATCATCAAGTTCAGTTCCAAAACTTGCCATGTATTTTTGGATAACCGACAACTTATTTGTGTTTGGGTCTGCTAATTCATCAACAATACTTCCCATACCCGACATGAATTTTTGAACCTTTTCTCTAACTTCTTTTGTTCCACCTATATCCGAAAGTTCACCACCAATTGTAGAGATAACATTTCTTGCACCCTCAAATCCTCTTAAGACAGGAGAAGCAGAGGCAAGTCCACCAACCAACTTATTTCTTATTGCAGATACGTCAGCCTCAATTGACTCCGTATAATTCATTTGACTTCTAACCAAATCCTCTAAAGTTTTTGGTCCTTTTTTTTGTTCCTGTATCAATTTGTCAAATTCTGTTTGAGTAACTTGTGAAAGTTCTTTTGTAATATACTCACCAGACTTTTCATCTTTGATTTTTACTTCATAGGTCCCCTCACTCGTCATTGTGGCTATGTTAGCTAAGTATTGTTTGTCCTCTTCACTTGCAATAGAAAGACCTGCAGCACTTACCGCAGATAATCTCCTGTCCAATTCTAAAGCAGCTAAAGACATTTCTCTAAGTTCTTTAGCACTCATTTGAGTTTGATTTGCAATCTCATTAATTGTCAGAACTCCCTGTGGATTGATTTTGAATGTTTTAGTTTCCTCATCGAAATAAGAAAACTGTTTTGTCATTTGGGCTAAACTATCTTGTAAACCTGATGGGTCGTTGATGGATTGATTCATCAGTTGAAAAGGGTCAACTAAGTTTCCTACGGAAACACCTAATCTTTGGAATGCTGATGCTACTTGAATTGCACCCTCAGGGCTCAGAACCTTTTCCGCCAATTGAAAAGTTTGGTTCATGTCAAACCTTAACATTGAGGCTTGTGCTGCCATTTTTGTTAAACCTTTCACACCACCCTCAAACTGATAACGGTTGAGTTGGTCCATGTTTGCAGTCATGTCTTTGACAACCTCAGCAGCGTTTCCTCCTATACTTTGAACATACTGTATTGATGACTCTAAATTCTTTCCAATGTCTTTCACAGACATACCAACATTCATGAAACTGTTGGTAAGACTCTCTGCACTCAGGTCTAGAATTTTATTTGCAGCATATAACTTTTCGATTTGTTCTTGTGTTGCCAACACATTCCTGTTTGCCGCTTTGGCAACTCCTTCGATTGCACTACTAACATCTTGAACTGAACCTCCAAGTCTAAGAACGTCAGGAACTGAATCCGCAACTGCCTGCTGAAGTTCAACTACTCTTTGTCTTCCTTGGGTGAATACCTTATTGATATCGGTTGAGGCCTGACTCAATCTTGTGACCGCTGAAGCAAAGTCTTCTACACCAATATCTAAAAGCGATTTTATCCTTGCGGCAAATCCTTCTGGTGTTGTTTCCCCGCCTATTTGTCCTCCGTAATCTGCTTGCATAATTTAGTAATATTATATAAATACAAAAGGACTGATTTTTCAGTCCTTTTGATTTTCTTCAACCCATTTATCCAAAATATATCTTCTCACAAAAAGAGGCATTTTTTCAAAATCGGTCCAACTTATATTCAACAATCTATTCAAATAATAGAATTCATCAATTTGACCTTTCCTATAATCCGAAGAAAGGGCGAAAAAATTCAACCCCAAAACCAACGTTGACTGTTAGTCTTTCTCCTGATGGGGCTATTACTTCTCTTCTCAAATCCAATTTAGGTTCATTTTCATCCATGAACTTACGAATATACTTGGAGTCCATAATTGGCATTTGTTCTACAAACTTGGCAATTTCCGCTCTGTCACTAGTTCCATTTACCTCAACAATTTCTTTATTAAGCCTGAGAGTAACTTTTGGTGCAACTCTCCCTTGGGGATATGTATCTATGATTTTTTGTATTTCGTTTATCTCACCATATGTAATAGGTTTGAGTTTGACTGTTGAATTTGATTTTGGTAAAGTAGTGATAAAAGTTCCGTCTTCATTTGGTTTTTGTCCTTTATTTACATTCAATTCGTCCAATACAATTGTCGCAGGAAAAGTCTTTTTGGTTTGTGGGTCGGTAAGGTTTAAGTTCATCTCTGGTCCAAAACCTGTGTTTCTTAAAAATACTAAAATAGCTTCCACATCTCCTTCCAATAAATCATCAATCCTCATGTCAGGTTCGTATAATTTATTTCTCAAAAGATTAGTGGTAATATCCAATCCACCAGCCATAAGAATGTTTTCATCAGCTGCGGTCAGATAACCAACCTTCACAGATTTCTTTTTATTCTTGTAAAATACCCCTTCAGATGGTAAGGGCACGATATCGTGAGGTAATGTTAAATTACTCTGTGCATAATTTCTTGTTTGTTCATCCATAAAAAAAAAATAACCGTAGAGTTTATGTCTACGGTTAAATATAATTAGAAACGATTTTTTATAAAGAGTATTAGTAAACTAACACACATCTATCCATTCTCAATCCACAAGTAATATCTGCAAGAGCGTCCTGACTGTAAGACAGACTTCCGAAGTTTGCACTTGTTAGGAAGGTTCCATAGAGAATCCATTTTTCTACCACCACCCCTGTTGGGTCCAACATCTCAAGGTCAATATCTTTTTTATAACCCGCTGCGTAACCCATACGACCTGTTACCGACTCAGCGTGTAGACGAACCCATTCCATAAGTGCTTGTGCAGCTGAAGGACCAATTGGGTCTCTAAATTTTACCTGAATTTCATCCCAGTTAAATCTACCTGCAACAAATGTTGAAGTGTTTAAGAATTGAATTTCAGTTGAGTTTATCTTGATAGATGGTCTTGAAGCAGACTCCACGAACCACTCATTAATACCTAAACTTGACGGAAACCTTAGAATGAATCGATTCTGACGTTTCGGTTCGTAAGGTATGGGCATTTTCATCAGTAAATCAGCCATATAATTAATTTTTTGTTTTCAGTGTTTATATGTTATAAATATAGTCTGTTAGAAAATATTTCTCTTTACTTTAATTTTTAAAAAAAGTATTCTTATTGCACTTCCTTCTTAGTTCCTCCAGCAGTAGAATATGTTTTAACTAAATTATCTGGTTTATCTTTAAAGGCTTTTCTCATTACTTCTACATTTCTTGGGTCATCGTCTGAAAAACCAATTGATGGTTTAGATGGTGTAAATTTGTTTCCTATGTCGTTTTTTAACCATGCTCTTTTATTAAGTAATGCTGCCATATTCTTAATGTAGTCCACAAAATCATTCATCGCTCTAACCTTCGCCTCCTCGGGATTTGTGGCACCCGACTCATCTCCAAAAGAAACGGGATGGTATTTGTTTAAATCCAAATAAAGGTCGATAAGTTCTTTATCAGATAAATCTTCTTCACCTGTAAAGTTCCTATATTTTTTTAAATTTTTGATTAGTTCATCTTTGGATATCCCGCCGAAATCATTTACAATATAATTGTAGACGGATTGTTTCAGGGTTTCGGGATTATGACCCCTTGCAGTGATTATTGCAAATATTGAACCATTATTTATTGCTTCTCTAAAGTCATCAAAAGCTGGTCCCTTCTTTGCTTGCATAGAATCAATCAAAAAGTCTTTGTCTCCTTCAGTTCGAAAGTTTCTAAACGGATTGTCACCGAACCCAACAATCTTATGTCCGTTATATTCAAAATCTTCTTTTCCTACAATGTGTCGGTATTCTGCAAAATCTTCGGTTGACATACCTACCTCTTCTCCGTCTGAATCTTTCAGAATTATCTTTGTCGGCATGTGCACAATATTGTCATCCCAGTCGAAAGCGTAATATTTTAAATCCGGGGTTTTCTCGTCTTTGAAACCTTCTGTAATCTCTTTTCTCATTTAGTATGGCTAAAAAATGGGGGGATTTTGTCCCCCCGTTTTTATTAGATATTTTCGAACGAAGCTCCTGTTGGTGTAATAAAGAATTCAATATCTATGAATTCGAGAGCCTTCGTTGGTTTTAAGTAAATCTTTCCTGTTAATGTGTTTCTGTCTAAATCTTCAGGTGAAGAAGATACTGTCACACGGAAATCATATAGACCTCTATCTCTTCTAATTGAATCAAGGATTGGGTTCACACTATCCAAGAATTGTTGTCTTACTACTTGGTCGTTCTGTTCGAACAGTAATCTTACAGCCACCGCTGAAATTAACTTACGAGCCTGAAGTAACAATCTTCTTACGTTAAGTCTGTTTAGAGCGGTATCCGCAACCTGTAGGGTTTTGTTACCCCAAATTACAGTTCCAACGTCCGCAAAAGTTGCAATAGGGTTGATTCTTCCTTGATAAAGAGTATCTCTATCCTCTTGAGTCAACTTCAATCTTGCCTTTATTGAATTTACAAGACCTCTTGTGTAACCCGCTGACGCGAACCATGGGAAGGATATGTTATCTGTAAGAGCTAAATTTCTACAAACTTCACCTGTTGGTGGTAAGTAAATCTGTGTATTGTTTACTGTATCTCTCACCAAAATCCAAGGATAGTAAGTAGATGTATAGTTAGAATCAATTCCTGTGTTATCTAAGTTATCAACCGCTTCCTGAGGATAAATAATATCCAAAGAGTTTGTTCCATCAGGAGTATACATGTTATAATCTGGTGTCGTTGCTATATAAACAGAATCAGCCCTTTGGAACTGAATCATGTCGATAGCTTCTTCAACAAGGTTTGAGTTATTGTAATAATCGATACTTGAAGTTGCAAATACATTGATATTAGTAGCTTCAGGATTTCTGAACGTAAGAATACCTAATAGATAAGCATAATAGTCAGTGTTAGCAAAATCTTGTGTATTGTTTTCAACCACAATTCTCTTAAATAAACCTTGACCAGTTGCTGAAGGATATCTTGATGATGCAGATGCACCCGCCAAGTAACCTGATGCTCCCAATTGGAATCTATCTTGGTTTGTTCTATATTCTCTATAAATGTCCCAACCATCAAACCCACCAGCGAAACATACTGTGTATTTTCTTGAGTAGATAAAGTAGTAAGGATTTTCTTGTGTTTCTGGGTCAAATCTGAAATCAGCAACCCCACACTCAAATGCCGGTGTTCCACTTGTTTGATAAACATTACCAATAGTAACTACAGTTGCACCTGAGTCCATATGGAAACCTTTACTTAAGTAGTTCCAAGTAGCACCCTCGACAGGGATTGGAGCAATGACCCAAGAAGGTGGATTTTGTTTACCTTTATAAGAAAGGAATGATTCGTCAATTCCGAACTGAGTTGAAAAACCTAAGTAACTTCTTCTCACTATATCACCAGGTGACTCGACTAAATTATCACCTCCAGTTGCTGCACCGAAAGGTGGGTTATAGATAACTTCACCAGGGAAGTAGTATTTTGTTTTGAACTTTGGAACAGGAGATGGATTACTAACAGATGCATATTCTCTTTGAGTGTATCCGTAGAATCCACAAGGAAGTGCATCTATTGGTGCCTCTTCAGACATTTCAACCATCACATATTTTGATATTAAAGCAAACTCACCATTAGAAGAACCAATCTTTTTAGCCACAAAGTTATTTGAAGCTGGGTCCATAGTGCAATTTGTGAATTTCTCAATCACAACAGGGTTCGCATCGGTGTCAAAGAAATTTCTAACTAAAACATCAAATGTCATGTTGTTAAAAGACAAGTTCGCGATTGAAACTTTTACTTCAACGTTAGCTGCATCTCCATCAGAGATTGATATGAATCTGAATAATTTATAAACTTTATTACCTCTCAACTCTGAAACCAAGAATGGTGTCATAGGTGATTGATATTTTTCTACGTTATAAGCAATTGAACTTGGGTCTTCTGTTCTTGCTCCAGGTAAACCAATCAACTGACAATCTAATCCACGGATATAACTTTGATTATAAGCATAAGCCAAAGAAGCTGGATAAACTTCCTCAACGAATACAGGAACCTCCTGTCTAGATTTTCCGAAATTGTCCGTCCCTAATACTTTAGTTATAAACTTAGAAGAAAGTGCCGACAATGAAACTTCAAAACTGAAATTATCATTATCTTTCGTTATACCTGATAACAAGAAGGTTTCGTAAGGATTAATTGTAACCCCTGAGTATTGTCCCGAACAAACCATAGTTAATGCACTCAATCCTGAAACAGTTCCACCCGAGTTTACCTCGTAAATTGGACCGTGAGCATTACTTGCTGCACTATTTTCAAAAAGTGATATACCTCTTGAACGGATTGTCGCTACAACCATGTTATTATATTCACTGAAAGCAGTTCCTGACCATGTATATACATTACCAGAAATACTACCCGAGAAACTATTAGAAGCTCCTGTTGCTATTGATGAAACAATATAGTCCATAGAATAACCTGAATAGTTATCATTGGAATAGTTGTTAAAGTTTGCATAGAACCAAGAATCATTCAAACCACTTGTTAAATCATTAAGAGGATAATTTATATTATCACAATTATATACGTTGACTAAGTTACGTCCTGTAGACAAACTATAATAGTCACTTTCTGGAATTGCACCATATACATTTGCAGTTGTTGAAGACAATGAATTTGTTGTTAGAACATCTTTCACAAACCCTAAAATATCGGATTGGATATTAGATGTGCTTCCGTCACTCATTCTATAAAGTGAAGTCAACGAATTGTTAATTTGTGAAGGGAATGAATTAAGAAAAGAAATTGTATTCCCTGTCGAACTTCCTGTAAAGTTTACCACCCAAGGGGTAGCTGTTGCAGGATTGAAACCAACCGTAGTTGGGTCAACATTAGCAACAACTTTGATACTCCAAGACGGACCTGCGTCGTATCCTGAAAGACCAAGGATTCTTGTTACGAACAATTGATTAGATTGTTGTAAGTAAGATTTGGCAATGTAAGCCGCTTCATATTTAGGGATTTGTGTATTAACAAATTTTACAGGCTCGGACCCCCCGAAATATGCCTGAAATTCATCGTAGTTCGTTATAAAAATCGGTTCAAATGCGGGACCCTTAATTGTTTCCCCAACTAAACCTAACGTAGTAACACCCACACTCTGAGCCACGAATGATAAATCCGTTTCAGAGGTATAAACACCAGGTGAAACATAAACTTTTTGATTTGCTTGTGCTGTTGCCATTATTAAATTATTCTATGCAGATTTATTTTAATGATAAATATTCTAATCTGAATGAAAAAACTTGACTTTTGAATATCTATTTGTAAATGGTGAGAATAAATTCTACCTTTTTTCTACCTATGAATAAAAAGAAAGAAATAAAGAATATAAAGATAGCACCTGAGGTTCACGAGGTATTGAAAAAATACTGTGATAAAAGGGGGATAAAGATTTATAAATTCTTAGAAAATTTAATATTAGAGAAGTGTAAAGAAAAGAAAGATTTGTATGGGGAGGACTAAACCAACTTACTATCAAACTTTATAGAACCTTCTTTCAGGTTGTCTTGTTTCATTACGGATATTGTAAGAATGTCGTTGGTTGTTATTTGTATTTTATTAACATTCGAACCGAAATAATCTCCATTAATAAAGACATCAAAATTAGAGATGTTCTCAGAACCAACCCAAGTCATATCTGCAGTGAAATCAATGAACTCAGACAAAGAGTCATTACCAACCACGTATTGAAAATTTGACAAAAACTCGTCAGGATTTTCAGGAAACTTCCTTCTTCTTTTACTAATCGTAGATGTGTCAAGTTCCACAACTTGAGCGACGCGAGCAATGGCTGGTTTCACCTGAAACTCCTCCTCATCAATCAAGTAACCCAACATTGTAAAATCATATGATTGAACATAATACTTCCTTGACTCCAATGTCATTTGTGATTCATCTGAAATATTGTTCATAATTATCGGAACATACTGCCCTTTTATGAAGGTATAGGCTTGACGCGAAGAAAACTTCTGAAGTGTAATTTTATTTAACTGATTCAATTCTCTCATTCTGTTACACACAATCTTCACACTATAATTAATATCAACAGGAACTGGTTGTGGAATTGTATATATGTCCATACCTTGTTCGTTACCATTCCAAGTCGGAACAGATGCATAATAAAATTGTTTTCTGTTTGGTATTGTGTATTGTAAAGATGGATTGGTTCCGTATTTCACCTCAGGATTTCTCACAACAGTAACGAATGGAGGTTCGACATTATAATCTAAGTTAACAAATGTTGCAGTTTCAACATACTGACTCCAATTTTGTGTTGTCAATAGTATGTCAATCATCGGAACAGTTTTACCTCCAGTAACAACCTTCAAATCGTTTTTTACAAAGTCCAACATACCTCTGTCCAAATCCGCATGTAATACTGATTTAGGAAGATAAGTCCCATCCTTATTAATATATTCTAAGAGTTGCTCCCTCCTTGCAGAAAGAGTCTTCTTGGGAACTAATGGTAAAGTTGGTATGACTTGTTTTGGTAATGGCATATTAATTATTTTTAGTCATTGAACCCACAGTTTTAAGTGCATTCCAATGAGAGTCTGACTTGGATGAACTCGCCCCAATCACAATCCCTTGTCCTCTCCCGACTGAGTTTCCAACAAAAACATTTGAAGCAGGAACTCCGTTGTTCACAGCATTTCTTACATTATTTTTCGTTTCACTTCCAGCAGCATATGGCTCAATGATGAACAAGTTATTTTTATTTTGACCCAAGACATTTGAAATCTCATTAGATTTCCTGCATCCCGCACTGAAAAGATAAATCGGGATTCCTGGGTTTTTATTGATAAAATCTATAATTGTAGAGGATGGTGTGTTAAACCTAAAACCTTTAACATTCTTTTCAGTTCCAATCCCCTGTTTCAATAAACTTACTTGTGAATCTATATTTAAGTCACCAGACCTATTATCTAACCCCCCAACTAAAATTGCATCATACTCACCAGATGTTTTTTGTGATGAGGAACCTTTTCTCACAATTTTCAAACCAAACTCTTGTTCCATCGCACCTCTTGTCAAAGGTCCTAACTTACCATCCACTCCATCTTTGTTTGGACCATACTTACCCAAATCATACCCCTTTTTTATCAGATACTTTTGTATGATTTCAACATTTGGGTCATAGGATATTTGTTCTAATAAAAAACCCAATTGTGATTCTTTTAAAATAAATCTCATAATTAGATTCCGTTAAATTCGTTTTCACTAACCCATGTGGCAACAACAGTTCTATAGAAAGGTTTGTAACCACCATAGGTGTGTTTATTGTCTGACTTTACATATCCATCATCACTAACAACATAATATCTTACTCTATCTTCACTTTCATAATATCCAAAATAATCACCCATGAATATATCAACACCCATGTCATCCAAAGTTTTTTGGTAAATACTAAATCTCATATTACCTGGTTCTTGTAACTCAACTCTAGAGTTACCAACAGTTTTATTTGTAGGAGCCATAACCTGAACGTAACCCTTCAATTCAACGGGAGCTAAGAACTGAATACCATCTTCCAAAACTTCACCATATACATCATCAGTTTTGGTTTTGTATCTATCTATTCTATATAAAATTACGGTGAAATTCATATCACCAATTAACCACTCCTCACCCATACCAATGTCGAGAGCGTAATCCTCACCGCCAAAAAATTTACCGAGTCTTGTAATTGGAACTAATTTCTCTGCCATAGTCAGCTGAACTTGTTTATATTGATAAATACTTTTAAGTTTATTATATTTAATCCAAATGGAAATTCAAAGAAATACAAAACTACAAGTAAGAAAAAGTTCAATTCACGGTTGGGGGGTTTTCGCATGTGAAGACATAAACGAGGGTGAGGTTATTGAAGAGTGTCCGATTCTTAGATTACCTGTTCAAAGAGGAGAAACAAACTACACCTTAATTGACTATACATTTGTATTTCCAAAAGGAGAGAATTGGCAAAACCACGTTATTGCTCTTGGATATGGTTCACTATATAACCATTCCGAAAACTATAACGCAACATGGGAAGACGATTTGGACAAAGACATTTTAAGATTTAAAGCAACAAAACCAATTTCGAAAGATGAGGAAGTCACAACTTATTATGGTGATGAAAGTTATTGGTCTGACGGTAGAAGTCACATTGAAGTAAAATGAGCTTATCAGAAATATCACTCGAGTCAAAAGCACTAACACTTCTTGAACAATATGAGGGGTATAACAATTATATCTTGGAACTACAAAGGAAATCCCAAGTAAATAAAAAATTCTACCCAACAAGAAGTCAATCAGAATACATAATCAATAACCACGACAAACAACCCAAAGTTGCCAAAAAGTGGGTAATTTTAGACGCATATTTTGCACAGAAATTAGCTGACGACAAGATGTATACTGAAATCCCACAAAAAGTCTGGGTTGAAAAACTTCTAGCGGAGAAGGACAAAGCTTATCATATTTGGGGAAAGATTTGGGACTCTGAACAACTACATGATTTTTGGTTACCCAAGGCTTCTATAATAAAAGACAACACCGTTAAAGACGTTGTCATCGATTTTGAAAAATATTCAAACAGACCCCCGTTAAACCATCAAAAAGAATCCATTCAGAAACTGGTTGAAAATAAAAAATATATTTTGGCCGATGATATGGGTTTGGGTAAAACAACCTCAACTATAATTGCAGCCTTAGAAACAGGGGCTAAAAAGGTTTTAATCATATGTCCCGCAACTTTGAAGATAAACTGGAAGCGTGAAATTGAAAATTACTCTGACAGGACAATATACATAGCGGAGGGTAAAAACTTTAGCACAGAACACGACTTTGTAATCATAAACTACGACATTCTAAAAAACTTCCATGACCCTAAAAAGAAAGATGATTCGCAAATTCTTAGAGCCAATTTTGATTTGGTTGTTATTGATGAAGCACACTATATCAAAAATGCTCAAGCACAAAGAACCAAACTTATAAACGACTTCATAAAAAAAATTGACAGACTTTGGTTATTAACAGGAACACCGATGACATCAAGACCAATTGATTATTATAATTTATTGAGTCTCGTAGATTCCCCTGTTGCCAAGAACTGGATGGCCTACGTCATAAGATATTGCAGTGGATATCAATTCAAGGTCGGAGCAAGGAAAGTATGGAACGTAATGGGTGCGTCTAATTTAGATGAACTAAGGGATAGAACCTCGAATACAATCCTAAGGAGATTGAAAGAAGACGTTTTGGATTTACCTGAAAAAATTATCACACCTGTTTATCTCAGACTCAAATCAAAGGACTATGAAGAACTCATGGGGGAATATTATAATTGGTATGATAAAAACCCCGACGAGTCAAAATCGTTAACAGTTCAATTTTCAAAACTTACAAAAGTTAGACAAGTTATTGCCAACGAGAAAATATCTCAAACAATAGAACTTGCCGAAAACATATTAGAGCAGGACAAAAAAGTTATCATATTTTGTAACTTCACAGATTCACTAAATCAAATTGTTCAACATTTTGGAAAAACTGCCGTCAAAGTTGATGGGTCAATGACAAAACAAGATAGACAATTTAGTGTTGACCAATTTCAAGAAAATGATAAAATAAAAGTTTTTGTCGGTAACATAAAGGCTGCGGGTGTTGGACTTACTTTGACTTCCGCAGAAGCGGTTATTATGAACGACTTATCATTCCTACCATCGGACCACTCTCAGGCTGAAGATAGGGCATACAGATTTGGACAAAAAAATAATGTGTTAGTCTATTATCCAATATTTGAAAACACAATCGAAGGCGCGATATATGACATACTTAATAATAAGAAGCAAGTCATCGCGACCGTTATGGGTGACAATCAAAACATCGGTGACACTGCCGAAGAAATTCTGAAAAGAATAAACGAATTACGCCCTTAACATAGATGGAGAAAGTAACTAATCACCAAGGAGTTGAATTGAGAGTTGGTGATAGAATTAAAATTATATCAGACAAATTACATTCAAAATTACTAGCTAACGTTGACCTAAATGAAGAGGTTGTCATAACAAGTTTTTCAGAAAACGGAAAAATTATATATCATCATAATACATTAGCCCTACCAACCAACAGTGACATTTATGTTAAAATAAATTAAAGTCAATCAAACCTTAAAACAATTCTGAGTTATTTATATAAAACGAATAACTCGCCAATATGAAAAAAATAGAAGAAAGAATTCAACAAATTGAAAAACAAATTACCGAAAACCATATCGAAACAGAAAAACAATTGTTGATTACAGAAATGAAAAAAATTGGAATAGAAAAACTACCCTATTCTTATTCAGCCCTCAAAGGATTCATCGACGCAGAAACGATGAATTTCCACTACAACAAACACTATAAGGGATATGTAGATAAATTAAATGCCGCCCTGTCAAAGAAAAAACATGGAGATTTAGACTTAGAAAAAATTGTCAAAAACATTAGTCGATACGACCAAGTAGTAAGGAACAACGCTGGAGGAGCATTCAATCACGCACTTTTTTGGAATATGTTGTCTCCAACACCAAAAAAATTAACAGGGGAATTGTATAAAAAAATTACCAAAGAATACGGTAGTTTCAATCTATTCAAAAAGAAATTTGAAACTGTTGCAAAGGATAGATTTGGCTCAGGTTGGGTATGGTTAATTTTAACCTCAAAAAATACTTTGAAAATAATGTCGACACCAAATCAAGACAATCCACTTATGAATGTTATCGAAGGTGGAGGTTTCCCTCTATTAGGTTTGGACCTTTGGGAACACGCCTACTATTTGAAATACAGAAATAAGAGAGACGAATACATTTCAAATTTTTGGAAGGTGGTCAATTGGGATTTTGTTCAGAAACTTTATGAAATGAAAGTTGAAACAAAACTACTAGAGTCGAACAAATTTCAAGGAATAATTACTGAATCAAAAGAACCACAATTCTGTAATCCAAAAGAAGTATTGTTCTATAGAGACTTGATTAATAATTACGCAATCAAAAAAAGATATCAGGAGGGAGTATCCTACGTTCTAAAAAAAGTATTTTCACATTTTTGGGTTGAGGGTAATACTGAAGAGATGTCAGGATTTTATGGTGTAGAATCACCCGAGGGTAGGTCTATACTCAATAACCTTAATACAAATTTCAATACATTTTGTTTATTGGTAAAAGCAGTAAACAAACAGATTGAATTAATTGGAAGGTCAGAAAAGAAGTTTGATTTTTCAAAAAAAGAAAAAAGAACTCTAAAGGAAACAACTAGATTTATTTCAGCATTGGACCACTTCAGAAACGAAATCTTTACAGAGAATAACGAAGACTTTATCAATATAATCAAAGTCCTTAAAAAACTTTGGGATAGGGGTCAAAAGTCTGAAGACAACGCAATTAAAAAAATAGAAGACTATTTTGATGGTAATGCTAAAATTGAAAAGATTGGTTCACATGGTGGAAAACAAGACGCCTTCAAAGGTATTGATGTAAATGTGATTTTAGATGGAAAAAAGTTTTCTGCACAGGTTAAACCATTCTCTAATGTTTCAATAATCGAGGACAGAGTTAAACTTTTGGATACAGGAAATGTTAAGCATTACGAAGTCGATTGGTATATTTTTATTAATCCTAAAACAAATAAGATACTTATATTCAAAAACGACCCTATAAGTGATAAAAACCAATATGTCTTCAACGTTAGTTCACTACTACACGAAATAGAATAATAAAGATATTTATTTGATATGGCAGCACTACCAGAACCAGAAAGAAGTAAAATTTATACAAGAGTCAAACACTTGTTGGGAGCACCCTTAAGAAGTGTAGAATTAGAAGACGAAATGATGGACTCGCTAATGGAATTATCTATTGGTGATTATGAAGAATATATTCTACAATGGCTAATCGATTCACAATGGGTTAACTTAGTAAACCTCAATATGAATGAAAAGTCTGTTGCCAGAGCTTTGGTTACAAGGACAATGGACTTCGAACAACAATTTGCATATTCGTATTCTAAGATTGTTGGACTTCAGACCGTAGGACCATGGGTCTTGAAGAAAGATTATTTCATAATTGAAAAGAATGTTCAGACATACGAAATACCAGCCAACAGAGAAGTCAATGAACTTCTTTGGTTTAGTAATCAGGCTTGGACAGCATTCGGACTTGGAGGTCTTGGTGGATTTGGATTCGGTGGTATAGGTTTGGGTGCCAATGAAGCAGGATACGCTCAGATGGGATACCAAGGTTCTTATTTTATGATGTCTGGTTTTGATTACCTCATCAGAATGCAAGAAGCAAATATCTTGAATAGAATTCTCGGTGGTTCTATGACATATAGGATTACCGCATTACCTGATGGTAAAAAGTTGATACACTTGATGAATACCCCTGGTGGTAAATTTAACTGGGCTAATTTCAACATGTATGCTGGTAAAGCGGTTTGGTATTGGTATTATGATGTAACACCAGACAGTAGAGCTGATTGTCTTAAAAACAATCCTGACATTATCAAACTACCGACTGACGTTCCTCTTGAATCCTTGAGTTGGGAAGATATCAATGTTCCTGGACAACAATGGATAAGAAGATGGTTTACAGCATATTGTAAAGAAACCTTAGCAAGAGTGAGAGGTAAATACAGTGGGAATCTTAAGACACCTGATTCTGAAATTACAATGGATTACACCAGTCTTTTAACTGAAGCCAAGGATGAAAAATCTAAACTGATGGAAGAATTGACGGGCGCTGAAGGATGGCTTACAAGACTAAGACCTGAAAAGGTTATGGAAAGAGAAGCACAAATTGCTGAAAATTTAAATAAACAAATGAAATTCAGAGCAATGCCTCGTCAAATCTACGTAATCTAATATGGCAATAGTAAAATCAATCCCATCCAAAAGAATTATTAATGGTCATGCAATCAATACATCTGAACTTTCAGTTGTATCCGAATTGGATTATAGAACCAACGGTGAATTTTGTATAATTGTTAGAGGAATCCCACAATCATTTTTAGTCTTAGATTCAAAAACAACAGACCATGTTGTAGTCAAAGCTATGACTATGGTAACAGTAAGACCCGATGTCGGAAAAATTGACGAGGAATGGGACGAAATTGTATTAGATAAGTTTGCCTGTGTAGAATTCCAATACGTTGGAGGTAATTGGTATATTCTTTCTTCAGACGGTCTTAAGCAATCCTAATTTAGTTTCCCAATTTTCTTCGGCTAATTCATACATGTAATTAGGGTCAAGTCCACGTTTTTCCCAATAAGATAGTTCATCCGATGTTATATCTAAAACATCTTCTTGAAGTTTATCTTGGTCTCCATCTTCGAATGGCATACCGTTGATTAGTTCACATTGTTCTCCCGTAAAAATTCCCCTTTCTTCAGGATTCGTAACAAGTAGTTGGTCACGAACGTCTTGTTTATAAACAACAAGTAAAGGTTCAATTCTTTTGTTGAAAGTTACAATTGCTCTTGGAACATTATATTCACCTGTCAGATTGGGGTTATTTTCTAATATGTTTGCATCCAACATGTAACAATTAATCTGAACACTGTCTCCCTTTTTTTGGACATCACCATGAGAGGCTTTGACACCATTATTAACATACATAATAACATCTCCCAAGTTTACACCTATCCCCGTTTGAAGTGCAAGTTCCATGTGTGCCATACGGGACATTGTATTCCCTGCTTTAGTCTTTTGGGTTAATCTTTTTTTATAATCCTCGAGTGTTAACTTAACTTTCGCTCTTTGTGCAATCTTTGAAAGGGGAATTTGTTGGTTGAATATTTTTTGAAGATACTCATAATAATATTCCACGAAGTCTTTACCCTTACCCTCCAAAAGTAATTTGATACCTTTATCCAAAAACTCCTCGATATACAATGGAAGTTTTTTTGATTTGATGGAATTGCCAGTCAATTTAATCTTTCCTTTGGCGTCCATGACCGCATAATTTTTTCTGGCAAGATTAATACATGAAGGCCACACACCATCAGTATCGAGAGCCATCTCACCCCTCATGAATATGTCATTGTATTCTGCAACGTCCGCTTCAGGACCTTTATAAACTTTTCCCGCCTTTACCTTCCAATTCAACCCACGACCAACATAGTGATGACTTTCCACATCATCGGGACTGGAGAAGTTTACACCGTCTGTATCCATTACAAGTGGGACATAACCCTTAGACATAAAAAATTTAATCATTTGTCTCAGATATTGTCTACCTGTGCAAGTAATCTGTTCCCCCATATACATGTCACCCCAAGCAAAAACTTGTGGAGCAGACAAAGCACCAAACATGGAGTTGATGAATATTTTGATGGGCAATTGTTTGTTTGAATATGATGCGGACTTTTGTGGGTCAGACTTTTCAAACTCTTCCGCAAGTTGTTTGTAACGAATACGTGTGTCACGGAAATACTTCAACATTCCTTTCATCGCACCTGTCACATCACAATCAGGAAATACATCATGCACAAGCTGAATAGAGGGGTATAGAGAGGAGAAGTCGAGCTTTAATACATTCTTACTATAACCAACCTTAAGTAGTCGAGAAAGACCTCCTACGAAGTCTGTCTTCGATTGTTTGGCAGGGATTGCCAGTCCGTGTTTGTATGACCAAGCAAGCATCAGCATTTTCCAAAGAGTCGCAGTTCCCATGGTTGATACTCTTTCGTAAGTCGTAGGAATCATAGATGCAAGTAGAAATGACGCTTGGTTAAATTCTTTATCCACAGCCAAGGTTTCTTCCAAGTCATCATCAAGATATCTCTCAACAAGATTGTCACCAGTAGTTTTGATATAAATGTCATTTCTTTTTTCACATACCTCATCAATCTTTGGGTCCAAACCAACCTTCTTGTAATTACCGTTTTTAATATTTAACCAATATTCTTCCTTAGCGGCATAAAATTTTCCAATGTCCGTGTGTTCGATATAAACACGGTCAGGAGCCTCTTTATTAATAAACTTTGTGATATACTTCAAACCAGCCGCCTTGATATTTGAATTGATGGCTTGAGCTCTTCGAACAGCATGAATTATATCGATTACATTATATCCCCAAATTGATGTTTGAAGAAAATCTTCGACTTCATTTGCTAATTTGAGAATCGTATCTTTTCTTGTGTATGAGTGTTGGGGATGTAAGGATTTAATCGCCTTCCTCATATCTAAACCAAGTCTTTGACCTCTTTCGAATATCCAGTGCCAGTCGAAGTTTGCCGAATTATATCCACCTATGATTGATGGTTTGAGTTGGTCAATCACATTGAAGAACTCCTGTATAGCACCCTTCTCTTGTGATTCATCCAAACATTCAATTACTCTATGATATCCTTTATTGGTCTTAATTCCTATCATGAATATTCTACCATCTTTGGGGTCTAACGCATTTGTTTCCAAGTCAAATACAAGACGTGTCACATCATCATAATCAGTAAACCCCTTGAATAATCTTTTTTCTTTAGAGACCAAATATTGTTCTACAGGTGGAAGGATTAATATTTTATCTTTCGTTTTTTCTCCCCATGGGTCGCATCCACCATCTCTAAAAAACTGAATCAGTTCTCTGTATCCCTTGAGCGATTTTACCATATAGGTCAAACCGTTTTCTAATCTTTCATTATCCTTTGTATCTAATTTTTGTATTACAATTCCATATTTTGTCATGGCTTCTTTTTGAGCCATTTTGGAATCGTTGTAGAAATTTACACCACGTAAATCACCGACCCATGCGAATGGGATAAAAGTGTCTTTACGTATTTCCTTACCTTTACCAGGTATTTCTTTTACCTTGAAAATTGAATTGGAGACGTAGTCAAATTCTATTGCTACAATAAATTCTTCGGGGTCGTTTCCTAATAGGAAAGACTCAATTGCTTCGTGACTGAACATATGATTAAGACGAGTGGTTTATTGGCTTTCACACTATCGTGAAATTCACCTTACTCATTCAATAATAAATATAAAAAAAATTAAGTCTTAATCAAATCAACAACACGCAGTTTCGGAAATGAAACTTGGTTGAATATTAATATAAAGTTGTTCTCTGATTGGAAGAATTAAATTTCCTTCATCATTTTTGATTAAGAATTGTCCTTCGTATCTTCCTGGCGTATCAGTATCTCTCGAAGTAAATTTGAAATAAATGTAGTATTCTGCAGGAGCACCAGGGTCCAAAATGAGATTAACTATTTCACATGGGGCTGAAACTATTTTTGGAATCCCAGTCTCATAATCTATCATAGTGAAATATATTGTGGAAACCTCCAACGCTTCCATAAACTGAATATACCCCGCTCTACCGTCTTTTACGACTTGCATTTTCAAAACTGGTAACGTAGCATTTTGTTTGATATAAAATTCCATAACAATAAATATATTGTTAGGACTCTTTACGTAACTCTCTGTTGTAATGTTCGAAACGGTCGTGTTCAGTTGGTGTCATTAGAAGTAAACCAGGATTTAATTTTTCTTCTTTTGTCAGTTGATACATATGACTCATCCACGTTTGTTCAAATGGATGTGCCCAAGTAACATCCAAAAACATTTTTTTGTTACCTGGTCTTGAAATAATTTGAGGCCAGTTACAATAATATATGTCGCCTGTCGCATATGGAACTTTTCTGTGTGAAAGAACTTTTTTGAACTCTGTCTTTGGCGCATTCGGGTCCAATCCTATTTGTGGTAATCTTGGATTTAAGGGCCAATACTTTGACCTAACATCTTGAGGAACATTATACCAAGACCATTGAGTCCCGTTATCTCCGTAGAATTCAGAATAATTCAATTTTAAGAAATCAAAGTTTTCCTTTTGCATTATTTGCATCGAGATTGAAAATAGATTTGGTTCGTATCTTGAAAAACCGTTTTTACATTTCGAACCTTCATTCGGATAAAAAAACATGTCATCTTCAAAAAACAAATAATAATCCAAATCTGTTTCTTCAAAATGTTCTGCAATCCACTGCCTTCCTCCACAAATACCCAAGTTATCTTTTTTGATATGTTCAAAATTATATTCATCACAAAGTTGTTTATACTCTTCTGTTGTTGACAAATCACTTGAGTTATCAAGTAAGAATTTTTTTGTTTTAAGTATGAATTCTTTATCATACATTAACATTGAATTAATCAACGTTTTGAATTGGTTTGGACTATTGAAAGTTATAACATATAGACCAACTTTGTTAATATCCAAATTTGAAACTTGTCTATGAACTGATTCTGTTTTTACTTTCAAATCATCGTTCTTCAAATCCTCAAAAAATTTACCTAACAAACCATTTGATTCTATTTCAAAATAATTTATTAACTCGGAGTGTCTATAACACATTATGCTGAATAAAGATTCTTCAGTTCCCATATATCCCGAATCCAAGGTTTCTTTCATCAGAGAATAATATATTGAATTGATTTCTGATATTGAGTGTTTTGGTCCACCGAAGAACCCACCTCTAGCAACCCTCTCAACTTTAGCACCTGCCATAGAGTTCATCTTATCGAAATTGAACCCGTGGACTTCTGTATTAGCTTCATAAGGAAAACAAACGAAACTGAATTTGGAGATATATTTTACTAATTTATCCAAAACCTTGTCGTGTGTAAAGTAACCAGGATGCACAGTATTTGTCAACCCACCGTCAATCCAAAACAGATATTCTGAATCAAACCTATCCATTATTTTTGCATCATTCAAAAGATAAACTTTTGACATAACCAACGGGTTATAGTTTTCCAATCTCGATTGAGTTGAATCTTTTAACCAACCAACTTGATTATACCACTCAGGGTTATTTCTTATGTTTTGGATTTTATCAAAAAATTCATTATTCCTGAACCAAGACATGTCTCTTACAATAAATTGTGTATTTGACTTATCCCTTTTTGAAAAAACAAATTCCTCTAAACTTTTATCACCATAGATAATCATATTGGTATTGACATCCAATAGTTTTTCAAATTTATCCAAATAATGTTGAAAAGGTCTTGACCAACCTTCACTTAAATCACCTCTTCCGATGTCCCAAATTCCTGTTACAAGTGTTATATTACTCATAAATTCTTTTAAATTCTTCTAATATTTTATAGAAACTTTTATTTTTCTGAAATAACTCATCTGTTACACCTTGAGGTGCATTATCCCTGCACCACCAAATATCAAAATGTTTTCTCTCAAATAACTCAATATGATTGAAATACATAAGAGTCATTATTTGTTCTTCATGAGGTAAACCCTCATCGTTAGATAAAACTTCTTGGACATAGTTTTCGAATATATTGACTATATTATCCCACTTGTCCCTGTGACCACCAAACAATCCTCCTATGATATGAATACTTCTATCATAATTTTTATACCATCTTGGACTTACAGTTCCTGACCAATAGTTTCTTTCATTTTCTTTTCCTAAAATTAAAAATTTGTCTTTAGTGTCTTCTATCAAATTTTTCAAAAAATCATTATCAAACAAATTGCTTTCATAAAATCTTCTTAAGGCATGTTTTGTTTCAGTCAAATACTTGAGAGGTATTAAACCACAATGGGATAATCCCGCGTCTATCCAATAATAGTTATCGTAGGATTTATCCTCATTCCACCACCATGAAAATTTAGAATATTGTATTTCGATACATCTATCCCCTCTTTTAATCTCATCGACATTTTTTCTCGAATCAATTAAATGTTTAAACTTGGAATTTGAAATATCGTATGTTGTAAATTTCAACTTGGATTCTGGTATATTGTTTTCTTCATAGAAAAATTTCTTTAGGGAATCTATTTCTCTATCCGAGGTATAACATAAAAAATCCGCATCGGTCATCTTCAATAATGACAATAAACTATATCTATAGTGGGCACCTCTGTTAGGTCTACCACCAAATTCAGTTCCATAAAGGTCACTATAAATTGCGGTTATAAACTTAGTTGACATTATAAGGTAAATATTTTTTTTCTGTTTTCATTTTTTTATTTTCTGATTCATTCAAAAATCTGTGATTAATCTTGATTGGTGAATAGACATTCCAATTGTATGTTTGGGCGTAGAAATTGTTATACATTCCCTGCGACACATCAGAATAAGAATTTTTCTGAGGGGCAATTGGTAAGATTGGTGCATATGATTGAATTGAAGGATACACATGTTTTACCAATTGTTCATCAATAGGAATGATAAAATCACCACTATAAAAACACTTATCTTTAATTTTTTCTATTTTTTCGAAAGATGATTCATCGTATATCAGAATATTTGTTGCGAAAGTTTCGGTCAATCTTTCATGTGGTTTTGGAGGTAAGTTTGTCAAATCCAAAAGCATACTGTATTTTTCACTGACGTTCATTGGACGATTGAGTGTTGGAGAAAGATTCAATACACCAAAATCAATTCCATTTATATTTCTCTCCAAATCCTCAATGAAATTTTTTGCATAAGGCATAAATACACAATCATCTTCTATCACCATTACTCTCTTGTAACCTCTTTCTTTAGCCATTTCAATTATTGACAAATGAGAAAGAGCACAACCCATATAATCGTTACGTGGAACAGCCTTAAACAAATCGTAATCCCAACCGATGTAATTCATCTCGAACTTTATATCTTCAAGTCTGTCAGGTCTACTTTCCAAATTTATAACAAATTTTGGTATGTCTTTGAAAATCATTAGCTTACAACATTATGATTTAATTGTCCAGTGATTCTATCACACCATCCTTTTGATACCGAGTGAGGCCAAACAACCCAATATGTGGGAGTAACGTCCGTTTGAAATTCTCTCCAAATCTTACAATATTTGTCAGGGTCTCTCATATAACCAGCAATTTCATTTTTGTCGGAGTCCTTTCTGAATAAAGTTTCGTCGTTAGGTCCGTGGAAAGCCACAACCCAAAAATCATAATCCGTTTCAGGAACCTGTGAGTATCCAATATCTATACAATGTTTGAATACCTTAGCAAAATCATTTTTCCAATCTTCCTCTGATGAATAGTTATATGGGTTTGGAGGATAATTCTTATCGAGTGTATATTTTTGAACAGCTCTCTTTTCAAATAAAATACCAGCATACTTCTCATATTCTCTTAAAGTTCTCACAGGACCAAAACCATAAGGTCCATCATGACCCTCTTGGGTTTCACCATCCATACCAAAAAGTTTTCTGTTGGTCAAATGGGATACTTTGTTTTTCTCACCCCAAGTTTTGTCATCATCCCATTGTTTTGTCCTACCCTTACGTGTGTATTCATGATAGACAACAGGAATGTGAGGGTGAAATAAATCATAACCCCATGTGTAAGCTCTAGCTGCAATTGAGATTTCTTCTCCGTGGAAGTAATATTCAGGATTGTGTTGGACTTCTAGAGAAAACTGACCCAAAGTAAAACAAAAATGTGCAGAATAAAATCTCGCTGTTACGGGTTTTGTCATCTCTCTCCAACCAGGAATTGTTTCAGGGAGAAAAAACACAGCACCCTCAGGAATGAATCTATCAAATGCCATTCTCCAAGCATCTTGTGCCCTTCCCGCTGGGTCATTTTCAGGGTCAAAGGAGGGCACATAACCCGTAAGTAGAGGTTTTTCATACCCATCCTTTTGTAGACCCTTAATCATTTTTATTAATATTTCATCCCAATCCTTTACAAATCTCATGTGGGAATCAATTTGCATTGTGTATCCTTCACCATCGTAAAGTTGTTGGGTTAAGTTTCTTGCCCAACAAACGCCTCTAGATTCTTGATAAGGTATATCTAAAATCTTGAATCTTTTATCTTCTCTAAACTCATCTAAGTTGTCAAATCCATCTGTTTCACTAAATTGTCTTGCGATTGAGAAAACCAAGTTCTTTGGTTTTTTAGCGTTTGCAATCATATCTTTGAGTGTTGGAACTAACTGTGGGTCCCTGTATGATGCGATTTGAATAAAAATTTTACTGTTAGACATATTATCTTTTTGTCTAAAAATAAAAAACCCTCCACGAAAGTAGAGGGTTTTATCTTTATTATTTTTAAATTTAATCTGTAAGTGTGATTTTTGCTACATCTGTATCTTGTAAAGGAACTCCACCACTAGTTAATCCAATCATTGATGGTGGGATTGTTGACCCTGAATATAAGAACGACCCATTAAGTTCAACTATAAAATTAACAGGAGTTCCTGTTATAGAAGCTCTTGGATTACCGAATGTTAGACCGTGTAGTGCTGTAAAAGTTTGACCTGATGTTACAGGTAAAGCTCCTGATAGATTGGTAAGTGTTATACTTCCACCATCATCAACAAAATCTATAATTTCCGCTCCACCTGTTGATTCGTTAACCGCTATGATTTCGGGACAAATAAGAGTTCCTGTTATTTCACCGTTAGTTAATTCCCATCCGCCACCGCCAAGTAAGTTAAGCCATCCTGATGGATAAATATCTGAGAAAGATGCCCCACTAAATATGATATCATTCGGATATGACGGTTGATTATAGTAATAAGAAGTTGTCGAAGTTCCTCCTGAACAAGCGTCCAATCCAGACACTGTTGAAAATTTAGTTGCACCAATTAATGCGAAAGTTCCTGGTGTTTCAGTAGGTGTTGGTGTGTATGTTGCAGTTTGAGATGGTGTTTGAGTTGGAGTTTCTGTGTTGGTTGGTGTTTGAGTTGGAGTTTCTGTGTTGGTTGGTGTTTGAGTTGTTGTTGGTGTTGGTGATGATATTGGTGTAGATGTTGAAGTCACTGTAGGTGTCGGTGTCGGTAAGTTCGAACATCCGTTAGGGTCGGAACTTGTAATCAATCCTGCTCCACCGCTAACAATAAACCAAGCAATCCCATTAGAATAATAACCATCAATAACAGGAACTGTCAGAGCTGTATTTTGATAAAGTGACTCACCAACGTTTGGACCTACTCCACCCGCTACAGTTCCGTAGACAGGATTAGTTGAACCCAAACAAGCTTCATTCGGAGTTGAACCTGAACCTAAATTATATGTATAGTATCCAAATGTTGCTGTTGGTGTTGTAGTTGGAGTCGGTGTTGGTGTTTCAGTTGGAGATGCGGTTACAGTTGCTGTTGGTGTTGGAACAACCAAACAAGAACTGAATGCACCCACTTGAGCACCATTCGAATCTATTTCTGTTACAATATTTGAACTGTTATAAAAACCTGCCAACATTGTTGACGGACCAAAACTTTCAGGATAGAATTGTGTGCAGTTATCGAAAAGAACCGCATTACCCCAAATATTTCCAACTATTCCTGAAGAACATGCTTCATTCTCAGTTGAACCTGAACCTACTGAAAACTCAAATCTTACTGGTGTCGGTGTAGGTGTTGGAGTTTGAGTTGGTGTTTCTGTGTTAGTTGGAGTTGGTGTAGGTGTTTGACTTGAAGTAGGAGTTGGTGTTGGACCACAATTTCCATCAACTGTAATTGTAGCTCCCGTAATACAACCTGGTCCACAACCAGAAGCAACTATGTAAATAATACCATCTTCAGTATAATAACCTTCCGGATTACCTGTATTTGGACCTGTAGCATCTGACCAAACTAATGTTGAATCCGCCAAACTTGTTCCATTTACAAATATGTTTGCTGTTTGAACACAATCACAAGTTAGTAATATATCCGTCTCATCGTGACATCTCACAATAGCAGTTCTCTCAACGTTTGTAGGTGTTGGAGTTTGCGTTGGAGTTTCCGTGTTAGTCGGAGTCTGTGTGAACGTTGGAGTATTTGTCGGTGTTTCTGACGCAGTTGGTGTCTGAGTATTGGTTGGTGTTGTTGTAGGCGTTGCAGTGTTCGAAGGTGTTTGAGTCGGACTAGATGTCGGAGTAGGTGTGGGTCCAGTTGGTGGGAACGCACCCATATTTTGGAGAACGATTGTTGTATTCGCCGTGGAATATGTTCCATCTATCAACCAAATGTTTTTTACCTGATTTGGTTCTAATTCTACTTGGTAATCCCACATTGAATCTTCGCATCTTCTATAGTTGAAAGTTGCTATTGTGGAACCTGTGTTTGTTAAAATATATTTACTACAAGCCATTTTACTTTTTTTATATAAATACTGAGAACTCGCTCAATTTTATTTTCTTTTTTAATAAATCTTATTCAGAACAAAAATATCACTGAAAATTGAGTTCAAAGGACTATTAGAACTAAACTGAGCAGTCACATTCAGAGTATTCGGAATAGTTGTATCAAAGGTTGTATCGTTTACAGTATTGAACGCAAAACCTGCAGGAACACCACTTGATTGTTTTGTTGTATGAAATACTCCAAGAGATACAATATCGGCAACTCCAGCAACACCAAGAGTTCTAATTGTAAAATTTATTGAGAACTGCCAAACATCGTCTGTCGCTGAACTCATAGTTTGTACACCACTGTCCGCCAACACAACTGAACCCGCCTTCACACGGATTTGAATTGTGTCTCCATTTTTTGAAGACAATAACCCACCAAAATCCGCTCTAAAAGAATCCCCAATTTGAAATTGATTCGCACCAACGGTAAGAGTTCCAACACCCCCATTGATTAAAGTCCCTTCAACAGTTGTTGCACTAATTGATACGCTATTTGCCGTTTGGGAAAATAATCCATAAACAGTTGGAAATGGTGCTAATGTGCTATTTTTAACACGATAAGTTACTCCTCCTTGAGCAACTGCGAATTCAGCGTTGGCAGTCATCGCGGTTAATTCTGGTAATGCAGATATTGGTAAATTAGGCATATTATGTAATTAAAATTTTGTAATTATCCTCTTGGTCAAGGGTTGAATAATCTTCTTGTAATAAATAGTTTGTATCGGGGTTAGAAATATAGGTATAACATGTTTGGTCAAAAGCCCCAAAATAAAGTTCATAACTTCCATTAAAATATTCCAACTCAACCGTATATGGTAACACATTTGCACCCAAGCTCACAGTTCCTCCCGTATCAGGATAAAAGGTAATATTGGCTATCTGACCATTAAAATTCGTGCTTGATATTTGTACTCCTGTAGTCATTTTATAATAGTGGTATATTCCATTTATTTGATAGATATTGTTGGACAGATTGTAACTCCGATGGAGATAAAGCTCTACTGTAAGCTAACACATCAAACAAAAATCCATTATAGAAGAACTGTGTGGTTCCCGCGGGTGCTCCCGTATAGGATACTCCCAAGAACACATAATCAAGAAGTGCATTTGTTGTTGTTCCAACATTAGTTATATAGGTCAAGGTTTGTCCTGAACCATCAATATAAAACTTTAATTTATCTTGATTGGTCACACCTGTTCCACTAAACACATAAGATATAATGTGTGGATTTGTATTAACAACACCACCCGTAGCAAAACCACCACCAGCCGCAATGTTGTATGTTGAACCACTTTGTCTTATGTATGTTGCATCCAACCCTGTATTTCCATCAGAACCTCCCTGAATATATTGAGCCGTATTAGTTGAATTGAGTGTCTTAACAACCATAATGATTGTTTGTCCTGATTTTGATGATAAGTCAACAAGAGGGTTTACACTTAAACCATCTGAGGTTCCATTGAACCAAACTCCTCCTAAACCATTTTGAACACCGCTCCACCATTCAGGAGAAGGACCAGCTCCACCACCAATTGGGTTGGCATTGTGCGCACTTGCAGATGAATCTTCCCATTGTGTAAATGTCGAACCACTTGTTGCATTAGGGTTAAATTGGTCACCAGTCTGACCTTGATAATAAATTTCAAGGGTTGGGTCACTTGGTACAATCGCTTGAGTTGGTGTAGGTGTTACATCTGGTGTGTTGGTTTGTGTTGGAGTACTTGTTACCTCAGGTGTTGGTGTTTGAGTTGGAGTTTCAGTAGGTGTTGGACTTGGTTCATTTGTTGGTGTTGGTGTCTGAGTTGACGAAGGAGTAGGTGTTGGTAGTAAGGTTATTTGAATATCACAAACAGGATTAGGTGTTACATCAGGTGTTGGTGTTTGAGTTGGAGTTTCAGTATTAGTAGGAGTATTAGTAGGTGTATCTGTGATTGTTGGAGTTGTAGTATTAGTAGGAGTATTAGTAGGTGTATCTGTAATTGTTGGAGTTGTAGTATTAGTAGGAGTATTAGTAGGTGTATCTGTAATTGTTGGAGTAGGCGTAGATGTAGAAGTATCGGTTATGGTTGGTGTTACAGTATTAGTAGGTGTTTGAGTTGGAGACTCAGTTGGCGTATTTGTAGGAGTTTCAGTTGGAGTGTTAGTAGGAGTTTCTGTTGGTGTTTGGGTTACGGTTTCTATCGGGGTTCCTGTTGGAGTGTTAGTAGGAGTTTCTGTTGGAGTCTCAGTTTGAGTTGGTGTCTCAGTCGGAGTGTTAGTAGGAGTCTCTGTAGGAGTTCCGGTGTTAGTTGGAGTTTGTGTTATGGTTTCTGTTGGAGTCTCAGTAGGAGTTTGTGTTGGTGTCTCAGTTTGAGTTGGGGTATTTGTTGGGGTTTCACTCGGAGTTTGTGTTGGCGTCTCACTCGGAGTCTGTGTAACCGTTGATGTTGGTGTTGTTGTAGGACATATTGAGAAACTACCAATTGTGAACCCCTCTGAATCAAGTTCAACCACAATGTTATTATATGAATAATATCCAGAAAGATTAACCGTGTTTGAACCCGTAGGAGAATCAAAGAATTGATTATTCTCATCGAAGTTCTCAAACTCACCATATATAATTCCATTATCAACACATTGACATGCATCAATCAAAGTAGTTCCCGAACAAACATTAAACGCGAATCTCAATTTCGTCGGTGTTGGAGTGTTGGTAGGTGTTTCGGTTGGAGTTTCAGTTGGTGTCTCCGAAGGTGTGGATGTAGGAGTTGATGTTTCTGTAGGAGTATTTGTTGGTGTCTCGGTAGGTGTAGGTGTTTGAGTTTCAGTTGCAGTTGGAGTTTGACCAGGACTTGCAGTAATTGAAGGTGTAGGAGTATTTGTTGGGGTTTCTGATGGCGTAACGGTTGGTGTTTCCGTACTTGTTGGTGTCAAGGTTGGTGTTTCCGAAGCGGTAATCGAAGGTGTTGGTGTTACAGTAGGAGTTACTGTAGGTGAAGGTGTTGGTAAAATTAAAACTCTACAGTCAGGACACTTAGGGTCTAACAAATCATATTTGTCTTTTTGAATTTTGAAATTGTGCCAAATCTGTGAAGCATTTAAAGGCTCTGTATACATTCTAAATGCACTAATGTCCCCAATTAAACTGCCACCAAAATATTCTTCAAGTTTGATGTGTGTTGTTAAACCTGAATAGATTGTGTTGTCCAAATCATGTGTTGTTAAACACTCTGGGTCTTGTTGATAAACTATTTCGTCAACAGTTTCAGGACATCCTCCTGAGAATGTAAGGTTGTCGTGTAATCCCTGTGTTCCACCACCAACAGAAATGTTATAAGAAACGCCTATTTGTTTTTCTCTTGGTGTGTCTAAAAGTCTCGGAATAATCTCTTCAAAGTTTTCAACAACCATGAAAAGTCTACCATTTACGTATAACTTGAATTTACCCAAACGGTATATTTGTTCAAGTGTCCAATTGTCATTAAAAGTTACAATTTCAGTTGTTGCCGGGTCATAATCTTTCTCATGGGTTAGAGGAGGTTCAATAAGACTAACACTATTGTGAGCAGGAGTAGCGGTATAGATTGTTTCTGTTATCAAACCTAATCCCCCTTTTTCATATAAATCACAAGTATCAAACCATTCATTTCTTTCAAAAACAGCATCTATTTGTACCCAATGCTCAAGCTTTGAATAATCAGTTTGTTCACAATCATGGAAGATACCCCTTGTTGAACACCATTCATTTACTGTAACACCAGTAACATAAGTTAAACCCGACAGGCATGCACCTGTAAATTCACAATCCCCTGTAATTCTATATGTTTTAACACACAGTCTTGGATTACCAGTGTCCCCACTCAATCTCAAAGAAAGTGCATTTGACACTCCGTCATATAGTGGGTCTAGCTCAGGATACTTGACAGTTGTTTCACAATTACACGGACAACCACAGGAGCAATTTGTTGATGTTCCTCCCGATTGTTGATAAACTTTCATACAAGAATGTTCAGCGGTAATTCCCGTCAGTAGACATTCGCAGGTATGCATACAAGTCAACCCAGATGTAACTCTTGTGTAACCTGTATCTTGTTTTGGGTGTCCGTCCGCATAATGATAAAATTTGTTTTCGGCTCTCGCACCCATGTAGAAGAATGCCCCTTTATTTTCAGGGTATCTTTTATTCAAACCTACATTTGTATCACCAGTCCATCTATAACGTAACATAACCTCAGTTGTCCAACCCCAATGAGGTCTTTGAGGGAATACTTGATAGGTATAACCTGGTAACTTATAGAATCCTTGGTAAAATCCTCCATTCAATCTGGCAAAATTTCCTACTAAATCACCATAACTGTCATACGATAAATCGTAGGTATATGAATCATCATTCCAAAGACGGTTACTTGTTGTTGTAAAACCTGTGATAGGATGAAGTTTCATTCTCCTATCATATTTGTATCTTGAAAACTTGTCGGATATGTTTGTATATAGACCAGTCGTTATCTCAATTGTTTCACCCGACATTCTTTTTACTAAACCATTATCAATACCCGTAAGACCAACATCACAAAGAGTTTGTGCTGATGGACAAAAATTTGGGTCGAGGTTGTCTGGGTTCCAGTAGTTTTCGGATACTATGGTATCAAAATCAAATGTTACCGCAGAGACTGTCGCAACAGTTGTCCCTGTCGAATTAAATTCAAATTTAAAAGGCATTCTATTACCGTCATCATCACCAATTAATAATGGTGAAAAAATTACCTCTTGGTCAAAGGTTTTTTCGTCTGACGCAAGACAAATATCCGTTATTTCATTAACAGGTAATAGGCCTAACCTTCTAAAATTGTATTGATTAATATTCTGATACGACATAAACTAATGATAAATACCTTGTGTCATAGTATTTATAGTTTAAAAAGAAGCGATGATTACAACAGATAAAGAATTTTATTCTTCACCATATTATTTCTTTTTAAGAGATAAAGGAAAAGACTATTCATTATATTTCTCTGTAGAGCCAACTCTTGTGGAAGCAAGAAAAAAAGATGAAATGATTAAGGTCCCTAAATCTAAGGTTAAACACGTCTTAAATTATTTGGAAAAATTATTGAAAAATAAATCAAATAAAAACACAAAAGACATGAAAGGGGAAATTGAGGAGCTAGTTGCAACCGATGGTTCAATGACAAACTCTAAAATCCCAATCTTAGACCCGAAACTTCACCCTAGAAAAACTATGGACCAAACTGTTGCAGCTTCCCGTATAACAAACGACCCAATTTCACGTGGTTACAGAACTTACTATGGCGAGTCAATCGAAGAAATGAGCGAAGAGGATATGTCTGCAGCTTTCGGATATGAAGAAACAAAAGACCTCGACGGAAAAGAAACTTTCAAGTATTTCAAAGATGAATTAGAAATGGGTTCCGAAGAGGCCAAGGACCGAACAGAACAACAAGGCAAAGACCCTTCAGGTAAAAGAGACAAAAAGTCAAAATACAGAAAAGACCCTAATTTTATTTCAAGACAAATTTTACCTGAAATCCAAAAACAAAAAGCAATAAAAATGTTAGAGGATATGTTGGCCAAGAAAAAGGATTCGTCGAACGCAGACATTTCAGAAAAAGAAAAAAATATAGAAGTTTCAAGTCTGCTTAAGAAAAATGCGAAATCTTTGTTGAAACAAATGGAAAAAGAAGGATTATCTAAAAAAGACTTTTTGAAATTACTAGACGGTGAATAAAGATTTATACGATAAGGAAATTGAATTACCCGCACACATAAGAAAGCATCTAAAAAAATCTTTCAAATATGTGGGAGAAGTTGATGAAAACACTGAAGGACTTAAAAGAAATAAAGAACTTCAAGACAAAAGATTTATTGGGTATAAACAATTGAAAAGAATAAAAAACTTTTTCGATAGTTTTAAGGGAAATCAAAACGAAAAGGAATTCATTCTAAACGGTGGTCATCTGATGAAAAATTTTGTGAATGATGAGTTAAGAAAAATGAGGGAATTTGGTCACCTTACTAAAAGAAATAAGATGGATGCAGGAATGCAGAATCAATTTATAAAACCTCACGAAAAAAAGGATTTTACAAATGTGAGACCTTCAAAAGAACATTCGAAAACCGTGGACAAATATACTGCCGCGGTAACTGAAAGTCTGAAAAGGATAAACGAAATAATTTCAAAATTGTAATTTATGTCAGAACAAATCAATGTTGATTTATCACAGAACATACCTAATACCCTTACCGCTATCGCAGACGCTGAGAGAGCAAAGTTAATTCCAAAAAACGATTTTAATGCGGTTGGGAATGAATACTCATCAGTTAATAGAGACGCTGTTGCCGACGGTGATTCAATGGGTAGAGGAACGGGAACATTTTTAGATGTTTACAATGTTAATGCAGGAACAATCACAGACATTGTTGAAAGAAAAAATGAAATAAAAATCAACAAATTCAATTCAAGTAAAACTTACCCTGATTTCTAATGAATCTAACGAACACACTAAAAGGTTTACTCACGGAGATTGCTTCCATACAAACAGTTCAAGATGCTGTCAATGGGAGAAAAGTTTGTGTGATATACTACGATGGTGACGAGCCAGGTGGTAGAGGACTTCGTGAAATAGAGCCCGTGGCTTTAGGTAAAAGTAAGGCAGGTAATTTAGTCATGAGAGGTTGGGATAGAGAAGGAGCATCTCACACAGGATATAAGGGTGAACAACCTTTACCTGGATGGAGATTATTTAGACTTGATAAAATCCTATCTATGAAACCAACAGGTGAAGTTTACAATACTCCGAAACCAAATTATAATTTTAACGGAGATAAGAGTATGGTATCAGTAATTACGATTGCTAAGTTTGATAATACTCAACCTCAAACAACATAATTTTATGAACGAGAACGATTTAATGAGTAGATTAGTGGCTTCAAAAGCCATAATGGACAGTCCAAAATTCAACCAATCTAGAAATAGTATTAGTGGTGGATTGCCACCAACATCTTTACAAGACTTCGATGTCCCACAAGCAAAATACAATATTCCACAGGAGTATTTACAAGAACAACAATCTGCACCTCTTCTGAGTCAAATCCCAAGAGAAAATACTAAACCTGTTGGAGTTCCTAGTGTCGATGCAATCAAGAACTCAAAATTACCTGACGAAATCAAAAGATTAATGATTGAACATCCGATTGCGCAAGCACAACAACAACAAGCAACTCTATCAAATGACTTAGTAGAAAAAGCTTCAAGATTAATGAAGAGAGAAGATAGTAACTACATTCCTGAATCTGCTAAGAACAAACAAACAACAAAAGTATCCTCAGGTATTGACTACAACATGATTCAAAAAATGATTGAAGAGGCCGTAGAGAAAGCATTAGAAAAAAATGGACTTTTGGTTGAAAGTGCAGAAAAAACTAATGAGATTTTCTCTTTCAAGGTTGGTAAACATATTTTCGAAGGAAAGGTTACAAAGATTAAAAAGTTATCCTAACATATTTCTTTATTCAACATAGATTGTTATATTTCTCCAATATAACAATTTTTTTATGCCCAAAATTAACGTATTAGTTGTCCCATCAGATAGAACAGGTGTTGGCAAATTTAGGTCTGTAGACCCTCACATTTTTCTACAAAATTTATATCCTGAAGAGTTTCATGTCGATATTATATATGAAGTTCCGTATAACGATGATTCTTTTTGGAAGAAATACCAAATAGTTGCGTTCCATAGAAGTTTAGGTGCTGATTTCGAAAAAGCCTATGAATTGATTCCGAGATTGAAATCAATGGGAATTAAAACAATATGTGACATCGATGACTATTGGATGCCAGGTAAGGAACACCCAATCCACGATGTAATAAGATTCAACAAAATAAATGAGAAAATTACAAACAATCTCAAAGTCGCCGAATTTGTTACAACAACTACCTCAATATTTGCAGACGAAATAAAAAAATTGAACAAAAACGTTTTCGTTTTTCCAAACGCAATTAACCCAACAGAATCACAATTTAAGGAACCAACACCTGAATCAGACAGATTACGAGTAGGTTGGCTTGGAGGTTCTTCTCATCTACACGACCTACAGTTGTTAGACCAATCATTCAGTAAGTTATCTAAACTTTCAGACAAACTACAGTTTGTAATTTGTGGATTTGACACAAGAGGAACAATAACTGAAATCAACCAACAAACAGGAGAACATAAAAAAAGAAACATATTACCACACGAAACTGTTTGGGCTAATTACGAAAAAATATTCACACAAGATTTCTCTATTGTATCCGAAGAATATAAAAATTATCTTTTGAAATACTCTCAAGAATCTTACCCTGAAGAAAACAAAGAATCATATATCAGAGTCTGGACCAAACCAGTTCAGTCATATGCAAAAAACTATTCAAAGTTCGACATATCTTTAGCACCAATTAAAAATCATATGTTCAACAGAATGAAATCTCAACTTAAAGTAATTGAGGCTGGTTTTTACAAAAAAGCAATAATTGCTTCTAACTTAGGTCCTTATACAATAGATTTAAAACACGCTTTAAAAAATGGAGAATTTACAGACGGTAATGCTCTTTTAGTTGAAGAAAATAGAAATCATTCAGATTGGGCTAAGTTTATAGAAAAATTAGAAAAAAATAGAAATTGGGTTACCGATTTAGGTGAAAGGTTGTATGAAACCGTGAAGGACAAATATGATTTGAACATAGTCACCAAACATAGAGCAGAGTTTTATAAATCTATATTATGATAAACATTCCACTTAGTAAGATTCTTTTTTTAGATATCGAAACCGTTGGAGTCCAACCCAATTGGGATTCCTTGGTAAAAAACCAACCAGCGTTGTCTTTCCAATTTGAAAACTATTTTGATTGGTTTCAAAAAAGATTCCCAGAAGATGCGGACAAACCAATCGGTGATATGTTCGTCAATAGAGCGGCACTTGTCCCTGAGTTTGCAAGAATTGCATGTATAAGTGTTGCATTTGTGACCGAACAAGGTAACACACGAATGCAATCTTTCAGTGACCCTGATGAGAAAAAGATATTATTTGAAGTTCAGAAACTTTTACAAAAAGTTGGGGAGTTAGGTTTTTTTCTTTGTGGACATAATGTAAAAGGTTTTGACATTCCAATGTTGGCTAAAAGAATGATTATAAACGGTTTTCAACCACCAAAGATATTACCAGGACACGATACGAAACCTTGGGAAATAAAGGCTTTTGACACTAAGGAATTTTGGCAATACGGTGGCTATGGCTCAATTGCATCCTTGGAACTTATGTGTGTATGTTTGGGTGTAGAATCTTCGAAGACCATGGAAATTACAGGTAATAAGGTTCATGACGCTTTTTGGGTAAAAAAAGATATTGAAGGTATTGTAAAATATTGTGAGAAAGATGTGTCTGTATTAATTGATGTAATTAAAAAAATTCAAAAACTTAAATAACATGCAAAAAAAAGATGAAGAACTTCTGAAAGAAATCATGGAACAATTCCAAAGGATAAAGGATGAGGTAGGTATGGAACCTGATGAGAATTACCAACGTGAGTTGGAAGATTTATTTGGGATGTCCATGGAACAAATGAATGCCGACGCAACAATTGCATTACAGACACAAACGGTTGAGATTGAACTAATTCATGAGGACGCAATCTTTCCATCATATAACTACCCAACTGATTCAGGATTTGATTTATATTCTGTTGATGAAATGACCTTAGAACCATTTGGAAGAGGTTTGGTTTCTACTGGTCTAAAGTTCAATTTCGAAGAGGGATATGAAATACAAATAAGAACCAAAAGTGGATTAGCAGTTAATCAAGGTTTAATGGTCTTAAACTCGCCAGGCACCGTAGACCAAGGATACACAGGGGAAATAAAAGTGCCTGTTTTTAATGCAAACCCAACCAAATTTACAATCTCAAAAAACATGAAAGTTGCTCAAGCAGTTCTTTGTCCTGTGAAAAACGGAAGATTTGTCAATTTAGTTCCTGTTGATGAGATTGGTCAAAAAGACAGGGGAGACAATGGTTTTGGAAGCACAGGAATTTAAATTTTTGATAATGGGAAAATACTACGAAAATCTGGACACTTTGATTGAATTAATCAAAAAACTAGAGAGGAAACATTTGCTCGCTGAGTTTATTTTGGATTGCATCCAAATATCCAAAATTGACCCCAACAAAACACCACACGAAATTATAAAAGAAGCAAAGAAAAAAAGATTAGGATAATGATAACAGTTGGTTATTCAAGCAGAGAACACAAGCCTGAATTTATAGAATATTTAAAAAAGTCATCAGGATACAAAAAAATTAACGTTATTGAAAAAATAAATAACGGAGAAAAATCATTGGCTCAAGTTTATAACGAAATTCTGAAAGAATCAGAAACTGATATTATCGTATTTTGTCATGATGACATTTATTTCGATACAAACTCCTGGTATTCCAAAATCACTAAACATTTCGAAAAAACCGACTATGGTATTATCGGTATGGCAGGAACAACATCTATGCCCGCGAGTGGAAAATGGTGGGAGGATAGAAGAAAAATGATAGGAATTGTTAATCACGAAAGTGGAGGAAAAAAATGGGAATCAAAATACTCGGAATCAATTGGTAGTTCGGTGACTCCTGTGATTGTCTTGGACGGTGTTTTCATTGCTGTCAGTAAAAGTCGAATTAAGAAAAACTTCAATGAAGAATTCGAAGGATTTCATTTCTATGATATCCCATTTTGTTTTGAAAACTTTATGGAAGGTGTTAAGATTGGAGTAATCACAAATATAAGAATAACTCACAAATCAATCGGTGCCACCAATGACCAATGGGAAAAAAATAGACAGTTATTCGAAACCAAATACAGCCAAAACCTACCTGTCAAAATACCATATGATACTCAAAGAAAAATTAGAGTTTTATTGAGTTGTTTATTTTTTAAAACTTTTACCGGTTCTGAATTATACGTTTATGAATTAGCACAAAAATTACAAAAATTGGGTTGTGATGTTACAATCATGTCTCAAATAGGTGGAGTGTTAACCGATATGGCAAAAAGACAAGGTATCAAGGTTATAAGTTTCGAACAAGCGCCTGGTTTTAAATTGGGTGACGGGAAATGGGGATTTACAACGGAAAAAGGATTTCAACCTTCTACACCAAATATGATGTATAGAGTTACAGAGGCGCCATTCGATATTATTCATATGCAACACAAACCTGTTGCGGAAAGGATGATTCAATTCTATCCTGAGGTTGAAAAAGTTTATTCGATACATTCTGAAGTCATTGAATTAGAAAATCCAATCAAACATGAATCTATAAAAAAATACATTGCAATCAGACCTGAAATAAAAAATTATATGATTGAAAATTTTCAGATTTCTGAAAATGAGATTGAAGTGATTTATAACCCTATAGATGAAAACAAATTTGTTACTAAGAATGTAAAAAAAGAAAACGCGATATTGTTTGTTGGGACTATAGATTATCTTAGAAGAGAAACAATAATGGATTTGATTGACTACACAAAAGAAAATGAAAAGGAACTTTGGATTGTTGGAGAGGATAAATCGAATTATCTTCCACAAATTCTTTTGAATTCACACGTCAAGCATTTCCCACCAACTTGGAATGTTGAAAGTTTTATAAATAGATGTTCAGAGACAGCCGGAATACAATTGGGTAGAACAACAATAGAGGGTTGGTTATGCCAGAAACCAGGTTGGATATATAAGGTAGATTCGAATGGATTTATTATTTCTAAAGAACTTTATCAAGTTCCCGATGACGTTGAGAAATACCACAGTAGTAAAGTAAGTGAAAAAATAAAAAATATATACAGAGAAGTTTTATCATGATTATTCTAACCACCACTTTTAACTGCGAACAATTCATTGAAAGGTGTTTGTTGAGTATAATGGGTCAAAAATTCAAAGATTTTATATGTTACATAACTGATGATTTATCTACGGATAAAACTAGAGAAATCATCAAAAGGACTATATCTGACGACCCAAGGTTTATTCTTATTGAAAATCATATCAAGTTTTATCAACCAGGCAACTACGACCAAATAATAAGATGGAGAGGTATTGAAGGGGAAGAAATCTGTGTTGAGATTGATGGAGACGATTGGTTACCAAACTCACAAGTTCTGTCCAATATTGCAAAAGTCTATGAAGATAAAAATGTTTGGATGACAAGTGGTTCGTTCAAGTATCATGACGGAAGACCAGGTTTTGCAAATCCACCTACGACAAATGTAGATGTAAGAAAACAAGTTTTCACCCTTTCTCACATGAGAACATGGAAATCTTGGCTTTGGAAAAAAATTGACGAAAAAGACTTGAGAGACGACAAAGGTAACTATTGGGATGTTGCTGGTGACCTATCTTTTATGTTTCCGATGTTTGAAATGTCAGGTATGGAACATTATAGATTTTTGACCGACATAAATTATATTTACAATGAATCTAACCCACTCAATGACCATAAAGTCAATATGAACAAGGTTATTGAAACGGTCAATAAAATCAGAAACAAAACCCCCTACACAAAACTATGAGTTTTGATTCAAGTATAGAAAACATTATTTTGGAAATTAACCAAACAAAAAAAATAGACAACATCCTCCACATCGGAGCGTGTTTAGGTGAAGAAGTAACTTTTTACAACAGACTCAATCCAAAAAAAGTTTACTGGTTCGAACCAAACCCAAAACTATTGAGCCAATTAGAAAAAAACCTTGCAGGATATAATTTTGAAAACTCATTATTTCCCTATGCGGTAAGCAATAAGAAAGGAGTTGCTAGTTTCAACATAATTGAAAACACATCGAAAACAAACCCAGGATGTTCATCCCTTCAGGATTTGAAAATCCACTTGGAACTTTATCAAGATATACAGAAAGTTGATACTTGCCAAGTTAATACAATCAACATAGATGAATTCATTTCTGAAAATAATTTAGAGTCTAATTTCGATTTAGTCAGTCTTGATACACAAGGACATGATTTTGAAATACTTAATTCGAGTGAATTAATTTTTAATGCGAATATAATAGTAATTGAGACGGCTAAAGTAGAATTATACGAAGGTCAGAAAATTGACACAGAAATAGATTCATTAATGGAGTCCAAGGGATTTCATAAAAAATACTATCACCAATTTCATAGTGTTTGGGGTGATACTCTATATGTAAAAAATTAAAGTGATGTCGAATTTAATATCAGCACACCTTATGGGTGGATTAGGAAATCAATTGTTTGAGGCTGCACACGCTTTAGCTCAAGGCTGGAAACACAACAGAGAGGTAAAATTCTTTCCTGATTCTTGGACACCAGGTCAAGGGAGAAATGCTAAAAATTACATCGATAACGTATTCAGAAACTTGGAATTTTCAGATAAGATTGAAGGTTTTACACACGTATATGAAGGACCTTTCGAGTATTCTGAAGTGAATCCACTGGAAACCAATACCTCATTCTATGGATACTATCAAAGTTCCAAAAATTGGTTTGGATACGATGAAAAAATAAGAGATATTTTTCAACCTAACCCTGAATTGGTCGAAGAAATGAAATTAAAATATCCTCAATTATCCCAACCAAATACTTTATCTCTCCACGTCAGAAGAAGTGAATATCTTCAATTCCCTGAGATTCACCCAACAATTAGTTTAGAGTATATTCAAGAAGCTCTAAAAGTAATTGGGGAATACTCAACAGTATTTGTTTTCAGTGATGACCACGATTTTGTTAAACAAAATTTAAATTTTCCAAGTGTAGTTTATGTAAATGAGTCTGAGGATTGGAGAGAATTATACTTAATGGGACTCTGTCAAAATCACATAATATCAAACTCCACTTTTTCATGGTGGGGTGTATTTTTGAACAAAAACTTAAATAAAAAAATTGTCGCCCCATCTCGTTGGTTCGGTCCTAAAGGTCCTAATGCAAAGGATATCTACGAATCTTACTGGCACACTATAAATTGTGATTGGGTTGAGGGTGGAAGATTAATTCCTCTAAAAAATGATTAATACAAGTCCAAACAGCGAATCTTGTCAAATATCTGACGTAAAAAAAATTGTTACATCTCGAAACTTCAAATTGGATGGTGATGTAATTGAATTTGGAACTTTCACAGGTGGGAGCACCAAAGTCCTTTCAGGTCTTTTCCCCGATAAAACCATCTTCACAATAGACCATTTTCAAGGGTTAGAAAAAACAAACAAAAACGTTCCTAAAGATAGTGATTGGATTGAGAGAGCATTTGCTTTGGACAATCCTTTGTATAAACATATTTCTAGTGTTCCAAAATCTATAGAAGAACTTAAAAATAGATTCAAAGGTCATAATAATATCGAAATGATTATATCGGATATCCATGACTTAACTGAACCTTCGGATTATAATATCTCAAAAATTTCCATATGTAACCTTGATGTTGACATTTATGAACCAGCAGTTTCTTCATTAGAGTTTTTAACAAAATGCGAATGGTCCGAGATATTCATCAGGTTTGACGATTGGCACGGAGGTGAATCCGAATACGACCAACATGAACGTTTAGCATTCGTAGAGTGGATTGAAAAATATAAATATGATTTCCAAATAACTCACGGTGGTTATATAGGTGGGGTCCACGTAAAAAGAGCAAGATGAACAACTCAAACCTTTCATGTAAATTAGAAATTTTAAAAGAGATATCGAAAAAATATTCTCTAATTGGTGATGTTTTGGAGTTTGGAACTTGCACTTGTCAAAGTGCAATCCAACTTGCCACAATGTTTCCTGACAAAACAGTATTCACAATTGACCATTTTCAAGGACTTGGAAAAAGTTCCAAACCATTACCATCCTCAAGTGATTGGAGGGAAGGTTCTTTTGCGTTGGGTGCATGGAACGCAAAAGGTTGCGAGTTTCCAAAAACAATAGATGAGGCCCTGCAAAAACTATCAAGTAAGCCAAATATAAAACCAATTATCTCAGATATTCACAAATTAACACATCCATCAGATTACGGAATCGGAAAAATTTCTATATGTAATGTTGATGTAGACATATATGAACCAACGGTATCATCACTCGAATTTTTGTTAAAATGTGAATGGTCAGAGGTTTTCATAAGATTTGATGATTGGCATGGTGGGAATTCTGAATATGACCATCACGAAAGGCAGGCCTTCAACGAATGGATAAATAAACATAATCTCCAATTTGAATTAACCCATAATGGGACTTATGGTGGAGCATATATTAAAAGATAAAAAATGGAAAAAAAATTAATCAGGAAAGTATCAGATTGGTGGGGTGAATATGATTGTTCATCAAACCGCAACATGCCAAAGTATATACAATGGCTATCTAGAGAAACTGAAACACCACACGAAGTTAGTGTATATGTTGATAACTACATTAAAGATTGGGGATTCAATGACCCATCAAGAGAAAAAATTGGATGGTTACTCGAATCACCACAGATGAATGAGCACACAATCAAATATCTCTTAGATAATATTGACAAAACAAGGGAACATTATAAGTGGATATTCACTTGTATGGATAGTCTTGTCGAAATGGGTGCACCATTTGTTTACAATATATCAAATGCGGTTCCTTGGATTTGGGAAAGAAATAGAATGATACACCCAAAAACTAAACTTGTATCCATGATTGCATCCAATAAAGGATGGTTGAGGGGTCACCAAAACAGACTACAATGGGTTGAGAGATTGAAAGATAAAGTGGACCTATTCGGTTCAGGCAGACCCCACCAAATAAACGATAAAGAGGATGGATTGAGAGATTATATGTTTTCAGTCTCAATTGAAAATGATAATTCTGACACATACTTCACAGAGAAACTTACAGATAATTTTGTTATGGGAACTGTCCCTGTATATTATGGTTCGAGGAAGGTCGTTGAGAAATACTTCGACCCAACAGGAGTAATATTCTTGGAGGATGACCCCGACTTGTCAAGTTTAACTGTAGAAAAATATCAGTCCATGATGCCCGCAATTGAAAGAAATTTCAAGAAAGCGTTGGAATTACCACTAGCAGAAGATTACATGTGGGAAAACTATCTTAAAAATTTATTCTAATGAAATATCTTGTTTTAGGCTCCGAAGGACAAATCGGAATGGAATTATGTAAATTCCTCAGAAACAAAGGGGAAACAGTAATAGAATTTGATAACGCTAAAATACCCAGTCAAGATTTAAGAATACCAAATATCATTGATGATTTGGTGATGGAATCTGATTTTGTGATGTTCTTGGCTTTTGATGTTGGTGGTTCAAGATATTTGAAAAAATATCAACACACATATGAATTTATTGAAAATAATACAAAGCTAACACTATACACTTTTGAAAGTTTGAAAAAACATAACAAACCTTTTATATTTGCATCATCACAAATGGCAAATATGTCATATTCACCATATGGAGTTTGTAAAAGTTTAGGTGAGATTTTCTCAACTGCACTGAATGGAGTCACAGTCAAGTTTTGGAACGTGTATGGACCTGAACATGATTTGGAAAAATCACACGTTGTGACTGATTTCATATTAAAGGCTAAAAAAGGTCAAATTACAATGATGACCGATGGAACAGAAGAAAGACAGTTTTTACATGCTGAGGATTGTTCAAATTGTTTGTATATTCTTTCACAAAAATATAATGAGATTGATAGGTCAAAAAACCTACACATAACAAATTTTGAATGGAATACAATTTTAGAAGTTGCAAATATTATTCGTGAGACAATTCCTTGTGAAGTCATTCCTTCAACCGAAAAAGATTCTGTTCAACTTAATAAAAAGAACGAACCCGACCCTTACATATTGAATTTTTGGAAACCTGAGATATCCTTGAAAGAGGGTATCAATAAAATTATAAATGAAATGACAAATTAGTATGAAACAAAAAAAAGTAGTTGTTTTAGGTGGTGGAGGATTCATAGGGGGGCATTTGGCTAAAAGATTAAAAGAAGAAGGATGTCACGTTAGAATATGTGATATAAAAAAACATGAATACTTTTTCCAAGATGAAATATGTGATGAATTTATTTTGGGTGATTTGACTGACCCAAAGGTTGTGGAATTGGTAATCGAAGAAGGTGTTGACGAAATTTATCAGTTAGCTGCAGATATGGGGGGTGCTTTGTATATTTTCACAGGAGAACACGATGCAGATGTAATGTATAACTCAGCAATGATTAATCTCAATGTTGCAAGAGAATGTGTTAAGAAAAAAGTAGGAAAGGTTTTTTACTCTTCTTCTGCTTGTATGTATCCCGAGCACAATCAATTAGACCCCAACAATCCAAATTGTGAAGAATCTTCAGCATATCCTGCAAATCCAGATTCGGAATACGGATGGGAAAAGTTATTCTCAGAGAGAGTATTCCTTTCATTTCATAGAAACTATGGACTCAATGTTAGAATAGCAAGATTTCATAATATTTTTGGACCTCAAGGAACTTGGAAAGGGGGTAGAGAAAAATCACCCGCAGCGATGTGTAGAAAAGCTGCAGAATCAAAAGACGGTGATGAGATAGAGGTTTGGGGAGAGGGTAATCAAACCCGTTCATTTCTTTATGTAGACGAATGTGTAGAAGCTGTGTTAAGATTAATGAAGTCTGACTTTACCGGACCTGTCAACATAGGAAGTGAAGAAATGGTTTCAATCAACGAATTAGCAATTCTAGCAATCAATATTTCAGGTAAGAAATTAAAAGTCAAAAATATTGCAGGTCGAGAGTTTGAAAAAAAATACGGTTTCAAGTGTCCGTTGGGTGTTAAGGGAAGAAACTCAGACAACAAGTTATATAGAGAAAAAATTGGATGGGAAGTTAGTCAACCTTTAGAAGTTGGTATAAGAAAAACATATCAATGGATTAAATCTCAGGTTGATGACTATGAGACACAAACCCCTTGGATATATGAAACACCTGACAATGGTAAAACAGTTTATAGAAGAGAAATAAACAATCCAATTAGAAAAAAAATTAAATAAAATGATAAATGTCCCTGTTAGTGTCGGAGAGTTAATTGATAAACTTTCCATCCTTCAAGTAAAAAAGACAAAAGTAAAAAATACAGAAAAACTTGAATACATCAAAAAGGAATTCGAGTTACTTTACAACTTGTCTTCAGAATATTTGAACGATATGACAATTGAAAATTTATACCACGATTTGGTAAACACAAACTCAAATCTGTGGGAAATTGAGGATAGACTCAGAGTTTTGGAACTTGAAAGTAAATTCGAGGGTGAGTTTATAGATTTGGCTAGAAAAGTGTATATCACAAACGACAGAAGATTCGAATTGAAAAACGAAATCAATTCAATCACTTCATCTGAAATAAGAGAAGTAAAAGAATATGTGAACTACAAAAGATAAAAATTAAATTTATACAATGGCAAAAACGACGAGAAAGTTGAGTGGAACGACCGCTCAGAGAGATGAGGCACAAATAAAAACAAAGAAAGACTTAATTTGTTCGATAGTAAAAAAGAAAACCAAACAAAAATTTTTATCTGAAAATCAAAAAATATATTACGACACACTTTTAAATAATCAAATTACAATCTGTTCAGGACCAGCAGGTGTTGGTAAAAGTTATGTTGCAATGAAATGTGCAATAGACTTACTTTCTGACCCTCTAACTCCTTTCGAAAAGATTATCATCGTCAGACCGGCGGTGGAGGCAGAAGAAAAATTAGGTAGTTTACCTGGTGGCGTTGAAGAAAAGTTAGACCCATACATTTTTCCATCATACTATCTTTTGAATAAAATAATAGGTAAAGAGACGAGAGAAAAACTTAAGGAAGCTGAAGCTATTGAGGTCTTTGCATTAGCTTATATGAGAGGTATGAATATTGATAATTCAATACTCATTTTCGAAGAAGCTCAAAACTCAACTCCGAGTCAAATGAAATTATTATTGACAAGAATAGGATTCAATTCGAAATTTTTCATATCAGGGGATTTGGAACAATTTGACAGACATAAAGATAAAACACAAACAGGTTTATGGGACGTGATTAGAAGATTCGATGACATTGAAGATGTTGGCATTTTCGAATTCAAACCTTATGATGTAGTTAGAAATCCATTGATTTCGAAAATATTAAAAAAATACGAACAATGAGAATTGGAATCGAAATAAATGGAGTTTTAAGAGACACCTTAAAAAAGATTCAAGAAGTTTATGAGAAGTGGTTTATAGAAAATCGTTTCGATGATGACGAAGAACCTAAAGGTGAAGTTTTTTCAGAATTGAATTCCTTAGAAATTATGAAACATCTTAAATTTAAAGATGAAGATGAATTATATAATTTCTTATACAAAGAGTATACTATGGAAATATTCGGTCATGCCGGTTCTAAGGAATATAACGGTATGAATGATTTTAATGATTTTTATTTGGACATGAGAGAAGAACATGATATTATTGTTGTTTCTGACGAAATAGGAAAATCGAAACCAGCTTCTTTATTTTTTCTATCCAAGTTCGGATGTCTTACAGAAAACGTCAAATTTTATAGTGAATCTACAATAAATTATCTTTGGGACAGCGTAGACGTTTTACTTACTGCAAATCCAAACCTATTATTAAATCATCCTTCTAATGTGGAAGTCATTAAATATGAAACGTCATACAATAAGGATATAAATACAAACCATTCAATTCAGTCGATAGGAGAATTGAAATCAAAATTGAACAAACTTTATGATTAGTGTTTTAGGTGAAACTTATTATATCGATTTGGATAAAGTCGAAAATTATTTAGACATGTCCAATGATGAAAACTACGAGCCACTTTCAGGAACATCTGAAATGAGAATAAATGTTATTAAATTTGAACTCATAAAATTATTATTAGAAACTGTTCTATCAGAACAGGAACCTCTCGAAGATAAGTTAGGTTTAAACAATCCGAAGAACGTTAGTATACCGTTCAAATTGGCATTTAATACCTTACTAAACAAAAAATTAATAAATCATTATTGATATGCAGGCACCAGTAAAAGAAAAATTAGAAATTTCAATCAAAAATTTGGAAGACAAAAAAGCCAGAATTTATTTTTTGGTTCAAGATACCAAAAACAACGCTAAAGCTTCTGTTAGATTTATCTATCAAGTTGCAAAAACCCTTTTGGATAATGGATTCAATCCAATCATTTTACATGAAAAGAAAGATTACTTAGGTGTAAATTGGATGGGTGAGGAATACATGAAGATTCCTCATAAAACAATTGAAGGTGAGAATTTAGAAATTTCTCCCGAAGACTTTTTGGTAATCCCCGAGATATTTGGATACGTTATGGAGCAAGTTAAACAATTGCCATGTGCTAAAATTGTTATAACTCAACAATATGCTCACATGTTAGAAACTCTCAATCCAGGTCAATCGTGGTCACAGTTTGGATTTTACAAATGTATAACTACCAATTTCAAACAAAAAGAATATATCGAGAAGGTAATGAGACAATCCTCAATTGATGTTTTGAAACCTTATATAAATGATAAGTTCCAACCAAAAAATTTACCACCAATGCCGATTATTGGTATTCACACCAAAGAACAATCTGATGCGGTGAACATAATCAAAACTTTTTATCTCAGGTTTCCACAATATAGATGGTTTACCTTCCGAGACTTAAGAGGGTTGTCGGAAACAGAATTTGCAAACTCTTTGAAAGAATGTTTTGTCAGCGTTTGGATTGACGATAAGAGTGGATTTGGAACATTTCCTTTAGAATCCATGAAATGTGGTGTTCCTTGTATTGGCAAAATTCCAGATTTGATGCCCGATTGGATGAACGAAGACAATGGGATATGGATTACAGACCAAACATTATTCCCTGATGTATTAGCAGATTTTGTTCAAAATTGGTTGGAGGATAACATCAAACCTGAACTTTACGAACAATTTCAAAAAACAGCAGAAACTTTCTCAAATAAACAAGAGTTTGAAGAGAACGCAGTTGAACTATTTCAATCGTATCTAACCACAAGAGCAAACTCATTTAAAGAACAAATGTCAAAAACAGAAAACTAATATGGAAAACAAATTTTCAGTATCTGTAATATTACCTATCAAATCTTCTAAAGCAAAAGACTTTGAAGAGTATTTTAATAAAGCAATCAATTCAATCAAAAATCAGTCTGTAGAGCTAGAGGAAATTCTAATCGTTCATTCAATTGAAGAATCACTTCAAGAATTTTTGAAAAGTTATAATTTCGAAAATCTGAATGTAAAATTATTAGAGTGGAGTCAAAAACCTAATTACTGTTCTCAAGTCAACTTCGGAATTAAAAATGCGAAAGCAACTTGGATTTCTCTTTTTGAATTTGATGATGAATACTCAAATATTTGGTTCAAAAATGTAAAGAAATACGCTGAATCATATCCTGATGTTCAGATGTTCTTACCAGTAGTTGTCGAAGTGGACGAAAAAGGGACCTTCGCTGGTTTCACAAATGAAGCAACGTTTGCGGCAAACTTTACACAAGAAATGGGATTCTTGACAAATGACACACTTCAAGATTATCAGAACTTCCAAACCGCAGGGTCAGTATTCAAAAAATCTTTGATTGATGATTTTGGTGGTTTCAAACCCTCAATCAAACTCACTTTTATTTATGAGTTCCTTTTGAGACTTACGTATAATTCAGTTTCTATTATGACTATACCCAAACTTGGTTACAAACACGTTAACCTTAGAGAGGGTTCAATATTTTGGAATTACAAAAATGGTGATTCGAAAATGTTAGAAGATGAAGTTAAGTTTTGGCTACAGACAGCCAAGAAAGAATATTTCTTTACTGACGACAGAGTCATAAAATATGAATCACCAAATGCGTAATGCAAGAAACCCTCTCCGCTTTAACAGAAGATATATCATCGAAAAAAAGGGGTAGGAAAGCAGTTAAAGAAAATTATTTTGACGTAAGGGAAGAGACTGCGGTAAGAAACTTTTTGTTAGCCGAATCTTCAGAAGAAAAAAATAAAATCTATAACGAATTCCTAAGAGCTCCTTTGGATAAGATGATATCATCTATTATCCGAAGATACAAATTGTATCGTAAAGATATGGATTTCATTGAAATACACACTGACACTCATTCTTTCCTGATGACAAAGGTGGATAAATTCAAACCCTCTAAAAACAAAAAAGCTTATTCTTATTTCGGCACTATTTGTAAGAATTATTTGATGGGTCAAATAATTAAAGACCAAAAAGAGACGAACAGAAAAATATCTTATGAGGATATATCCTCAATGATTGAAGAGCGTCCAGATATGATTTACACAATTGATGATGACGTTTTGGAAACAGATGTATTGATTGTAGAATATCTCAAAGAATTGAAGGATTTTATTGAGGTAGAAAACTTGAATGAAAATGAAAAAAAGTTGGGTTATGCACTCATAGACTTGTTTGACAACTACGAAAGTATTTTCTCCGGCGCAGATAACAATAAATTCAATAAAAATGTAATCTTATTGTCATTGAGAGAGATGACAAATCTAAGCACCAAAGAAATCAGAAGTTCAATCAAAAGATTCAAAAAGTTATACTTGGTTATTCAACATAAATTAAAAAATTAATGAAAAAGTATTTATTGATATGCCAAGACCACAAAGAAAAGAAATTAATTTCACTAAGGACTCCATCCTTGCCTTGATGCAAGAGATATACAACGAACTTGTAGAACAAAGACAAACCGCTATTCGTATCCAAAATAAAATGTTGTCAATGTTAAAGGACCCTGAAGACATGACAACCATAGGTCCCGTTATAGAGAAACAACAAAAAATTGTAAACGATTGTGTTGAGAAAAAAATAAGTCTTTCGAAACTACAGTCTAGTATTTGGGAAAAATCCAATAATTCACAGGAAAGCTTCTCAATGGCTGATTTGGATGACGACCTACTTCAAAATCTCATTGAAAAGGATGTTTCTAATGACGAGGGAACATACAAAATGAGATAAGATGCAAGCTAACAATGTCATAGATTTAACAAGTGGGGAACAAAGAGTAAACTCAAGAATAAGCGCTCTCAAGGCCGCGGTGGAAACTCTTAAAGCTGAAAAAGATTTATCAAAGTCAGTTGCGAACTCATTTGCCGAATCAAAAAATTTTACAACAAGTCAACTCGATAAAGTAAAAGATTTACAAAAAAGGTATCAAAGAAATCCCCCTAATTCGTTAGACCAATTAATAGGATACATCTTTCAAACTAAAGGACAAGGTTCTGAAACATTAAAATATCTAAGAAAAAAACTTTTAGAGGTAGCTACTACCTTAGAGCCAAAAGCCGCCGCAATTCTCAAAGAAGAATCTATAAAAGCTTTAGGTTGTTCACAAGAACAAACCTATAAAGGTGTATCACCTTCTTTACTTCAACTTCAACCACTCTCAACAATTCCTCAGGGACCTAATGATGGATTCCTTTACATACCCGTGCAATCAATCGATTTTTTAGAAAATTTAAAAAATGCACCCGATACTAAGATAGGAAAAGTTTATTACGAAAAACCAGAGCCATCCGCTGACCCAAAATTTAAACCATTTGGTGGGATTGATTATTATCCAATGAATAAACAACTCTATCAACTCATGGAACCTTCAAATAGTGGTAGAAGTTTATCTCAAATCTTGGGAAAAAATTACCAAGGAAAATCAGGACAGAATTTATTTGATGTTCAATATACCACAACAAATGGATTGGGTATTACTGGTAACTTTTATCGTGTTGCGTTAATTGATAGGGAAAATAATGCTGGGTTAACCTCTAACAAGGTTGGTGAATTTATCTCGGACTACTATAGCACAATAACCATAAATGACCCAGTGGATATTGGTGCACAGCTTGTTAACATAATTTCAGGTGCAATTGATATTGAAGCCAAAACAGGGTCAGGGCAAATCGATAATCAATCAAGATATGGAATCATATTACAGAGGATTTTGGGATTATGTTTTGATAACAGAAGGGAGATTGATGTCAGTGGAATTGCAAAGATAGCCGAATTAGATGGGGTTGATGAAAGCTTTTTTGAATTCAATGAGATTGATTTAAGAAATATTGATATACAAATTTCAAACATCAAAAATGGTGTGATGGAATTTGAAGACTGTGATAATATCAAACTCCCAGTAGACGCTACAAATTTAGTTGACCAATTAATTGCTTTTAGGGATTTAACTGGTGCCACAGTAGAAGAAAAAGTTGGTGTTTTGGAACAAATTCTAGATTCAATAGTAGAAAATCCTGAATGGAAAGTTTATGGAATCAATAATTTGAATTTGGATGTTTCTGTGAACAACAAAATTCTGAAAACTTTGCCATTAGCGGTTGTGGCAAATATTCTATCGCCAAAGGTTCTTTTACCAATATTCTCTGTGATGGCCATAACACAATCGGCTGCAACATTTACCTATAACCAAGCAGTTACAAGTGCCAACACTTACATAAATTCCGCGAATACAATAATCAATTCAGGAAACACCATGGCTACTGAAATTGGTCGAGAGGGTAGTAACATCATCACAAGTGGAACTGATTTTACAAAAAAATGGAAACAATTTATGATTTCCATGGTCACCAAAATCAATGCTGAATTTCTGAAAACACTTTATGATATTTTGAAAAGGGACATATTGAATTTAATTAGTATCATAATAAAAGATGTCGAAAATTCCAAAAGATTAAAAAACTATGCAATCATACTTAGATTAATTGAACTTGTATTAATAGTATCTCAATTAGTAAATGATTTTGCAAGGTGTAAAGATTTGACAAAAAATATTTTATTACTATTGAACTCAATCAATGGAATTTCTAATAATGCAATCCCTTTGGCATTGTTACCCGCAGCAGCAATATTACCAGGTTTTTCACCTCAAAGAGCAAACATTAACTTTTTGGAAAAATTACAGGCCTTGGGAATACCCACAGGTGTATTACCCGATGGCTCCCCCAATTTAATGAATTTGTATAATTTACTAACCAATAGAGCAATTGACGAGGAAAGAGCAGCAAACGAAAAAGTGGAAATCGTATTAACAAGCCCAATTAGTGGAGTCGGAAAAGCAATATAATTTATGACAAAAGAACAACTTGACGAAATTGTAAAAGAACAACCAAATCTGAATAATTTACCAAACAACTTATTGGTCAAATACATGGATTTATTGACAGATGATTTCGAATCAACAAAGAAAAATATTATCGCAGGGACGATTTATTTAGATAAAGTTGAAATGTTATATAATAATATTTTGAAAATTTACAACGATAGAGGAAATGGATAACAATTCAATTTTTTTTCAGGTAAGAGTTATCGATAACAATGACCCAATGATGCTCGGTAGAATTAGAGGGTGTCTCGAAATTGATAACGTTGAGGACATTTTAAGAGCAGTGTCGGACCCACCGTGGAATCCAGAGAAAGACCCTTGGACATCCCGTGACCCATTGGTATTTAATCCGCTCCTACCATACTTCTTATACCAAGTCCCCAAAAACGAGGAAATGGTTCAGGTTATATATTTGAACAAAGATTTCAAATATCAGAACCAATATTATGTTCAAAACACATATTTTAGCCCAACTTCAACATTCAATCAATTCCAATTTGGCGCAAATAAATTTACAGGAACGGGTATGCAAATCAAAAGCCCAAAACCTTTAAAAAACCAAGATGGAACTTATTCTGATAAGGCAATACATAAAGGTGTTTTTCCTGAACCTGGTGATAATGCTTTATTGGGTAGGGGTAGTGCTGACGTAGTCATCAAACAGGACGACGTTTTATTAAGAGCGGGTAAATTCAAAGGGGAAACTTTACAACCTAATGTTGTCCCCGTCAATAATCCCCAAAGGAGTTTTCTTCAACTTTCAAGATTTCAATACATTAAAAGAAATCAGCCAGATAGAACGTTTTATCAGTTACAAGAAAATGTAGTTTTGGTAAAATATCTTATAGAATGGGTTCTCAACAATCCCGAAAATTCCCAAGACAAATTCAATGGTTCGGTTTTTCTTTATCAGTTGAAACCTGACGCAACCGTAAACTCTAAAAACTTAAAAGTTGATAGTGTAGTTAAGGAAAATCTTAAATTCTTGGTGACGAAACAAAGTTTCACAATGTTGTCAAAAGAGGATGCCATCAAATATATAAATAATTTTATCAGGGACTGTAACAGTTCAGATAGAACCGTAGGTGGTAGAGTTGTTTTTCCGAATAACAACGCTGCCGAAAAGTTCCCAATATTTTATAGACCAAGTCGATTGATGAGTGAAAAACTAAATCTTACGACCCCGTCAGGTGTTAATGCAACATCAATTGAGGTCAAGAACATTTCGGATGTTTATAATAACATAAAATTATTATCAGGAATAAAAGGTGGTTATGGTCTCATATATGCAAAAAATAAAGTTGGTGAACCTCAAACAATTAAAAAACTTAAAGTTCCTGACGTAAAATATATAAACCAACAAAATACAGTTGGGGCTCTAGGTGGTGACAAATTATTCTTACTATCACATAATTCTCAAATTCCAGGTAAAGGAAAAATAAATTTTGACAATACCTTGTATGGTATCGGTCCTGAAGAATTTGCAAACATAGAATCTAAAACATCTAGCACCGTTAGAGGTGAAGAGTTATTGGAACTTATAAATTTGATTGTAAGATATCTTATTACACACACTCACGCTTATCCTGGATTACCACCAATACCTGTGACAGAAGACGGTTCTACGTCTCAAGAAATACTTACTGAACTACAAAATGCGGTAAACAAAATTCTGAACTCCAATATCCGAATTAATTGATATTTATAAAAAAAAGTGAATGTCAATTTTAAGGTCATATTTCAGTAAAAATAACACAATTATTTCCAATTCATACGTGAACACAGGACGTAACCCTGTTGTTCAATTGAATTTTGGTGCGTCGGATTACATAGTTCCAAACTATGGATATACACGTTTCATTTTTGATTTAGACCTACAACAACTAAGAGATTCGATTGCAAACGGAACAATTTCGACAGGATGCACATCGGCGATGACACATACACTTAAGATGACAAACACGTCTTCTTTTGACAACGAGTTACTCAACACCTTTATGTCCGACTCAAGGAGAAGGGCGACCTCATTCGATTTAATATTATTCAGAATCCCCAAAACCTCAGGCTCAACAGGTAACCCTCAAGAATGGGATGAAGGGGTTGGATACGATTATAACAATTTTAATTTAGCACAGAACAGTGCACAAGGTGGTCAATCCCCTTTGACATACGTTGACCCAAGAGCCTTTTCTACAAGACCATCCAATTGGTATCAGACTACCACAATTGATGATTGGTCACAAGCAGGAATTTACAATAACAAGAATGAGGGCAGTGTTAATTATACGGGTCTTACAGTCGTTTCTAGACAACATTTCGAGTTGGGTAATGAAGACCTCAACATGGACATGACAAACGAAATTAACGGTGTTTTAAACGGTTCTATAACGGGTGTAACAGGTTGGGGTTTAGCATATCTTCCTCAGATTGAAAATATAACAGGTTTGACCGATAGTTACAGTGTTGCATTCTTCTCGAGACATACCCAAACTTTCTACCAACCATACCTTTTGACCAATTACGACGATTTGATTCAGGATGATAGAAACCAATTTCTGAAGAACCAAGAGAATAGATTATATCTCTACATTTATCAGAATGGTGATTTGGTTAATCTTGATAGTGACCCGTTTGTGAGAATAGAAGATAGAGTTGGTGTTGCTGTAACTGGTATGGAGGCATTGACAACTTGTTTAAGAACTAAAGGGGTTTATGAAGTAATTGTTCCGAATGGTTTTACAGGTGCTACCCCATGTCAATACTACGATGTTTGGTCAGGATTAACAATTAATGGTCAATCACTTCCAAACGTATCGAATACCTTCACTCTTCAACAATATTCTGCAGGAATACAAATCGGAACTCTATCCAAAGAACCTCAAAAGTTTGGTTTCAATTTTTACGGGATTCTACAGAACGAACAAATTTTGAATACAGACATTAGAAAGGTTGGTGTCACAATTAAAAAAGCATACACCGGTCAACAAATGTTATTAGATGTATCAGCATTTTACAGGGTTTATGTCAAAGAAGGAACAACAGAAGTATTAGTTCAAGATTGGACACCAATAAACAGAACGCCAAATGAGTATTATTTCATTTTCGATATGAGAGATAAAATTCCTAATCAATATTATGTTGACATTCAAGTTAACACTTCAGGTGAGAAAGATACTTATAAAAGACAATTAACGTTTAACATAGTAAATCAGAAACAAAATGGCTAAAGTTGTAAAATTAACCGAATCAGATATAACCAAGTTGGTTAACAAAGTTCTCAATGAATCATACCAAGAGCATGAAAATTACATGTTTTTTTCTAACCTCAAACAGATTATGAGACAATGTAAAATGTTGTTGGAGTTTGACCCACAGATGATAGATGAAATTTTACAAAACGGTCACGACTGGGCCGATGACCACGTTACTGAGGCTAAAACCAACATGGACCAAGTTTTTGATTTTTTCATGAATGAAAAATCTAAAATGGGAGATTATTTAGATTTCGAAGATTTGAGTGAAGGTAGAAAAAAAACAGGAACTAAACTTTGTGCAAGAGGTAAGGCAGCGGCTAAGAGTAAATTCAAAGTTTACCCATCAGCTTATGCAAATGGATATGCCGTTCAGGTTTGTAAAGGAAAAATGCCAGGTTTAGATGGAAAAAAACAATGTTCAGGTGCATATTGTTAATTTGATTATTATTTTTATCTTTGATTAATGGATAACAAAGTTGTTGGTTTCATCCCGAATATATTATATAAGGTTTTTTTAGCACTCAAGGAAAAGTTCGACCCCAAAAAACCGTTGCCGGCTGACGAAAGAATCACCTACGAAATATGTAGAAAGGTCCTTGACGACTCAGATTCAAAATTAACTTTAGCCCCATTATCTAATAAAAGATTTATAAAAAACGAGTCCAAGGATATGTTTATTGTTTTACATGACCATAGTGTAAAACTAATAAATCATATATACAGTTATTCCGTGTATATCTCAGACACAAGTCTTTACGTAGAGTTAGTCGAAAAATTTGACAAGAAATTGGATGATGAAAGAATGAAACTTGAGATTGAAATCAATAATAATATCAATCATTCTTTAGAGGAAATTTTAAAAAAACTTGATTAGTATCTCCCACTAAAATATACGTATAATACCTCAGGTATTCTGAAACAACTTTTCTTTTCACCTTTATTGTTTACACAATCTATTGGTTTTAGATTTTTTACAAGTTTTCTCAGTTCATATGGGGCTTTACTTGTCATTAGGTAAACCTGTTCAACAGGATATAACAAATTGGGACTATATTCTTCTTTTAAAACCCTCTTAATTAATCCCCTCAAAGATTCATTTTTTGGTTTATATGAAGTCATTGTTGGTTTGTTACCTGTTCCCATTTTAGGGTCTTTTTTCTCAGCTTTCCTTTTTTGAGCACATGCATTCTTTTTTTGAGAGTCACTCATTTTTGAAGCAACACCTGCCGCTCTACATTTTGGATATCCCTTACTATCTGCCTCGGGTCTTCCACACGGAGGATGTCCCCCACCTTCTTTTTTTCTACATATATTTACCCAAGGTCCTTTGGGTTGTTTACTACCTTTTGGTTTCTTTTTTGTCCCAAACCATACCGCTAAATCCTCTTTTAAAACTGGTTCATATTCAGTTTTTGGTATATGTGCAATTCTTTTTACTTCTTTGGGTGTTCCAAGGGCATCACTTCCCATGGGTGAATACCCATTTATTGGATTTCCGTCATCATCGCTTTGTGAAAACATTTCTTTTGCTTTTTTAGCTCTTTTTATTGCCTTCGTTTCGTTTTTTCTTATTAACGTTTGGTCCCTTTCCATTTCACCATCATAACTATCGTAAGCATTCACCGCACTAACAAAGTTCGATACTGGTTTCGTGAAAGGTTCCAAGGGCTCTTTTTCCCATATTTGGGGTGCAAGAACTAATGGTATTTTCATTCTACCTGAACTACCTGAACCAGTGGCTTCATTAATGAATCTTTTTTTCATATATTTCTTAATATAAATATCCTGTAAAATGTTTGATAACAAGAATCAATTAATTTCTCGAATTATAGAAATTGAATATCACATTACCTCAGAAATCTCTAAAGGACATAAACCTTTTTTTGGTGACTATTTAGAACCTCTCAGACAAGAAGTTGACACATTGAGATGTATTGTATTCGGTTACAATAGTCCATATTGTAAAAAAAAATTGGTGGATAAAAAATAATCGATTAATTTTGTGTGATATGAAAAAATATTATTTATTTATCTTGTTTGTTATATCTGTTTTTTCCACTTTCGGACAAAACCTCGGATTTAAAAATCCGAAAGATTGTTATCAATTTTTATCACAATCAGAAAAAATCTTACTAAATGAATGTTTGGATTCTCTAAATGTTAAACTTGATTCAATCAAAGGAGTTGATGAAATTTATGATTCACCAATTTTATTGAACTGTAATATAAAAGCTGTAGTTAAAAGTGATTACCTTTTCAAGGATTCTAGAACACAAACTTATACAAACTATTTAATTGAAACACTATTTCGTAATGCAACACTGATGGAACCAAAATACATGGTTTTTGTTAATAGGGATACTAATGGTTCAAAAATAACGGTGCAACAATATTATTAAACTTCGTAGGGTTTTGCTTCTTCCACGTCTTTAACTTCTAAAGAACGACCCTTGTTTTGTTTTACAATGAAATAATCATTTGGGGTGTAGGATTCTCCAGTCTTAAGTTTCTTTCTATTTTTTTTGTATTTGTCTAAAATATCAAAATCATACACAGGACCCAAAGATAATTTTCCGATAGCAGGTAAACCATTTTCTTTTGTATAGACAACCCAATTACCCTGACTCCTTTCGAAGTTAGTTTTAATCAAAGAGGCAATCATATTCGCGGTTTCGGTTGTCTCATTATTTTCGAATGTGGAACCATTCCACCTTAGCGATAACTCAGAAAGTTTCGGTAAACTAAATTCAGTTTTCTCAATGATGTTACTTTTAGGTCTTTTCGCAAAAACATCATAGGTATCTCCATTTTTAACCAAATATATTTCCTCCGCCTTGGTAGGTTCCGTTAAGGATGTGTTTCTTGAAAAAATAAAATCATAGTTTTGCTGTTGTTCATTAATTACTCTATTAACAATTTCCACAAATTCCGATTCCGTTAATCTTATTATTTTCTTGGTCATATAAATAAATATCATAATAAAAAAAAAGGGTCCCGAAGGACCCTTTTATATTTTGGTTAGACCATATTATCTCAACTCTTTCAAATCGAATGTTCTAACACCATCAACTGTGATTCTACCGTAGAATCTGTTGTTCACCATTTTCTTAGCGTATCTAGTCATGATACCTTTGATTGGTGTGAAGTTGAATGGGTTATACATTGTTGGAGTAAGTTGTAAAGGTACATATGGTGCGTAAATGTAACCTGTATCAAGAAGCGAAGTTCCTTTGTGACCGATTAACACTTGGTTTGGTGGGAAGTAAGGGTCTCTATAAACTTGGTATCTACCAGCTAGAGTTCCTACTCTTTCAATACCCATGTTGTATTGGTCTTGCTCAGGAGCTGCGTTTGAAACGTGGAAATATTCTAAATCATCAAAAATCGCAGAGATTTCAGAAGATACAACAATCCAGTTAGCACCGCCTCTTAAAGTTGATTTGTGAATTTGAGCTGACAATTGATTGATTGCAGTAATCAACGTTTGGTTCCAGTCTTTCTGAGTGTAAGAAACTGCGCCAGTTCCACCACCGAGTCTCTTCCAACCGTTGTAATCCCATCTCAAGTTCCATGCTGCACCTTTTCTAAGGTCTCTCAAGATTTCTCTATCGATTTCAGCCGCAACCTGCTCAGACAATAAAGCTGTCAATTCAGCTTCAGCGTCAATGTTGTGGAATGCTGCAACGTCTTGTGCCATTTCAGGTGACCATTGTGCTCTTAACTTTCTTTCTGTAACAGAAACAGTTACTGACATAAGGTCAAATGAAACCTCACCAATTTTATCTTCAAATTCTAAGTTCTTATACAATCTGTAAGTAGCTGAGAACGCTGAGTTTGCAGCTGTTGTTGAAGAGAATGTAGAACCTGTGTAACCGTCCATAGAACCTGTACATGTAATACATACTGGAACTTGAAGGTCGATTTCAAGATAGATATCACCATTTACATCACAGATGTTGTCATACTGACCACCATCAGTTAATGAACCTGGGAAATCTAAAGTAGCGTTGTTGTTACCGTATTGAACGATACCTTTACCATATCTTTGAGTTACTACTCTGAAAAGGTAAGGACCACCACCCGCTGTTGTTGGGTTAGCAGATACACCGTAGATAGTCAAATCAGACAAGAATGATTCTGTGTCGATTGGGTTACCATCAGGACCGATTAATTTACCTGCTCCGTCAGATGCAAAACCTGACATGATAACTAATACTTTTCTATAGTTATCTGTTGCGTATGCCGCTGGTTCAAGATTCAAAGTTGTGTTGTTCCACTGAGCTGTTACAACTGAAGTTATTGCAGATGTTACAGAAGTGAAAGAACCCTTAGAATAATCGAATAAACCTGGTGGGTCTAACGCTGGTTCATTACCCTCATAAAATCTATCATAAAGGTCTCTACCATTGTTATAGTTGTATCCTGCATTTGGAGATGTTGGACCATCTGGTGCACCGTATGGTGAATAGTGTTGATTAAGACCTGCAGGTGCTGCTGGGTCATAGCTCTGAATGTTTGGTACAAAGTAGAACAATTTACCGATTGGTAAGTTCATTGCTTGTACTGAAACGATATCGTTAGCCAACAACTTAGAGAACACTCTTCTCACGATTGGAAATACAACAGTTTCAAATGCACCTGTATCAGATGTAGATGAAGCTTCGTTGATTAAGTGAGAAGCTTGGTTTTCATAAAGTTGAGCTACGTTTTCTCTCATGTGACCTTTAAGACCCTCTAAGAATCCTAATTTGTCCCATTTGTTGATTGTGTCTTCTTTGATAACTTTAAGGTGCTTAAGACCGATGTTACCAACAAGACCTGATTCTAATAATGCTCCCATTTTGAGTATTTTTTAGTTTTTATTTATTTTATTTTTTACCCCAACTTAGACATTAAGTCTTTCATTCTTAAGAATTGAGGATTTTCGTATGTTTTAGATTCAATCAAATTTGTCGCTGAACCTGATGAAACAGTATTGTTAATTTTCTTTTCAACTGATTCGTTGATAGACTTTGATTCAGTCTTACCCAACTCATCTTTGATTGACTTATAAAGAGATTTCGATTCTTTCAATGATTCAACGTCGTCAAATCTTCTTAGAATATTAATTTTCTCTTTTTTAGTTGTTGAATGTTCTGTAAACAATCTTGTAGCATATGCTAAGTTTGAATTGAAGATTGCAACTTCGTTCAGTTTTTCTCTGAATACATTAAGCGCTTTTCTATACTCTTCATTTTTCTCTCTCAACATTGTTACTTCAGCTTCTGTAGATTCTACTTTCACACCATTTTTACCATAAACAAAGTTTCTGTTTGGTGTAATTTTTCTTAGACCTCTACCTTCTTTTGAACCCATTCCGTAAGTTCTTGCAGCTTCTTTAGTTTCTGCCTTTTTAATAACTTTGGATTTTCCTTCCATATTTTCGCCTTTCTTGTAGTCGAATTTAGCTTTACCAGTGCCCATTGTTTTAGGACCTTCTTTTTTGTCCTCTTTGAATCCACCAGCTGCTTTGTCCTTGTATTTGAATTTAGGACCGCTACCAATTCCAACCCCTTTAGGTTTTACTGACATTTTTTTACCCTCTTTAGTCTCAGACTTTTTCAAGCCCTTATGAGCTTTTTTGTGGTTGTATGCTTCGTCCAACATATCATCATCTTCTTCGATTTCTTCAGAATCATCCATGTCATCAGATTCGTCCATCATGTCTTCATCTTCTTCGTCCATTTCTTCAGATTCGTCCATCATGTCTTCATCCTCATCCATTTCTTCAGATTCGTCCATCATGTCTTCATCTTCTTCTAAAGATGACTCGATGTCAAGTTCAGTGTCCATGGGTTGTTCGTCCATTTCTTCCTCTTCTTCATCGAATTCGATTTCATACATAACTTCTTCTTCATCTTGGTCAACTTCAAAGTCGTTGCCGTCATTTGAGAAGATTGCGTCAATAACTTTTTGAGTATCAACGTCTTCCATTTCGTCCATTTCCATTTCTTCTAAGTTTTGGTCTTCTTCAGACTCACCAAGCTTTACAAGATATTCTGTGTCAGCATCGTTATCTTTAAGGTGAATGTCTTCACCATCTTTTTTAACAATAATTCCGTCTTCTTCGCCCATAGCTTTGAAGACTCTTAGAATTTCCTCGTCAGAAGCGTCAGTTAAATCTATTGGAGTTTCATCAGAATCCATGTCCATGTCTAATTCTACATCCATGTCCATTTCATCATCATTATCAGTATCCATCTCGTCGTCTGACTCAACGTCTCCGACTTCCATGTCTACCTCTGCATCAACCTCTTCTTCATCGTCTTGCTCTGAAAGAGATTCTTTTACTAATTGATTGATTTCTTCCTTCATAGTAGAAGCAAGTATTCCTTTTGCATTTTGGGCAATAGCTTCTTCAACATTCTTCATTTGAAGAAGAGCCTCTTGTACTAAATTTTTATTTTCTTGCATGAAAAAATATATTTATTTTACCTTATAAATAGTGTCAAAAGATAAAAAGTTTATTTAGGCTTGTATAAAAGCCCTATTTTGTTTTGATAAAGAATTCAATGTTTTGTCAGTCTGATTAGCAATCCAACTATTCACATTAGATAATGTGTCATAAATCAAATATGATTGTTGTAGATTACTTTGGTTCAATAAAATCACACTGTAACAAACCTGTGACGATGGTTCATTGAGAATAACCTCCGTATCGAAATTTGAAATTGCCTGAGGTATAAAATTGTTTGAGTCACAATACAAAATTGCTGCGGACATACTACTACCACTTAAATTCACGAGGTGTAGAGTATTCTGAGAGTCTTTATAGGATAAATTGAATAGCATACTTATTTTCTTTATAAATATGTTATTACAAAAAAAAAGTGGTCAAATTTGACCACTTTGAATTATTTTTCGATTACTTCATCGATTTTACTTTCGGAAACTGAGGTTATCCTCCAATCATATGAAAATGATTCATATCTTTTGGTAACTTTAGCTTCCACATCGGTTACAGAAAAACCTTTTACTAATTTTTCCTCTCTAATTTTTTTGATTTTTCCTGTGCTATCGTCAGGTAATTCATATTGAATTTTTGCTACAAAATACTTTTCGTCCATAAATTTATTTTCCTAAATAATGAGTAAGTTTTTTCATTAAGTCAATAGACTTGTCCTTGGTATCAGTAACTTCTCTTGACTTTTTTTCCTCCTCCAAATTTTCTTCATATTTAATTCTGTCCTCAGGATTCGTGAACAAGTAAGCACCTGGTGTCGATGGTGATGAAACTAAATCAAAACAAATTAATTCAAAATCGTCTTGAACTTCATTTCTTTCCCCTACTTTTTTTAATGAACCAACTCCACGAGATGATATACCCAAAGTAACTCCTTGTCTCATGAGATTTGCAGCTACGTCACCTTTGGATGATACTATACCTCTCTCATGAAAACCTGGTGTGGTAAGTAATTTTAACTTACCCATCAAAATATTTTTATCCCACCAAATGTCTGTAATTAAATGTGATACTCTATCCAAATCAATTAGAGAGGATTCGGGATGGTTCAACTCAGAAGTAGACAAACCCTTAGAAATTATTTTTTTATAATTGTCAGCTTCTCTTTTCAGAATTCTTTCAGGATAAAATCTACCGTTCCTATTTGGTGTGTCATACTTTTGTAAAACAGCATAAAACTCAAATGGGTTCTTATAATCTAATTTTGCAGATTCTTGTAGTATCTTAAAATTATTTTCATCTTTTGGTGAAACATATCCCGCATCCATTTCGATGAGAATACCATGACCGAGTTCACTTGCTTCTAATATACGTAAATTTTTCATTAAGTCTTTTAGGATAAATATATTGTTAATCCAAGTTTGTTTGTTCAGCCTTCTTAGTAATCATAAAAATGAAATGATTATTATTTGAAATGTTATTTTTATAAATTGATTTTACAATTGATTTGATAGAATCTTTTAATTCTTTAGACTTAAAATCTAATGTGTTCTTTGTGAAAAGATTTACTTCTAAATTGAAGAATGATTTTTTTCCTGATGATATTCCACTTGTTCTTAAGTCTAAATCAACAATACTTTGTTCTCTGAATATTTCAGTATCTATTGAATTAAATACTGAGTGTTTTATCTCTCGACTGAGGTTACATACAACTCTATTCCAATTATCATTTTCATTTTTTGGAGTTACCCAAGACTGTATGTTTATGTATAAAGATTTTAAGTTTTTAGAGTCTACTGTTCCATACATTGTTTTGATGGGTTGAAATAGCTTCAACTTGACACTTTTTCCTTTCTTCATTAAGTTTCATATTATATTAGTTTATTTTGTAAAAAAATACTATATATAATCAGTAATGTCAAAAAAATGAATTTTTGGAATAATTCCAAATATATGTAATATATGTTGATTATTAATATAAAAGAAAACGAGAATATCGAAAAGGCACTCAAAACCCTTAAATCAAAAGTAATTAAAACCAAACAGAATCAAATTTTGTTTGAAAGAAAAGAATATACCAAACCCTCAATTAAAAAAAGGTCAGAAATACTTAAAGCAATCTACATAGAAAAAAAGAGAAAATCTTAAATAGAATTCTCTAAGTCTTTCAATTTCATAAAGTTAATTTGGTCAAATTTTTCATCTTTCAATTTAACAATTGTTTCATTGATTTTTTCTTTGACTTCATTTTCTTTTTCTTGTTCTAAAATGCTTTCTAATTTTACTATAGTTTTTGTCTTAAGTTCTTCAAACTTATTCTCCAAAGTTTTGTTGTCTTCAGAAATTATTTGAAAAAATTCCTTTTTGGAATTTTCGTCCATAGTTTCAATAAAATTCATTAAAGTTTGATTCGCAATTTTGACCATGGAACTTACAGGAATATTGATAGATTCTTTTATTGTATTCATCTCCTCTTTTAGAACTGAAACAATATTTTCTTTAGCCGTAATTCTTTCTTTCAAACTTATGTTTTTAGTATAAACCAAGGTATCAATATCTTTGTATTTGTTTTCAATACTTTCTTGTAATGACTTAGGCATTTTGATATTCGGTAATATTCTCTGTAGTAGAGAAACTCCTTCTTCCAAAAATTCTTTAGCTTGAGATTCTGACAACCCTTGAGGTGAACTCAATTGGTCATAAATTGAGTAGGCTTTTGACAATGATTTATTATTCAAAACATTGTGTTTGAATTCTCTAATGTTTTTCTTAAATTGTGCTTCATCTCTGTAAGATTCAAGCAAGTTTTTTTCAATGATTGATTTTACTTTACCGAAAGTCATCTTGGTGTATTTTCAAATAAATATTATGAGTTCAACAACTTATCCAATTCTTTTTCAATTTCACCCAAAGATTGTTGTGCAATACCAAGATTGAGGGAACTCTTCCCTTTAATCATGTCATTTTCCAATAAAATATTAAGTTCTTTCTCTTTCGATTCAGGAGTAATCTCACCCCCCTCAGTAGGTGGTGGTGGAGGAGGAGCAGCCCCTAACTCTTCACCTCCCCCTGGAGGAAGTGGTGGTGGAGGTGCAAGTTCTTCTTCTCCGCCTGGTGTTGTTGAAGCACCTGCGGAAGGTGTGCTACCTGAAGAGCTACCATATAATTTGTCAATATTATCAAATAACCCTGTTTTACTTATAACAGTAGGTGTTGCTTTCAATTCTTCACCAACTGCTCTTTCGATTCTTTGTTGTTGTAAATCGAGTCTGATTTCTTCATCAGACCAATTAAATATGTGTTTCTTAGCCCATGTTGCAGAAGTTGCCGCAATACCAAATCCAGTATCTGCAACCAAATCTTTATATAGAAGAACTTTTTCTTTCCAAACATCAACTTTCAATAAGTCAGCTTGAGTTGATGGGTTAGTTAGTCCTAAAGTAAAATTATTCAATTCATCTTCGAATCCTAATAAGAACAGATGAACAATTGCAATCTTATTAAGTTCCGCCAACATACTCTTCTGAATTCTGTTGATAGTTCTAGCAAATCTAATATCTTGTAAGGCTAAGTTTTTACCATCTCCAACTACTTCCTCGAAACCTAAAAACGCCTTTGGAACACGGAGTGCAGTGAGTAACTTTTTCTGAATATACTCTATATCGGCAATCTCTGATAGGTTCGTTGCACCTGGTAATGTATCGATTGGACTAGGTGCCGCAGGGTCACGAACAGGAACAAAGTAGTCTTGGTCAACCGCCATTTGATTGAATCTCATGTCTACATTACCTGTCTTACTATCAACAATTTGTTCTCTTTTGAATTTGTTGGCCACACGTTGAACATATGCTTCAACATCGTCATCGTTCATATTCCCTACGAACACCTTGAAAATTCTTCTTTCAGGTGCTCTTGAGGTTCTATAAATCAACATCGCATCTTCACAAAGAAGAAGTTGTTTCCAAGTTCTTCTCGCTTTCTCCAACATAGATGTTCCATAAGGAAGTTTTCTGTCATCACCTAATAATCTAAAGTGAGCCATTTCCCAAGATTGGAATTCCATATTCTTGTTCTTCCATGTAAAATGAAGGGCTTTTTTGTCTTTATCTAATTCTTGTGTAATATCAACTGAGATTTTTGCACTAACTCCAACCTCATGTCTTTCTATTTCAATTGTTGGTAGTTGTTGACAACCTACAACACCCTTTTCAGGGTCCAGTTTCAAATAAACAAAGTTATCACCATACTTACAAGTGTTTCTTGTCCACATTGGCAAGTTGGTGTTGATGTCTAAATTACTATTGAATAAATCCGCCAAAACTCCTTTGATTCTTTTTGACTCAGAATATATCTGAAGAATAAAACCATCCTCATTTGTAGTTGTCGACTCCTCTGCGTATATATCCAAAGCGGCTGAAATTTCGGGTGTATACTCCATTGACTCATAGTCATACTGAGCAGACAATCTTGTTGGTTCGTAGTAGATTGCTTGAGAATATAAATTATTCTCTACCTTAGCCCACTGATTAGCCAAGTAGTAAGTCTGTTGTGCTTGAAGTTTTTCAACCTCGTATTCCTCTCTACTTTTGGTGCGTAGTAATTCTTTTTTATCAAACTTGAATGTAGGATAATCTTGATTCAGTAAAGAATTAGGTCCAAAAGTTTTCGACAGTCGTTGCCAAACTGTCATTTTTTGTTCAGCCATATTACAATTTAACTTATTACGTCAATAATATAAATAGTTATTTGGCACCAAATAACCACCCATATTTTTGATAATCCTGTTTAGAAGGACCCTGATTATTTGGGTGTTGCCTTCCCATTTGTGGCACGAAAGGATTGAAAAATTCTGAAGTATTTTTGTTTTCATTTACAACTGATGTCCATGAATTCAACATTGCCTTAGTATGATTTACGACTTTCTGTAATGATTGAAATGATTTTTCCGCAACATAAATTGCCATTGACATCCCCATAATACAGTCGTCGTGATGTCCCTTTTGATGGTCGGGTCTACCATTTACATAAATGAACGTATTCATTTCGTTGTATAATCTATGTGAATATATTTTGAATTTGTGTCTAACCGCTTCCTCAAATGATGAAATAATTTGAACTCTCTTGGAATTGAAATTTATTCCTGGAATTTTTTCATTCAGTTTGGGGTCCCATTTCCATTTGTTGGTTGTATCTACATTATCAACATATAGTCCTGCAGGATAAGACATCTCTTGCATTTTTCTTGCAGTTGAAACCCCCATCCCTCCTGTTATATCTATAACACAATATGCATTATACATTGAACCCCATTTGAATGCTATTTCTGCAATTACATCAGGTGGGACTTTACCAACATATTCTAATACCTGTTCTCTTTCATCAAAATCGATTATTTGTATACACGAAAAATCCTCAGAATCTCCACGTGATACGTCAACACCCATAACATATTTGTGATTATTTTCGGGTTCCTTGAATATCCATAACGCACCCCCCATTAGTTTTGCTGATGGTTCCCTTAGAGTGTTATGTGAGATTTCTTGCATCAAATCAGATTCGAAAACGTTATCACCTGAACCCAAGAAGTTACATTCCAATTCCTGAGCAACTTTTCTTCTATCGAATTTGAGTTTCTTTACCATACCCTCAAACCAAGCAGAACAAGGTTTGTATCCTTTAGCAATATAATCTGTTGTTGTTGTATGGTCCCTTTCATAAGGGTTTTCTACAGATAAATCTAAAACTGTATCGGCAGGATAATCCTCCCTATTCAACAGAAAATGAACTAAGTCATTCGTTTTCACCATATACAGGTCTTTAGTATATCTTGGGTCTCTATACCAAAACATCTCAGAGATTTTGAATTCATTCATTCCTCTCAAGGCTTGGTCATAGATATCATAATAAATTGGGTCATAACCGTTTGGAGTTGATATTACAATCACCTTACCACCCGTGGAGAGTGATGCCATACAAGCGGACCAAAAGTCGTTGTCGGCTTCAATGAACGCCGCTTCATCAAATACAAGTATAGTAGGGGTATAACCTCTCAGGGCATCTCTTGATGTTGCAACCGCTTTTACTTCACAATCATTTGTGAGTTTGAAATGTCGTTGAGAATTTTTTTCAGCGGAAAATCCAACACCAACCCATGATGGCCATTGTTCAGTGAATCCCCTGATTTTGTTTGCCATCTCGACAGATGTATCGAGTTTGTTAGCGATAATGAGAATTTTTTCTGGCTTATTCTTTTTTGCAAATACTAATTTTTTTGATGCCCAAGCAGCAGTCACTGTTGATACTCCAGCCTGACGATACTTTAAGGCAATATTTTCATTATACTTATCGTAATCTTCTATCAGTGAGACTTGGTCAGGGAATAAATCTAATGGAACATACTTCTGAACAGTGTTGTCGTATGTTTGTAAATAAGTTCGAAGTGCATAAGGAGTGCTCCTAACACACTTCGTAACCTCTATAATTAATTGTTCTTTAGTCACAGGTAAGGTTATTTAGGTCTTGATATACCTAAACTACCTAAGAAATCATCTAAGTCATCTTCGTCATCCTCATCTTCAGAGTCTGACCCAGTTTCTTCCTTGTAGTCATCAAACTCTCTTTTGAGTTCTTTAGCTTCTTTCATGATTTCATCGAATCTTTGAGTTGCTTTTTTCACTTTTGATTGGTCTTCGGAAATAGCGTTTCCGATAATCTCCAAAAATTCTTCGGCAGGTATTTGGTATAACTGAATGTGGAACCAGTTTATTAGACCCTTGTTTTCCTCTTCAAACATTTCATCGGGTAATGCGAATCTGATTTTTTCTACGATTTCAGGACCTATTCTTAATTGCATAGGTTCGTTAGATAAAATATCAACTTGACCTTGAACCTTTTGTCTCATGTCCGGGTCTTCAGGTAGACCATATCTACCTTTAGCTTCTTCTATACCTTTTATAATTTCATGACACAAGATTGGGAAAATCATACCAAAGGCGTTTATTACAGTATCTGGTTTTTCTTCAGATTCTCCTTCTTCATCTCCTTCTTCATCATCATTGTCAGAGTTTCCTAATTCGACCTTTCCAGCTACGCCTTGACCTGTTTGGCTCATCATCTCAATCATTTGTTCCATAGTGAAATACATGAAATCATTGATTGCCATTATACCCAAGTAATCCCTATATAGAGATGGGTCAATTGCATCCAACCTTTCTTTAATTTCAGGTTTTTGAAAAACGTAGTGTCCTTTTTTTGCCGCCCCTTGAATTATAGCATTAATGATGTTTCTTTTGTGTTTTTCAAGTTCTAATTGTTCTTCATCTGTCAAATCTTCAACATCAAAAGAAATTTGTGGCATTTGAGGTTTTTTTTCCTTTTCTTCTTCTTCGTCTTCTTCAGGTTCATATCTGAAGTTAGAAACATCGATTGGTTCCCTATTAAGATATGGCTTTATAGTAAACCAACCAGCAGGAATTTCGGTCTCATCTAAAGACGCCTCAACAGCTAACTGCTCTAACTCATCCCTGTGTTGAGATTCGATTCTCATTATGTTAGGTAAACGACTCATCATTTCCTGATAAATCATGCCTTGAACCTGTTTTGAACTTATATTTCTATTTCCAGTAACTTCTCTCAACTTATCGGCTACTTTTCCGAAACGGGAACTCACTAACCTTTGAACATCTTCAGTCCCCTTTTTCAGTGCAGGATTTTTTGCATAAAGACCTTCAGGGTCTTTCAATTTTCTTTCAAGACTAGGGTCCATTCTTTCGCTTCTCCCACCGTAATTGATTTGTTCTTTAATTCTCTTTGCCATGTTATTTTTCTAATAGATTCATAATTAAGTCAATCACCTCATCTTTAGCAGACTTAGCGGAAACCTTTTTAGCTTTAGGTGCTGGATTTTCACCAGGGTTAGGATTTTGTCCAGGGTGTTTTGGTCTTGGTCTCGGGGCAGGTTTTCCAGGTTTCGTGCCAGGTTGTGTTTTTGGTTTGGTAGGAGCTGTTGAAGGTCCTTGTTCCGAGATATATTTAACTAAATCACCTTTAGTTATTCTTGGAGGCAAGTTTTTTTCTACTATCTTCATAATTTCGTTTTCTAAGAATAAAGATACAGGATTTTTTCCTTCCTTCAAAGACTTTTTTACATCCTTTACACATCTTTCGTATTTGTTTTTTTCTTTAGCACTCCAAAGATGTCTTTCCTTTGTTCCAAATTCTTTTCCTAATTGTGCAGTGCAGATAGCCCATGGATTTTTCTTTGTCTTCTCTTCCGACATCCCCATCATTTTTCTATTATTATCAGAATCATTATCCATTCCGTCAGGAGCCATATCATTTGCATCATGAGGTGCCTCTTGACCTGTAAGTGATTGTAACGCATCCGCACCCAAGGCGTTTTGGTCAGTTACATCATCTGTTTCAGTCTCATCTAATTCTCCTTCGGTTGTTTGAGATGCAACCACATTACCCGCAGCATCCATCTTTATAGATACTCCATCAACATTAGCACCCGTAGTCCTTGCAGTTGCCGCAGGTATAGTTGTCTTTGTGATTTGTTTTTTTTCTTGTTTAACTTGTTCACTAATTACAAATCTATCAACAAGAATATCAATTTGGCTTTCGCTCAATTTAGAAAGTGTCTTTTCAGTAAGACCCTTCTCTATCAGTTTTTTAATCTTTATTTCAGTTTTCATAAACTACTTTCTTTTCAAATTCTAAAATCAAATCTCTTTCGTAGAGTTTGTCTTTTATTTGTTGTTCTGTTTCACCAAATCTGAAGACTAATCTTTTTTTATTTTCATCATCAGACTCCCAAGCTAACGAGACTACGTCATCAATTGCATCTACCATAGAAAAAAAATCGGAGTTCTGAATCAAATCCAATTTTATCTCGGTATTTCTCAGAACTCCTACTTTCTTTATATATTTTAACTCAGGTGGTGTCGGGTATCCATTAGATGGTTTACTCTCCCAATATTCTCCCCACACATCCAAAGTATCTGAGAAAATGAATTCGTAAAGGTTGTCTCCTTTATAGTTGGGACCTAATCCGTTTACAAATATCAATTGACTCATACTAATAATCCTTCAGGTGAAATTTTAACTTGTTTTCCTTTATTTTCAAAAACTAAGTTTTTTTTGTTACTTTTACCTATGATGGTTGCGTTAATGTTTTCTTCTAAAAACTTTTTTGCTGCCATTTTTTGTTCGATAGATTCACCAAGTCTTTTGACTTCGGTCATCTGTCTTTTCAAAGAAATCATAGATTGTTTTTTTCTCTCACCAAATTTTTCTCTATTCTCCAATATTTCTTTTTTACTAATCTCGAAATATTTCGAAATAACTTTGTCGATTTTGGATTCACCAAAAATACTGTCAAAAATTGCTCCATTAGTAGATTTCTTTTCTTGCTCGTCTGATTGTGTTAGTTTCGAAGTTACATAAGATGCTACTACAGGTGCCGCTGCTCTTGCAATTGTATCCCATTGTTCACCTACCTCACCTTCAACTGGAATGTCCATATCTGTTTGGATATCTTCTACTTCAGTATCATAAGTAATATCTTCCTCTGCTGATGGTTCTTCCATACCCATTTCTTCATCTTCACCTTCAACCTCTTCAAATTTAGATAAAATATCTTCTTTATCTTCTTCACTTAAAACACCTAAATCCAATGAAGATAAAACCATGTTGATAACGTATTTCACGTTTTCAGATGTCATACCTTCTTCACTATCAAGAGTTCTTATTTTTTGTGTGAGTTTACCAGTAAGTTTTTGTATTGTTTTGAATGTAACTTTCTCTTCTCCACCAATTTCTACTTCAGCATCCATTTCAACTTCACCTTCAGGTGCACCCATTTCATCAGCCCCCATGTCTTCCATTCCCATTTCTTCACCGCCAATTGCATCTGGTGCATCTGCGGCAGAAACTTCAGCATCAGGTGATGGTGGTAATTCAGGAGATGGAACTGCAGGTGGTTCAGCTGGTGGAACATCCTGTGGTTCAGCAACGGGTTTTGGAGTCTTTAAAACGATTTTTTTTTGCTCACCATAAAGTGAGACACCTTCTTCGTTTTCGTTAATTCTATTCAACTCTCCCGCCAATAAATTCAATCTTTTGAATGCTTGAGAATATGATGAATAATATTTTCTATTCTTCATCGGCTCGATGTAATCTGTCTGACCTTCAGATACCATTTTCTTAATGATGTAACCTTGTCTTTCTTTTACAATCTCATAAGAATTACCGTCAGCTAGACCGATAGAATATTCGCTTCTACTTGTCTCATTAATTTGATTAGGAATAGACTCATTGAAACGAGCTATTTCCATAATTCTTTTAATTTTTTCTTGGCCTGTGAGCTTTTCACTTCCAATTGGTTTTAAGTCTGCCATATCTTAAATTATAATTTTTTTAGTTGTTTAATCCGTTAAACCCTCCTAAGGTTATTGCGTTTAGTTGTATCGCAATGCCATTCTCGGTTGCGTATGCTGGATGAGGTACTTGTGTTCCTGCAGGTAATGTCCCGCCACTGAACGAACCTAACATTTCAGCAGTATATTCATAATTTTGGTTTACAGAAGTTCCAGTATAAACCACACCACAATCTGCACAATCAACAAATGGACCGTCTACAAATGTTGCAGTTGCAACGATTGGACCATAACTTGTATCAGTTATGAAATAACAGTTATAATCTAAATTGTTGTTATCAAACGTGAATAAATACATTTCACCAATAGTTGGTGAAACTCCTGAAATCTCTACACTCCATGTTGTTCCAATACAATCCGTAATTAACCAGAATCCTGGAGGTGTTGGAGTTGGAGTTCTTGTTGGCGTAGGTGTTGTTGTGTTTGTTGGTGTCACAGGTGGTGTTCCTGTTGGCGTTGATGTTACAGTCGGAGACACAGTAGGTGTAGTTGTTGTTGTCGGTGTAACCGCTGGAGTTCCTGTGTTTGTTGGTGTTTGAGTTAATGTTGCCGATACTGATGGTGTAGGTGTTGATGTTTGAGCAGGTGTTCCTGTATTGGTATTCGTTGGTGTGTTTGTTGCCGTTACCGACGGAGTTGGTGTTGACGTAACTGAAGGAGTTCTTGTTGGAGTAGGTGTTTGAGTTCCTGTTACAGGAGGTGTTGATGTTACCGTAGGAGTTTGAGTTGTGGTAACTGATGGTGTAGGCGTTGGGGTGACAACCGCTTGACATGTTGCACAATCACCATAATCAGATGACATGAAACTAACCACATCCAAACCTGTTGTAGGCTCAGCATTATCGATAATGTCATAACAACCCTCAGCTGTAGCTCCTGTGAATCTTAAAAAGTAATTCCCGTTTACCGCAGGGAGATTTGAACTATCAAAATCGACTAGTATCGCTGGACCGCCACTACAAGCACCAATAAGATATGTAACTAAAGCCATCTAATTTTTCTTTATAAATATACGATTTATATAAAATAACTAATTATTATCAATCAAGAGACTTAATTTCAATTGAAAGTTCTTTGTCTTTGATTTTCGTTTTTTCATCGAATAATTTTCCAATGTGTCCTGACCTTCTCAAAAATTTGAAAACTAAATTTTCATATGAGAATTCACCGTCTTTATTTAAACCTGATTGTCTGTAGTCTTTGAGTTTTTCTTTCAATTTTTTCAACTCTTCAGTTTTACCTGTTGATTTAGCGTCTTCAACAGCATCGTCAATTTTTTCAGTCCAACATTTGATTTTATTTTTCAAAACTGACATATTAAGCTTCAATTCCTTTTTTTCAGGTTTATGAATCCATTCGTCATTCATTATTGAAAATACACCATCACTGTGGTGTTCGTCAGATTCACCCTGCGCATAGACTTCCACATCATATCCATAAATTTTGATATTGTGTTTGGAATTGAATATTTTCTTTTTTAAGTCAAATAGTTCTACGTAAAGTTCTTTTTCTTTTCCGTATCTCTCAAAATCTATAATAACGTGTAAATCAAAGTCTGAAAACTCAGACCAATTGTAGTTTGCCAAAGAACCCATTAGAAACACGTCTTCAACAAAAACATCATCACCTAAATCATCCACAAATTCTTCAGCAATCTTCATTAACCCTTTTCTGATTTTAGGTTTCAAAGTTGCCTCCTTTGGGTCATTTGGATTTTCCCAAATTTTTGGATTCAAAGTATCACGAACCGAAAAACTACTTATAATTTTTTGAAAATTACTCATCCTAAATAAATAGTCAGAGTGTTATAGTTTTTTATATTTGAATTTTTTTGAAATATCAGTTGTGAAAAACTTTCCTTGTGATTCTGATTTTCTGAACTTTGTGTAAATCTGATGTGGAACTTCATCGTATTCATATCGAAACCCGTTGTTAAATTCAACAATCATTTTTTTAGTTTCAGTATCATATTCGCTTTTTTTGATATTTGAAGATTTTATTTCATTCAAAATCTTTGTTCCTTTAATTTCTTCTTTAATTATTGCCATTTTCGAGTGGGGTTAATGAATCAATTTTAGATAATTTAGGTTTTAAATAAAGTATGAAATCATCATGAGAAACATCAAACCCATAATTTTTTAATTGTTTTTGAAGATTGTCTGCAAGCATGGATATTTCTGCTCTGATTTCAAAAATTCGGATTGGACCAGACGATACACTTTCAAGAGACTTATCAGAATAACCTTGTTCTTGAAATATAATTCTAAGTTCCAAGTATTTTTCTAAGATTTCTTGGAAGGAGGAATTATCCTCAACAAATTTTTTCCATAGTTCCATATTGTTAAATAGTTCTGATGATTATTACTATTTACTAATATCGTGTCATCTTTAGAAAAAATAATAAAAAAAGTTTTAATTGAGGTAAGAACCCAAAAAAAAGACGAATTCAATCGTGGTATGGAACATAGAATATATGCATCCAAATCTAACCCCGATAGACTATTCAAAGTGGGAGATGAGGGTGTAGGATATTGGGTCGAAGTATTCCGTTCAAATCCTGATATTTTTGCACAAGTTTACAGAACAGGAAAATTGGATAAATGGAATTATTACGCCGAGATAGAAAAATTGGAAACAAATAGGGTTTTAAACGAATGGCAACAAATTGAAGAAAAATTAGAAGAAATTGGAATTATCGATTCTGAAGATGGTTCATACGGAAGAGATATTACCGACATATACACCAATCATGGGCATGACCAAAAAACAATAACAGAAATTTCAGAGAAACTGAGAGATTACGACAAACAAACCTATAGTCTTTTTATCAAATATTTTAAACTTTTCAAAGATTGTGAAAGAGCTATTGAAAAAATTGTTGGTCATGAGACACTTGTTGATGCACATCGTTACAATTTTGGTTATAGTAAGGATGGTAAATTGAAATGTTTGGACATATAAAAAACCCCCGCCATTGATAACGAGGGTTATGGATGTTCCTTTTCAGAGCCTATAGAATACTAATTCTTTTCTTTTCTTGTTTTATATAATTGGGAACAAAAACTGTTAACATGCCGTCTTCAATTGTTGCTTCGATTGATGAAGGATTGTAACCTTCACCAATTTTAAATTCCTTAGAAATTTTCTTGGTTTTTTCTTCACCATTCAGTTTATAGTTTCTCATTCCGTCAATATGTAAAACACCATCTTCCATTTCTACTTTCAAATTTGTTTTGTTGAATCCTGGTGCTTCGAAAAAAAGATAAGCACCGTCTTTGGTGTGGTTTATTTCATAATTTTCTTCAGAATTATTTTTTAACACTGAGGTGGTGAAATTGTAATTTCCCCTTTTGTTGTTAAAGAATGAATCCATAAGGTCTTCAAAATTTGAGAAATTTGAGTAATACATAATTTTTAATTTTTGTTTTATAAATTTATTATTTATTTTTGAGTAGTCAACTTTGATACCAAACCACCACAAATGACAATTTGTAAGTGGAATTATAGATAATATGACAAAGTGTCAATAAAAAAAATAAATCCTGTCAATTTGTCAAAACATTTGTTTGTGTCTCAAATTTGATGTTAATTTGTAAAAATATCTACTATGAATGATTTAATGGATGACGACGAAAAAATGATGAGCAAGAAACAAAAACAATCATCAGACAGTCCAACCCCTGTGTTGGATAATTTTAGTCGAGACTTAAATAAGCTCGCAGAACAAGGTAAGTTGGACCCAGTTATAGGTCGCGACAGAGAAATCTTGAGAATTGCACAAATTCTTTCAAGAAGAAAAAAGAACAATCCAATTATTATCGGAGAACCAGGTTGTGGTAAAACCGCAATTGTTGAGGGACTGGCAATGAAAATTGTAAGTGGTGATTGTCCCCGTAACTTAGTTGACAAACGTATCGTAAACTTAGACCTTACCTCTGTTGTCGCAGGAACAAAATATCGCGGCCAATTTGAGGAAAGAATGAAAGTTATCATCGAAGAACTACAATCCAATCCGAACGTTGTTGTATTCATTGATGAAGTACACACATTGGTTGGTTCTGGTAACTCGGCGGGGTCTATGGATGGTTCCAATATTTTCAAACCCGCTCTTTCACGCGGTGAGATTCAAATTATCGGTGCTACAACCCTCGATGAATTCCGAAAGAATATAGAAAAAGACGGGGCACTAGAGCGTAGATTCCAAAAAGTTGTTGTTGACCCATCAACAGTTGTTGAAACAATCCAAATTCTCAAAAACATCCGTGAGAAATATGAAAGTTATCACAAGGTTTCATATTCGGATGAGGTCATCGAATCATGTGTTAAACTTGCAGACCGATACATCACCGACCGTGAATTCCCTGATAAAGCATTCGACATCTTGGATGAAGTAGGTGCAAGAATGCAGACAGAACTCAAGGTCCCTGAATCAATCGAAGAATTGAAAAAGAAGGCGGCTGAAATACGTCAGTTAAAAGTTGATGTAGTAAAAAAACAGAACTACGAACAAGCGGCACAGTTACGCGATAAGGAAAAGAAATTGTTGGACAAATTGGATACTGAGAAGAAGAAATTCGAAGAAGAAATGATTAACAACAAACAACAAATTTCCGTTGAGGATGTGTATGATGTGGTTTCTTCTATGACCAAAATCCCTGTGAATAAAATGAGTGTTGATGACACTAAAGCTCTTGTCAATTTGGATAAGGAATTAATAGGTAAAGTCATTGGACAAGACGATGCTGTTAGGAAAATTGCTAAGGCAATCAAAAGAAACAGACTTGGTATCAAAGACCCAAATCGTCCCATCGGTTCATTTGTTTTCTTGGGTTCGACAGGTGTGGGTAAAACTCACTTAGCTAAACAATTGGCAAAAGAAATGTTTGGAAGTGAAGACTCCCTAATCAGAGTTGATATGAGTGAATATCAAGAAAAACATACCGTATCTAAATTAGTAGGTGCTCCTCCAGGTTACGTAGGTTACGAAGAAGGTGGACAGTTGACTGAAAAGGTAAAAAATAAACCATACTCAGTTATTCTTTTCGACGAAGTTGAAAAGGCGCACAAAGATGTGTTCACAATTCTTCTTCAAATTTTAGATGATGGACATGTAACTGACAGCTTAGGTCGTAAAATCAATTTCAAAAATACCTTGATTATTTTGACATCAAACCTCGGTGTAAAGAAATTACAAGATTTTGGAACAGGTATTGGGTTTGGTTCTAGCACTTATAGTAATGAAGAGGCCAAGAAACAAGTATTGATGAAGGAAATGAAAAATTTCTTCTCTCCTGAGTTTTTGAATCGTATTGACGATACAATTGTATTCAACTCTCTTAGTCAAGATGATATTAAAAAAATCACTAAGATTGAACTTGATAAGTTAATCTCACGTCTCAACGAAATGAATTATAAAATCACATACGATGAGACCTTGACTGAACATCTCGCAAAAGTTGGATTCGATGAACTATATGGTGCAAGACCTCTCAAACGAGCAATCCAAGATAAAGTCGAGGATTTGATTTCAGAAGAAGTTTTGACCGACAAATTAGTAGAAGGAAAAAACTATATTGTCAAAGTAGAAGAAGATACTGTTAAGGTTGTTAAGAAAGGAAGATAATAGAAAAGGGGGATATTCCCCCTTTTTTTGTATTTATAAGTATGAGTAATTTTTCAAGATTATTAGGTCAGTTCAAAGAACAGTTTCCTGATGAATTTAAATCAAAAGTTGACATTATCGAAAAATTTGTTGTTGATTATATTAATAAAAACAAAATCACAATCAAGTTTTTGAATTCATGTGGAACCGGTTTCAGTGGGGTAAGAACCAAAGAACAAGTAATCATTTGTTCGCCAATGAACATGAGAACAATTGGTGATTTTCTTTATACCATATTTCACGAAATACGTCACGAAAAACAAATCCGAGATATTAAGATGGATAATCCCTTAACCGATTATGATTTGGAGGATTTTGAAAAACTATATAATCAATACTGGGAAATGGAACTGGATGCAGACCAGTTTGCAAAAAATATGATTGCCAAATTAGTTATTAAATTAGAAATACCCATTTGGTTTGCCAAAGGGCAGTTCAATTTATCACACTATATCGAACAATATCCATCGATGTCAAAAAGTGTTCAGATGTCCCTCAGGTCAATTGTAGACACAATTCGACATATAAAAAAATCGGGTGGTGAATTTAATGATATTCAAGACCACCCGATGGTTAAAACACATATTGAAAGATTAGAAAACTTTATCTAAACCTTATAAGGGTTTTGGTTGTAACTATATTCCTTAGCCTTTTTAAAATGTAGTTTGTACCCAAGTTCTTCAATCATTTTTCTTCCCATATCGATTCCATTGTAAACATCTTCCACAACAACGTATTCATTTTTTGTGTGGTAATCATAGTACCCTATTGAGAAATTAATACAAGAAAAATCAAACTTTCCTCTCAAGGCATAAACATCTGTATATGGATGGACCATATATTCCATATCCGTTGGGACCATACCTTCAGTTAGTACTTTGTCACACGCCTTAAAAAAGTCCGTATCTCTATCGAATAGAATTTGACCGAAACATTTTTCAGTAATCATCCAGTTTTCAGGTGCGTCAAACTGAATTCCATATCCAACATTTTCGAAAAATTCAGGGTCTGCGTTTCTTGAACCGTGACAACCTGTTTCTTCAGAAACGAAAAACGCTGCTTTCAAATATGGAAGTTCTTTGAGTAATGTAAGACATGCAAACACTCCGCATTTATCATCTCCACCTATACCAGTGGGATTACCTTGGTCGTTATATGCCTTTAAAGATAATTTGAGTGCTCCTTGAGCATTTGGAAGATTTTCTTCAACAACGTTAATCGTGTCAAGTTTGTGTACAGTGTCTGTGTGAGATATTACACAAGGGAAATAAAAACCTTCAGGTAAATCCCCAACCGGTTTCTTTGTTGCATACACATTATTTTTTTCATCGAGATAATATTCGATTTGATTTTCTTCCAACCATTTGGTTAGATAAAGAACCATTAAATCTTCTTTGTATGTGTGTGTTGGAACACTTAAAACTTCTTTGAGTAACTCTAAACTTTTTGTCATACTGCAAATATATGACAAAATTACAATTCAACCAAATTAAATAATTCTGGTTGATAAAGTAATTTGTTGAAACCGTCTTCAGAAATTTTGAATTTATTTATACCCGACATCCCTTTCTTCTTTTTCAAAGATATGTCAATTTTTTTTGTTTCCCTATCAAAACCATCGATTCTAAAAATTAAATCCGACCCTTTTGGTATTTCATACCATATACCGATTTTATGTTTTTTTGTAACCCTATCAATCATATCCATAAAGGTGTTAGAATCACCTGATTCATAATCTTCTTCAATTCTCTCCAAAATTTTTTCCAACGACCTATTTGCTTCTTTATTAAAACTTTCATTGTCGAATACATCATCATCTTGATATTCAAACCTATCTTCATCCCATCCACCAATTGTTCTATTGGAATCTTGGAATATAGTTTTCAGTAATTTTTTGATTGACACGTGTGGAACATTATATTGAATGAAATTTGATATTAAATCACCCACAGTTGTTTTGATTCCATCTCCATGTCTCTGAAAACCAAAATCCCCTAAAAAATTATTCAATTCCGAATTTACATGTTCAGATGCAACGTGTCTTATTTCAATATTTTTTTCGTGGGTCCAATCAATCACTATTGAGCCAATCTCTCGGGGATAATACTTTTCTAAAAACACTGCAAAACCAGCTCTGTCTTCTTCATCCTCGTAGTCAAATTTTTTACTATATATAAGTTTGGATATTCTTTGTAAAAGTTCTTTATTATCTGAATCGAAATTGTACCAAGGACCATACCCGTCTAAAAAATCTTGTTCGGATGCACTTGAATCTTGAATATCGTAAGTATTGTACGGATTGTTAATTGCCTGTTCGAACCAAATATCATCATCATCCAAACCAATAATTTTTCCAAACTCATTCATGTCTGTGAATTCTATAATAACTTTTGACAAAGCAGGATTTTCCCTACTCGCAATAACTCTTCCAATGGACTTATCCGCCCCTTCCAATTCATACTGATTAATTTTTCCTTTTACAAATTTTCTTAAAGCAAAAAAACTATCTCCTGGTTCCATATCGTATAAATAGACTTTTAATTTGGAAATTTAATATTTATGTATATCTTTGTTGTGTTCTTTGAAAATATTGGGGAAGTCATGGCAATTGATTGGCGTGTGTAGTTATAGGTGGCACGTAGGAGCTGAGTTAACTCCTTTATCAACTGATTTGAAAAAACAAATGGCAATACTTTTGCTAAGATGGCTGCTATCGGTTTAATCGCTGAAGAAGCTACTGTTGTTGCTTAATTTAAGTCACGACACTCGGGTCGGTTAGGACATTAACCTAGGAACAGAAGTCCAATATACGGGTCACAGGTCAGAGCTCGTTTAAAATAATTCTGAGACCAAGTTGTTTGTAGGTGGGTTTCTCACATATATCAAACCTAATATTTCGGAACATTGAGAAACAATGTTGTAATAAACGTGTAGTCACTTATAGTTGTCGCGAACAAGACACGGGTTCGACTCCCGTCTTCTCCACAGCAGATTAACCCCGAGAAACTCTCGGGGTTTTTTATTTGACTTGTTAAAGATTTATTAATATTATTTAGACGACTTTGGAAATTAAGACCATACTTATTTTAGTCGGAGAGCAATTTTATGAAATATTATTTACTGACGAACTTCAAAACTTGTAATATCGGAATCCCGTTGGCTTAGCGTCCTCGGGATTTTTTTATTTATAAACCAATAAACAAAAAAGCAATGAAAAAAGCAATCTTGATGTCACTTTTAACCTTATTCGTGACAATCACATCTTTCGGGCAGATTACAACTTCTTCCCTGTCAGGTGTAGTTAAAAATGAAAAAGGTGAGACTTTGGTAGGTGCTACAGTTCATGCGGTACACCAACCAACAGGTTCAGAATACCGTGCAACCACAAACAAAACGGGTGTCTACTCAATTCCGGCTGTACGTGTAGGAGGACCTTATCTTATTCACGTTAGTTACGTAGGCTACAGAAAAGCTGAACTAACTGACATCAACACTCTTCTTGGGGTTACAAGTAATGTTGACGTAACTCTTATTTCTGAATCAAAAGAGTTGAAAGAAGTTACTATTGTTGGAACGAGAAACAATTTATTCTCAAAAGACAAAACAGGGGCAGCTCAACAATTCGGACGTAGAGAACTAACTACAATTCCAATTACGGGTGCAAGAACAATTGACGGAATTACCAAATACAATCCTTTTGGTGATGGTCGTTCTTTTGGAGCACAGGATTCTCGATTGAATAATTTTACAATCGACGGTTCTCAGTTCAACAACAACTTCGGTTTGGGTTCATCAGCGGCTGCTGGTGGTAGAACAGGTGCTTCAGCAATTTCTTTGGATGCGATTGACCAATTACAGGTGAACGTCGCTCCTTTTGACATTCGTCAAAGTGGTTTCGTGGGTGCAGGTATTAACGCTGTTACTCGTTCTGGAACTAACGAAATTGAAGGAAGTGTTTATCAAACACAAAGAAACAATTCAAAAACTTATGTGGGAGACAACGCTAGAGGAACTACAGTAACTGCTCAGAAATTTGATGAAAAAGTTTTCGGTTTTAGATTGGGTGCACCAATCATCAAAAATAAATTATTCATTTTTGGAAACTATGAAAGCATCGTTAGAACTGAACCAGGCACAACTTGGATTTCTACCGGTTCTCCTTTGACAGGTTCACAAGTAAGTCGTGTTAAATACGATGACATGGTGAGACTTTCGAAGTTCATGAGAGATACTTTAGGTTATGAAACAGGTCCTTTTGAAGGTTATTCTAACACAAACGATTCAAGAAAATTCATGACTCGTTTGGATTGGAACATTAGTCCAAAACACAAGTTAATGGCACGTTTTGTTAATCACAACTCATCCGCTGAGATTAACATTTCTAACTCTCAGTCAGCGGGTGCTGGAAACAGAACTACTCAATTCAACGCAATGAGTTTCCAAAACAGTGGATACATTATTATGGATAATACTCGTTCAGGTGTATTAGAATTGAATTCTAAGTTTTCAAACACACTCCACAACAATTTGATTATCTCTTATGACAAACAAATTGAAGACAGAGCTTACATGAGTCAAATGTTCCCAACAATTGACATCAGAGAAGGTTCAGCAACTTACACTTCTGTAGGTTTTGACCCATTCACACCAGGAAATAAATTGAACTATTGGACATTCAACGTTACTAACAACGTTACAAAATATTTGGAAAAACACACTTTGGTGGGTGGTTTCAACTATCAAATGTACCAATCAAACAATTTATTCTTCCCAGCTTCGAACGGTGTATATATTTTCAACAGTTTGAATGACTTCTACACTGCAGCTAAACAATCAGTTGCTAATAATGGAGGACCTTCAGCTTTCGCACCAGCGAGATTTCAGTTTCGTTATTCTGCTTTACCTGGAGCGGTTGAACCAATGCAGGTATTGGAAGCTAATCGTTTAGACCTTTATGTTCAAGACGAGTATAACCTTACTAAGAATTTAAAATTAACAACGGGATTGAGAGCGAACGTAATTTCACTTGGAAATACAGCTCTTGAAAATCCTGCAATCACATCAATGACATTTGGTGGTGGTGAAAAATTAAACACGAGCGTGATGCCGAAAACACAATTGTTATTCGAACCACGTTTCGGTTTCAACTATGATTTAAAAGGTGAAAAGAAAACTCAAATTAGAGGTGGTACAGGTATTTTCACAGGTAGACCTCCATTTGTTTTCTTATCAAACCAAATCGGAAATAACGGTGTATTAACAGGATTTATCGATGTATCAGGTGCTCAAGCATCACAATACGGATTTACTACAAATCCTAATCAATATTTTATTCCTCAAACACCAACATTACCTTCAACTTTTGATTTAGCTTTCACTGACGCAAATTACAAGTTCCCTCAAGTATGGAGAAGTAATTTAGCAATCGACCAAAAACTACCTTGGTTGGGTTTAGTGGCAAGTGCTGAAGTTCTTTACAATAAGACAATAAACGCAGTTCATTACTACAACGCAAACCAAGATGTTCCTGTAGGAACTTTAGGTGGTCCTGACAAAAGAGCATTGTTTGCAAATACTGACCCTGGTGTTAGAGTAAATGATAATGTTTCTATGGCAGCAGTTTTAACAAACAAACAAGGTGCTTACAACAAGTCTCTTACATTGAAATTAGAAAAACCAATTTCGAAAGGAGTTTGGGGTTATGCAGCTTGGACTACATCAAGAGCTGAAGATTACATGAGTGCTGGTTCAATCGCGAGTGGTTCATGGCAATCAGCTCGTTCTATCAACGGAAACAACGATTTACAACTTTCTACTTCAGACTTTGTTGTTAGGAATAGAATCGTAGGTTTATTAGGTTATAGATTTGATTATGGTAAGAAATACGGTGGAGCAACTACAATCACTATTGGTTACGTAGGTGCTCAAAATAACCCATTCTCTTACACTGTAGCGGGTGACCTTAACGGTGATAGAGTTAGAGACAACGAACTTATGTTTGTACCTGTAAATGGTTCTGACATTCGTTTCTCAACTTTAACAGTAGGTACAAGAACTTATACAGAAGCTGAACAACAAGCGGCTTTCGAATCATTTATTTCTCAAGATGACTACCTTTCTACAAGAAGAGGTCAGTACGCTGAAAGAAACGCTTCTTTCCTTCCTTGGTTACACAGATTTGACCTTTCAGTGGCTCAAGATGTGTTCATAAAAATCAAAGGAAAAAGAAACACTTTCCAAATCAGAGCTGACATCCTTAACTTCGGAAACATGGTTAATAACAAGTGGGGTGTTTCTCAAAGAGCGGCAGTTCCTCAGTTGTTAAACTTTGTAAGTAGAGACGCGAACAATGTTCCTTCTTACAGACTTTCAACTCAAATTCTTGATGGACAAACAGTATTGGCAAAACAAACTTACCAATTCAACTCATCAGTATTTGACGTATGGAGTGCACAGTTAGGTATTAGATATACTTTCGGTAAGTAATATCGAATATTAAAATTTTAAACCCTCATCTTCGGATGGGGGTTTTTTTTATAACAAAAATTTCTTATCATTCTTTCAATGAATAAGTTAGTTACAATTTTTTTTATTTTATCGGTTTACACCTTTTCACAAATTTTCACATTTTATCAACTACAAGGTCATCTTTGGAATAAATGGATTAAAGACCACCCTTTCCTGATGAGTTTAATGGGTGTCCCTGTTGGTTATTTTGTAATTCTTGCAAGTAGAGAAATGGTAAGTCTATATGGAGGACAAACTTGGCCAAACAGAATCATAGGATTTGTTTTCGGTGTGTTTGTCTTTAGTTTCATGGCATGGATAATGTTGAAAGAACCAATAACAACCAAAACTATAGTTTGTCTCATTCTAAGTTTTGCAGTTCTTTGTATTCAATTGTTTTGGAAATAATTGGTATTTATACCATATGAAGTTTATTTCCATTTTACTTAAGGAAGGTCGTAAAGAAGATTTAAAGAAAAAATATGCCGAGAAGTTTGACGAAGAGACTTTGGATTGGATATTGAACATTGCAGATTTAAAAGATTTCAATCACAAATACACGGACTTTGTTTTAAAACATGTACATCCTGATTATGTTGACGGAGATGTTGAAATTGGTATTGATTTAATCAAAAGTTTTGACAAATATCAATCCCAACTCGAAAAAAAAGATATTAATCAATACAGTGGTTTTGAGGAATTAGACAATGTTTTAGTCCCTATCCACCAAAAACAGAAAGACAGAGAATTAGAAAAACAGGTAGATAAGATTTACGAAGATGATAAATTTCTTGTAATCAAACCTAAAACACACCAAGCTTCGTGTAAATACGGTTCGAATACTAAGTGGTGTACAACCGCACAATCCCCTGACCATTTCGAAAGATATACCTCAGGTAGGCAAGGACTATATTACATAATTAACAAAGCCAATTCCACAAACAAAGATTACTCAAAAATTGCAATACATTTTGACAACTTAGGAACTGAGAGATATTGGGATTCGAAAGATTCTCCAATGAGTGAACGAGAAATTGCAATTTTTAACTACGCGTTTCCCGAAATAGTTGATGTAATAAAAGCCGATTATAACATGAATGTGGGGTCAATGACCGACAAGTTTTTAGCAGAATCATTCGATAAAGTTGGTGAGTCATCAGCAGATAAAAGAAACTACTTGAACTCAACTTATACTTTATCAACACTTGTTAGAGGATTTCAAAACATACCTGATTTAGGTTTTGGTCATACAGAAGGTGTTTTAACAATATCTTTAAGTTCAGATGAAGACAACAAATTAATTGATGAATATAATATTTTTATCACATACAAATCTAAAGATGAAAAAACCTTTACAGCTAGTATAGGTTTTGGGAGTACTGATGAAGTTTCAAGTGACGATTTTGTAGACCTTGGGCTTGAAGGGTGGGGAATTGATGCGACATACTATCTTGGTAAAACCCCCGCAGAAACCGCTGAAGGTGTTAGAAGACACATTGCACATAGAGTTTTAGACCATATTGTAAACAATCAAAAACTTATACAAATGGTTGCTGGAACAACAAAAGTATTCAGACCCACGTATGGATATAAATTTGGTAAAAATAAAGGTTGGGTTAAAAAACTTGTTGATTATTTGGACAAAGGAAAGATAGGAACAAAATTAGATTTTCTTATGGATATTGGATATATTGAACCTGTAATTAAAGATGGTCAAAAAGGTTATAAAAAATCTAAAGGGAATCATTTTTACAAGCCACGTGATTTAAGAGGTCAACACTCGTCATTTTTTGCTGCGGCTAAAAATGCCGGTATTTTGGGATACAGAAAAGTTGGAAAGGATTTTTTCTTGATTAAAGGTCCTAATTTTGATGCATTCAAAAAAGGGGAACTCAAGGCACTTTAGACAATCTTCGAAAATAGATATATAACCCAAAAAATAATCCCGCAATACAATACAAAACGAAGTTCGCTTTCCATAAATCTCCTGTCAGTAATATTAGGGAATACTGAACGGCATCGAATCCAAAAGGATTGAAGAACAGAGCCAACATCAAAAAGATTTGTGATAGATTGTCTTGAAAAGTTTTTTTCCAAGTCTTTATTCTGTTTACCATCGTCCATATTATAGTATTACAAATTTATTTCTAAGTCAGAATTTTTATAATAAATAGTAATGTTCAAAAAAACTAAAAACTGGATGTATTCTAATACACACAATACGTGTGTGTTAATGCCAATGAAAACAGCTTCGACTCACGTATCTTGGGTTTTGAAATACTTTGACTTTGAATCTCATGTAAGAATTTTTTATGATGACGGAACACACAAAGATTTTACAAACTCTCACGTTCAACCCCATGATTGTTTCATACCAGAAGAATTAGTAAACCCGAAAACAATTCTGACCGTAAGAAACCCTTACGAAAGAATTTTATCTTTTTTTTTATTCACGAGGAATTACTTACTAAACAAAAATGTTTCACCAAGTGATTTCAGTTATTTTCTCAATGGTTTGAATGATGAAAGTAATGATTTCAAACAACTCAATTTTGTAATTGAAGTCCCCCCAACTTATATTATCAGAAAAGAGAATTTATATGAAGACTATTGTAAAATTAATTTCATCAATGAATCCGATTTGAATCATCTCGGTATTTTACAAAAAATGTGTGTTAAGAAAATTAACAAAACAAATTTGGAAATAGAAAAAGAAGATTTTTTGACTTCAGAAAACAAATCAATAATTTACAAATTATTCAAACCACATTTCCATTTATTTGGATATGAAAAATAATTGAAATATAATTGCAATAGAGAAAATGATTGATATAAAAAAACTAATTGATGAAGAGGGTCCTATCAGAAAATTTGATGGGATTGCACCTGAGGGATTTGTATTAGTTCATGAAAATACTCTGAGAGATTTAAAGAATTGGAAAATTTGGGAAGATTGGAAAAATGATGAAATAACTATACATGATTTGAATAAAAAAAATTTTGACAATACTTAATAATAAATTATATTTCTATCACAATAAATTATAACGTTGTGGAAAGTCATCAGTTCGGAATATTGGTAGAACTTTATTTGATTGGTGATGATGACAAAATCTATCCGTAACGTGTGGTGGTCATACTGATGAAACTATCTGCAGTAGTTTAAGGAAGTCGACTCCGAGGTATAACATCCCATCAGTCCCTGACCACTTTTTTTTTACTTTATGACAACAAAAAATCCAACATTCTTCGTAGACATTGACGGCACAATTGTCAAATACAGAAAGTTTAACGAATTATCCACAGCCGTATTAGAGCCAATTCAAGACGTAATTGACTATCTAAATCTTCAGTTTGATAAAGGTGCGGTTATAATTGTCACAACAGCTAGACCGAGTTCTTATGAATCTTATACGATAGGTGAGTTAAATAAAATAGGGTTGAAATACCACAAATTGGTTATGGACTGTGGAAGAGGAACTCGTGTGATATTTAACGATAAAGACCCCGAAAACCCAAATTTAGATAGGGCAGTAGGAATAAACTTTACAAGAAATGGTGGATTTGATTCGGTTGGTGGGCCACCAAACATAGAAAATTATGAGTCAAATTAAAGTTTCATATAAAAGACACTTAGCTAAAACAATTAGTTATAGATTTCTAAGTACATCAATTGGTTTTTTAGCCATGTGGTGGGCATCAGGTAGTATCAAAGTCGGAGCTGCTTTTGGAATTGTTGAACTTATCTACAAACCTCTACAATATTATATACATGAAAGAATTTGGTATAAATACATTAAATTCGGTCTTGTGGGTGATAAAAAAAGAAAGCAAAATTCAATTACAGAAGGTAAAATAAAATCACAACCAAAAGTATACGAGTATGATTTACCTATCACTGAACCACCTCCTCCACCGAAACCATCATCAGGAAAAAAAGTTTTAAATTATTCTTCAAATAGATAAACCGAGATATCTCGGTTTTTTTTATTTTAAATGTATTTATAGTATCTATGTCGAACATACTAACTAACATACAAAAACTTTATAATCAATTTGATAAGAATAAGGATATGGTCTCTGAGGTCTATATAAAACCTGATGAGTCTTTATATCCAAATTTGAAATTTGCTAAAAGAACTAGACAAGATGAGATAAATAAAGCTTTATTGGACGACTTACAAAAAGCATCTCAAATGACAGGTTTGGACATCACGATTGATTTCGCAAAGACTGACCACGGCAAATATGCAAAAAGTGGTAATGTAAGTAGACACTGGTCTCAAAATGCCGTAGACATTGACTATATAGGAGGAAAAGTTGTAAGTCCAAAAAATAGAGACGTTGTTGACAAGTTTGTAAATGCTCTTCTAAGTATGGGTTACAATAAGAATGCTGAGGGTTCATCACATCCTAAAGCTGTTTTGACCTTCGGTTTTGCAGGCCACGATAATCACGTTCACGTTTCAAATACAACTGGTTCACCGTCTTCTGTAGACCCCAACTACCAACCAAGTTCAGACGATTCAACTGAAGATGGAACTTCAGACACAACCAAGGCAGGTGCCTATGGTGAAAAAATCAATATAGGTGGAACAAAATCAAAATCCAAAAGTGCGGAAGAACAAAACCCATTACTTTACTTAGTCGCTAAAGACATTGGTAGTAAGGTTTTTAATCTTAAAGAAGGTTTCGGAAAAAACATCCAAAGTAATATGGGAACTATTGTAATTCCTGGTTCGAGTAATCCAAGAGTGAAAAGTCCGATAGATGGTGTAGTAAACAACAAAAGATTTGTTCAAGGATGTAAAAATGAGGTGACAATTGAGTCATCAACACAACCTCAGTTTTTTTTACAGTATTGTGGAATGACAACCAAGAAAGTAAATAATGGTGACCCTGTTTCTCAAGGTCAAGATATTGGAACTATGGATAGTAAGGACAATGCTGAGGTGTTGTTTCTCGACAAATCATATAATAGAAAAAATATAGACCCGCAAAAATTTGATTCTTTTGTTGATAAACAAAAAGAGAAAGAGCCTAATAAGAAAGTATATATAAAAGGTAGTAATAGACAATATTCGGACCCTGCACTTGCTGGTTTGATTTTATTACCAAAAAAGATTTTTGGAAATGTATACGACAAGGACACAGGTGAACTCAAAACAAAAAAGTGGAAAGATTGGGACTCAAAAAGAGATGTCGACCCATGGATTGCAAACGCCTTCAAAAAAGTTTTCAATAAGAAAAAACAACAAAACGAAGGTAAATTACAAGAAAATATAAAAAGAATAAAAGGACTATTATAAAAAAACCCCCTCAAATGAGGGGTTTTTTATTAGTTCGTTGTAGAAGAATATATTATTTTACTTCTTCTGCTCTAACAGAATCTACAACTGGAGCTACTGTAGAGTCTACCAATGTTGAGTCTGCTACTACAGCAGTTGAATCGGTTTTTACTTCGTTTGATGTTGCTCCGTTTCCACATGATGCCAATGCTACGATTGACAAGATTGCAAGGATTTTTTTCATTTTCTTTTTGTTTTTTTTGTTAATGTTTTAATAACGTCTTGAGTTTATAAATATAGAAAAGTTTTTCAGAATCGTCAATTAGCAGTGTAAACTTTTTTTTGCGGAGAGTATTGGATTCGAACCAATAGGCCAATTGCTCGACCACAGTTTAGCAAACTGCTCCTTTAACCACTCAGGCAACTCTCCTTTGTGTGAACGATGGGGTTCGAACCCACGACAACTAGCGCCACAAGCTAGTGCTCTTCCAACTGAGCTACGTTCACCATATTACTTACGAGGTCTTACTAGGATTCGAACCCAAATTTCTTCGTCCGTAGCGAAGTGTATTCATCCATTATACGATAAGACCTATCTGTTATTTTCTTCTAAACATTTCGGACAAAGTCCGTCTTTGTCTAAAAGTGTTCCGTGAATTCCACAAATATTATTCATAATAAAAATTTGTTATCCCCCAAGGATTCGAACCTTGAATAATTGGACCAAAACCAATTGTGTTACCGTTACACCAGAGGATATAATGTGGACCCTCACGGACTTGAACCGTGGACCTACTGATTATGAGTCAGCCGCTCTAACCAACTGAGCTAAGGGTCCTTAAATGATTGTTACACTTGGTTGTGTTACTTCCTCCTGACACCACTCAGGACTTCAATCATTTTTGTGGGAGTAGCTGGACTCGAACCAACGAACTCGAAAGAGGGAAGATTTACAGTCTTCTGCCATTGCCACTAGGCGATACTCCCATTAAGGAAAGGAGAAGATGGTTGCGTGGACATCTCCTTTTACGATTGGCATTACTCAGGTGTATTTCTCCCAACTCCGATGATACAGACCGAAATACACTCTCGAGTCATTAGTATCACCATTCCCCAATCAACCTATTTGCACGCACGGTAGGACTCGAACCTACAACACCTAGTTTTGGAGACTAGTACTCTACCAATTGAGCTACGCACGCGTGACTTATTTTTTCGTCCATTTACTTTTAGAGAGTAAGTCATCCCAATCTTCATATCCTTGTTCACGAGCATACTCATCGTTTTTTTTCCGAGTATATTCTTTCACTTTATCGGGGTCTCTCATTTCATCGGAATCTTTGAAACCTAATGATTTCGCACATTCCTCTTCACACCAGTTGTGAGAACCTATCTCTATGTTTATTGGTAAGTCAGTTTCCAAGGATTCGATAAAATCTTCGAATTGACTTGCCGATTCATAAGGCATTGTGTAGATTCCTTCATGAACCTGATATCCACTTTCATTTTTACTGTCGAAAACCTCGATTCTACCCATTCTGTATTTTTCACCCATGAGTGAAAATACACCATATCCCACAGTTGAATAACTGAATCTACCACGAGTGCTTACACCTAACATATCAACACATCTTGGATTTGCCTCCATGTAATGCGCTAAGTGGTCAACAAGCATCTCATCACTTAGTTCTTTTCCTTCTTGTTTTCTTCGGATGTTATTCAGGAACCATAACAAATCCGCTCTATTGATTTTCATAATTTTTTATTTATACAAAGATAACGAATTATCTCTCAAGTTTTTTTATACATTCATCTATTTTATCTCTTAATCTACCACCATACCCGAAGTCACCATCTACCTGAACGTGTCTCCACATCGGAACTCTTGGTTTCATCCATTTATATTGACCATCAAGTTTCATGTCGTCGATTGAAATCCAATTTGAGATTTTATTATCTTTTACCCACTTTGTGATTTCTGCTGCTCTTTCCCACTCAATTGAAGGTCTACTAAGTTTATTCCAAAGGTCCTGATGGGTTGTGATATCTACAATCGGAGCTGTTACACCATAGTATTGGAAAATACGTTTTAATTGTATAAAACTGAAATGTTTTCTCCAATCCGAACTCACAACTAAACTTGCGTTTGTTTCATCACAAATTTTTTGAAGTGCTTGACAATCATCTTCAACCCATGGGTAAGGGATTGTAAAAGTTTTACTGTGTTCGTTCAGCGTAACTCTCCCATCACCCCAAGTTCCCCATGCCAGTGGTCCATCTACATCAATAAAAATAATTTTACGTCTCATAACAATTTTATTTGTTGGAATGGGCGGATTCGAACCGCCGACATCTAACGTATCAGATTAGCACTCTAACCAACTGAGTTACATTCCATTATTGAGGTCAGGATAGGAATCGAACCTACGTAGAAAGTTTTGCAGACTTCCGCCTAAGCCACTCGGCCACCCGACCTTAATTGTGACCCCTGATGGATTCGAACCATCGACTTCTTCATTAAAAGTGAAGAGCTCTTCCACTGAGCTAAGAGGTCTTTGTGGTAACGGTCAGAATCGAACTGACCACACCTTGGTCTTCAGCCAAGTGCTCTACCAACTGAGCTACGTCACCATTTGTAGTCCCTGTAGGAATCGAACCTACGACACCTTGCATGTAAGGCAAGTGCTCTTCCAACTGAGCTAAGAGACTGAATTTGTAGCCCCGCACGGACTCGAACCGAAATCTCCACCGTGAAAGGGTGGCGTCCTAACCTTTAGACGACGGGGCCAAGAATTACAAACTTACAACCATTATTTCAAAGAACCAAAAACTCCTTAAATAAAAAAACCCCGAACTTCATTTCTGTAGTCCGAGGTTTGTATATATAACTCTTCAGGAATTATAGGCTATCTCATGAGACTACAGCGCGTGTCTTAAACCAACAAATCTCTTGTTGTTTACTATAGACTTTATTACGCACTATTGTTCTCATTATTATTATAATTACTACAAATATAGTAAATCTCTTTTAAAAATCAAATTATTTTTCTGTACCCCAAGAGAGACTCGAACTCTCACGACCGAAGTCATTGGTTCCTAAGACCAACGCGGCTACCATTACGCCATCGGGGTATTTTAGTGAGTTCCGTTTGTTAGAGAAACTCCGTGTTCAAACCCTTTTATGAAATCATTTATTTCTTCTTGGGTCATACTATTATAAACTCTCCCAACAACAAATCCAATTTCATTACCTAAATCAGAAATATCGCCGATATAATTAATTTCTTTTTTGTGGTTATCAAATTCATTTAGAATTTTTTCCAAGATTGTATATGTAAACGCTCTAGTCATTTTTTTAAGTTGTAGTCCCGCCAAGAATCGAACTTGGAATTACTGCTTAGAAGGCAGTAGTTATATCCATTTAACTACAGGACCAAAGTACCTCAGGTGGGACTTGAACCCACACGGACATTTTCTGTCCACAAGATTTTAAGTCTTGCGCGTATACCGATTTCGCCACCAAGGTATAAAACAAAAGTAAGGAATCAGTATTGAAAAAACAAATGAATTAGAACTTTTCTTCCCAAACAGTATCTCTTTCTGTTTCTTCAATATTCATTGTGTGATTTAAGGTTATCTCTTTACGGTCCAAATCAATTTCGAAATTACCTTGAGAACCTTCGTTGATTTCCCATCCACCAAAATTATTTTCAAGCATTCTGTATGCGTAGTCTGAAACCACCGCAGGAACAGAATCACCATTTGTAAAATCGTCTTCCAAGTAACCAGAGTCACCACTTCCATTGTAGTCAAGTTGAAGGACTCTATCACTAATTTCCTCGTCGTTTTCTAACGTATCAAAAAGCTCCATTAAATCCTCATTGTCGTCTTCTTCCAAAGAATGAGTAATAGATTCGGTATTCCCAACATCATAGTAGCTATAGTCATAGGAGATTGAAATTTCTCTAGTTTTACAATCAATCTCAATCATAACTCTTCCCCAATTGATATCGTCATATTCGGGTTGTTTAATTAGTTCATTTTCACAAACATAATAAATGCTTTTCTGAAAAATTGGAATTAATCCTTCAGGAATTTCCGCAACGTAATTATTTGAAAAATGTGTTACATTTTTCCAATCGATATCGTCACAATCAAAATAAGAGGTATTCATTTCGAATTCGACAAATGCATCTTCCATTCCGATGGAACCTAAATAACGACAGATACGATTTAAATACTTTTTTTCGTCTTTAGTTAATAAATCTTTCATGATAATATAAATATCAATCTTCGAACTCTAATTTTATTGTTTTCAACATCCAAGATGGCCTTGTGTTCGATACCATGTTGTTTATCCATTCTTTTGCGGAAGGGATATAATTATTACAATCTTCCTTTACGTGTTGTTCACCAACATATCGGGTGTAGACTGTCTTACCATCACTGTTTTTGAATTCAGGACCAAACCTCTTTTCCATTTCGAAAATCCCTTCCGAATGATGTCTAAACATTCTGTGTAAAGAATCCCCGAACCAACCTTTGGTCTCATCCATCCACTCATGTAAATGAATATAATCCTCAGGTTTTCCACCAAACTTTTTAGCGGAACTTTTTGCATGTAAATTAGGGTGTGACATTTCTCCAAGATTCTTTTCGATAACCAAATAAATGAAATTGCTCCTCAAAAATTTTATAAACGTAGTTGGATACTTCTTCATCATAAAATTCCTTCCATGGTTTCCTTTTTTCATTCATTTGTCCTTCAAATTCTGTTTTGAATTTGTTATTACTTATGAACTCATCAAAGGTTTTCTTGATATCGGAATTCTCCAAATCCAAAAATTTCAAAGACTTGAGGTCATTCTCCAAATTTTCCTGTTTTATGAATTTATCAAATGGTCTACCCAAAATTTCATAATTTTTATGATATTGTAATTGATAATCATTAATTATTTTCGGGTTTTCGAGGGATTCGAAAACCCAAGTTTTGAAATGTTTTTGAAAATCATTCAAATGATGTGAATACAAATAAAACAGGGATACTAGTCTAGAGTAAGGGTTTCTAACGTTTGATACGAAGAAATAGTCTTTTTTGTTGGAATCAAATGTAAAATGATGGTCAAAAGTTTGAAAACCCATAACACGAAGAAGTTCTTTAGTTGAACGTGTTCCTGTTCTTTGTGGGGTAAACCAATAAACTTTGTGTTTCTCTGAGATATGCATTAGTAAATTTTTGTGTTGTTTCTTCTTGCCTCTTCCGCTTCCTTATAGATACGTATCCAAGTTAGAGTAATATCAACAGGTGCTAACACCCAACACATGATAATCAAACCTAAAGTATCTAATCCAGGTGAGATACCAAGACCACCTGCCATAACATCTCTGTTCCATTTTCTTACTGACATGACAAGACAATAAGCCAAACAGATTAAATAATAAGACCAAAAAATTTCCATAACTTTCAAATTTTAGTGGAGAATGAGGGAGTCGAACCCACGACAACTTGAATGCAAATCAAGTGCTCTACCAACTGAGCTAATTCCCCTATTTGAGCCTCCTGTCGGAATCGAACCAACGACCTACTGATTACAAATCAGTTGCTCTACCTGCTGAGCTAAGGAGGCGATGTGAGCGGAAGACCAGGCTCGAACTGGCCACCCCGACCTTGGCAAGGTCGTGCTCTACCGAATGAGCTACTTCCGCAATTTTCTGAGCGGGAGACCAGGCTCGAACTGGCCACCTATAGCTTGGAAGGCTATCGCTCTACCAAATGAGCTACTCCCGCATATTCCGTTTTTCCTTCACATTTAGCCCAATCACCAGTGAAACAATGATTGGATTTTGGATGGAGAAGTCTGCAAGGATTTCTCCCATTAGACCGTTACCACGGACAAACTCTACCAGCGGAACGGACGGGGCTCGAACCCGCGACCTCTTGCGTGACAGGCAAGCATTCTAGCCAACTGAACTACCGCTCCATTTGAACAGGTTTTTTGTGTCCTTTTACACATCATGACCAACATATTACTACATTGGTGGTTACATTTTCGTCTTTGGTTAATTACTCCTGACTTATAGTAAACACTACCCTCACCGCTCTGATACCGCGAATCAAGACGGCGTCTTTGGGATTCATATACCGTGGGGTTCCACCACAGTCTTCACCTGTTTTGCGTCCTCTCATGGGCTCGAACCATGGACCCTCTCGTTAACAGCGAGATGCTCTACCGCTGAGCTAAGAAGACGTTTTGTTGGGAAGACAGGATTCGAACCTGCGGCCCCCTGGTCCCAAACCAGGTGCTCTACCGGGCTGAGCCACTTCCCATTATTAAACAAAGGTAATAAAAAAACCCCGAACTTTCAAGATTCAGGGTTTTAATGTTTGGCTTTGTTTTTTATTATCCTACATCTGTATCTGAATCTAAGCATAGATTACCCCCATCACCATTAGGTGTTGTAGGTCTGAACACTAAATTCGTATTAACAAAAAGTTGTTTCATATTCTAATAAATACAAAGGATTTTATAAAAGTCTACTGAAGACTTTTTCAAAATATTCTTCCTCTTCGTTGGTTAACGAATAATATTTTGATTTTAACTTATCGAGTTTTTCCTCAAATTCCCTTTCACCATACCCTGTAGGTTTGATGGACTTTTTAACATCACCTTTTTCATTATAGAGAGCCTGAGGTAGATGACCATCATCTACAAGTTCTTTAATCAATTCTTTGATGTCACTTTTGTTACAAGCTCGAACGAATTCGTATGGTTCGATATCAATATCTATGTATGGCATTTTTAATAATTTTCACAAAGTTATGAAAAATTATTGAATACCAAAAAAGTTTTTTCTTTTTTCTATGTCTTGCATTATTTTCTTGATTCTCTGAACAGTTTGGTCAATCTCTGAATCAAGTTCTTTAACTTTCATTTCGAGGCTTTGGATTTTTTCAGGTCCCTCTTTTTTATATAGGTATCTTTCCATAGATGTTAAAGGACTTTCGAGAGGTTTTCGCCCTCTTTTCTTTGGTTCTGAAGGTTGAGGTATTTCCTGTTTTTTCGGAATAAAAGCAATGTCAGTTTTTATTTCGGGTTCAAATTGTTTTTCTTTATTTTTTGAACCTGCGGGTCTTCCTCTTTTTCCTGTTGGTTCAGGTTTTCCATATCTTAATATCTTGGATGCAATTTTGGGAAACGTTGAGCTTACTGATTTGATGAAAGTTTGTGATTCTTTGGGACTCAACATATTCAAGAAATCGCCAAGTCTATACAATGCACCGACCAACTCTGAATCTGTATTTGCCTTTTCAGTCGTTTTAAATTTTACGAATGTTCTGAATTGCTCCATATTTGGTAAGGAATTAATCAACTGGGGTTTCGAATATAATTCCTCGAATAACCATTCTCCGAGGTTCTTAACAATCCAATCGAATTTTTCATCCGACATCAATCTTGCTTCGGATAATAAGTCTTCGTAAAAAAGAAAAAATTTCATATTGATAAATACACCGTTTTTTTAATATTTATGTAAATGATGGATTTAGACAATAACATTTCGTGTCTTTTGGGAACTACAAGTTCATATGAGAACCCTTGGGTGATGGAACGCAGGATACCCCGAACCATAAACTATTGCTAAAAACGTTACATATCTAAGGGGTTCATTTTTTGGACCCCTTTTGTTTTTTATTAGAAAATAAACTATTATTGCAAAAAATTACAAAATGGGAAGTGTATTGGTTTTAAATTATGATTACACCCCGTTGAATGTAACTACTATTCGACGAGGATTTGTTTTAGTGGATAAGGGTAAGGCAGAAATTGTCAAGTCTGATGAATCCCCTATTACTGCTGGATTCAAAACATATGTCCGACCTGTGATTATTAGATTACTGAAATACATCAAACATTTCACAAGGAATCTTCGCGCAAATAGGAATAGAATCTATAAGAGAGACAACTATCAATGTGTTTATTGTGGGTCAAGTAAGCACTTAACTTTGGACCACGTAATTCCAAAATCTAGGGGAGGTAAAAATGATTGGATGAATCTTGTAACATCTTGTTTCAAATGTAACTTGAAGAAATCTAATAAAACACCAGAAGAGGCTAAAATGCCAATGAGACATAAACCTTTTGCCCCAACATTAGTGGGGGAGAATGTAACCGTGAGCAAAGTTTGGGAGGATTTCCAAAAATCATTCATTTATTAAAATAAAAAACTATAATTATGGATACTATGTCAAACAAATCACTCAAGATTGTAATCGTTTTTTTAAGTATTTGTCTCATTTGGACTAGCATTAGATTGTCTAACGAAAAACAAAATATTGAGCCGACGAAAATGGAACTAGTTCAAACAAAAAAAAGTTTGGATAGTTTAAAGATTGTTAGTGATTCACTTTATTATGAATTATTTCCTATACAAGTTGAACTTGGTAGATTCCAAGTGGCTTATGAAATATTCATGGAAAGGAATCCAAAAGCCGCGTCACAGTATGGTGACATAATCTCACAAGAAACCGAATAATATGGAAAATAATAATGAACTAAACGAATTACAAGATTCGAAAAACCCCCAAGACACACTAACATCATCCCTCATACTTGCTAGAGCACTTAGTCTCATACTTCAAGAAAACCAAGGGATTGTTGTTGACCTTTTAAATAATTTGGATTTAGGTGATGACACATCCAAAGTAATTGTTTTTAAATTTCAAGAACAAATTCACATCTATAAATGCGAAGAGGATTTGGCTGAGGGAACCGCTGTTATGATGGGTGAACCACCGATGGACTCTGAATAAAATTTAAATACATGAGGGTATTAGGATTTTCTGTCGGACACGACAAAGGTGCTGTTATTGTTGAAAATGGAAAAGTCTTGATTGGAATTACTCAAGAAAGAATTTCAAGAATCAAACATGATGGAGCACATCAAGGTGGATTAATTCCTGCCGAATCTATAAGATATTGTCTTGAAAATTCAGGATATACTTTTAGAGATATCGATTTATTTGTCTACAGCACAACTGAAATTGTTGATGACGTTCAAAAAAAGTTTATCGAAGAATTTCAGTTTGACCCTACGGGTAAATTCGAGTTTTTACCTCATCATTTGGCCCACGCATATTCTTCTTTTTTTAGTTCAGGATTCGATGATGCCGTTGTGGTTGTTGCAGACGCATCGGGTAGTATTTTGAATGAAAAAAATAAATTACCTGAGTGGTATCCGAAAGTTAGTAGGAAAGGTCTCAATCACGAAGAAGATTGGACAGAAGCAATTTCAATTTATCATTTTAATAAAAATGATTACAAAGAGGTTTATAAGAAATGGATAAAATATCCTGTTCCGATTGATACTAACGAAGATGTTTCTGTCGGAACCGTTTACTCTGAAGGTTCACTTCAATTAATTTATGAACCCAATACCAATTCTTGGCCTGCAGGTAAACTGATGGGACTTGCGTCATATGCTGACAAGGACATAGTCGAGGAAGCTCCACATTATATTGTTGAAACAGAAGATGGAGATATTTTCATTCCAAATAATAGAATATATCCCAAAGTGACATATGATTCAGATTTTTTCTCAAGAGCTTGTGTTGCTGGAATATATCAAAGGGAACAAGAAAGGGTATCTCTAATGTTAGCGAAGAAAGCAAAGGAATTGACCGATTCTGAAAATATTTGCGTGGCAGGTGGGTCTTTCCTTAATTGTAATTCTAACGAAAAAATCCTCAACTCAGGATTGTTTGAGGGTTGTTACTTCATACCTCCCTCTGACGATAGTGGAATCCCTTTAGGGTGCGCCTGGTATGGTTATCAACTTATGAGTCCGATTGAAAAAAATAATTTTCTTTCTCCTTACATAGGTAAAAATTATTCTAACAATGATATTGTTTCAGCAATAAACCAATACCCAAATTTATATCATGAAAGATTTGATGATTTTGACGAACTTGTTGATAAAGTCTCACATTGGTTAACTCAAAATAGGGTCATAGGCTGGTTTCAAGACCAATCTGAAATTGGACCTAGAGCTCTTGGTAATCGTTCAATCTTAGCATCACCTATCAACAAATGGATGACAGGTCACATTAATTCAGACATCAAAAAAAGAGAATGGTATAGACCGTTTGCACCCGCCGTGTTATTTGAACACCAAAGTGAAATTTTTGATTCTAATGTTTTTTCTCCATATATGTTGGTTACGACTAACGTAAAAGAATCTTGGAGAGATAAAATACCTGCAGTAACTCACATTGACGGTTCCGCTAGACATCAATCGGTTTCAGAAAAATCTAATTATAAATTTTATAAATTAATCGAGAGTTTTTATAACAAAACAGGAGTTCCAGTTTTACTCAACACGAGTTTCAATGGCCCTCATGAACCAATTGTTGAAACTCCAAAGAATGCAATTGACACCATGTTAAGTTGTAAACTCGATTACTTAGTAATAGGAAATTATTTAATCAAAAGATAGTATGAGCACGATTTATGGTTTTTTTGGTGGTTCTCATAGTCCATCCGCGTGTTTAATTAGAAATGGAAAGATTGTATCATGTATAGAAGAAGAAAGATTAACCAGAATTAAGGCTGGTGACAACTTCGACAGTTTTCCAGAATTATCCTCAGAAGAAATTCAAAAATACACAGGTCTTAATGTTCACGATGCTGATTATAGGGTTTTTGTTGAGCCGGTAATCGATGCGTTCGCAAAAAAATTGACCAAGGATAATTTTGAGAGAGTTGGTCATCACGATGCTCATTGCTATGGTTCTTATTTTACAAGTGGTATGGATGGAAAAGTTTTAAGTATTTCATACGACGGTGGAGGAGACAAAACCGTAATGAAAGTCTACCTTTGTGAAGATGGTAAAATGAATTTGGCATATTCTTATGATTTTGCAACAACGGGAAGTATACCTCATCTTTGGGCATTCAGTGTGACCTCAATTAGAGGATATAACGAGAATGGAGAGAGCATTTGGAAAATGTGTAAAGACGAAGGGAAACTTATGGGAATGGCACCTGATGGGTTTTACGATGAGAGGATATATAAAATTCTGAATTCAATAATCGATTACAAAGACTTCAAATTTTTCCCATCGAATACGGGTGCGAAAGCTAGATTTGTTGTAGACACAATGTTCAGGAAAGGTTATTTCGACTCACAAGAGAAACTTCAGGTTTTTTCGTTTAACTTACAAAAATTAACTGAAGACCTTTTCCTTAATTTTTTAGACGACCTTCACACTAGATTTCCCGATTATAAAAAATTATGTTTTTCTGGTGGTTTGTTTGCCAACGTAAAATTAAATCAAAAAATTAATCAACTACCTTGGGTTGAGGAAATATATATTGTTCCACCTATGGGAGACGAAGGGTTAAGCTTAGGTGCATGTATAAAGAAAGCAGTAGACTTGGGTGAAATCACAAAACCATTCAAATTGGATAATGTTTTTTTTGGTAAAGAGTATGATGATGACCAAATTTCATTGATTAGTCAAAAATATAATTTTGAGAAAAAGATATATAACCCTTCTGAAATCGCTAAGAATATTGATGAGGGTGAAATTATCGGTTGGTTTCAACACGGATTTGAATTTGGTCCACGAGCCTTGGGTGGTAGAAGTATTCTTATGAGACCAACAAGCTCAGACACTCATAGTAAATTAAACAAAAGGTTGAAAAGACATGATTCGATGCCATTTGCACCTATTGTAATGTCAGAATATTTTGATGAAATTTTCTTTGAAACAAAGTCAAAATACTCCGCAGAATTTATGACTATTTGTTATCAAACTAAAGAGAATTGGATTGAAAAAATACCTGCGGTAATCCAAAAATCAGATAAGACTGCGAGACCTCAGATTGTAAAAAGAGAGAAGAACTACAAATTTTGGGAAATACTTGATGAATACTATAAAATTTCAAATATACCTGTTTTGTTAAATACTTCTTTCAACACTCACAATGAACCAATTGTAGATAACCCCGAACAAGCCTTTTCTAAATTACAAGATAAAACTTTAGATAAATTAGTTATTGGAAATTATGTTTACACAAATAGGTGATGAAAAAATTGTGATTGACTTTAACAAAGGAATTACAGTCAGAGTTGGTGGACCCGAACAATTATATTATGTTGAATTACATGAATTTAAAAAAGGGGACCAACAACCTTATATCGTTGAGGGAATTCATTTCACAACTATGAATGACTGGTATATGAAAGAGTTTCATCTACCTATAGAGTTTTACATGGACTTCGAAATCATAATTTATAAGTTTGATGATACTTTTGGATTGAAAAGAATTTACTCTCACAGATATAATGACCGAGACCAACTTGTTAGATTTATTTTGGATACGGATAATTTAGACGAAGCTTCAGTGTGGTTGAAAAGATGTATGACATACAAAAAAAGAAATGAATGTCACGTAGAAATTATTTCAAATTTTGATGAAATTAACTCATACTCAGAAACAAGATTCAAAGATAGAAATCTGACACCTTATAAGACATACAGGATAGGTAAATTTCCAAAGAACAGTAATGATTGGAAAACAGTAGACCCGAGAAAAGAGGGTGTCATTTGGTTCGGTAATTGGAAAACTTTTTGGTCTTACCAACATCCAAGATTATGGAAATCTTTATCAAGCCAAGAAATTGTAGACGATATTTTGGGTTTGTAACTTTTTTTATCTAATTTTGTTACAAATAATAAATTATGAATATCGGTAACGAATTTACATCCTATTACACAAAACATTTAGGGAAAGGTTCACTTGACCTACACTACTTCAATCAACAAATTGAATCTTCAATGACTCCATATATTTTGGAAGAAAGGGAGATGAGAGCAACTCAGATTGACATATTCTCACGTTTGATGAGAGACAGAATAATTTGGGTGGCTGGTGGTGTTGATGATAGAATGTCGACCGTAGTTCAAGCACAATTAATGTTCTTAGATAATAGTGATAAAACTGACATAACGATGCACATTGACTCACCAGGTGGCAGCGTGAAATCAGGACTCTCAATGGTTGATGTCATGCAATATGTCACTTGTGATATCCGAACTGTTAACACAGGTATGGCGGCTTCTATGGGTTCAGTTTTACTTGGTGCAGGAACCAAAGGCAAACGCTCCTCCCTCAAGTTCTCTAAAACGATGCTTCACCAGACATCAGGTGGTGCGGGCGGAAATATTCAAGATGCGAGAATCAATTTCATTGAGTGGGAAAAAACCAACAAAATATTGTTTGAATTATTAGGTGAGTTTTGTGGTAAAACTCCCGAACAAGTTATGGAAGACTCCTCTCGAGATTTTTGGTTATCTGCTGAAGAGTCCGTTGAATATGGTATTATTGACGAGATTGTTAAAACAAAAAAGAAGGGTTAACCCCTTCTTTTCGTTTTTTTGAACACCCCCCTTTTTGTTTTTTACCACTTTATGGTGGTTTCATTATTAAGCCACCGCAGGTTTTGCCTGAACTTTATTTAAAACATTTTCAGCTTTGTCCGTGAAACTTCCAAAGAGCTTGCATACACCATCTGACATTTGTTTTTCGAGGCCCTTGATGAATTCAGTATCTTTGATTGCTCCACCCAATAAGTTTCTTATTATACCGTAACCTGTCCCGTCCATACCTTTCGATTGCATCATAGTTCTGACCAAAGCCTCTGCTAAACTCTCAGCAACCAATTTTGTTAATTCTCTACAGTCGGATAATGCATTTGCTAATCTTCTTGGGTCTGATGCAATGAATGATGATACAAATTTTGCGAAAGGACCTTTCATATTGAACCAACCAAAAATAGAATCAATCATAGGTTCTACAATTGCCTGTCCTAATACGCTCCATCCTTGTCCAAATAGTTTATCTAATATATCTGTGAATTTGAATTCCTCATTAATTAGACCTTGTGATTCAAGAACATTAATCTCTTTCAATACTTGAATGAAAACCTTTTTTTGTTTTTCCTCAGATAAAGACCTGAATTTTGATTTAGATTCAACAATAACTTTCAATCTACTTTCAACTAATGTTGTTTCAACAAGTCTATTATCTCTTTTCTTTTTTTCCTCGAGTAATTTTTTTCTTACAATTTTATTTACCATAAAAATTTTTTAAACTTTTAAATCTTTTAATTTTTTCTTCAATTCGAATCTGAAGTTGAACATTCCTTTGTTTGCCCTTTCTTTACAAATTCTAACAACACTTTTCAGATTAGCTCTTTCTGCATCACCCAAAGGATATGTTCTAGAACCTAACTCTTGATTATTCCAAAGTGTTTCGATAGCCGTCTTACAATTTTGTGAATTTACCTCAAGTTTTGTTCCTTGTTTAGCATCTGCAACTTTTTGTATCTTTCTGTATACGTAGAATTTGTCTTTCAATTTTTCGAAATAAGGATAATACTGACTATAGTCTCCGCTTATCTTACCATTATTTTCAGCATCTTTACCTGTTAAATCTAATTTCTCATACTCACCGCCGTCCCTTAATTGATATTCTGATGGGGGTTGTGCCATTTCGAACCAATTTTCCGTTCTGAGTTGTTTAATTATATCTTTTTGACTATTATCTAAACTTGGTTTTCCTGCGGTCTGTCCTGCCTGATTAGTTTGACCAGTGTTTTGAGAAGATACGGTAGAAACATTTGCTTCAGGACAGTAAAATTTATCGTAAACTTTACCTTGTTGATTCAGAATGTTCATATCACTTGTAAAATAATATGTTAGTCCCTGTCTTGATTTTCTTGACACAAAATATATCCCATCTTTTAATTTCCTTATCTCACTCCTTTTACCACCGAGACATTTTGACTCAACCACTTTTATGAAGTTGTTTAGAACATCCGCATCAGTTTTGGTTAATGTATTAGTTTCTACTTTCGAGTCTGTTTTTGTTGTCTCAACAGTTGAAATAGTGGGCGTTGTTGTTTTAGTCGTTCCGTCAGCGTTGTATGGTGATGCAGGGTCTCCTGGTGCAACATCATCAGGTCCTAAACCACTTGCCTGTTCTTTAATGAAACCATGCATTTTCAAGATTTCAATTTTGTAACTTTCGTCTATTCTTAAACTTTTCATATTAATTATTTTGTAGAAATTCGTCAGGAGTTAAGCCGAAGACTGATTCGGATTCTTTAGCAAAATCATTTGTTGTTTTAGTAGTTGTTCCACCTTTCAAATAATTTTCATATTCTTTTCTGACATCTTGATTATTCCATTGTTTTTGTGTTCTCGGTCCAAACCTTCCATATCCACCTCCGTTCTGACCTTGGTTTAAAATTCCATCTTTATAACCTGTTGCCCATCCTGCCTTATTTTTATCGAGCCAATCTTGAAACTTTTTCACGTCAAGTCCAGCTGGGGCTGAAGGATTTGTAACAGTAGTTTGTTTCTTTTTTGCTACACCAGTTTCTATTGCTTTTTTAGTAGCATCTAGTCCCGCAGTAATCCCTTTGGCCACGTCACCAACAGCAGTGTTGGCTGTAGATGTTGTTGTTGGGATATTTGTAATTTTAAAAGTATTTTCTTTAAACTTACCGAGGCTGTTGAACTCCGCAGTTGCGTCAACACCTATAGATTTTAGATGATTGATTATTTGATTCACTGAATCAGTATTGTCACTTCCGAAGTCATTATTGACCCATTCATCAATAGCCAAATTACTATTAAAATAAGCAACTTGAGAATTTACTCTCTGAAATTGGGCCGGCGTTTTAATTTTTTTTAGACCTGACAAAAACATATTTTCATTAGTTCCAGCACCACCAACTCCATTCCAAATTTCACTCGCAATTTTGTAATCTGGGTCTGTCCTTGGTAATGACGCTTCGGTCATTTCAAGGTTTTCATTGAGAGTTTTTTTGGAATCGTATTTCATCCTCAATAAAATTGCATCTAGTGATTCTTGTGGATTTAGTTTTTTCCTATACATAAGATTTTTCTTTATAAATATTACGATATTCCCTATTTTTATACAAAATCAGTTCCGCCAGTTTTTCCCATAACTCTATCCGACTTCCAAACGTATTTTGGGTCATTCATGTAAGTTTTTCCAAACTTTCTCCCTGATTCCCATTTGGTAATTGCAGTTTGATTTGACTTTCCACGAGCGAGACCAGTTTCCCATTTTTTTATCGCCTTACCTGTTGATGCACCTCCGGCTGAACCAGACTCACCTGAAGGTGGAGGAGTATCCTGTTCATCAAGTTCCTTTCCTTTTCCTTTAGAGGAATGTTTCTCAAAAAAATTAATTAAAAAATCTACGTCTAATATCATTCAAATAAATATTTTTGTATTCGATAAAAAAACTCTACTTTTGCAAACATGAAAAAATATATTCTGATTCTCTCGCTTTTCTTAATTTCTTGTGAAAGATATGTGACTGAGGTCTCTGACCTTACAATGAGTGGAAAGTATGTTGTCTCTAAATTACAGGTTATTCAAATAGTTAATCCTGTTAGTAAAGATTCTACATACCTATCAAATCAAATTTTTATCGAAAAAAGTCTCCCCGACCCATTTGACACAATCAAAATAAACGATTTTTATATCCATTTTACTTATTCAAATGTTATGATTGGGTGGGAACGATATTATGAACGTTGGGAATACGGAAATCCTCAGACTGAGCCAATTTTTTATAATAGAATACCTTGGACATTCGATGCTTATGCTCTCGGCAAGATACAATTCAATTATATTCCTAAAAATAAAGGGGTAGTCTTTCCAGTAATATTACAGGTTGATAGTGATAGATTCGAAACACTTCAACTTTCAGGTTTGGAATACACTCCCCTTGGAGCTAATGGTCCAAGATATCGATTAATATTTTCTCTCACAAGAGTTGGACCCTAATACGATTGTGATTTCGGAAGAAATTTAGGGTTAATTGTGTAATATTCATTCAAAAATATTATTAACTCTTCTTCGTCCAACTCAATTTTTTCTTCACCTGCCACAACGTCATCTTCGAATTCATCTTCAAAAAAATTAAATGATTCTGTAATCAAATCAAATCCATATTCTTCTATAATTCTATAGTCAATATTATCCGTTCTTATTTCCTCATCACTGTCACTTATTGTTCTAAATACAACTTCTACGATGTTACTCTCGTTGTTAAAGAAATAAGAAATAATTTCTTTTACTTCCATAATTTGTTTTTATAAGAAATATTATAAAATCACATAAAAGTCATTCCTTGAAATTTTATTTTACCATTTTTTTTAACTGTATTTATTGTTATAATTTATTATAAAAACTTTAAGATGAGATTTAATTCACTTACAATAGATGATTTTTACGCTAACCCAATGGATGTAAGAAATTTTGCTTTGAGTCAAGAATTCAAAGTGAGAGGAAATTATCCAGGACAAAGAACAAGGTCCTTTCTGAATGAACCGTTAAAAAAGAAACTCAGGGACATTTTATACCCATTCGCGGGTGAAATTACTTATTGGGGAAGTGATGACCCTGAAAATAACTACACGGGTTCTTTTCAATACACATTAGCATCCGATAGGTCTTGGATTCATGCAGACTCTACAACCGATTGGGCGGCAGTTTGTTATTTAACTCCTAATGCACCATTGAGTTCTGGAACAGGCATTTTCAGACACAAATCGACAGGGTGGATGCGTTATGATTACAAAAGAGAAAATGAGGTAGGATATAAAGAATCTGCTCCTCCCGGTTACGACATGCAAGATTACACTAAATGGGAAATTGTTGATAGAATTGGAAATGTTTTCAACAGATTAATAATGTATCGTGCCGACAACTATCATGTTTCTTTAGATTATTTTGGTAAAGACATGAATGATGGAAGATTGTTTCAAGTTTTTTTCTTCAATACTGAACGTTAATCTAACTCAAATTTTAACAATAACTCGGGATTTAGTTTTGCTATAACCTCCATTATCCCCTCAGAACAATAACATAAATGTGAGGTGCTCCAAACGAACCTTCCATAATTAAATCCTAAAACAGATGCACCAATATCCTTTCCCTCCGATATTGGTTTCAAGAAAAAATCATCCAAATTTACTAAAAAATCTAATGCATCACTGATTCTTGTTTCGTAAACGGGAATTTGGACTTGCTGAATTATTTCTTTGAAAGTGTGATAATCAGTTTTTTCACATGGCGGTTCCGAAATTGGTTGAATGTCTAAAAGTTCATTCCTTGTATTAGGGGTAAGATGCCATAACCAATATTGGTTAGATACACTTATTTTCCTGAAGTCTTTAACTTCAATTTTATTATTAATCATTATCTCAAATTAGCTCCACACAGCCAAGTTACAAGTGACCTTCTCAAACCAGAAGAAAGAGGTGTTACTCTGTGTAAAACAAATGAAGGGAAAAAACATATTAACCCCTTTTCTCTTGGAACTGAAAGAATGCTACCACCCAAATTCATTTGTAAATCGCCTCCTTCATACTCAGTGGGTTCTGATAGTTGTAAAACAACAGACAACTTTCTGTTGGAGATGCCAACACCCAAATCAGCATGCCAATCATAATGACCACCATTACCATAATATGTTGTATATTGTAAATCATCCTGAAAATCCCAAATGTCAAAATTCCACATTTCAGCATTTGCCTTAATTGCTAAATCTGAAATTCTATCAAATATCCATTGAGATTCTGTGTTTTTTCCCATCCAAGAAATATCACTTACTCTATAGTCAGATGTGCTTTCAGAGTTTCCGTCATCACCAACGACAGTCCCCTTGATTTTGTTAAGAGAGTCACCGTATTTGATTATAGAATCAAGTTCCTCAGAACTGAAAGCGTTTGTGAAATAATAATAATTGAAGTGATTTACATTGTTTCTTTGGTTAGACACAAATTTATTTTCGTTGGCCATGTTTTTTTCTTTAATTTTAGGTTTAATCCGATACTATTTCAATAGTATGTTTCAAAAAAAAATAATTTTTGATGTAGTAATCCTGAAAGAAAATTCGAGCCTAATAGATATACGGATACAAGAAAATAAAGATTACATCGACCATTTTATTATCATCGGTAAAGAAAATTTAATTGATGAAATACAAGATTTGATTAAGACGTATCCCAATATAATTTTTAAAACTACAAATGAGTTTGATAATTTAAAATTATCTAAATTAATAAAAGAAACTATAAAACCGTTGTTCAAAAATTTTGAGGATTTGATACTAATTTCCGATGAATTTTCAATCCCCTATATCAAAAATTTTAAAGACGAAGACCTTGATTTTTATGCATATAAATTCAATTCTCATAAAGTAATCGATTCGACTTTTGAAAAAAGACGTAAATTTTTGGAGTTGGGCACTGCAATTATGGATTACAGTTTCATAGTATACCAAAAAGATTTTCTCACAATTTTGGAAAAAAATAAAAACAAAGTTTTTGATTTTCTACAAACAGAACCGAAGGGAATAAAAATTGAAAAAACTTCCTCAACCTATCTTTGTCCGATTTCGAATATTGATGTCTTATGGATTCATGAAAAAAATAGTGAAACAGACTCAAAAAAAATTCTAATCAATTTTGATGATAATTTCGAATATGAATTTGATTCATACGATAAAATAATTGAAATAGAACCTGTCCATACGTTTCCTGAATCGACCTACTATGACCCACAACATAAAGTTAATCGTTTGAAGATATTTGTTCCAAATAACGAGATGTATGAATCACCAAATTTTTTGAAAAGTTATTTGAAAAATGAAATTTTGAGAATTTTAAATTTTCTACCAACACAGGATAATGATGAAATATTTTTAAAATATGAAGACGAAAAAATGACCATTCATATTTCAATGGAATTAAAAAACCCCTCATGAGAGGGGTTTTAAATTATTTGATAACTTTCATTCTTAACATCATTTCCATTATTCTATTTTTCTTATTGATGAAATTCTCTCTGAGGTCCTCATCAATTTCATCCCAATTTCCTGTATGAGCTTTGATTTCTTCCCATGATTTATCTTCAGGATTAAATTTTGTCAAATCTAAATCAAGTTCATCTTTAGCCAAATCTTTTTTCCAATATACATCATCTTCTGCAGTATCATCACTATTTGTTTCACCGTAACTTGACGTTTGGTATGGTCCTGCACTTCCTGGCCCTTCACTATCGAAATCATATGCTGGTTCCATATCACCATATATTCCTTGAACTCCTGAGATATCATTTGCTTCTTCGAGCTCATCGTCTTCAAAAGCAGATTCCATAAATTCAAAGTCATCTTCTTCATCCAATTCACTTTCAGTTGGATAAACTGAATCAGGTCCGTTGCTTTGGAATTCGTATGCCTTTCCTTCCTCACTTTTATCCAAATCCATATCATCCGCTTCTATATCGAATGGACCATCTCCAATTTTAGGTCCCTCTGATTCAAAATCATATGCTGGGTCAATATTACTTATATCCATGTCGGGTGCATTTCCACCACCTGTATATCCTTGTTCATACATCTCACCACCATCCGCTTGCAAATCTTCAAAACCATCATCTTCATTATCAGGGTCCTCGTAATCATCTTCTACTTGTTCATTTTTGATTCCCTTCATATGATGCATTTTTTCAAATGTTCCGTATTTGTTTCCACCACCTTCAACATAATCAAATTCATCATCACCCAAATCTTCTACGTTGTAGATATCATCTAAGTGTCCAACTTCTTCGATTTCTTCCATTTTGTATCCACACTCCATACATTCTCCTTCCGTCATGGCACCTCCACATTCTGAACACATTAATTCTTTAGACTCTTCCATTGCACCCACTTCACCTTTCCAACCACACTCCATACATTCTCCTTCCATCATCATTGAACCACATTTATCGCAAACTTCTTTTTGTTCCTTTTGTTCGTTGATTCCAACGTTTGTATATGGTTTTACGACTCCTTTGTTATTAAGAACCGCACCTTCTTTATCTTTAGCAAAATCCTGAACATAAAGTGGTTGTTCGTTATTAACATGTGGTTGCATAGTTCTATAACCATCATATAAAGTTCTGTGTTGTTTTAGAATGTCTTCTTTCTCGTTTGGAGACAATCTATTTGCGGCAAAAAATGCGTTCATAAAAAGATATTTTCAATAAATACCACAGAATTTTTAAATTTTAGATTTTACTTGATAAACTCCTTCTATTAATATTGTTTGACAGGTTGGTCTACAAAATGATAGTATCTTGGTAATTTACTTATCGCCCTTTAGATTGACCTGTTTTTTTTTTTGGAAAATACTTTCAATTTCTATATATTTGTATTCAGAATGAAAAATTGGTTCATTACACATAATAGGTTTATAAAAACAAAAAATAGCTTACATCTATTACCCGAACTATGTTTTTGGTATGATAGAAACTATTTTTTAGAAACCGGTGTTGGTTCTCCCGCTTTTGGGTTTCAAATTGGTTGGATAAAATGGAAATGGTATTTCGGATTACAAAAAGGTTATTAAAATGATAAATCCATTCTGTTTTATAGGTGCTCATAATTGGGAGTATAGAAAAGAAAAACATAAAGTTGAAGGTCATCCTCAAAATCGTGAATACATCCGCGTAGTTGTTAGAGAATGTGTTTGGTGTGGACACAGAGAACACCACCCTCTCCCAAGAGTTGAACGTAAATTCACTAACTGGAAACCCTTTGACGATATTCAGAAAGATGATACAATAAATTTTGAAAGATTATAAAAAACAAAAAAAAATGCAAACATTAGTTTTCAACACAACAACAAAAACTGTAAAATTACTCGATTCCAAAACAGCAACTGGTTCCCTCCTTTTAGAATATTCAAATATTCCAACAGTAAAAGTTTTGGAGGGTTATTATGAGGTTATCCAAAGTGACGAATTTGAAAAAAAATACCCCGTTCTCAGAGTTCCAATTGCGAATACTAATATGATTATAAGCAAATGATAAAAGACTCCCGATTTACAGAGATTTTTGAGAATACAATTCCTCATGGTTCCTTCTTAAGTGAAAGTGCGATAAAGAGCTGCATGTATCAATCATATAAATTGGGAAATGAAGATGTTATAAAATGGTTATTAGAAAATAAACACCTTTCTGACAACATTCAATATATTGTTGACGAATGGAATAATCAAAACCGATAGAAATGACTAGCGAAGACATTGTTCAAGAAATATTATTCGAAGCACACTCGTTCGGTCTTATGGATGAAGTTCGTGAGACCGCAAGACTAATCATATTGGAAGACCCCAAAATTGATAGGGTTGTCGCATATCAAATGGCATTTGAAGAATGGGTAAAATAAAAGAACTTGATTTACATGGTCTCACAAATCTTGAGGCTCGAGACAAAGTTGAAAATTTTGTTTTACTTTATTCTACTGAATTACCAATTAGAATTATTACAGGAGGTTCGGAAAGAATGAGAAACATGACCGTAAACATTCTCCAAAAACATAAATTTACTTATGACATACCCGCACATAACACAGGTGAAATAATCGTTTTATCATGAACAATTTGGACAAACAATATCAACAACTTTTACAAGACATAATTGATTATGGCGTAGAAAAAACTGATAGGACCGGCACAGGTACCAAATCAATCTTTGGTTATACCATTCGACATAACATGAAGGATGGTTTTCCACTCCTGACCACAAAAAAAATGGCTTGGAAAACAATGGTTACGGAGTTACTATGGTTTTTAAGGGGAGACACCAATATCAAATTTCTTGTAGATAACAATTGTCATATTTGGGATGGAGATGCATATAAAAACTATTTGAAGGTCACCAAACGTGAATTCGAATTGAATTCGTCGATGTCGAGTCATCCTCATTTCAATTTGAAAACCAAAGAGGATTTCATTGATAAAATTAAAACCGATAAGAAGTTTGCAAAAGAATATGGTGAACTAGGACCAATCTACGGTAAGCAATGGAGACAATGGCAAGGATGGATGACTTATGATGAGAATAAAAAGGGCTCGTTGTGGTTTGACCAAATTTCAAGAGCAATTCAACTTTTGAAAACCGACCCCGACAGTAGGAGAATAATGGTTTCTGCGTGGAACGTGGCAGAAATTGATGAAATGGTTCTACCCCCATGTCATTATGGATTTCAAGTTTATACGAGAGAGTTGAGTCATCAAGAAAGAAGTGATTTAAAAAATTCTCCACCTTTTAATTATGGCAAACCAGCAAATGGTAAATTAATTGATAAGAGATTATTAGATAGTTGTAATGTACCAACCCGAGCAATCTCTTTAATGTGGAATCAACGCTCAGTTGATACTTTCTTAGGCTTGCCCTTCAATATTGCATCTTACGGTTTACTACTGACTTTGTTCGGCAAACTTTTAAACATGGTCCCAGAACAGTTAATTGGAAATTTGGGTGATACACATCTTTATATGAATCATTTAGACCAAGCAATAGAGCAAAAGTCGAGACAATCCTACGAGCTTCCTTGGGTTAATTTAAATTTCGAGTTCCAATATAGAGATGGTTATTTAGTGGACTGGAACAAAATACGTGTAACTGATATCGAATTGATGAATTACCTTTCAGCTCCACCAATCAAAGCCCCTCTGAGTAATTAATTGTTTCTAAGACCCGATAATACAATGTAAAGTTCCAAAATATCTTTTGAGAATTTTCTTGCATAAAAATTTACTTGGTCCATGTTTTCCAAATCTTTGTTGTGCTTTACCATGTAATTTACAACTCCCTGAATAATCTTATCTTTCGCAATGTCGGCTTCTTTCAAAAATTCTTGAAAATCTTCGTCATCCTCTCTACCTTCACCATAGTATCTGTCGATATGTTCACTTCCCGAATATAACAATGGAAATGAGCCCATCATGTTTACAATTCCTGTATCTCTCAACTTATACAAAAATTTTTCTAACCATCTCCAATCGAAATTTTCAAAAATATCTTCTTTTTTTGTAATTGTGTTCCAAACTGTGTCACCCTTTTGCTCTTGAATATTTTTTGCTTCGACTATTCTCCAAGCATCGGAGGAAGTCACTAAAGATAATGAACTCCCGTTATCCCAATTAACTTCAATTAAAAAATCGTTTTCTTCAAACGGGTCTCTAACCACTTTTTTAACTATTCCGACGGTTCCAGGTGGAACTCCCGTTTCCCCTTCCATGTGAAGACACATAACCTTATCTCCTAAACCAGGAATGACGTTTATTTTTTTGTCCATAACAATAAATATAACACGAGTATTTATAATTGTATGGAGTTTATTTTAACAGAATCACAATTGTTGAGAATTATCAAAGAGAATAAATCCGAAGGTGATTTAACCAATTCACTTAAGAGGATGTCTTCCTTTATGAACAATTTCGTTAATAGAATTGGAAAAAGTTATGGTTTGAATTTGAGAATGTTCCTTACGTGGGGAACTTCAATTGCGGGTTTAGTTATGCCCTTGGATGAATTTTTGAAAACAGGTAACTTTGGATTGACAGAAAGTCAGAGATATTTGGTTTTAGCTGGTGTGGCATTTCTTATATTTTTTGAAGGAAAAAGAGGAATGATTAAACTTTTAAATAAAATCAAAGAGCAGGGGTTGGAGGAAGTTTTTGATACCACTCTAATGAAAGGTTATGAACTTAAAGATTCATTCGTTGGATTCCTACGTTCTTTTAGAATTATATCGAGTCAGGTATTAGAAATCATTTCATATGCCTTTCTTATTCCAATAATTGTGGATATTCAAAATTATTCTACTGACTCTGTAAATTTATCTGAAACAGCATTAATGATTGCTGAAAGACTTGTTGCCTCAGGTGCAATTCTACTTTCCAAAGAATTTTTATTCGAACTTATTCGAAAATTAATTAAGAAATTTCAATAAAAAAGTCGGGTTGTATTTTCCAATAACTCTCTTTTTGCTTTACAAGTTCACCATTTAATCTGTTTACACGAATCATCACCTGAGCATAAACATCATTTACTTTATCAATTTTTGTTTCAGGTATAATTTCAGTGTAAATGATATCTTCGATTACAGGAACAAACCAATCTCTGTCAGATAAAATTGTATATAAAGTTCCCGCAACATCCTCTTTGATTTCGGGATTGGGAACAACTTTCACACCATCCAATACAAAATCTGATAACTCCAATTTGATATGAAAATTAACGTTGTCATCATGAGAATTATAGGGAAATTTTTCCCAACTCATTCTACAATTCATATCGAGTGGTTTATCCCCTTCACCAAAGTCAACTGAAATACCAATTCTTGAAAACTTTTCATTACAAACTTGCATTATATTGATAAGGGAATCTTTTCTGATGTGTGTATAAGTTGATGGAAACAATTCCTGACCATTTATTGTAATTGTAATTGAGTAGGAATAAGTCTGCCCTAAAAATTTGAAAGATTCATATATTTGACTTTGGATTATATCATTCAGCACCGCAGCAATATAGGATTGTTTTGGTTCAGGAAGAAGAACATCAACCTTAAAGCTAAATGCGTTGGCAAAATCTTTTTCTATGTTGATATCAAAATATTGAAAAATTAAACCGTATTCTTTGATTGGTTCTTTGAAAAATTTTTTCAAAAAATTTAACACCTTATAATTTTCACTCATTTTTCACTAAGAATTTTTTGAATTACCTTTTCTGCCTCGTTTGGACTCAAGTTATGTTTATGTTTATTCTCTTCAAACCATCTCCTAACTAAACTTTCATAATCATTTTTGGCTATTTTTGACCTTCTTTTAAATCCTTTTCTTTGGGCATCTAACTCATGTTGTTGAGTATAGTATTTTAAAGGTTTTTTAGGTTCACGTTTTGGGAACTCATAACCACTTTCATGTTGTTTAACATGTTCTAACTCATGAGCAATCAATTCGTTTAACTCACCTATCAAATCATAAATTACACTTGTGTGGAATTTTGGATTGGAAACAATAGTAACGTGGATTAGGTCTTCATCTCTATAATAATCCGCATCCGCATCGAAACCCTCAACATTCTCATCGTCCTCTATTTCCAAAAAAACCTGGATTGGATTTTGTAATTGTTTGAATTCGTATGCATGAAGATTTGAATTTAAGTCTTCGGGTAAACCAAACTCCCCTGTTTTGTTTGTTCTATAAATTGTGATAATATCTCTTACAATCTGTCTTGTAACGCTATCCAATTTACCTTCATTAATATTATCTTTCATCATTAATAAATACCACGGAAAGGGATTGATAAACCAACACCATATCTCACACCTTTCATGTAATTAACACCCAAAGACAAGTCAATTCCTTTATTGGTCTTGGTAAGGATTCTTATGGGGTGAATTTTGAGCCAAATATCAGGTTTGATTGATACACTATCGTAATAAGATTCACCGAAAATACCACCCATAATTGATATCTGATGATTTGTTAAACTTAGACCCACACGATTAATTCGAGACATTGGGGTTGTATATATGTATGGTGCGGGGAAGGTCGCAACAAGATAACCACCAACATAGAATCCGACTCCGTTGAAATTATTGTGATAGGTCACAACCAATGTTTTTTGGTCGGGAACATACATAACATCACTCGTTTGTCCTTTACATAGAATCGTGATAAATAAAAATATAGAAGTAATTATTGTTTTCATACAACAAATATAATATCTTTGTAGAACATAACAAAATGTATTAGTTTTCCTAACTACTACATATAAAAATCGTAGGGGTAAAAAAAATTAAATGGAAAGATGGCAGAGCTGGTCGATTGCACCTGACTTGAAATCAGGAGAACGGGGAACTGTTCCGTGGGTTCGAATCCTACTCTTTCCGCACTTTGTAAGGTGGTGAAACGTCCCGCGGACTTGGCATACACACCCCCTCGTCTCGGGGGCGCTGAATTTGAGATAGGTGTTGGATATGGGTTGACCACAAAGCGCGCTAAATGTGTCCACCACCGAATCACAGCATGAAGGTTCGAATCCTTCCCTTACAGCAATGGTTCATATAAAAAATAATTTTATCGATGAAACAGAAAATAACTTCCTGTTTTCCTTTCTTAATGAAAAAACCAACAAATCTTTTTCCACTGAGGAAAATTTTTATGAATGGTATGAAATTTCTAAAGATGATGATATTTTCAACTCTCCACTTTTTTTGAGAATCTTCAACAGAAATCTTTTTTTTGTAAGAAATTCATATGGCACAAATTTAAAATTACATTACTGTGGATTTGCGAATCAAACAAGAGGTTTCGATTATCACGCAGATTCAGTTTGGCCAGAAATCCCTGAAAATAGAGTCATGGGTCTTCCATCCAAAGAAAATAACACATATTCAAACTATCAAGGAAATTGGATACCGAATTATGTTCCGAATAGAAAATACACTACTGTCTTATATCTGAACGAAGGTTTTGATGGTGGTGAAACTCATTTCCCTGTTTTAGACATTTTAGTTAAACCTGAAAAAAATAAAATTCTTGGATTTGGTTGCGATGAGAAATTTGTTCATGGTGTTATGCCAACCACAAATGGGGTGAGAAAAGCGTTTATCTGCTGGTTTGAATAATTCATTTGACATCAAGTTTTATTTTTCATAATTTTTACAAAAAAGAAGTCATGTCTCGATTAGATGAATTAAAAAAACAATACCCTGAACTCAACGTTAGTTTATTCGATGTCTTAATTAAATTGGACTCGTCAAAGTCATACAAATACCTACCCCTCCTTTGTAAAATTTTCGGGAAAAGGTTCAATATGAAAAAAGAATTTAGTGAAAATTTTTCAGAAATTAAACTTGAGGCTGAAATTTCTTTAATTAATAAAGGAATTTCGACCAACAATTTGTCGGACAATGAACTATACGTTTTTCATACTTTGAGTGAATTTTTTTCTCAAGATTATTTTTTCACCATGAAAGAATTCATTCATTACATGGATAAAAATCAGATTGAAAATAACGATGTAACATCTTATTCCACAATTGATGAATTGAGGGGTGCTATTACCTTGGCTTCTATTAAAGAATGGAATAAAGAACTCGAGGGTCAGGTCATATCCGAATATGAGGATAATATTTGGGTATGTGTGAGGCCATTAACATTCTCATCATCAACAAAATATGGTGCAGGGACAAGATGGTGCACAACTTATCAAAAAGAAAAAAATTATTTTGAAAAGTATTGGAGACAAGGTATTCTTGTTTATTTTATCAACAAAAAAACGGGATATAAGTTTGCAGGATATAGAGATTTACAAAATAAAGAAATGAGTTTTTGGAATGCCGCAGACAATCGTGTTGATTACTTAGATTTAGAAATCGATGATTATATGTTTTCTCATGTTAGGAAAATATTTTCATCCGATATGAGTAATAAGAATCTATCTTCAGATGAAATCCAAGAGCAAGTTCACAAAGAATGTATTGATGAATATGCCAAAGTAATGCCAATTTCAATTGAGGAACCTGAACCAGCTTACGTTGAAGATGTTCCAAGACTTGAAAGATTAATTTCACAGGAAACGGATGTAATGGTTATGGCAAGATTACGAGAAGCCGCTCGGGAATATGAACAAATGATAATCCCTAATGAAATTGGAATAGCTTAAAATTAAGACCCACATAACTGTGGGTTTTTTAATACTCCATTCATGGTATTTATAACATATGTCATTACTCAACGAAATATTGGACAAATACAACGTAAGTGAAAAAAATGGTTCGCTTGGTAATTTAAAAGCGTTGGAAAAAACAATCGATGAACTTTCAAAATTGGATAAAGTTCTACTATTACCTTGTTCGAATCGTTATAATTGGGATTTAAATAAAATGGATATACCCAAATCTACAATCTTAGCAATGGTGATTGATGAATACTTGGGTGAAAAGTCTGTTTTGATTGATGTTCCTGAATTGAAAATTTATCCCTGTGAAGGGAATGTTTCGAGAGCCGAGGGAAACTCATGTGGACTTAAGAAAGCCAAATTGAACGACAAAACAAAAAATCCTTCAGGAGAGCACAGATGTTGGGCTAGTTTGAATAACAAAGACGATGAACTTTGGAAAATATCTAAAGAACTCCTTGAATCTGATGCTGTAATATTTTTCTCATCTGTGAGGTGGGGTCAGGCAAATATGTTTTATCAAAAACTTATTGAGAGATTGACTTGGTTAGAAAATAGACATACAACATTAGGAGAATCAAATATAATAAAAGATATTCAGAGCGGTTTCATATGTGTTGGTCAAAACTGGAAAGGTATTGATGTTGTCGACACTCAAAAAAGAGTTCACTTCTATTACGGATTCAGACCGAACGACACTTTCTATTGGAATTGGCAATTTACGAACAAGATTTCGGATGAGACACAAACATCTTATAAGGAGGCTTTCCCTAAGTTTGTTGAAAAATTCGATATAAGAGATTTAATTTAGTCCCTTAATAATTTTTTCTATATTTTTCCAGTTTCTCGAGATTTGATTTTGGGTTTTACCTTCAGTCATTATCAGTGTGACATCATCATACCTGTCAACCGGTATTTCATGTTTTAACTTGTGATATAAATTTTGGTTATCAACAAAACCTAACACCCCTTTTCTTTGGTATTTTCTTAATTCTTCTAAAAAATCATTTTTCTTCAAAGGGAGTTTGTAAGTCGGGTTATGATAGAAGAATTTCTTATTTGTTTCAGGATTCATCAATTCTACACCACTTCCCCTGATTTCTTTAGAGGTTTTAGCTAATTTGTCGTAAACATCACTGTAGTGGTTGTCATCTTTGATGTGTCCTGAACACGATGGAGTTGTCGGAATATTTTTCGAATGTAGATGAATGACAAGATTTTTTAAATCATCGTCCAACGTGGAATAAAAGTTTTTGTTTTTCGGTATTTTGTATTCTCTTGGTGCCTCATAGAAAAAAAACCAAGGACATTGTTCTGTTTTTAACCAAAATCCTTTGTGAAACTTTTCATGGGGTATCAAATCGGATTGTAATTTCATGATTCAATTTCTTCTATTTCCACCACTAAAGGTCTGTTACCTTTTATAACTCTATGCCAAACTAATTTAGGGATGTAAAATTGTTTGGCATCCTCTAACTTAGTTGGCAAACAATCTTCAATTTGAAATTCCCATCCACCTCCTTCAACAACAGTAACTTTTCTATCCTTAAGGTCTTGATGCCATTTTAGTTCTTCTGAATCAACATCAATATTGAAAACCCTTCGAATTTTACCATCGATAAATTCTTGTTCAAATGGAAAATTTGTTATTTCCTCTGACTTAATTACCATGAGTTTGAAGATGAAAGTCCGAGTTGTTTAGCATATCTCCCCACATTACAGGACCAATATCCTGCTGTAGTTCTATCTTTCTTTTGGTCACATCTGTGTCTGGCTCTAAAAGATTTAGCCGCCCCTTTATTTCTATTTCTAACTTTCAAATTAGGGTCACCAAAAGTAACCTTTTTTACTCCACCACCTTTAGATTTTACATATACTGCAAACTTCTTTGGTCCACCTGGTGTTCGGAATGGTTTACCTAATTTAACGTTTTTTCCTCTATGTTTAGCCTCTCCCAAAACTTCCTCATCATCTAACTCAAATGGGGCATCTAAATAAACAATCTGTTCACCAATCTGAACTCTCTTACCCAAATCAGATTCAACCATCATAGTATCTTCTTCATTTAATCTAATCTTACCTTGTTTCCATAAATTTCTCACTTCATTTACCAAATCAAAATATCCCTCCGAATAAACTCTAAAAATATTGTTGGTAAGGGATAATTTATTTTCTATATGATATTTTAGTGCTTCTGAAATTTTAACTTCTTCCCTTAGGATTAGTGTTTTTTCTAATTCTGCATTCAATGTTTCAGAAATTATTTTTCTTAGGTTTTTCATAATTAAGAATTTGGTTTTAGAACTGCCAACACTTCAGGAAATTCTTTATCAAGAACTTTTTCATTTTTCCCTTCGTATGGTATGTTTTGTAGAACATATCTAATGGCATTTAATCCAGACACTCTTTTGTCTTCAGCATCAATTATAACCCAAGGGTGATTAAGTGTGGATGTTTTATCGAACAATTTTTCTTTGAACTCTGTGAATCTATCCCACAAGTCTTGCATTTTTGAGTCGTTAGGTGAGTATTTCCAATATTTGAGAGGAGATTGTTGTCTCATTTTGAATCTTCTTGCTTGAGTGTCTTTGTCGATTGAAAACCAAAGTTTGAATAAATAATCTCCGTCTTTTACCAAATCATTCTCAAAATCGGCTACATTCTCCATAAAATCTTCATACTCTTCAGGGTTTCCATATCCCATAACAGGTTCTATTAATCCTCTATTATACCAACTTCTGTCAAACAAGTTAATCATTCCTGGTCTGATTTGTTTTCTGTAACGATTCCACCAATCCTTTCTATCTTCAGGTGTCGGAACTCCTAAAGCAATTACATTATAGTATCTTGGATTTAAATTTTCGACAAATTTTTTGATTGTTGCACCTTTACCTGCGGAATCTCTACCTTCGAAAACTATAATCACTGTCTTTCCTGTGTGTTTCAACCATTCCTGTAGTTTCAATAATTCAACTTGTAATTCATAAAGCTCCTTCCTGAAAACCTTTTTTGGTATAATTGAAGGCTCTTCAATTTCGAACTCATAGTCTTCACTTTCAGGTTCTATGCCATATCCACTTCTATCTCTGTATCTGAGAGATGAGATTATTTTACCGAGGTAGTCCTCAACATTTTTTTTCTTGTCCCCTTTTTTCAACAAAACTTTTCTTAGTCCACGATTCATCATATCAAAATCAATAATTTGTTTGGTCGCAAATTTTGATATATCAATTAACATTCTTACAACTTTCGGGCTAAATAATTTCAAAAATTGGAGTGTCTCCACGAATGATTTCAGGTTCACATTCATCTTTGCTCCCTCCAATGAATTTTCTTCATTTACAACACCCATCAAAGATTTAAACCTATCTATTTCTGACAATAATTTCATGTAAAGTTTATTATAAATACTCCATAAGATGTAGTTTGAAAGTATTTATTGATACCAAGATACTATCGATATGAAATTATTATTCTCTTTCATATTAGCAACATTTTTGCTAATCCCTGGCCACCACAAAATTCAAGAACCTAAAAAGGTATTTTTATTACCAATCGAAAATAAAATTGTCATAGGTCCGATGGCAAAAAATCGTAACCTGACGTTTGGTGTTAAAAATATAGTCTTAGAAAATCTCCAAGAATTAAATTACACCCTCTCAGATTCATTACATAAATCAGACTTTTCTTTGAAGATAGAAATTGTTTATTTCGACATTATGCAAACAAATACGGGAATATCTGTGTTCCATAAAAACGATAATGAAACAATCCTTAGAATTAAAGGAACATTGTATAATCAATCAGGTAAAAAATTAAACGATTACCTATCTACAGGAAAATCCTCGGAAATCTCTATGTCTACACTGATAATTTCAGAAGGGGGTTCAATAAATCAGCAGTCCGTTTCGAATGTTATAAAAAAGTCCTCAGAGACATTAATTTTAAATCTTTTCAAGTAAAATGAAAAAAACCCTTTTGGGGTTGTTACTATTAATAAGTGGTATTAATGGTTACGCACAAACCCCAGAAATAGGGCATTTTCAACAACTCGCTACAGTGCGAAGAGGAGACACATTGGATGTTGCATGGTATTACAAACCAGCACAAGGTGTAGACATCCGTGGTTTCCAAGTCGATTGGCAGTTTAAGAAAACCCTATTTACCCACATTTCAACCACGGTGGATGCTTCAGTGAATAGCAATACACCTGTTGTTGATTATAAATCATGGGAAAGCTTCAAGTTCGATTCCTACTCCAATGGGAATTACAACTATACAGCTGACGCAGATTGGACCATCGGAAGAAACTATTTGATTTTATCAAATGGTAATTCCGTAAGTTCAAATGGTTATATAATTCACAACAAATACAAAATTAATAACGTAGGTCCGAACTACGTTTCAGATTCCATAACCTTAAATTGGGCTAGGATGATAAAATTAGATGGGACATCAATAGGTGATAACGTAGCAACACTATCATATAAAAAATTAGCAGTTAAACTTCTTGGTAACTTAACAATCTCTGGAAAAGTCTTTTTACCTAGCTCAGTGACTTCATCAGGTTTATTACCAACAATCAATTGTTATGATTTCAATACAAATCAACTAATTTCCTCTACAGTTCCTAATTCATCTACAGGTAATTACACTTTAACAAATATTGATGAAAATAAGAAATACAAGATTGAGTTGAAATTCCCACAAGATAGTTTGGCTTCTTTGAGAGATAGAGCTGTTACAATTTCAGATGCGGTAAAAACATATAATGAATTCACTTCAACAGATGTAAATCAAGTTTATGGTCGACAGTTTTTAAGACATCCTCTTTCATATTTGATAGCAGATTTGAATTTGACAGGAACTTTGGATGCTGGAGACCCATATGGAATTTACGCATCAGTATCAGGTCTTAGACCAATTGATTTAACAAAATTGATTAATGTTTTCAAAAAGAGTGAGTATGATAGTTTAGTTACAGTATCCTCTACATGGTCAACTTGGAGCTCATACTCTAATCGAGGTATAATAGTTACAGATTCTGTTGGACTGACAAATCTTACGTTAGATTTGAAATACTTCATACTAGGAGACGTTGATAGAACTCACTCTTCTCCAGTGTTTGATGCACAAGGTGGTGAAATTATGGCTGCAAATTTCTCAGGAAATTTCAATATTGATATACCAAATCAATATGTTGTTGGTCAACCAATGTATGTTCCATTCAATATTCAAACAAATGGATTACAAAACACAGGTCTACAGTTCGAAATGTCTTACGATATCAACAAGGTTAAATTTGAAGAAATACAATCCAATTTGGGTGGCCCGTGGTTACAATATGTGAATCACGACCCTCAAAAAGGAATAATCCGTTTCGGTGGAATGAATAATCAAAAAACGGGGGCACTGATTGGAGCGGTGACCCCGTTTAAATTAAAATTTACCGCTGTCAATCCAAGTGAGGATATCGCCACATCAGTTTATGTAAGAAAATTAATGGATGCGTCGCATTCGAATGGTGACCACTTCAACATAACACTAAATTCAAGTGTAACAGTCCTTACATATAGAGCCATGATGGTTGTAACACCGTCAGAAACAGACAAAATCACGTTTAGACTTTTTCCAAATCCAACAGAGAGTTCGATTAACTTAGAAATAAATTTACCAAAACAAACAGTGGTCAATGCATCTATTTATGATATAGGTGGTAAAGAAATACTTAATTTAGGTAAAATCCAATCTAATGATGTTGACGTGAAAATAATTAAAAGATTGAACGTTCAAGGTTTAGCCAATGGAGTTTATCAATTAGTAATTTTTGACTCCAAGAATAAAACAACTAAACAATTTATAAAAATTTAAAAAAATGTCAGAAGAACAAACACAAGAGCATAATGACGGAACATGGTCAGGTCTTAAAAAAACAATCGTAGGAACATTAGGAACAGTAGTTGCTGGGGGAGGTGTGTGGTTAAGCACATTATTATTTGGTGGAAATTCGGATGAGGGCTCTCAACAACCTCAACCTGCAACACCAAACATTATCATCAACAACACTCAACAACAGCAACAAGCACCAGCTGGTAAGACAGTAGTCATAAAAGAAGTAAGTCCTTCATCTTCACCTGCTCAACCAAAAAAGGAAGAGCCGAAACCAAAAAAAGATGACTGGACTAAAGAAGACCCAAAATGGTAATTTATGCAACCTAATAATGGATTTAGAGAACTCTTGAGTTCCATGATGAAAAGAAGATGGTGGATTACCGCATTAGTCCTTGGTGGATTTGTGGTGATAATCGGGGCCATTTTCATGGCAATTTTTGAACAAAGTGCAATTAGCGGCGAATGGAAAGAATTATTACTTTTATTACTCGGGGCATTTATCGGGTCATATGGTAAAATCATCGACTATTGGTTTAGTGATACGGATAAAGACAAAATGTTAGTTCAGAAAATGGATGAGGAAGATGGTATCTCATTTTCAAACACTCAAGACGGGACCGTAAAACCAAAAGAAGAATCAGTAGCAATACTACCAAAATCTGAGGAATACCAAACCACACCATCAAAAACGGGTGTAGAGATAGACGAGGATGGTGATGGTATAATGGATGGTATAGATGAAGATGGTGATGGTATAATCGACATGTATTTCGAACATCGTCAGTGTGAACACGTATGGGGAGACATGGACGGTGATGGGGATGAAGAATGTCTAAAATGTGGTCTAATTAAAAATATTTAAAATGAAAAACTTTTTCAAAAGAAATCAGTATGCAATCATTACAATAATCTGGTTTCTGTTAATGTTTTTGATTGCAATTAATTTACCTGCCCAGACTGTTGGAACAACAAAGACTGAACAATATAAAGCAAGTTTTGAAACAAAAATCAATATTGACTCATTGATAGACTATGATGGTCCTCAAGTTCCTATTCAAATATTAACAATTGGAATAAGTGATGAGGTATATGAACAATACCCTGAACTTAAAGAGAAGAAAGTTGGTTTGGGAGTTGCGAATATTGTTTTGGAATACTTGTCCGACTTGAATAGATTTACATTCACTGAAGATAAAACTGAAATTAAAAACAGAATGGTTAAACAATTTCAGGCTTCTCAGAGTGGAATTTCTCAAGACAAATTAGATGGCAGGGGAAAAATAAGATTAGCACATTATTTTGTCACTGTAGAGGTCTATGATTTTTCTGTGTCGGAAGATGAAACGGTAAATTTAAAGGATGGTGTCAAGAATACTGTCAATACGAGACTTGGTCTTCAAGTTAGATTTACAGATGCAGAAACAGGTGAAATAGTTGCTGCAAGTGGTCTTGGTGAAGCAAAAACAGTGAGAGAGCTAACATTACTTAACGATGACAATCTAAGTGATGTAAAGTTCAATCAATCAACTATAGGAATTACCACGAAAAAAGCATTAGATATTGCTTGTAGTAGAATTCTTGTGAGATTAATTAAAAAGGGTAAATTCCCAAGATAATGTGCAAAAGATTAAGAACTTTTTTAAGTATATTCTTTATCTTATTTCTCAGCTCGAAAGTTGAGGGTCAAGTTATGACCACATCATTTACTGACCCGTGTACCAAAGCTGTCACTAATTTTACAATACCTCTCCAAGGAGGGACTGTGATATATTTTTATGGTCAATCAAGAACATTCACCGCAGCAGATGTTGCCAGCGGTGAATTTACCAATTGGACCAACCAAGTTTATGGGGAATACAGAAAAGTTTCCCCATGTTCGGTTCAATCTACGAATGTAATAAGAAATCAAATAACTTCGCAAGTTATCGGGAACGTAATCTCAAGTGTTGTTGGGGCTTTGGCATCCGAAACATCAGGAAACTTAGTAACGGACAATTCAAAATCATCAGATAGTAAAAAAACAAAAAAGAACAATGAAAATAGTAATAATTCTAATATCTCTCCCTCTTCTAATAGTGGTAATTCTGGGAATGTTGGGTCTACTGGCGGACTTGGCGGTAGCAGTTCGAACAATAGTTCGGGGGATAAAAACAGCAATAGTTCTAATGGTGGCGGTGGGAATAGCACATCTTCAACTTCTCAAGGAGGGAATCAAAATAATCAAGGTGAAAATTCTTCAACTAATTCAAAAAATCAAAATGAAGAAGTAGCTGTTACTACTCAGATGAACGTTGACTCAAAGAACGAAAAGGGTGGTAGTAATGGGGGTTCGAAGGCAACAAGGAATAATCCTGTTGTAGTATCCTCCGATTTAACAAGTGCACAAAATTTAGATAAATCATTTACGGGTATCATTAATGTTGGAATGTCACAGTCCTCGATGACTGGAGCATCGAGTTGGGGGATAACTTCCATGGTTTGGTTTAATTTTAAACAATTCGCTTTGAATGGGAGATACACCAAAATTCATTTCAGTAATAATGGAAAACTGAAATGGATTCACAACATCAATCTGACTGGCTTGTATACCTATGGTAATTACATGGGATTTGTTGGTTATAGTGCAATTTTGAATGCTGGAAAATATGGAGTAACGGGTATGAACGTGAGTGGTATGATAACAAAAGTCACCGACGATAATAATCTTTTCATAAGTCCATCCATTACCGCCTTTTATACAAGACCTTTCAAATCGGGAAAAAGATTAATTATTTCACCCGAATTATACATAATATCAACACCCCTTGTTTATTCATCGGTCGATAAAGTCACTGTAAGTGATAGAACGTTTAGTGGATTTTTGGGTTCGGGTTTTGATTATCAACTTACAAGAAGATTTAAAATAAACGTTAATTATAAAGCAAACCTTAGCACAAACCCTGAATTTCCAATCTTGTCGTTCTTTTTAATCGGAAGTAAAATAAATCTATGAGAAAATTAATTCTATTATTTCTTCTACTATCATGTTTGGTTGGATTTTCTCAATCAATAACGGCCCCTGTATCGAGAACATATCAAGTTAATACTTCGAGTCAGGACGCTAGTGGATTTGTTATTAACGGATTTGGTTCTGAAACGCTTCTAACTTCTATCGGTTTGGTAAATCCACCTGCGGGGGTTACATTTTCAATAACCACAACATTAGGTCTCTCATTTACCACGGGATATAACTCATGGAATAATTTGACAAGGATAAGTTTCACGGGAACCATGACAAGTATCAATAATGCACTTGCATCACTTAAAATTAATACGGGTTCATCGACTGGTAATGTTCAAATATCGGTTTCAACAACAATAAATCCTGTAGGTTATTATTATAACCCAACCAACGGACACTTTTACAGACCAATTTCTTCACCCGCCACATATGACAATTCGAAGGTCTTATCAAATCAACAAACATTTAAAGGTCAAACAGGGTATCTCGTCACAATTACCTCTTCTACAGAGGAGAACTTCATTTTTGCTAACGTCCCTCAGAGTAACATTTGGTTTGCACTCAGCGATAGATTACAAGAGGGTTATTGGAGAGTAGATGCTGGTCCTGAGAATGGAACACTTATCAATATTGGAAATTACAACGGGAATCCACAATCAGGGACTTACCAAAATTGGTGTGGTGGTGAACCTAATGATGCGGGTGGGGAGGATTATGCGGTAACTAAATGGGGTAGTGGAGGTTGTTGGAACGACTTACCTGGAAGTTGGTCGAACCCCTATATCGTAGAATTTGGAACATGGTCCAATCCTCAAGATGCGACTTTCACCGATTTTTATGTTGCAAACACAACTAATAATGTCGCAATAACTAACACTCTTTCAGGAACTGTCTCAATTCCATCTTTATCCCCACTACCAACGTTATCACTATATAGGGTTGTGAGCAATTCTGACGTGTTTGTAGAGACGAAAACAGTTAATTCCAATGGAACATACTCATTTACTCTGCCGTCTCAAAATTCGACCTATAAATTAGTCCCTTCATTAACGACTCAAGGTATATCTAATGTAGATTTCAATTTAGTTTTTGATGAAATCAAAAATGTTAATACACCTCCAATCACACAGTCAGGTTTGATTATGACAGGGACTAAACAATGGAAAGCTGCAGATGTCAACGAAGATGGTTTAGTTAATTTAGCCGACGCTTATCTAGTTGCCGCACACATAACTAATTTTAGACCGATAACGAAGGTATTGTGGTTTCAACCTTCATCATATGACTCAATCACCAAGAACAATTTTGGTTCTGTGAGCCCCGTTACTTTTTTTTCAGTCACAGTTACAACTTCGAATGTAACTCAAAACATAAAATATTGTATTTTGGGTGATGTCAATCTTTCTCATTCTTCACAATAAAATAATATTTATTGTAAAGTAAATTACTATGATACTAAAAGTTGGGTCTAAAGGAGAGGACGTAAAACAACTCCAACAGAAATTAGGGTTGGGCGCCGATGGTATATTCGGAAGGGGAACCGAAGAAGCGGTTAAAGCTTTTCAATTAAAAAATGGTTTGAACCCTGATGGGATTGTTGGTCCGAATACTTGGCAAAAGATTATGGGACAAGGTATTACCACCCCTCAAGTTGCCCCTCAAGTTGCTTCTCAAGTTGCCCCTCAAGTCGGAGGATTAAAATTAGAAAAATTGAAAGGTCATATACCTGACAATGTAATTGCACAAATACCTGATACAGCATCTAAATTCGGAATCGACACTCCCTTGAAACTTGCTCACTTCTTGGCACAATGTGGTCATGAGAGTGCGGGTTTCAAAGTTGTAAACGAAAATTTGAACTATTCCGCGAGTGGTTTGAAAGGTATTTTCGGAAAATATTTTAAGGAATCAGGATTGGCTGAGTCATATCAAAGAAATCCTCAGAAGATTGCAAGTAGAGTTTATGGGGGAAGAATGGGAAATGGACCTGAGTCAACAGGAGAAGGTTTTAAATTTAGAGGTAGAGGATATATTCAGTTGACAGGTAAAGACAACTACACTGCTTTTGGAAAAGCAATAAATGAAGATGTTGTATCTAACCCTGATTTGGTATCGACGAAATATCCATTATTGTCTGCAGCTTGGTTCTTCAGTAAAAATTGCTTGAAAAAATGTGTTGACGCTTCTGATGCAACGGTAACCTCTGTCACAAAGTGTGTCAATGGAGGAACTATCGGACTACCCGATAGATTAAAACACTTCAAAGAATATTACAAACTTCTGTCTTAGTTTTTTTGTAAAGACAGTTTTTGTTTGTAATTTTGATGAAATCTAAAAAAAAAATGACACTCATCGTGGATATCAACAAAGCAAACAAAGAGATTTCTTGGGTTATCAAAATGATTGAGTCAGTTCAGACTAAACAACAATTAGAAGTTGTTCTCAAATGTTTTTTATTGTGGGATTTGAAACATGATGCTACTCACAATTACAACCCTCTGAAATCTACCTTGAAAAGTAAGTTTTGGGCTGTATATAAAACTAAAGAAACTCAGTTTTTGTCTTCACAGACTATGTAAAATTGATTTTTTTTCAATTCTTGGATATATTTATTCTTACATCACTCTTAAGGAGTGTTCTCATATATCCCTTTCTCAAAAGACCCGTCAAATTTATTTGTCGGGTCTTATTTTTTTATTACATTTGTAATCTATGAGTTATAATTGTCCAAATTGTGGAAACAAAGAAAATTTTCATTTCAACTACGATTGGTCCAAACAGAACAGACCGATAATTGACGTTATGTGTAATGAGTGTGGTGAAATTTTTGATGACCCAGAAGAAATTTATAGAAAGATAGAACAACTCATAATTTCTTGGTCAAACGATGGGACAAAAACTGCAGGAACATTGACTAGACAAATTATTGAAATTATAAAAAATTCAAAATGAAAATTACATTCTCAGATAGTTTTTGGAAATCCTTGAAAAGGCTTTCCATGCACCAAACTTGGTGGTATAAAACCTACGAAGTTTTTAGATATAAAATACCAATGTTTTTTGAAAATCTATGGTATTTTAGAAAAGAACTGTGGTATTTTAGGTCTTGGGATTACACATTCAATCTAAGCATCTTTGCTCGTTCTTTGGAAAAAAGTGCCCATACCCTTGAATTTCATGGAAACGAGGTAGAAATCACTAGAATGAAAAAGGTTTCCAAAATGAAAAGAGTAATAGAAATTATTAAAAATTTAGATGAGAGTAATTACATTACATTGGCTGAGAATGAATTGGGTGAACTTAAAAATGTTTGGGGATGGATTGATGACCGTGAAGATACACCTGAGGAAGAAGAACACAATCGACGAATATACGATAGGTCAACTGAACTCGAAAAACAGGAATTCGAAGAACTTTGGCAAATTCTTAAGGGACAAAATAAAGATGAATTTATTGAAATTTATAAAAATTTATCGGATGATGAAAAATCAAATCACTCTCATTGGGAAAAATGGTTTGATGGTTCAGGTATAAAAAATTGGTGGGATTAGAAAATTTATAAACAAATAGTTAAATAATATGGCAGCAATACTAATAACACTTATCTTCGTGGTTCCAATATCGGTTTATTGGGCTCATCTAATTCACAATATGAAAGAAAATTTTCCTGATTATAAAGGCGAAGATTTTCTAAATTGGGGTGAGAACGAAATGAAAAAAGAAACTGAAACTAACGAATGGGATGACAATCAAGTTCATACTGAAGGTGGGTTTCACTAAACATATTTTATGAAAATAACATTCATCAGCGACACACACAACAAACATAATCACTTGACAAGTAATGCCTACAATAACATTCTTGGTGGTGGAGACGTTCTTGTTCATGCTGGTGACTGCACTAGCATGGGAAAGAGTCATGAGATTACAAATTTCCTGAATTGGTTCAGTATGACTGATTTTAAACATAAAATCTTCATTGCTGGTAATCACGATTTCGGTTTTGAAACTCACACTGACATTGCTGAAGAATTCAAAGATAGAGGTGTCATATATCTTTTTGATAGTGAAGTTGTAATCGATGGTGTAAAATTCTATGGTAGCCCTTGGCAACCCGAGTTTTACGATTGGGCTTTCAATTTGCCTAGAGGGGAAAAACTTGCGGAAAAATGGGCTAAAATCCCTGGTAATACCGATATCTTAATCACTCACGGACCTGCTCATGGAATGCTCGATTGGACTCCATCAGGTCAAAGAGTTGGTTGTGAGGATTTATTCAAAAGGATTATGGAAGTTCAACCAAAAATTCATGTTTGTGGACACATCCACTGTGCATACGGACAAAAAAATTTCAATGGTGTTGAGTTCTTGAACGCATCTGTTCTCAATGAAAGATACGAATATGAAAACAAACCAATTGTTGTAGATTTTGATATTGAAACAAAACAAATAGATTATCCATGAAAAATCAAAATGCAATCGAGGAATTAAAAAAACTAAATTCCGATGATTACGTAAAAGTTACAATTGACCTTTATAGAAAGTCATTACTCGAAATTTGTTACCACACAGGTTCCAAATTTGATAAAACATTTACCTGTGATACTGAAACCACTTGGAGAGGTGCCAGCCTTGTTTGTGAACAATTTGTTGTTTCTGAACTTTTAGAACTTTTGGAATCAAAAGACCTAATCGAAATGCAAGATGTGGACTTTCCTGATTTGTCAATAGAGACATCTACGGACGGCGACGTTGACGTAACAAATATTGAGTGGGAAGAACCATTGACTGAAGAGGAAGAGTCAGAATTTAGTCCTATGGACTTATATTGGGATTCCGAAATTACAGACTCTGAACTAAACTTTGGAACCGGAAGTATTCACACAATGGTTATAGAAAACTCTGATTCAATAATTACTAAAATCACTGAAGATGAAAAATAAAATCAACAATGGTCATTATTTGGAATTGATGGATAGACTTCACGTTCAATCTTCGATGATTGAGGAGCATTTAGTAAATCATCCCTTAACAAAAAAAATAAAAAAAGTAAAAAAGTTGATTGACAATGCAAGTTGGACCTTGATTGAGGCATACCAAATTGTTGGTCAGAAATCATATGAAAAAGAAAATAACCCAATTGAAAAAGTTATACTTAGACGACGTAAGAAACCCAAAAACTGAAGGGTGGACAATTGTCAGAAATTATGATGAATTTGTCAAATATATTAATGAAAATGGATTACCTGATGAAATTTCATTTGACCACGATTTAGGGGAAAATACAAAAACAGGATACGATTGCGCTAAGTGGTTTTGTGAATATTGTTGGGGAAATGGATTACCAATCCCAAATTATAATGTCCACTCCGCAAATCCCGTGGGTCGAGATAATATAATTCAAATTCTCAAAAGTTTTGAACGTAAACTTAATGATTAAAGAGGTGAGATAATTCTCACCTTTTTTTGTATTTATATGTATGAGTTATTTTACCCTTCAACCATTAAAAATTCTTGTAACTATTGCGGAATCGCTTTACTCAACGGATTTTGACTTTTCAAGACCTTGGGATGATGCTGATGAAAATTACAAAATATTGAAAGAGAAATCTTCTTGGACGGGGGTAAATTCTGAGATTGAGGACATGGAATTTATGGCGGCATTAATCAATATAAATGAACCTATTTTTCAACAACTGAAAGAGGGTTCTATATCTATAAAAGAAGCAATCGCAAATTTAACTTTACCTGAACTTCAGAAATACAAAATTTACTATGAAATTTGGGGTCCAGCAACTTTGACTGAAAAATATTCTACAACTTGGCAAAGTTATGATAGAAAATGGGTAAGTGCAAATATCAGACACTCATATAATGAAGGGACATTCGATTATTATGATGGAAATTACGAAGAATACGAAACAGATAATTTCGAACCCGATAATTTTGATATAACGGATGTTAGAACACTTAGCGAATCCAAAAAACCAATTTTATCCAAATTGGTTGTCGAAAATACGAAAGAAATATTGAATAATTTGGATAAAGAGACTTTGATAGAATTAAGAAATCTAATTAATCAGAAACTTTCTTCTTCTTAGATTCTTTTGCCAATTCACCCAATGTTTTTTTCTTAGTTCCAGGGTGAACATAACCTCTTTTATATTTATACTCAACTTCTACAGGACCGTTAGTAGTAATTTTAGAATTATATCTCCAAATTGAAATGCAATCCTCATCTTCAAACACATATTCGTATTTCGTGGGTTTCGGTTCTGGTTTTTTTTCAAAAGGCATACACAAAAATAAAGATTATTTGTTCATAGCAAAATAATCGTCGGGTAAAGTTTTTCCTAAAACTTTTTCCAAAGCCCTTATTTCTTTTTCTGAATACTTAGCTTTTTTTTCTTCATCCGACAAAGGTAAATCAACTTCTTTGTCTGTTCTTAGATAATTCTGATTGAAACTTTTGGATTCTTTGTTATTTTGTTCGGAAAAATATAAAAATTCATAAGGGTTTTTTCTTCTTCTAACACCTGGCTCAGGAAGTCTTCCTGGAAATACAGAGAGATAAGGGATTTTCAGACTCTTAACAAAAGCACTTTTGGCTTTACCTTCTCCATTTTTAACTTGAACTAATCTGAATCCGTCAATAAATTTTGCTGTCATATCAACACCAAATACCATATCAATTACATTACCCCATGTAGAATATTTCTTTATTTCAGTAACTTTAGTTGGAGCATTTTGGATTAAATCAACAAAGTTTTTTTCAGCCGTCTCACCAAGTGTTGTAGTAAATTTCAGTTTTCTTTTCATATCCTGAAAATCTTTCTCTTTTTCTTCATGAAATTTTTCCAATAAATCCACATGAGCCATACTGATTGACTTTATGTCGACATTTTTTTCTTTCATCATTCTATCCAAAATAGGTTGCCATTTTTTAGGTAGAGCAGATTCGAGTCTTTTTGGGGTGAAATATAATTCGATAACTTTAATGTCCGAACCCATAGGTAAGTCTCCACCTTCTTGTCTTTTTGTTATTTCGTCCGCCCAAAATGTGTAGTTTGTATCTACATGGTTCAGAATACTCCAATCATCCTCTTCGATGAGTCCAAACCAATTTTCATTTTCCAACTTATTTTTTAGTTCGGTTATTTTCTCACCGATGGTCATAGCAGGGCCTTCTACCCATTTTACAAAATTATTTTTCCAAGGTTCAACATCTTTTTCGAAACGATTTAATAAAATTAGATTTTGTTTGAACCATCCTTTCCCTGGCTTTCCTATTCTCATATTAAATTTGGGATTAAAAGCTTGGTTAAAGAAAACTGAGAGATTTGTTTGTATTAAATCTAAATAAGCCTTTCTTCCTAATTCTGTAATTTTGTTTTGTTGGTCTTTTGGTGGATTGAAAAAATTCTGCTTTGTCCTCATCATTTTTCCAGACATTGTATTTGTAGAAGTTTTTCTCCTCTGTATTTCATTTTTCAAAAAATCTTCGAAAAAAACATACTCGTCATCTTCAATTGGTATTTTGAGTTGTAACTTTGCTTGAATATTCTTCAATCTATTACCTACCTCGGGGTCATCTGTATCACCAACCCATCTTCGGATTTTTGTTTCGAGTTCTTTCCTGTCAACTTCTTCCCTTAGTAATTTTTTAATCAAATCTCTCATATATGAATAAATAGTAAATAAAATTAGAAACCAAATCTTGTTTTGGTTGCGTCAAAATTTTGTACTACTTCTGAGGCTGTCAAAACATCGTAGTATATCATAACCTCAGACACATTACCTGTGAATTGATAACTTCCACCCAAATATGCAGATTTTCCAATCCAAGCAGTTTGGTTATTAGTAATTGAACCAACTAAAGTATTTGCAACACTACTGATTTCCACACCATTCACATACAATTTCATAGTTGAACTATTTCTAGTAAAAACTACATTATACCAATTACCATTGTTGTATGAAGAAAGTGGTGAGTTTATTGATTGACTTATTCCACTACTCTGCCTAATGTCCCCTATAATTTGACCACCATTTAGCCAAATTCTGTAATTCCATGGGTATCCACCATTAGTTTCTTTGGAAATAATCATTTGTATCCCACCTTGTGATGTTTTATACCAAACAGAAACGCTAAAAGTTTCAGCGTTGAGGAAGTTATTTGTATCAACATATTGAGTTCCCGCAAAAGTTAAAGTTCCTCCATTTATCGCAGAATATCCAACCCCATTTGTTAGTGTTGCGGTATAAGCGTTTGGAGATAAATCATACCAATTTATCCCTGAACCAGGATATGAGGCTACATTACCAGCAGTCAAATAAAGTTGTAAGTCAGATGTCACTATACCTGAACCTGTGAATGTTGTATAGTATCCGTTGGCACTAATCCAATTCAGAGCTTGGGTAGACCCTGTAAAGGTCTGACCAGCAACACTACTCGCCAATTCAATGAATTTATTTTCAGTTTTACCATCAGTTCTAAAAAACCCCAAATAGGCGGGTATACCAACTGGATTTGGTTGGTTACCTGCTGGTACTGGTTGAGCAATGATGTATCCCAAATCTTCATCAGGTCCATTCCAAAATTGTGGAGAGTTTGTATATCCTGATGTTGGAGTTCCGATAGCGAAATCTCCTGATTGAGTTGTTCCAGGGATTACTATTTGACTTGGATTGTATGCGTAGGGTGTTGCCATCCTTTATAAATATTCTATCAAACTAAAATTATTTTTAATAACATTGTCCCCAATTCACAATGTTCGTTCCTACCACTTGAATGAATGTGGCCCCATCTGTGATTGTAAATTCCGCACCTATCGGGGGGATTGTTAGTTCTTTATTTCCGAAAACTTGGTCTCCTTGTCTAAGTTCTGTAAATGGTTTGTATGAATAAATTGTAACATTACTTGGAGTTCCAAAATGAATAGAATTACAAACATCTTGATACCAACCACCCGTGATTAACCTTTCCATGAATATGGGTGTTGGGGTGAGTGTTGGTGTCGGGGTGTTTGTGGCTGTCGGGGTTGGGCTATGTTGTGTTGGTGTAACTGTCGGAGTAGGTGTCATTGATGATGTCATCGTGGGCGTAGGTGTTGATGAAGGACAAAGTCCTGTATTAATAATTGTGAGTGGTGCACCATAATCTTCCTGAATCAAATCTTCAGCACAAACTAAGACCCTATCTAACGGACTTAATGAATTGACACTGATGATTCCACCTGTACATCCTGTCCATCTGTAATACCCATCCTCAACACTGTTAAAATTGGTAATTTCGTAATAGTTACACGCCATGTAAATAAATAGAACAAGAGTATAAAAAAAGGGGACACCGTCGTGTCCCCTCGATTCTCCGTCGAGAAAATTTTGGTCGGATTTTTTTTGAACTGAGGGGCTAAAGACCAATAAACCCGTGGGAGTGGACAACTCCTGTTTTGGATACATGTCTCAAAACATTCAAAAAAAGACGTGGTTGTTAGTTTATTAAGGATGAAACTAGAATGACCTTTCTTCGTAAACCTCCCGTGTTTTGATAAACCTTTTTTTTCTAATTTATAGAGCGGAGAAGAAAATAGGTCGGGTGAGTATGGGGAACCACCACATGAAAAACCATTCCGCTGTCCATTTGTTTTACAAAGATAAGAAAGATAAAATTAAATTCCAAATCTTTTCAAAAGATTCAGATAAAATCTGAAAATTTCGTGGTTGGGAGTGGAGTCGAACCACTGGCACACGGCTTTCATACCGCTGCTCTACCTTAAACCCCGAAGAGTTACTGAGCTACCTCAACCAATTGTCTTACAAAAATAATAAATCTTTATTAGACCACCAACATTTGTAAGAACTTTTTTTTTGAATTTGAATACCGAGTGTCTTTCATCGCCTATAAGTTTCAAACTCATTACAAAATTAAAGAATCTTTTTCAATCGGTCAAATTTTTGATATTTATTTTTATGAAAAATTTGATATTATTTCCGATTCTTTGTTTGAGTTTTATTTTCTCAAACGCTCAAGACACTGTAAGAATAAAACACACAAACTATACTACAGTATTTTCTAAATCTAAAAAATATCCGGTTCTTGTTGAATGGTGGGTTACAAAAAAAATGGTTGATTGCCCGACACCACTCAAAAGGAAGGATAATTTCAAACCTGACCCAAAGTTAGTTGTTGATACTGACATTTCCAAAGATTATGTTGGTAGTGGTTTTGACAGGGGTCATATGATGCCAGCTGCGGACAATTTATGTCAAACTCAACAAGTCCAAGATGAATGTTTTTATTTTTCCAACATGTCCGCACAATATCACAGCCTTAATGCTGGAGATTGGAAATCTCTTGAAACCTTGGTTCGTGACGAGGCAAAAACTCAGGATTCAATAAAGGTGTGGTGTGGTAATATCGGTGAAATTCAAAAAATTGGAAAGGTTTCGGTTCCTAAACAATGCTGGAAGGTCATTTACATTAAAAAGCAGAACGTTTGGAAGTCTTACCTGTTCGAAAACGATAAGTCAAAACCTGATGGAATCAAAAATAATGAAGTAACTTTATCTGTGATAGAAAAATTAACAGGGCTCAAGTTCAAATTATAGATTCTGTAAATCTTGAACAGTACCTTTAAAATAATTCATATCAACGTTTCCATTAATTCCCTTAATCCTTCCTGTAGTTGAGTGTTGCCAAAATTGATTTTCTTGGTTTTGAAAAATGTATGGTTCAGAGTTTCCATGTTTTAATAACCAAAAAGTATTGTCGTTAAAATTATCTTTTATGAAATCATATTGTATTTTTCCATTCAAGTAGAATATAGGACTTTTACCATATCTCTTTTTTAACAAATCAGTGAAAACCTTCAATTCTCGAATAACATGAACTTTTCTTTCTTCAGGACACACACTGAGATTTAATAAATCAATAGAGGGAGGCAACATCCCTTTTAAAACTGGTACAATTTCACTGTAGTTTTTAAATTGTTGGGTGCCAGAGCTTGAAATAGAGAATCTGTGATATGCACTTGTCCTTATCTTTCTTGAAAGGGCTCCGTTCAGATTTTTTCTGAACATTCGGTCTTTATGACTACTACCTTCAGATGACTTTATGAAGACGAATTTTACTTTAGTTGTATCAATTGAACTCCAATCTATATTACCTTGATATTTGGAAATGTCGATGCCTGAGAGATAGGTTACATTGGTTTGTTTTTTGGTTTCACATACATTTTTACCGAAAAACATAGATAGTACCAAAACCGAAGAAAGAATTAAATATTTTATCATAAAAACAAAATTACGAATAAAAGTTGAACTACGAACATTTATGATATTTATTTTTTATGGGAAGAATTGTCAAATTGAAAGAATCAGACTTAGTTAATATCATTAATAAAATAATGAACGAACAAAAAGTCACTTCACAAATCATCAAACCGAGATATGGTGTTGACCCATCTACAGCACCCTCGGATTATTTAGGGAAAGGCAGACAATTTGAAAAAGAATCTAAGTTCAAAAAACTAACGGATTTTTCAAATTATGAAAATATGGTGAGTAAAATACCTAATATGGAATGCTTACCAAACAATCAAATGAGATATTTCGTTTTATTCGTTACAGCAAAGAAAAAAGACTTAATGAAAGATTTAGGAGTCGATGAAAAAACACTGAGTTATTTAACCAAAATTGCCATCGCAATTATGGGTTGGCAGTCTGATTTTGGTAAAACGGACAAACTCTATGATATTAAGCCTATTGCAAAATACATAAACCCTTGGGATGTTTATAACACAGTAGACGGAATTCTAAAAAATATTGTTGGTAGTGGGACAGCAGCAAAAGGGACTGAATGGCTTGCTAAAAAATTTGGTGTTGATGAGCCATCTTTTGGTCCTGCGGAATTCATGCCATCAACATTTGCCAAAACGGGTGTTGAAAAAAAATATGGTAAGGGTATGGAAACTGTTATTGGGTCAGGTCTTGCAGTGATATACAACATGTTGTCAAAATACAGACAAGCAGAAAAAAATGGGTTGAGTAGTCAACCCTCAGTAAATCAAATTGCAAAAACTAAGGGTATTTATGGGTGGGTAGGTAATATTGGGACAGGAAATCATTTATGGGATGTGGCAATAGCATCTCACACTTATCCAGATGAAAAAATTTTAGTAAAATATTGTGCAACTAACAGACCCGATTTCATGGCGCCTTGTTCAAATAGTACTTATGAACCATTCAGTTCTGATTCAGCTTGGCAATCTTTCAGAAAACATAAGTGGAACCAAATTTATTATGGTAAAAATAAAAATTTGGATGTTTTTCCAGGTAAATTGACTGTAAATCGCGGACAACAAATTCCCAACTATTTACCTTACCTAACAGGAACTCATGGAACAATATCGGGTCAAGAAGAAGGGATAATGGACAATTTGCGTTTAATTAGTAGAACTAACGACCGTATAAATCAATTCAAGTGTGTGGACGATGCAATTAGAACTAACGTTTCCTATCCTAAATTTTCTTAAGAATTCATTACTCCATCCAAATATTTCTTGATTGTTCTCCTAATTTTTTTCTCACCTAAAGCAACCCAATCGTTAACAATTGAATTATAAATTACTGACACCAAATATTTTTTATTGGACAAAAGTGGTTTTGATTTATCATCCACTTTGATAAATTTGAATTTCCCACCGAATGTAGTCTCAACTTCTGTGACAGGAAAATGTCTTTTCAAGTGAGTCAGTAACTCATCCGAGGTATCATCAATATATTTCGATAAAATTTGTTTTCTTTCTTCTTCTGAGATACGCATATTCATAAATATACGTCTATTTATTTGTAAAATCAAAGACATGGCAAAAGCAAAAGGTGGAGCGAGAGCTGAATCAAGAAAAGTAACTTTTGGTAAGAGAAAAACTGGAGCAGCAAAAAAATCTTACAACAAACACAATCCAAGACCAAAAGCATATAGAGGTCAAGGACGCTGACTTTAATTTCAATAATACGTTATTATATTTTTATCATGCCAGATAAAAAACAGAGACTCTTTCGCCTCATTGAATCTTATTTGAACGACTATCAGAAAGAATCTGTAGAACAAGTCTATGGTAAGGGAACAAAAATAAAGATTCACACAATATCTGAATCTGTCACACAGAATAGTCTTCTAATCGAAGCGGTAATTGTTTTAGGTGAAACAATATCCGAGGAAGTTATGGATAGAAAGTTAGCTGATGTATTGATACAAGACGCATTGGTCTATTTTTTTCCCGACCAACACATTAAAACATATGTTAGATGGGACGTTTAAATTCCCTTATTCAATCTTAGAATGAGTTCTGAATTTTCTTTCTGTAGATAATCAACTTTCACTGCAAGTGCTGAAACTTGTTCTGTCAATTTTAAGATTGTTGCTCTCATCTCATCTTTTTCCTTGGAGGAATTTTCCAACAAAACTTCTAACTTTGCAATTCTATCTTTACAATCATGACGAATAAATTCTTCATCTCTTTCTTTCCTCATGGCTCTTTTCTCATAGAATCTCCATGCACTTGCTGAACCTAATACGGTTACAACCGTAATTAATACTGTATATAATGATTGTGTTTCCATTTTACGCTTTTGCTGGTCTTGCCCAAACTATGTTAAATTCACCTCCCATTTGGGATAAAGGTGTTGCTTTTAATGTGTCGGTCACGTAGTGATAAATGATTGGTTCTCCTGATGGTGTTTTTCCCCCAACAAAACCTAAGTGAGTGTTGAAACCAAAACGTTCTCCCTTCTTTGTTAAAGTATCACCTGGAACAAATTTCAATTTTTTTCCCATATCACTTGGCTGCCAAGCTCTTATTTTTCCACCTTCCAAAACACCAAAGAAAGGACCATTGGTTGCTCTTTCTCCTTTTGATGTTAATCCCGTTGCCCCATAAAAGAAAGCTTCTCCTGTGTGTGATGAACCAGGATAATAAATTCCAACAACATCTCCCAAATCTAAGTCGCTAAAAGAAGACTGAGATGGAACAGCTTGTGAAATTAAGGACTTAATTCTACCGAATTGACCTGATGAATTAATTTGATTTTCACTTAAGCCTTTCGAATTTTGGTTGATTTGTGAAAAAATGTCAGCCATTTCATTGAGATTACCTCCTTTGAATATTTTACTAAACCCATCTCCTTTGTTTGGAAATGAATTAGACAATCTGTATGCATGCCACGCATTACCCTGTCTTACACCCGTCTGACTTGCAACATATTGAGAGCATCCTATTGGACCTTTTTTTGCAACATTTTCCTTTCCTTTACAAACATCGTTCAAAGTATCTTTAACGGTGGGGTATAATACATATCTACCACAACGTTTGGTCAACCCACTATCACTAGGAACAGTTCCTTCTTGATTTCCCTCAAAATATGGTATTCCTAATTTTTTTGACGTATAAGGACCTAATACCCCCTTACCGTTACCTCCATTTTTTAATTGGAAATCCTTTATTGCAATTTTTGTCAATTTTCCTATAATCCCATCAACTCCATCCCTATTTGGACCAGATTTCCCTAAGTTGTATCCTAATTCCTTAAGTTTTGTTTGAGCGGCTTTAACGAAATCAGTGTAAGATTCGTATTGTTCGAGAATGACTCTCATTTTATTTCTTAAATTTTTCATACTTTAATAAATATGTTTTTATTTCTATTCTACCATCAGTTTTATTTAAAACTTCAAACAACCAAAACTATTCATGTATCTTACTACTTTTTCCAAGTAACCAATACTTGTTTGTTGACCCGAACCTTTGTTTGGAAAATAATTGGCAATTGGTTTGTTTTGTAAAACCATAATTTTCAGTTCAGGTTTAGATTGTGGAAAGGGTTGATATAACGTTTTGTCACACGGTGCAGCATAATTCGGGTCTTTTGTTTCACACCATCTAGTGATTAGACCTGGCATGTTGTGTGCAACTATTGCTAAATCCATTGCGTTGTTACCTGTCCCATCAATTCCCTTGATACCCTTAGTTCTAACTGCAATCGGATTAACGGATGGACCTGTTCCATTACCTACTTTTAAGGCTCTTTTGTAATCATCATTGATTCTGTGTAATGTCCCTATTCCTTGTTTCAAAGAACTGAAAGAATCTGAATAGGAACCAACTTTTTTATCTAAACCATAATCATTCCAAGTTTTTTCGGTAAATTGTGCTGAACCCAAACTCATTTGTTTCTGAGGTTTACCTGAAATTTTATTCACCAAATTTAACCCACCCACAGCGGATTTTGGGAGAAATCCAAACCCTATCGAATGTAAAAATTCTGCCGCGTCATCACTCCATTCACTATAAGTACGGAATAAAGTTTCCCTTCCAATAATTCCGATTGCGGCTTTGGCCATGAAAAGCAGTGTATTAGCATCAACCCCAAGTTCACTCATCAATTTTTGTTTGTTTTGAACTACGTATTCTGCAAATGGTCTTACGTCCTCGGGAATACACGGGTATTTCTTCTCTAAACTGATATTTTCATTTTGTTTACTGACTCTTGCGTTTTCACGTGAATTATCTAGCCCAAATGAAGTTATTCCTGGTCCTGTTTGTTCTTTAAGAATTCGTAAGATAATATTCTCTAAATCCGTCTCAGTTAATTTGATACTTTTTTTCATTATGAAATAAATATCCACCAAAAATGACTTTTAGTGATGAGGGAAATAATTATTATTCTTTCAGAATAATAATAAGAATTAATAAAAATAAAAAAAAAAGAAAAAAAACTAGTAATACTAGTTCTAGGGATTTTAGCAAACCGCCACACAAGAATCGAAACCTAAAATATCCTCTATAATTTTTGTTACTTCATTACAAGGGTCGTCCAAGAAACCAATGTGAGAGTCGGGTTCATCTCTCCGATTGTCTTTGATGGTTAGAAAAACAGCATGAGAATCGGGAATCCATTTATTTGATTTGTCATCATATTTTTGGGTGGGGACGATTTGTATTTCTTTGATTAAAATATCCCCTCCGAAGGAGGTGTTCAACGAAGACTCAACAAGTCGTTTTATTTTTCCAATCTTGTCCATGTCATGTCAGAATTTAAAACCACAGAATAAAGATGTTTTTTATTCCATTCGTTTGGACCAATAAGTGACAAAGTCTTGGACCCATCAGGATTCTCATATAAGTGATATATCTCCCCAATAATCGGTTCAAATCTATAGTTTGACTCGTAGACCTCTTGTTGGATAATCATCGAATTTTGGAGGTCCTGTGCTTCTTTAATGAGCTCTTCATATCGTCTCTTAACCACTCGGTCGACCTTATTGAGACCGTGTTTTTTAAAGGATGTTAAGTCTTGGGGTTCAATCTTTGGGGCACCTACATGGGTTGGGTAGGGAATTACCATTGGTTGTAGATTAACCTTATCGATATGAGATTGAGTTGACATAAAAAAAAAGTCCCTTTATGGGACAATTTTATAAAATATATTTTGTAAAAACAATTACTGACCTTTAATCATTCCGATTCCGTGTTTTAAAAATTCTTTCGCTCTTGGTGAGAGATGTTGCATTGCATATACTTTTTCAATATCCTTAACTAATTCTTCACCGTGTTCGTTCTCCTTGTAGAGTTCTATGATTTTGTCCATGGCCTTACAACACTCTTTCTTTGTTTCATCAAAATAATTGTAGGGTTTGAATCCTTTAAGATGAGTCATTATTTGGTGTGCTAAATGTTCTCCACCATCCGTAACCTTCGGATGAAGTCTCAAGGTTTTGAGCAATTCTAACTTATCAACTAATCCCCTAACACCGTTCTTTCTTAATCTTACTCCCTCAATATAATCATCATCTTCATCATCGCCCATAATTTCTTCTAACGATTTAGTGTTACCAGCGTGACAAAACTTTCTATCATCTTTTTTCTCGTCTTCAGAAATATTATAAAATTTCCTGATTTCTTCTTTTTCAGATTCGGTTAAATAAAATCTTTTACTCATGTCTATAAATATAAGTTTCTTTCAAAATCTCCGACTAATCAATCACACCGTGTAAAAATTGTATTTTCTCATCATTAGATAAAGTATCCTTCGTAAATGAAAATGGGTCGTAATCGAATTTGTAAAAATATGGTTTGTAAAAGTGGTAAACTAACTTCGCACTTTTTGTATCATACAAATCATTGAAGATAAAATACCTTTTATTTAAAAAAGGGTTGTCATTTAACAATTCTTGCATTTTTTGTCTATCAATTTCATTTTTTGACTTGATGAATGGTAGTTTGAGCAAATCTTGATATAAATTTTCAGCTCTTAGAGTGTAATCAACCGTTTCTTCATTGTTGAATTTCCACTTATTAAAGAACAGCTGGTCACTTCCATATTTTGGGGTCATGAAAACGTAAAATCCATGGTTCAGGAGAGACTTCTGAATCCAATTATTGAAATTTTTCCTTACGTTAGTTTTTTTCTTGGTTAGCGCTTCTGAATTATACGAGTTAACAAAGAATGAAAAGAACATATCATAGGGATTTCTACAACTTATGATTTTTTTTAAATTTTGAAATTTTTCAGGAATGAAATTTGAAAATGAATGCTCATAATACTTAAAATCCAAGTATTCCTCTTTGTCTTTTTGAGAATATCTGAAAAAATTGTAGTCTTCGAAAATTTTTTTGGTGATTCTAGTTGCACATCTTTCGTGTGCTAACCATACAACCTGATGCTCGGGTGAAATATTCATTATTTTATGAAATTATTCAAATTATTCAAAGTATAAACAGAATCATAAGGGTCGTAACAATAATCCCATAAGGATTTGTTTTTGATGAAAGGGTGTGGTTGACCCTTTGACCATTTTTTTCCTAATTCATAATCATTTCTACACCAAGTTAGTTTTCTATTTGGTGTTTCTACAAAAAATGAACGAATTTTTTGAATTAATCTGAAAAAAGACATGTAAAACGAATTATCTATATAAGTTTTTTGTATTATTAAATATTTTTTTTGCCTCAACCTCCAATAATCTTATTTTTTGTTCGTCTGAAGGGGAAACCTCAAAGTTTTGAGCTTTGATTTGTCTAATCTGTTCTTGAATTCTTTCATATTGAAACAAATATTGGTTATAAAGTTGAGCTTTTTGGTCGTTACTTAAATTCATAGTTCATTTTTTTTTAAAGGTAGTTTTTTTTCACTCTAAGTAAATTAACTACTGGTTTTTGTTTCATCGTATACCTGGTTGACCTTATCCAATATTTTGAAAAAATTGTTTTTTGTTGAAGACTTGGTCTTTTTTCCACCTTTGAACAAGGAATTGAGTTCTTTGAGTTTATCTATTGAATCCTCAATTGAATCTTCAACACTCGAGTTACCGTTGTCAGTATTGTAATTTACTGGTTGAACATATATGTCTAAATCCATAGCAGCACTGTTGGAACCAGTCTCAAATAAACGGTTGTATTGTTCTTTGGTGATGAGTATTTTTTTCATCAATATTAGATGACTCTCAATATTGTGTTAATTACAGTATCTGAATTTAATTCAGACCAATCAAGAAGTTTTTCTTCTCCGTCCGATGAGACAACGATATGATTAGCATAATCAATATCCCCATATAGTTCAACTCCTGTAACATTTGCTAAATTCAAATAAACACCGTCATTAGCTCTGAAGATTACTTTGAAGTCTCCTACAAGGTTTGAGCATTCAACATCTGAAAAAACGTTGAATGATTTGTCTGTTGACACATTCAGAATTTCGAGAGTGATGTCTTCAGTTTCACCTGAAGGATTATGGATGAAGTCCTCACCAACTTGCTTGATGAATTTATCTGATTCGTTTCTTGAAAAAATTGTTGCCATTTTAAAATGTTTTCTTTATAAATATCATTGTTTTACTTTGGAGTTATTATCCTTGGACTTAGAGTCCATCCATTCGAACCAAAAAGCCATAAAAACTATGAAATTTAATCCAAATGACATGAATATTTCTATCAAATCATCATATACGTTCATAGTCAAATGAACATGACCTACCATCCAAAAAGGAATGGATAGTTTGGATGCAACATATTTTATGAAAAATCTCAGAAAAGCCATTAATAATAACTATTGTATTTATTATATAGAATAATCATGCAAAGAACAGAAATAAAGAAGGTTTTAAGGGAAGCACTCGGGGTTCCTCACAACATTGTTGAGGTGAGTAAAAATGCCTACCAAAGAATCTTGAATTGGGTTAAGAGATTAGATTCAAAAGATTTTGAATATGGTCAAGGTGTCTCAATGAATTTCAGAGTTGATTATCAAATTGCAGACTTCAGGTTTACAACACTAAAAGTGAAACTCGGGGTTGATGAGCACCCAAAAATCAAAACACCCGAAATAATGTCTATGGCAATCCGTAGTCAATCAAGAAAAACCGAGGATATGAGACTTGAACCAATCAAGAATAAAACCGTGGATTTAGTAATCGTGATGTTGGTTCCGACTGATTTCAATTACGAAGAATTACCAGTATATTTTGAAAAAAATAAAAACGAGATTATTGAAAATCTTTCACACGAGTTCAAACATGCCTACGACCACTTCAAAAAACTTTATGACAACCCCATTCAGAGGGCAGAATATCAATCATCTATAAATTTAGGTTTCAATTTTGAACCCTTAGATATTTTTGTTCATGATATATATTTTTCCTCCGCAAATGAAAATTTGGTCAGACCTAGTGAAATATCTGCAGCAATACAAACAGGTCAAATTTCGCAGAAAGACTTCTTAGAGTTTTTGAGAAGTAATGATACCTACAAGAATTTGAAAAGAATTAAAGACTTTAATATTCAGGACTTTGAAAATAGAATACTGAAAGATGAGAAAGGTCTGAACAAATTACTAAGGAAAGTTGGTGAAAAACCCAAGTTGATGACACCTGAGGAAAAGTTAGAAAGTATATACAAACTTCTTTATTCTGTAATTTCCCAAAAGAAAATAATAAGTTTTGCAGAAATGATTAAGACTAATTTTTTAGAGGAACTTTTGGGTTTTCAAGATGAAAAAAAGAAAGTTTTTGATAAGTTTGTATCGAGAGTTTCGAGATTCGAAAATCCCAAAGACTTTGTAAAGTATTATGAGAAATTCTTCAATTATATTGGAGACAAAATGATTCGTAAAATATCCAAACTTTACGCCATCACTCAGAAAAAATAAAATTTTCGACAACGACAAATTTATTATTTTTCTGAAGGTTTAAGAACCTTTTTACGACATCATAACTGAAACCGAATCTATTACCCAAATTCCAAGTTCCCTTTTTTTTCTCGTTGGATTCGAGAATAATTTCAACAATATAAGAAAGGTTTGAGGTTCTTCTCATTGAACTGTGAATTCTGATACCGAATTTTATTTCAAACCATTCCTTCAATATTTTCGATAGAATTTTCATGTCGATAGAAAAAAGGTTAGAATATAACGTAAAAAATTTTTGATTGAATTCTAAAGAACCCGCCGAGGTAACATTGAAAAACCAATCCTGATTATCGGGGTCAACAATCCATAAATTCATTCCATTCGGAACTACTACTTTATTACCTAAGTCTTGTTCAAGTTTTTTGAGAATTATTCTCTTAAGTTTAACGTTGACATCCGACATCAAATTAAATGTAATAAATTTTTGTAGATTAAGTCAAATCAGTTGAAATCTTTTTACTCAATGTTGCATAAATCGGGGATGCAATATTTTTTACTTGATTTGCAATCTGCCCAACTAACGCCTCATATTTACCACCTGTAGCGTATCTAAGACCCCTCTTGTTTACAAAATTTTTAATCAAATCAGCACCTGAGGTTGTATCTGTCAAATAACTTCTTGCAATCAAATCAAAATATGCTTGAATTCCTGATTGAACTGTGTTATGAAAAATGTTTTTACCGCTATTAACGTTCCCTACATTGAATGGATTTTTTGTTCGGATTGGTCTTGAGGATGGATTTTTATCGAACCCTCCTTCTGCCGCTAATTGAGAAAGTGCCAATTCCACGGGAACGTATCTTCCGTATTTGGTTTGAGCATTTTTTGCTCCGTCGGCTAACATTGAACCTGTTATTCCCAAAAGGTTGTGTTTCCTTGTTGAAATAAATTTATCTGCAATACTTTTATAAGTTTCATATTCTGCAGGATTATTTAAATTCATCACAGGGAATTCACCTGTAGGCACGTTCAAATTTGTTTTGGTGTCTATATTTGATGAAGGGGAAGATGACGTATCAGTTTGATTTGGTTTTGTTGTCGAGAGAAACGTATCTAAAATCCCTTTACTGTCTTTTGAACCTATCAATGATTTAAGAATCAAGTCTGTAAGGTCTTGCTCCGATATTAAAAATTTCTTTTTTCCCATGTTTATAAATATAATAAAAAACCCTCTTTTCAGAGGGTAATTTTTAATCGATTACTTCAGTTAGAAAATATCTTAGATTATATCCCTCTGAGACATTTATAATTGAAATGACAGCGGTTTTCGTTTCCTTGTGGACTAAAACATCTACCTTAACCATTTGGTCTTCTCTCAAATCTTTTGCAGTGTATCTGTATCCCGAAAGACTTTTAGTATTCATCTCTTCCTTGGTGTTTTCATATACTTTGAAAATCGAAGGTTTTTTTGCTTGAAAAGAAATAAATTGGGGTTCCACAACAACTGTTATACTTACATCTGAATTTTTGGAATATAAGACCCATTCCTTATTTGTATTATCATATGTATACATCTCGGTGAGAGTTGCTTTGTAATAGGTTTGTGCAGTCAAAATGAAGGTAGACAAAACCAAAATTAGTGTTATGAAAAATTTTCTCATTATTAGATTATTGAAATTGAATTTATTTTGTCTCCTGGTTGGATTTGGTCGACAATATCGAGTCCCTCAACAACTTTTCCGAAACAAGTGTGGTTTCTATCAAGATGTTGGGTATTTTGTCTATTATGACATATGAAGAATTGAGAACCTCCTGTGTTTCTACCTGCATGTGCCATAGATAAAACACCTTTGTCATGAAATTGATTTGGAGCCGAGACTTCACAGTGGATTGAATATCCAGGTCCACCAGTTCCATCCCCTTTCGGACATCCTCCTTGGATAACAAATCCTGGAATAACTCTATGAAAATTTAGACCATCATAAAACTTCTTTTCGATTAAATCTATAAAGTTTTTTACGGTAATTGGTGTTGCGTCATCATACAATCTGGCAACCATGTCCCCTTTTTGGGTTGAAATTTTTACTTTTGTCATAATATATAAAATTTAAAAAATTGTTTGGAGATTGACAAGTTTTACTTCAAAATAGGTTTATAATCTAACTCATCAAAGTATTTTTGAAACCTCTGATAAACATCACTAACCATATCCGTTGTAAAAAAATCTTCAATGTTATAATTTTCAATTTTGGTTGGATTTTTCTTTTTTCTACAAAGCTCTTCTAAAAATCCTGATTTAGCAAATTTACTTTCGGATATAAACGAAATCTTCATGTAGTCGGAAAACAAGTGTTCGAGCCTTATAAAGTAATCAGGTTTTCTCTCTGTAAAATCCATTCCCGAAAACCATAAACTTTCTGTATCGTCGATGTTCGTGATATAAAATTTATAAAACTCACTTTTTGTAATCAATTTTTCTCTTTGTCTATAGGTGTAAAGAAAAGATGAAAAAATTCGATTTAAGGGATTACGAGCAGTACAAATCAATTTATAATTCTGATGATTTTCAAAAAGATTTAAATTGTGGTGATGAACAGGAAATTCTGAATAATCGTGATTTATTTTCCTATCGTAATTTGATAAATAAGATACAAAATTCAAACAGGAAAAAATTACATTTGCATGGACTGAGCCTGTTTTTGCTGGAGACCAAAAGAAATATCCATGTTCTTCAGAAATGTTAATCCAATATTTTTTATCGTTTAGCAATTGATTTACTTTGGGAAAATATAGGCTCTTTTTTTCAAAATTGAAATATCTGGTTTATTAAATTCATGATTACTTTCCCATTCGAGAATGAACAATTGATTCATAAAAAAATCAAATTTCACTTTATCAATTGATAGATATTGCAATGCATTGAATAAATCTTCACTCACACAATTATTGAATTCTCTTATTAAAACTGTGGACATTTTGTTTGAAAGGAATATGTCTTTACGAGTGGAGAGCAATTGAATTTTTCCCAAGACATTACCGTCTGTGGATAGAGAGATAATTGTAGGTCCTATTGTAATTGGACCAATTGAAAAAAACTTTTCAAAATTTTGTCCTATCATACAATAAAAATAAAAAATAAATTTATTTTTTCAAATGATTAAATTCGTATTCTATAAGGGAAGATTGAGGTAACTCCTTATTATATGTATACCTTGGACCTATGAAAGACCTTAACTGACCATTCAATTTTGTTTTTACGACTTTCTCCACATCTTGAATTGTTACATCTCCCATTTCCCCTTTAAGATAATTTTTTGTGGTCTTCTGACCTTTTCCACCAACCAAATCCAATACATCGTATATGTCAACAATTACTTTTAACTTATCGGATGAATCATCAATTGAATTGATTTTGAATTTTGCGATAAAAGGGGTATTTTGCATTTCTTCATCCCACGCCCACGAATATTGTTTGGCTGAGGACATTCTTTTATTCTGAAATTCTGATTCCTTAGATTTGAGTGATTTTTTTTTGTTTCGAATAATATCATCATGGGTCCCATCTCTTTGCAACGTTTTCATTTCTTCTTTTGTAAGTAAAAAAACTTTTCCATCCAAATTTTCATTCCATGCAACTGGATTCGAATTACTCATTTGTCTACCTGTTGAAGACGAATAATGTTCAGCAACCTCATACCATCTATCATTTTTGTAAATATAAATCGGATACCACCCATATGATTTTACAATATAATAAGGAGTTCTGTTGTCATCGAAAGACCAAAAACCCTCAAGATTCGTACCTTTGAAGGGGAGTTGGGCTATGGTATATGAATTGGCTTTTGTGTTTGAAGTCCACTTTCCTTTCATTTTTCTTGGGTCAACAAAATTTTCTTTCGTAAGATTTTTATAATCGCCGTCTTTTCTGTAATTAAGAAGATAAAGTTCGAGGAGGTATAATTCATGTCCTTCCGGTAGACCCATGTATTGAGAAACATTTTTGATTACATCCAAAAGTTTAGCACGTGTCTTGTGTTTTTTCTTTTCCTCGTTGAGAAACTTAAATAATTTTATAACTTTTGGTTCGAGAACTTTATCAAATTGTTCAAAAAGTCTATTTGAAATTTTATACTTCATAGAATATAAATACCATAATCCCCCACAAATAAATTATGGTTAAATAACCGAAAGGGGTTTAAGATTAATTCGGAAACTTACAGTTGAATGTTTCACCAACCTTAATTGCCAATTCTTTAGAATATAGCTTAGTTTTTTCGTAATCGAAGGAAGAATCTTTTTTTAAAATTCTATTACAATCGGTATAAACTTTGAAAGAACCCAAATCAAGTTCAATGAGTTTGTTTGTAGTTTGAACGGCACTTCTTACCGGATAATTACCTGCGAATTTTTTTTCATCTGTATCATAAAAAAATTTAATATTAACAGGTTCTAATTTAGGTTGTGACGGTGAGGATGTGGTGGATTGAGTTGCCGTAGTTGCAGATGAACCACCCAACTTTATTTGTTGACCATATTCATATCTTGGGCTAGTTGTGGATTGTGTTGTTGATTTGATTTGGTCACCATATGTTGTGGTTGTTCCTTGTTCGGAAATCAATTTTTTATATTGTGCCTCAGTAATTATGTATTTCATATTTTTAGTATTCTACTCTAATTTTTTTATAACCTGAATCATTCAACAACTTGGTGACTTGTTGTTTGAAATCACTTTTACTGGCATTCCAAGGTGCTGTTGATTTGAACACAATTTTCAAACTACTCATAGTTTCTTTAGGTTCAAACTTCATCGAGTGAACATATTTACCGTAAGGAAGTGAACGAATTTTTGTTTTAATTTCTTTATTCAGAACGGTTTTGACCCAAGAATCCAAGTTTTTGTATTCTGTTCCCAATCTATCAATATCTAAATGACCATGGTTTGGATTTCCGAATTCCACACCCAAAAAACTCTCGGCAAATTTTGTAAACTCTCTCTCGAGGTTGCTAGGATAAACACTTCGAGTCTCTTCACTTTTAACCATTTCAGGAAAATCTAAGACCACTTTGAAGTTAACTTTATAAGGAGAATTTTCTATTAATTCGATGTTTGCCCATGGAGGTAGATTCAATTCATCAATGAAATACTTGATGGGTCTTTTGAATCTTTCGGTAAATTTTTCATATTTTCTTTTCGATGGTAATTTGTATAAACCCTTTTTTACGATTGATTGAACAATACGAGGTATACTCCATCTACTTATTTCAAAATTGTCATTGGAAAACATGGGGTCATCACCAATTAGTTCTTGGATAAATTTCTTTCCATATTTTTCTAATAGATATGATATTGGTGCATCTTTTTCTGAGTCAGGAAGATTTGTGTTTACCCAATTTCTGAACATTATGAAAAGAGCATCATAATAATCTAAATCGTCCACATAATTGAAATCGACGGTATTGTTTTCTTCCATAATTGAATGAATCAAAGATACAAGTTCTGACTCAGATAACCTTAACTTCTTCATATTAAATAAATACTCATAAAATCATCCATCTTATAGACCTCGTGAATAATTCAGGAAACCCGAAAGAGGAAATAACCTGTCTTATGTTGTCTTCATGTTTATTTAAAAGTGAATCCATGTCCCCATCATATTGTTTTTTTACTTTACCTGGAACTCCTAACATAATTGTAACCATACTTGGTCTACCACCCATGGTTAAATGGTCAACTATAAAATCAAAATCTATAATTTCACCATCTGTGATAGTTTGAATCATTTTTGCGATTTTTTCTCTTTGTTTCAATATGTCATCGAAAGTATTCACTAAATTTCTTTGGCTTTTGCATTTAAGGTTCCACCGGCATCAAAACTACTAAATTTCAATCCGGCATATTTCATCAACTCGGTCATTTTTGCCCTTAGTTCGTGGAAATAAAGTTCACCGTATGCTTTCTTTGTCATTTCTGCACTTATGTTTCCGCCATCCCATCCTAAATCAATTAATGGTTGGTTATCAATCGTCAGAGAACAATCATAGTCTATAAAATTTTCAACCATGGAATATGGTCCTATACTCCTAACTTGTTTAACTTCAACTACCTTATGAGTTTCAAATTCAAGAACATATGGATATGACGTGGGCATCAGTGAATCCCATATCTTTTTCAATGGCTTTGTATAGTCTGCAACTATTTCTTCCTGTTTATATTCACTATTCCAACCCATTTTGTTTTTTTTTAAAAAGTAACGCTTTCTGCATCTTGTTTAAATTCATCATTAAACCAATCGATAATGAATGTCATTCCCTCACTTCCGAAATAATCCTCCAACGTTATAAATAAATCTTGGTCCAATACCAATTCTTTTTTCCAAACATAATAACGGGCAAAAGTTTCAGGTTGACCATTGTGATATGATTTTTTGTCCTTGTTATAATATCTGATGTATGTATCATCCCCATCACTATAGGTGGCAACCTTAGCATTTTCGTCACTAAAATTTGGTCTAACTAAATTAATCATAGTTTTAATTAGTCTTACCAATCTATCTTTTGATATTGTATAATCCATTAAAAATCAATTTTTTTTACAGGTAATTCGAATCTTTCTTTGAACCATATCTTGAATGGTGCTCTCCAAGTATCTCCGAAATATCCATCTAGTATCCTTTCATATTGGGTTTCAAGTGAAACTGTTGGACATATGTCACGTGCATTACTTCCTTGTGTGAAATACTCACAGAAATAATATCTAAAACATATGTCATCACCCGCATCAAAATCACCTCGATAATATTCTATTAAAGTATCAGATTCAAATTCTTCACCCGTCTCATCATCATATTCATACGGATGATGCCAATTGATGTCCTCGAGTGGAAACAATTCATCTAAGTAATTGATGATTGTTTGTTTGAGTCTTGATTCAGAAATAGTGTATTTCATAATTTATAAATATCCATTAAAAAAAACTAAAATCCCCACCTTGTGAGTGGGGACCTAATTTATCTTAATTAATCATTAATTATATTGACCTCTTTCATCCCACATATTCAAACACTCATAACCTTGTTCCTCAAAATTGTTTTCAGTGTCTATTAAGTTCACATTCTTTAATTCATCAAATGAACATAAATCAATACCATCAAAATCAGCGAAATCACAATCCCTCAGGGATAAGTATGTCAAAGTGCTTGGTAAGTTTGTTAATATTTTTCTAACTTGTTTTGAACTTGCACCCACCATCAAAACAAGCCCATTTTTTTTATCGAACTGATAATGTGGCTCATCTAATCTATACTCATCTTGTTCTTTAATTACCTTTTTTACTAATCTTATCATGTCAGATTCTGTTAATCTTACTATTTTCTTCGACATATTATTATTTTGATAATAAATATCTCAAATAAATAAAAATCCCCACCTTGTGAGTGGGGATTAGTTAGTTTACTCTTCAGTAACGTCAGGTTTGCCCTTGTTAATCCATTTGTCGATTGAACCGATTCCGAAAGAACCGAGAACCAACCATAAAAATGCATTGAAGATGAATTCATTGATAACAAGGTCTTTTCCTAAAGAACCAGTTACGATGTCTGCAATCGCAAACCCTGTCATCATTACAAAAGCTAAAAATCCAACGACACTTTTTTCATTGATTGAGTTGTTGTCGTTAAACAACTGTGAGAAAAATTTTTTCATATTTTGGTAATTTACTTACCAATAAATATTTTTGTATTGACGAAGGACAATCATTTAAATAAAAAATCCCCTCAAGATTTATGAAGGGATTACAATTACAATTTCTTATTCTAAAAATATTTTTTTGCTTCAGTTCTTGCCAAATTGTCAAAATAGTTATCAACATCTTTATTATTACCCAAATAAGCTAATATACCATTTTTTATAGGCACAACCTCATTTCCCTCATCGTAAGTAATTTTACCATTTTTAATAGTATAACAGTGATATTGTAAATAATTGGTCTTACCCTTTAATTTAACTTCAACTTTCATACAAACCACTTGATTGCCTTGCCTGTTCATATATCGTCTTTCCAGTTCAATATTGACAGTTGCACCAATTCGATTTAAAAATTTAATTATTGATATGACAAAATCTCTATCCATGAAAAAATAAATATTAATTGTAGTCCTCTTCTGGACAGGTCATACGATAAATTTCGAATAGATATTCACCAAACCAATCTTTAACAACATCAGTAACATAACTATAAACATCATCATAATCATCCCCTAAGGAATCGACAAAATCTTCATCTTTGGTCAGGAAATCATCTATCGCTATTCTAATTACATTATCTGCATAATCGAACTCATCTCCGAAATCATCACACAATGTTGGAAAATCTAATTCTGCATTACGAATGAAGGGTTCGATATTATCTTTAGATAATCGTCTCCTTAATCTTATTTGATAGTCTTCGATTAAAAAATTGTATTGGGTTTCGGATATGATAAATTTTTTGGACATTAATTATAAATATTCAACTAAAAATTAATACCCGCTCCGAACTGTCCGTATTTTACCACGGGGTCATAATCTAATTTCAGAGTGAAGTTTTTAAAATCCTTCATACCACCAAATTTGAATGTGACAAAGTTGTCTTTCGATTTGGGAAAAGTTATTTCCCCAACATCATCTTTTCCTCTATAGAGTATTCTTTCATTTGCAAGTCCAACCATAGCATGAACTCCAAATCTATTAATCCTCTTTCCTGCTCCGATATAAAAACTATTTTGTTTGACTAAATCTGAGATGAGAGGGAAATCTACTAAATTAATGGTCCCATACGGAAAATATGTTGAACGGTCTCTTCGATATGTTGTGTTGAAATCAAAAACGAAATAACCTTTATTACCTATTGTAAAAAACGCACCCATCTGATTATTTGTGGTATGGTGAAGACCAAAACTCATGATTGGTTTTTTTCCTCTAATTGTGTCACGCCTTCCGTCGTTGTAGTAATAAATTCTTGCTGGTTGTCTATAACCCCAATCATTAAAATACCACATAGGTGAAAAACTATTCCACCCAAATGTCGGTGCTCCCCACATATTCCATCTATTCCATCCCCATCCATCAAACCATGGGTCACGAACCACAACAGGCTGGTTAGACCTTGGTTTATTGAATTCAGTTGGAGTAGAGTTTCTCCAATTACTTGTTGTATTCGATGATGTTGTCGAAGTTCTCGAAGTTGACTGTGTACTTGATTGTGATGGCGGAGATGTTCTCCAAGATGATGTTTGAGAGAATACGAACAATGGCATCAATAATACCATTTCAAAAATCAGAATAAGCTTTCTCATAGTAAATTGATTTTATATCTATAAATATAATATAAAAAAATCAATTTTGATTAATTACATGAATTCATAAAATCTTTAGCCTGTGAAATCAAAGATTTTACTTTGACAGAATAAGTGCCAGCCTTACATTGTGGTTTAGGACAATAAACTCTATCTAATAATTTATAATAATCTTCCTCACCACCTATACTTTCAATTTTTCTAAAATCCTGCCATAACTTGTAATCTTCAACAGATTGTTTCCAATTGTCATATCTTGCGTGACCCCTATATTCACCAGTAGCCGTCTTCGGTCTAATTTTGGCGTATTTCATACCAAAACAATTATTATTGGCTTTGAATATTTCACTTTCGAAATGACCTGTTTCTAATATTGCTTGGGCAATTGCTATTTCAGGAAACCTGATTCCTGAATTCTTCACATAACATGCAAATTCTGATGGAGAAAAGTTCTCCACTTCTGAATCAACACCCATGATTTCTTTAATTCTTGTTATGTCCTCGTAAAGATTCATAAAAATAAATATTAGTCTAAACTACTGTTGATAACATTCCCGTCAGTTCCCACTACAACGAATCCGACCCTGTAATTTCGTGGGATATCAAAATAAGGAAGATACTTCATCGTATGATAATCAACCAAATAATGGGGGTCTAATTCCCTCTGGTACATATTATCTTTTGTCATCTCTGAATCATTTACATAAATCCTTAATATCAATCTATTGATATCCCCAATCTCATAAACTTCAATATGGTCAATCATTGGATAGATACTCATAATGACAGATGAGTTCAATAACTTTGTTATTGGTTTGTTAATGTATTTTTCCAAAAATTGTTTATCCACCATATAGAATAAATAGAAATAAAAATAAAAAACCCCTCCTTGTGAGAGGGGTTTGTGTTAAAATCTTTTTTTTGTTCGAAGTTTTATTGGACCATCTTTTTGATATCTGTTCCAATAATCTCTTCCTGGTTTAGAAACATCCGAACCAATCCTGTCTTCTTGTCCGAAACTCCATTTATTTCTCGGTACATCCCTTTGGGTAATGTTCTTATACATTTCAAAGTCATCTGGTCCAAACTCAATTTCTTCATCATAATCAAATTCTTCAGGGTCAACAGGTCTATCGTCTTCATCAAACCAACTGTCTCTGTGACCTAAAATACCCCTGTTTTCAGGTTTCATTTTCATGAAGTGTCTTTTAGGCATTTCAGTTCCCATATCCAACGAATCAAGTTCATGTTCTTTTAAAACTCTTTTAACCAATCTTATCAAATCAGATTCGGTCAATCTTACTATTTTTGACATATAAATTATTTTATTATAAATACTATTTGAAATAAAAAAAAATCCCCTCACTTAGGAGGGGGGTTCTTAAAATTATGTTTGACTACTTCCAACTATCCAAATTTAATGTCCTAATTTGAGAAATTATTTGGTCATTTATTTTGTTGTAAGAATTGAAATGATAAATTGAGTTATCAATTAAATTCATGAGAGCTTGTTTTCTTGGTTGTGGCATGTTCAGACCAGATACCTTATTTTTAAGGGATGCCAACTCAGTCATAACTTTGACATTCGGCTCATCTAATTTTTTTAATTTCTTAATCAGTCTATCGAGTCTTGACAAGTTCTGAAAATAATCCATTCCATATCCTCTTTTAACACCCTTAACACCTCTATAAAAATCACCCAATGCGTCGAACGGACCTTCGTTTGTTTCTTGTTCTTGTAAAACTTTCTTTACAATTCTATTTAAATCTGATTCAGTTAGTTTTTTTGCCATGTAGATAAATATATCAGACTTTTGACTTTGTCATGTCATCGACAAACTCGGGAAATTTTTTTCTAATACATTCATCCAATTGTTTAGCTTCCTCTTTGAAAGATTTACTTGAGGGAAGAAATCGTGAAATGAAATTAACGATAAGTCTAATGAAACCTCTATTTTTCTTCCCGTCCATATTGGTCAAAGATGCCATCTTTTTTAGATTCAAATCTCTGATGCAATCGTTTATAACATCTTCCATGTTATGGTATTTCTGCATCATATCTACTGAAGGTGTGGTGATGAGACTATTGGATTCTTTATTTTTCATACGTTTTAAATTACTTCATAATCAATGTTACCGTAATTGTCATAGTCATCATTTTCATCATGAGTTGAACCATCGAGGTCTTCTTGAACTTTTCTATATGCTTCACAAGATGACCTAGCCATCACAGTATGAGTCCAAGTTTGAACACATGTTCTTGAAGCTTGAATTGTATATTCTTCTTCTTCGTTATCCTCCCAACCTTCTTCATCCTCACAGTCGTCAGTGATAATTTCTTTTGTTTCCTCAGGAACTCTTTTGAAGTTATCAATTGCCTCTGTTAGTTTGTTTCTAAATTCAATGAGTTCTTTTAGAGAATAAAACTTGAATGAATAACTTGAAGCTTTGGAACCGTCCATTCCAATTTCAATATATTCTTTTGAACCTTCCTCTGCCCCATCGTAGTGATAGACAGTAAGGTTTGCCCCATTGTCATATTCAAGTGTTCCATTATCCACGAATAGATAGTTTAGGTCCCACTCATCAGGATTGGATTCAACCATTTCTTTATACTCGGTCTCGAGTTCTCTAATTTGATTCAGAGCTTTTGAGAATTTTTTCTCAAAGGAGGTTTTCCATTTTTTTGAATATTCTGCCATAATTAAAAAATTAAATCGTTTGATTTTAGTTCATCCCACTCTTCATTATCAAGAATCTCTACCTCGTCTTCTTGATTATCGGATTCATATCTTAAAATATTTTTCTTCTCACATAATTCTCTATAATCTTGACCATAATAAGTATTAACGAACCATTCACGGATTACTTCATCCCAGTCTCCACCACCGTGACCTTCTAAAATATCATCGATTGTTTCGAAACCATAATCTTTGTAAAATTCCAAAAGTTGTTCTTCGGTTGGCTCTACAGCAAATGATGTATTAACATGGACTAACGCTTTGGGTATTGTGCTCATAGTGTTTTTATTTTCAATAATATTATAAAATTTAGAATTTTCAAATCTACTCGTAAGATTTTACGGATGGAAGGCTAGAATATTCACAATAAAGCTCTTCTCGTTTCTTTATGAGCTCTTTTTTTACCTCATCAGGAAAATACACTCCATCAGATTCCATGTCCGCAATAGTCCTATAAACGGTTTCATACACGTCTAATTTTTTATCGGCCTGTTCTTTCGTTAACGGAGGGGAGTCAAAAAGTTTACCCATAAACTTTGTTAGGTTTGCTCTTGGTCCTGACTCTTGTGATGGGGTTATCCCCATTTCTGCTCTATTAAGTTCTTTGATTGTAAGACCAATGAAAATTGCAAATAAAGTAGTTACAATAGTCGAAAGAATTACAATGTCTAAGTTTTCCATTTTATTTTCTTTTTGAATTGATGAAATTTAATAATCCCAACATAGTTGGAGGCCATAGTCCGATGAAAATTGCTTTAAGTTGGTCTCCGTTAGTGAGATAGATATACTCAGAGACAAAAATACACACAACACACAGAATTAGGATTCCGAGTTCAGAGACTGAAAATTTATTCATTATTTATAGTTTTTAATTGAATTGTTAACATCTTCGATTGTTATGATGACCAAGTAGGTAACAATCAAGATTACAAAAAGTTTTGTAAGTCCTATACCAATCATATATTATTTTTTTTCTTGTAAAGCCTCAACTAAAACCCAACCGAAAAACATAATTCCGATGGGAAGATTCAAAGATACACCAAAAGAAACAGATAATCCAATCCCGATGATTATTTTTATGAATCGAAGACCATCACTGATAATCCGTTTTGCCCAAAAGTTATAAAAGTTATTCATATATTTTCTTTTAATTATAAAAAATATATTTTAGAATAACAAATAAAAAACCCCTCACAATGGAAGGGTTCAATTTTTTTTTTATTGAATACTTAAACGTTATAAGTTGTATTTTGATTGTTCGGCGGATTGTTTTTTGCGTATGCATTAAATCTATTTAAAACATTTTGAATAGTTTGACCTGAATTCATAATACTCATCATTATCCAGAACGCGTTTACATCACCTGTATTAACTATTTTTACGAAGTCTTCCACCGTGATATCTTGACCAGGTTTTACCCCTATTATGTTTCTTATCCCATATAATCTTGATAAGATTTCAGTATCTTCATAGATATATTCTTTTTTATTATTTCTCAACAATCGTAGGTAACTGTTTATTAGGTCGACAGGTTTTTTTATCCCCTGCGCTCTTAAATCATACGCGTATTTATACCATTTATCTTTCTCGGCTTTAGTTAATTCTGACTTACGGGCTTCAGTTTCTGAACCGAAAAGGGACCCCAAACTTGTCCATATAGATTCTTTTTTGTTTCTATCAATTTTCAAATCAACATCTATTTTTTGTTTAGGGTGGAATGGTTTCACATTATAAAGAATGTGTTGAATTTCATGAATTAAAATTCCGAGAGGGTCTTCGGTGTTGTTTGCACAATTAATATAAATAATCCCTTCAAAAGGGCTATAACCCATCACTGTATTTGGTCTAACGTGGGCAATTGAATCACTTCTCGGGTCTGAATAATATTGAAATCGCAAATCAGACAAAGCCTCGTTATAATCTTTGAATATCTCAGAGGCTTCGTTTGTAGAAATTTTCCAATTTTTTGCAAATTTATTTAAAGTGACAGGACTTCTCAACCAATCTTTCCACCAATTTACCGCCTGACTTAATGTTGTTGTATTGTAACTCTTCATACAGTTGTCTCTTTCTTTTGCAAAATCCGCACGTCCTGCAATATTATTGTTTACATAAGTAGAACTTGCTGGTAAACGGGGTTGACCAAATTTCAAAGGTGGTATAGATGGGGTTGGTTTTTTTTGTTCGTCCAAATTATTGGATATTGCACCACCCATGAGTTCTTTAACTCGTGATATATTTTCATTCAAATTCATCAATTATAAATATTACAACAATAAATTATGGCGGAATGAGATGTTATATCAAACGTTCGAATGAATTTTTTACCCTTTGTTTAAAAGAAGGGTTTTCCATATCAGGTGGAATTTGAAGTTCACCGGAACCTATCGTAATTATACTTTTACCATCAGAGGGTAACCAAATACTTTTTTGGTGGGGCTTTATAAATTTTTCAATTTCAAAAATATCAGGTTCCTTGAAATTAATACAACCCTTACTCATTTTCCTTCTTTTACAACTCTGAGGGGAAAGGTCCGCGGTTGTTAAAGCATCTATTCTTGGTCTTTTTTTCGTTCCATGAAATGCAGTTACAGTTTCGTTACCATCAAAGGTTTCAAATGACATGTATTTCTCTCCATAAGTTGCAATGTCTGATTGTCTCGCAATCTCATCTTCCAAAGTATCTTTGATTCCTGCAGTTCTTCTGAATATTCCAGCAGGGGTACTTTGTTCAGGCCATCTATCCTCTGTAGGAGCAAAACATTGCTCCATTCTCTTAACAAACCCTTCCATCCCTTCTTTTTTCAAATTTGCAACACTGTCCTTAAATTTATTCCAAACCTGTTTATAAAAATCTTGAACAACAAACTTGTCGCTTTGGTCCTCTTTACCTGTTAAAACCAAAAATGTTCTAACAAGTTCATATCCAGGATTGAATAGATAAATTCTGGCTTGAGAATCATCCAATATGGTAAATTTCTCATTTCCCATTATTTTATTTTTTCTGAGATAATCAACTTGGTCTTGAACTTGTTTGGATGCACTTGGTATTTTGTTAGTGAATAGTCGTTCAACCTTAGACTTTTCGGCAAACGCTTTACTAACAACAGACGGGTCTATCTTTTGGGGATACTTTCCGTCTTTTATTCGAGGGAAAACCCTCGAGGCTTCTACTGAACCCATAGGTGATGACACGGGTCCACCTTGATTGAACAAACCTTCTTTTGTATAAAAAGGGGAAGTTTGTTCCAATAAAAAATTGTATTGTGATTCTGTGATTAGATATTTCATCAACAATAAATATCACGACCCCATTGTCTGAGATTTAATTTTAAACTTTTGATATTGTTTGATTAAATTGGTCTGAATTAATTTGTTGAGAAATATAATTAGAAAGAAGTTGCTTGTATTTTTGTTCACCGAATTTTTGAATGTATCTATCTTTGTATTTGGTTATTGATGGTTCCACGGATTTTAATAAACCTTCGATAGTTTTTAGTTCTGCTTGGATGACATTTTTATTTGTTGCAACCTTTTTCACCACTTGGACCTCAACTGGAGTTAATCTTGTTTTGGAAAGTAATTTTTCTGCCAACGCAACCGACCCTCTAACACCAACCTGATTTAGTTCAGGTATGAGACCCAAAAGTTTACCCGATAAAGGGATTAAAGAAAATAGAGTAATAATGGTTGCAGCTTTCTTATTTCCTTCTTGGAAATGTCTTGCAGCATCTCCAAGCCCAACCATAGATGATATAAATGGTCCAATAACAGGAATTAGAACAGAAACAATACCCAAAAAAACATTCATGTCATGACTCGTCAAAGCTTTGTCCCAACCTTTTACAACGCTTTTTTGTTGACCTTGGGGAACATAATTTCCCCAACCCGTCATGCTCTGTTCTGAAATTAATTTTAATTGTCTTTCAGTTATGATGTACTTCATAACAAATAAATATCACGACCCAATTATATGAGATGGTCTATTTAAGGACATACACCCAAGCGTTTTGCTTGTAATTACCGAATTTTTTGAGTGCTGCGGTTGTTCTGTGCCAACCTTCCAATAAGTCATACTTTCCGTCCTTTGTTTCAACCACGATAATTGGTTCAGAAGACAAACCACCCTTTTCCAAATTAGATTGTTGAAAATCGTGTCTTTCGGTGTCTTTGGTAATGTCAGTTCTTCTGAAACCTTCAATCTTTTTTCTCAAATCTTTCTGAACAAACTCTGTGAATGATTCCAACGACAAATCCAATATTTTATTTTCCCAATGACCTTTACCGTGCCCTTCAACAAAACTAACGAGATAACTTCTCACAAGGTCTTTATATTCTTCAGGACTTTCATCTTTTATGTCTTTTGTGTTTCTATACAACCAATCTCTTAAAACATATTCAGGCCAATCAATTCCCGTAATTTCTTTACTCTTATTTCTAAGATAATTCATATAACCTTCACGAGTTTCAACAATAATCCCCATCAATTCTTTTACTCGTGATATATTTTCGTTCAAGTTCATCATCAATAAATATCACGACCCACTTGTCTGAGATGGTCAACTAATTGAAAAGTCTTTGGATATTATCAACGTATGGAGAATTATTTGGCTCATTGACCCAAACATACGCTTTTAATGGCTTGTTTTTCATTTTTGCCAAGAAAACTCTATGAGCGCCGTCAACAACTTCATAACCCTTATCATTTTTTCTTAACGTTATTGGTGGGAGTTTACCAAAATTGACTTTCCTCGGGTCTGACGGGTTTTCTCTGAAATATTTATCTGATTTACCTGAAACATAGTCATCAAATTTTTGTTGTCTATCAATAACAAATTCATCTTCTAAATTAATTTCATTTGGGTCAACAAGTATCGGTCCCGTTAAAACCCAATCTTTGATTTCGTAAATTGTTCTTCTCCATTCTGCAAACGGTAACCCCATTTCATCATTATATTGATAGTCGATTATTTCCTTTTGTTCAGGAAACATTTTCAAAAGCAAATTATAAATCTCCTCAGATTTTTCTCGGGTAACAATTTTATTGACAAAGTCCCAATCAAATTCTTCAGATACCAAACCCATCAATTCTTTTACTCGTGATATATTCTCGTTCAGATTCATCAACAATAAATATCACGACCAATTTGTTTAAGATGGTGTCTGAACAATGTCTTTGAACTTGTCCAAATACACAGTTCTTTCAGAATCAACATTTATTAGTTGTGTGTTAGGTGATAAATAATTATCCTTCACTTTAATATAATACTGACCGTCATCTACTATACCGAGTTTTGAAATAAACTCATCAATAAACTTTTTGTTCGAGGTCGACTTCGACAACAAACCTTCCAACCCTTTCTTGGTCAAAATTGTGGAAGGGTCTCCTGTCTTTTCTGATGGTCTTTCTTTCGTGGCTTCATACTTTCCCAAATATTGTTCCAAAACCATTTCAATATCTCGGCTGTCGTATTTAAAGTTGGGGTCTGTTTTTGCTATTTCATTTCTCTTAGAAACATTTTCCACCAATAGATAAATTGGGGTATGTAATAGAATTTCTTTGAAGGTTACATTCGGTAAATATTTTTGCAATTGGTTGTCGACAGTATCCACAAATATCTTTTTCCAAGGCCCTGTTTTGATTTCTTGAGCGACATACCATAATCTTGCGTCAGTTCCCTTAAGATATTCCTTTTCGAATGGATTTTCAGGAACAGTATCACCATTTTCACGATAAATACCCGAAACAATTCCAGCATCTTCTCTTTCTTTTGCCCACTGTCTTATATTTGGATGGTCCAATTTAAGTCTTCTTTCCTCACCTTCTCTCCCTTCTTCACCCGTCCCACTAAAATCATCAGAAGCAATCACAACCCATTGATTTGGGTCCTTGGATTCATAATAAGGAACAGCATTCATTTGTTTCAACAAATAAGATTTACCCGCAGAAGAAGTTCCATCCAATAAGACTACCGATTTATCATCAGCTTGTTCAACCAGCAATCCCATCACTTCCTTAATTCTTTTTATATTTTCGTGTAAATTCATAACAATAAATATACCGACCCATTTGTTTAGATGGTGATAATGAGGTGGTCACAATGAAGGGACAAGGACCGAACCGACGAAGTCGGTCGGGGACCGTCGGCCGAAAAAACGGGGGAAAATACCGACGGAGTCGGTTTCCGTTTGCGAATATCTGGTTAAAATAAGAAAAAAAGATACTACATCTTAAATGCATCATGACAAAGGAGCTCATCCTCAAAATAAATGTCCAAGCTGCAAACACCACCCCCACCAAAGTACTGAGAAAGTTCGGTCATTCTTGTCATAAGTCTTCTCATAAGATGATGACAAGAAATCATTCCTGTTTGCTTGTCAGCAGGTTTCAAATAAACTTTAACAGTTATTATACCCAATGCCCAATTTTTACCGACCCAAATGTTTTCAATTTCGGGGAATTCATCAATTAAGATGGAATCAAATAATTTCTGATATGAAGATGGGGGAACTTTCATCAATAATAAATACTACACGCACATGTCTTATATTTCGTGAACATCACGATTACTCATATTTTGCAAATCTCTAAATAATTTGTCATACTGCTCCCTCCCCAACCTAACATACATGGCTTTCATAACATCAGACATTTTTCCAAGCTTTATAACTTCCTGTTCATACTTGTCCATAAATCCCTCGGGGAGACTATATGATTTATTAATCTTCGGTTCCATGTATTTTATTTTTTCCTCCCAATAACTCTCTTTCAAGTTTTAAATTTTGTTCCTTCACCAATTTATCAATTATTCCTTGAACACCTTGTTTTGAGACCTTAGTAGATTTCATTACTCTTTTCATAAGCTCAATATCAATTTCGTTGGATATTTTCCTCGTCAATAATTCCTCTATTGTCATTTTATAATTAATTTTAATAAGTCAGATAAAACCTTTATATTATTCCTTTCTCCAAACCAATCTCTAACATATTTCCATGACTCCGTGTTTTCAACAGGAAAATATCCTTCGATTTTTTTACATAAAGAATCAGACCTATAAACTTTAACTTGGTCACTTTTGACTTGAAACCATAATATCAAAACACCACTATCCGACTTTATCTCATAGGTGTCGGTCCACGTCCTAAGTGGACTATACATAATCTCACAAGTAGTCCCTCCCCCAACATAATCATCCAAAAATTTATAAATCTTTTCTTTCATATCTCGAATGTATCTGATTATTTGACCCAAGTTCGAGCCTATTTGAAATTGATTCCATTATTTGTGTATATTCAAATTGAAGTTCCTCCTCGTGGTCCTCATAATACTCCTCACCCTTGGCGGAATATCTTCCACCAATAATTTTAAGAGCATAAGCATGGGGGAATCTACCCTTGTTGTGAATTGTTAATTGCATTTACCCTATGAATATGTTTATTCCCTCCCATTTTACCCCTTTCAATGTCTCGTCTCATGTTTTTCAAAGTGGTATAATATTTTCCGTTGATGGATTTATTATACCTTGCCTCAAGAACCTCGACCTTCGAATACTCCTCGTATCTTGTCTTCGCATCTCTCATTACTTTTCAATTTTCATTTTCCATATAATATAAACAATTCCCCCAACAACCACAAGACATGCAATCCCAATCAACATATAAAATATTTCACTATCCATATCATTCTATTTTATGAATTTTTTTATCTCCCCCTAAATTCAGTGCCCTACATTCAATGAGGTCCAACCTTTTTTTATATTCCTTCCAAAGAAGTTCATTGAAGTCTTTTCTGAAATCATAACTTTCTTGTTTGAGACCTAACTCCTCCAATCTCTGAAGCTCATAAAGATAAGGAAAGATATTTCTTGGAAATTTCATTTATCATCTTTTTTATCAAACAAATACTCATGAAGTATTGTCCCCCCAAATATGAGAATAGCAACCCCAAAGAAAATTATCAATGAATAATCCATATACTATTTTTTTGCAAACATAGACCTTTTACAAAAAATTTCCAAAAATTTTTTTTTGACTATAAAGGGGTAAATAAAAAAAGAGGGGTCTTGTCTATGGAACGTAGTGGAATACTTGTTTTAGAAACATATTTCCAATTTTACAAAATAGAAGGTTTCCATTTTACATATTATAAAGGAATTGGAAATATAATTCCAATTCCCACAAATAAAAAACCCCTCTGTATGAAGTAGGGGTTTAATAAGTATAATTGTTTTTACTATGCCAACATTGTTTGAACATCTTTGATTTGTGTATTGAAGTCATCAATATAAGGTTTCAACTCTTTTGATTTATTTGATAAAGCTGCGAGTTTGCTTGAGACAATAGCGAGAGCATCTGCGGCTTTTGATTTGAATATTTTTACAAGAGCAATCATGAAGGAATATTTCCAAGGTTCTTTTGCTAAGTTGAAACCTGCAGATTTTATTATACCCATGTTTTTCATAATCACACGAAGTTCAAACGGTGTCTTTTTTAATAAAGATTTTACTTCCACTCTCGCAGCAATGTTTGAGGCATTACCTCCAACAGGAATTAGTGACGAAGCAAATGTAACAACCGCCAATAAAGACATTTCAATTTTTTCTTCAGTTGTCTTTGCAAAGAAATACCTAACAACATATGTGAGAGCATGTGTAACATCAATACCAATTGATATTAGATTACCAATTCCTGGTACAGCATCAACCAAACCTGAAACAATATCAGCATAATCATCAGCATCCAAATTTGGACCCAACTTACCCAATTTATTCTGAGCTGCGACTTGATTATCAACCTTCTTTAATTCACGTCTTTCGTAATCTGTTGAATAACCTTGTTCCATCATGATGGTCTTCAATTGAGATTCTGTGATAATGTATTTCATATTACAATAAATACTTTGGGAAATAAAAAACCCCCTTCGTGAATGAAGAGGGTCTTGTTATAGAAATTATTTTTTTTTTAAATCCCAATACAACTTAACAATGCTTTTACATCTTTCGCTGGGTCAGAACCTAAACCACCTTGGTCTTCAGGTAATCCTGTTAAAAAGATTACAATTAGTGAAGATAATGCCAACACACCTCCAGCAACCAATCCAACAGGGTTTGCAATTAACATAGCAACGATTCCAAGAGCATAAGCTCCAGCACTTGTAGTTAAAAACATTAAACTTGTGAGTTGTTTTGATGTGATACATTTTTTGATTTTTTCCTGTATTTTAGGGTCAGGTTTTGCACCACTTTCAAATTTTTGTATTGCCGCATCAATCATTGATTGTGCTTCAGCTGATTCGGTCAAATATGGTTTTACATCACCTTGTTTAGTTTCAACCAATTGTTTGAACTTCTCGTTGTAAACTCTCATTCCACCTTTATGTTGTTCACGGATGGCGTTTTTTTCTTCTTCAGAAATATTGTTTAAAATGTGTTTCATAATTTTAATTTTATTATAAATATATTCGGAAATAAAAAACCCCCTTCGTAATTGAAGAGGGTCTTGTTATTTTGAAATGTTTTATTAGAGCGGACCATATTTTCTCATTCTTCTTGATGCTTGTCTACATTCCTTACTCGTTCTTGTGTTGCCACCAATCAATTTGATTAGTTTAACAACCAACATTAAAATGATAATACCTGCAAACACCTGAATGAAAACAACAGGGATTGCCATTGCACCAATTGTTACAATCTCTCCCACTTGTTCACTTTGAGTTTTTCTTTTGAAAATTGATTTAACCTTTTTGATTAACTCCTTAACATCTTTGGCTGAAGTCAGACCATCGATTTGTTCTTTGATTTTCTGAAGCATTGTCTTTTGTTTCTCATCCGCAGTTGGAGGAGTTTCAAGTGGACAATCGTTCAACGCAAATTCAATATCTTCAGTCGATACGGGTTCTTCCCCAACTGTTGATAGTTCATTATTAATCACGTCAAGAACTTGAGATTCATCTTCTTTCAATAATCTCTTTTCCAATCTGATGTTGGCTTCTTGTATGTGTCTGATTTTACTATAACTTCTATTCATAATTTGATTTTATAATAAATACAAAATTTTCCCAAAAATTTTTAAATGAAAAAACCCCCTTCGAAATTGAAGAGGGTCTTGTTCTATAATTCACAATGATGTTATTCATCAAACATTGATTCCAATTCTTTAACAACCTCCTTTGCATAATCAATAATCTCATCGGCTTGTTCATCAGTCAAATCGTCGTCTTGATAAGCCTCATGCATTATTTTATAAATTTCATTAATACATCTTTCAACCTCATCCAAATCCTCCTCCTCATCCATTGCGTGATTTGCAACCATATCAATTACTTTAAAATAATCTTCAGTAGGGTCATCCTCTCTTCTTTGTTCCTTTACTATCTTATTAACCAATCTTGTTAAGTCAGATTCTGTGAGTTTTACTATCTTTTTCATATGAAATAAATATCCCAAAAATTTTAAAATGAAAAAACCCCCTTCGTAATTGAAGAGGGTTTTGTTCTATAAATTAAGATTATTAGTATCTTACAAACTTTGTATCAATTTGAATACTTGACCCCTATTCATATTTTCAGTTTTAATTAATTTGGGTTTCTCGTCCCCAACCCTTGTATAATATTCAACTTTGTATGGTCCATTAATGTCTTTTAGTCCACTAAAATATATTTTTTTGAATTCATAATTAGGGTGATTATTTTTACTCAATTGTATAAAATCCCCTTCATCATCCGAAAAATTTTCAACTTTGTTGTTTCCTTTTGCCATACTAATAAGGTTCTCGGTATAGATATTTAGTTTCTGTTTTTTTACATTATTATATCCCTTTTCTCTAAGTATATTTTTAATTTTATTTAAAAAACCACCATATATATCATTTTCACCATCAGTCTTTGTATTTTGTTCTTTAATAACTTTATTAACCAAACGAATCAAATCGTTTTCTGTTAATCTTATAATCTTTGACATAGAATTTATTTTCCAATAAATATACCAAAAAAGGAGAATTTTTTCCCAAAAATTTTAAAATAAAAAACCCCCTTCTTTTCAGAAGAGGGTCTTGTTTTAAAAAAATATAATTAAATTAAAGAGAGCTTAATTTTTACACCATTACCCGCGTCAATAGTTGCACTTTTTCCTTGATTACCAGCCAAAGATTGTAATCCCGCATTTAGTTTGTCTTGAGGTACTCTAAATTTCATCCATCCATCGGAGGTCAGAGCGTCGGTAGGAATTAATTCTTTCATGATTTTTTTCATAGCATTACCTGATGGTTGAGCTTCTCCCAGTAATGTTCCTTGTCTGTCTCTTCTAACATTTCTCAAAATTACATTAAAAGGCACGTTAGGTAAAAATGAACCTGGGTCATACACCCCTTTTACACTGTATTTGTAAGTTGTGTTTGGAATGTTCTGTCCTTTGTTGTCTCTTTGTGAAAGATAAATTGTACCAGTTCCGTCGCTTGAAGCATTAACCAAAGCTGGAGTTGCAAGAACAGTTAACAAAGGAACTTGAGCCATAGGTGCTTGTTCTTTTATAACTCTCTTAACCAAATTCAACAAGTCGGATTCAGTTAATTTTATAATTTTCGACATATAACTTATTTTACTATAAATAGACCCAAAAAGGACAATTTTTTCCCAAAAAATTTTTTTAAGAAAAAACCCCCTTCGTAATTGAAGAGGGTCTTATTTCAGATTAACTTTGACCGAATCGTCTGTAGTATCTTATTTCATAATATCTTTTATCCTTACAATCTATTCTTGTTCTAGAACCATACTCATATGAGGGAATACAAAAACCTGATTTAATATTTTTTATTAGTTCTTCAGTTGATTTAACCGCATTAGGGTCTGATTTTATTGTTTGAGGAGTTGATTGTTCAGAAAGATTGTGCATACCAAATCTACTTTCAGGTTGTTCCTTCAATAATCTTTTTTCCAACATTAAATTTGATTCCTGAATATGTCTTATTTTACTGAAACTTCTATTCATAAAATATGTTTCCAATAAATACTCCCAAAAATTTTTTTCTCAGTTGAAGGATAAATTAAATCAAATGGTCGTGTTTTAGAAAAAGAATATAACCTTCAATATCTCTCAATACTTGGTTTACATTCCTACCCGACAAATGATAAAACCCATGTTTACTTTTTTTGATTGTTATAAGTTCCCCATTTGAAAAATATATTCTTTTCGGTGACCTTCTAACAACCGAGACCTTATTACTCCCATTCATATAATGGTCCCCAACATTACAATCCAAAATAAACTGATGTGATTTTATCCATAAATTTTCCATAACACAAAAATAAGAAATGTTCTTTTTTTTCCCAAAAATTTCAAATTAAAAAACCCCCTTCGTTTCGGAAGAGGGTCATGTTTATAGTTAAATTTCTTTATTACCCAAAGTTTTGGAGAAGTTGCCCAATTTTATATCCATCCAATTTTTCTGTTTTGATTTTTTTTCCACCTTTAAAATATTCTACAACGAAAGGTCCGAACATACTATAGTTATTCAAATAAATTATTGTAGATTCTGGACTTGTCCCCGTGTCACTTAAAATCAATTTTTTTTGACCTCCTTCATCATAAAAATCAACCGTGTAAGGTCTCTTGTACATTGATAAAAGTGAATAATTGCTTTTAATAAGTTTGAATCCTTTCTTTAAAAAATCTTTTTTTACCATTTGTAAAAAAGATTCTAAAGTCTCTGATTGTTCTTGAATTACTCTTTTCGCCAAACGAACCAAATCTTGTTCTGTAAGTTTTATAACTTTTGACATATAAATAATTTTATTATAAATATACCGAAAAAGGACAATTTTTCCCAAAAATTTTTTTTGCGTTATTCAAGGTATTATCCCCCCCAAAACTGACATTTTGACCTACATAAGGGGGGATACGGGGGGAGGGGGGCCCCCATAGGGGGGTATGCCCCCATGCCGAAGGGGGGTGTTGTGGATAAATAGTTATTCCCACCCCCTATACATTTATCAACAGATAGGATGTGGAAAAGTTAATTTGGTTTTGTCAGAATGTCCGATTTCGTTCAGTGAATACTGCGTCAGATGGTATCTCTTTTATCTCGGGGATAATCCATGACCCCACCACGAAGCTTCTACCTTTACGTATCTTAAGGTCTTCGGGGATTGCGTTAGATGTGGATACAGATTTCATTGTCTTCTCCACGTCGGCTTGTATATCTTGTGTCTGTTCTCTATCCACATTAAACATTGTGGCGAGGTATGAGGTTTCATAAGTGTTTGGGAGGTGATGACCAAGTCTTTTATCCAAATAATATCTTAGGTATGATACCATTGGCCACCCCGTTTGTTTTTGTAGGATGAAGGGGTCCACGAACACGTCGAGGAAGATGAGGTTATATTGGTTTATCTCCTCATCACTTGGGACCCTGATATCTATAATCCATGGGTATTCCCTTTTAAGAATCCTTTTGATTAACTTATACTCATAGGAGCTTTCCACTTCATCTTTGGTTACATAGTTATGTTGTTCGACAGGCATTAAAAAAAATAAATTTGGTTATATCATAAATACTTCGGACCTTTGTTATGTCTGAAGCGGGAGTGTATGGACGGGCTGGGGAATAACCCTTGGAGCTGAATCAGAGGTAGCTTGCTTATACCCCATGGATAAGATTTCTTTTGGTGGAATGAAATAATTGTCGTATCTTTGCCTTATGTTATATCTTAAAACCCCGACCATCACGATGACCACCCCATATATTAGGGACGTGGTTGGTGAGACCATTATGTGGTGTGAGAAGAACATGGGAAAAAAAAGGAAGAGGACCAAACTTAAGTTTAGGGTTCTGACTCAGACCCATGGGGAAAATTGTTATGGGATGTATGACCCCAAAAAGAATACCATCATCGTCCACAGAAATATGTGTCAGTCGGTGAGAGATGTGGTGAAGGTTGTCATTCATGAGTATACCCATTTTCTTCAGGACCTTCGTGGATATTCGAAGGTATTAAGGGAAGTTGGATATAGAAGACACCCACAAGAAGTTGAGGCGAGGGGGAATGAAAAATTGTTTTCGAAATGTTGGACCGATATAAAAAATAACTTATGTTAAGAATTATTTATTTTCTTATTCTTGGGTTTCTGTTTGTTTGGGGTTGGAATCATATCCCGAACTTTATGGCTTACCTTTTCGTGGGAGCCCTTGTTGCATTTTTCATCAAACAAACAAAAGATTAAATGAGACGATTTTTAAAAGCCCTTCTTGTTGGCTACATTATCCTTGGTGTGTGGGATATTCTCTTTGGAAAAAAGAAACCTTAGAGCCCCGCCCCTCTTATTAACTCCCTACACTTCTCTATTATCTGAGTTGGGGTAATGGACTCGTCTTTCGTATAGAGTCCCTCCACTTTTGCATCCACGCATGCCCATGCGTTTAGTCCGATAGGTTTTCTTACAAACCCCGTCTTTGCCTTCTCGAAATATAAAATCCCTAAGTGTTCCCTCAGGTCCCCGAGCTTGAAACTTACCTCCACCGATATTCGGTCAGGGGTAATCAGTGTGATATCAAATGACAGTTTGTCCATGGTCCCATTAAACATAGTTTAGGAACATATAAAAATAAAGAATGTGGAAAACTTCTTTTGGTCCTGACGCTATGTCAGTGTGGAAAACTTTTCTTTCGTTGGGGGTAAATGTGGATAACTTTTTTTGATTTTGTCATAATGTCAGGGGAGCGTTGCATAGGGGATAATCCCCTCGACCCATTTTCCCCCACTTTTCCCCACCACTCATTCCCACATTTTCCCACCACTTATGGTCATGTAGATAGTGTAAAGACCACTTTTTCCCCTCTCACGGTATCAGGAAGACCAGTTTTTTAATATGTATGTTTCTTAGCAAAAAAAGGAAGATTAAGTATGAGACGGGGGGAGTGAACGTAGTGAACCTTTAATGTGTATTAATTAACCTTCAACGAGAGGGACATTTTGTCTCCCTGTAGCGATGGACAAGTAGTATATGGTGGTAAAATGTGGAGGTAAAAAGTTATAGATATGATTATAGTTTATCACGATAGTGTTGTATATTGTAATCATGTTTATAACTTATCATATATCGTTTCGTTATACGATATGTCATTATATCGTGTGAATATACGATTGTCTATAATATCGTTTCATTAGACGATTATGTAATCACCATCTCATCTGTCCCCTCACTGAGTGGGGGGAACTTATGGGTGGGGGAAAAGTCAAGTTCATATACTGTGTAGTCTTACTTTTTTATGTAAAAGTAAAGTTATAACTTTACTTAAATGGGTGATACTTATTACTATGATATACTTTATAGAAAATTTAGAAACCAAACACATTAAAATTGGTTTCACTACAGATATTAAAAATAGACTAAGTAACTTACAGACATCTTCACCATATGAGTTAAAAGTGTTAGCGGTTTGTGAAGGAAATGATAAAACCGAAAAAGAATTACATATTAAATTTAACGATTACCATACCAGAGGAGAGTGGTTTAATCCTAATAAAGAATTGATTGACTATATCAGTCAGTTCCCCCCATATAAGTCAGATAACAAACAACACGGTAATTTAGCTAGTCTAAGAAAACAGAAGAAGATGAGTATGGAAGAAGTTGGTAAAAAAATGAAGATAAGTAAACAAGCTGTTTCAGATATCGAAAAGAGATACGAATATGGTAATATAACAATCAAAAACCTTAGGTCATATCTTGATGCTATTGGTTATGATGTTACTATAGTTTTCTCGCCGAAATAAGATTATACAACAAGTGAGTGAATGAAGGACACTCCCGAACCTTTAGGTGAGGGATGTATTGTGTCCGTAGTGAATGAACTTGTTGTATAATCTAAACTTGATAAACTTCATATGAGATAGGGATAGATAGTGATTGTTTGATGTTATCAATCATGCCCGTTCTTTGTTTAACATTTCCCCATGTAATGAAGAAAAGACCATTTTCTAACTGAATGAAGCTATTTCTGTTCATTTTTTTTGGGTCTGAAGTCATAGACGAAGGGAGTTCATCTTTTGTCTTTTTGAAGTAATTGGGTAACTTGGTAAGTAAAACTTCAGGTGAGAAATTGGTTGAGAGATACTGACCAAGAAGAACATATCTATCAATAGTTGTATCCGCGACAAATTCAGTATTATCAATAAAGATTTTGATTGAAGACCTGACTTTTTTGATATTTTCTAAAATCTCAATTTTTTGAGTTTGAGTGGTCCCTGAATCTGAGACAATTGATTCAGTTAAATCAAGTTCAAGTGTTTCGGGAAAATAATTGGTAAGTTTAGTAATTTTTTTGTGTAATAAATCCTCATCATCACAATCAAACCATTCAGTGGTAATACTTTTTCTATCGTTATATTCTTTAGTAACTCTATATTCTTCGAAACATGCGTGGAGGGCCTTTTCTAAGGAACTCATGTGATTAGTTTGGAATATACGTATAAACACAACGTCCACAGGCATGTGTGTAGAATTTAACGCGGTTTCTCGGGATTTATAATCTATGGACCGACCTAACTTATAATAATTCGTTATAAAATTACCAAGATGGTCAACCATTCTTCCAATGTAACAATAACCTTGACTCATAAATTATTTTATGAGCTAAAATAAAAAATATTTTTCTTCTTACAAAAAATTATTTTACCCCCTCACTTATGCGGGGGGTTTATTAGGTGGGGGGTTATCTTTAATCTTGTATGAATCAACAAGGATTACTTAACAGTTCGATTATACAATTAAAGAGTGAAGTGAATGAGGACACTTCCGAACCGAAGGTGAGGAATGTATTTGTGTCCGATATGAACTGAACGAATTAATTGGATAATCTTTTTTTACTATATTTATGGATATGGGAGAAGCACTTCAGAAGATATTAGAACAATTGATTGTAAAGAAGTATAATTCACTTATTGGAGTGGATGTTTCTAACTTTTATATGAATGAGGATTGGTATAGAATTACTTATTATTTTAATCCACCACTTGAGCATAAAGATGCTATTGAGATTATGGAAGAGACCGCGACTTTATATAAAATGCTTGGTCCGAGTGGTAAGGGAGACATAATCGTTGATTTTAAAAAAGTTGAGGATAAATGACCGTCGAACAAGAAGTAAATAGGATTGTTAAATTTGTTAAGGAATTATATTCCCCCTATGATGTTTATGTTCAGGGCAGTAAAATGGGTAAGTATAGTATCATATTTTACTTCGAGGAAATCGACGACAGGTATATTGTTAATCCGCAGCATAAGGACCAAAAACAACATAAAGCCAACATGTTTAAACGCGAAATTAGAGACCAAATATATAACTTCTTCGGAATCAAAACCACGGGACTGCAACCAAATGATTATTTTTCCCCACACGAAGAACACCCTATAACAATCGTTGTAACCTATGTAAATAAATAATCATGAGATATATTATAACACAAACACAACTTCATTCTTTGATATACAGATACTTGAATGAAATGTTCTCTAACAAAGACTTTAGAAAAGAAATTAATCCATATGTAAAAGACGGTAATACATGGAGGATTAATATGTTTGATAATGATGGTAATGAACTCATGAACTATTTTTGGTTTGGGCCAGGTAATTCTTGGGACGACGACGAAGATACTCCTCCACACAATGGTGTTGGTAGTCTTCACATCCACCACAGAATTGTTGATGCACTGAAAAAGACATTCTCCATTAGAGAAAGCAAGGTTCTTGATATCGTTGCTGATTGGGTTAGTGAGACTTTGGGTGGTGATATTGATGAGATTGACATTTACCCCACCAAAAACTAATATTCTAACTTCTTATTAAAATCTAATACCGTAGAGACTTCTCCTGTCCATCCATCGGCAAGATAACCGTTTTTCAAATTCTTGATTGCATATATTGCTTCCGATTCTGTTTTGAATACAATTGCTGTGGTGTGACAATCACCCCATCCACAAACCATTTCTTTGATTGTATACCATCTTTCCCAAAAGAATAAAAACTTCTTCTTAACTTGTATGGTATATTGTTCTTTTTGGACATCACACCTTTCATAATAAGTGTGTTTTACGGTTCTAAATAATGGAATGTTTTTCATATGTTCAAATCTAATATTGAATATGAAAAAGAAAACCCCCACATTTCTGTGAGGGTTAATTTTATTGATGTTCGAAAGTAAGAGTTATATCACCCCCATCTTCGAATTCATTCCACGCTAATAGTGTTTCCCCGCCGTTTGATGTTTGGGTCCACGACTTGCCATTTGCAGTTGCTGTCATTTTAAGTGTTTGAACTCCATCAGCCATCCATCCTCTATCGACATAGACTCCCGCCTCAGGACCAAATGAAAGATTCCCTTGCATATACCATACGTTTGGTTCCACCCAAAACAATAATGATTTGGTATTATGAACTTCCTGAGATGACCATTGTGTCTCTGAGTTTGCTCCGATGGTTGTATTACCAAGACCCACACCGTCTATGGTTAAATTATATTCGGTGTTGTTTTGAATTGTTACATTTGCTTGCCACATATTATTTAAAGTTTTTTAGAACCTCATGGTTCTTGTTTATTCTTTTCATCGTTTTAATCCCTGAGCGTTTGCTTCTCATAGGTCTCGGTTTTTTCTTTTTCTGTGCCATTATTTTTTTATTTTTACACAGTTTGGGTATCTTTTCCCAAACATCGTTTTCATACCCTTTTGGGTGTATCCTTTCCAGCATCTCTCTTTCAGTTCTCCTTCTGTTTGTTCCATCTTTTGACCCGACTTAGGTCTTATGACAATTATTTGTCCGACGTATAAGTTTTGTGGATTGATTGGCGTTTCGTAAAAGTCAAACCAACATCTTCTGAAGTCAGTTTTACTGACAACCCTCATTTCTTCTAAGTAAGGGTCAAGTATGAATAAGTTATCATCATTATACCCTATAACAACTGAAGAGTGACCTTCAGGTGGGTCACCACAAAACCAATCAACAATTACAGGGACGTTAGCATCAACCAACTTAATAACTTCATCAATTGTAGAATTATTTTTAAGATAAACATCAAATCCGAGTGCCTCTGCAGCACATGCCATATCTTCACTTTTACACCCCAATTCATAGGTATGGTCACAAATCTCCGCAATATCTTTTTCACTCATGTTTTTTCCGTAGTAACCAAATACCATCCTGAGTGATGCGGGTCCACAGGTGCTATCATCTGATTGCAAAAAATGAGGAACCTCCAATAACTTTGTTGGTTGTTGATTAACTTGTTCAACAATTTCAGTTATAATTTGGACTAATTTTTCTTCAGTTAATCTTATCTTCATTCCTTTTTATTTATAACATACCATCAATACTCGAACCAATAGATTGATAAATAGGATGATTCGAATGTGGCTCAATTTTACCTATCGGTGGTTCAATCAAGGTTGCCCCCTGTTGTTTAAATTGTTTATAGTAATTTCTCACTTCTTTTTCTGTTATGTTTTTCAATCCACCCCATCCCCAAGAACCTTGAACGACGTAAAAGTTAGCGTTTGGAAACTTTGATTTCAGAACGCTAAACAATCTGGGTATATCATCCTTGGTAAATTTACCAAATCCCCCATTAGTCCCAATTACTATAATTACATTGGAAACGTCATTACTCTTGGGATATTGTGAAACTGCGTCTGTCAACCATGAAACAGTTTTTCCACCTTCCCAAAGACCATCAATTCCACCTGATTTGGTCAACCTCGACGCTTTAGTTGTATTCATATCAACATATGGGACTTGTGAATCCCCAATAATGATATTTTTACCTTGAGAAATAGTATTCTTACCTTTAGTTATCGTCTTTTTGTTATTGGCTAAGTCTATGGCTTGTTCTAAATCCTTCACACCGAATTTTTGTGCTTGTGGTAAAAACCCTGTCATGACAAAAAGTTTTGGATTAGACATTAGCATTCGGTTCCAACCATTGTAGTTAGTTGTATAATCCCATATTTTTTTAGTGTCACCCCAACCGTTTTGGTAAAGGTAACCTCCAACATTTCCACCTGTTCTATCGGCACCGTGAGCACAGTGTATGAGAACATTACCTTGGCTAAGTAATGAATTAACTTTATCTTGGTCTTTAGTAGATGAAAGTTTAAAGAATTTAACCCCTTTTGATTCTGCTAAATTCTTTTCTGATTGTATTGTTGTCATCGGGTGTGTCGAGTAATGTCTTGAATCACGACCGTCTCCGTTGAATCTGATGATAGTTTTTATTCGGTATTTGTCGATAAGCTCTGACAAATAATCTTTACCATTAAGTGTTACAGGTATCTGTGCAGAACGGTAATTATTTTTCCCATCAGGAATCAAGTGAAAATTGAACTCTTTACTGAGTGTCTCATCTTTTACATCACCAATATATTTCTGCGCAATTTGTTCTCTTCGATTGTTGAAAACCTCTGGTTTCATTCCAGCTTTAAATGCCTCGTGTGCCGCCTTTGTGAATGGACCATACTTCCCGTCAACACCATCCTTGTTCGGACCAAACTTTCCAATGTAATATTTCTTTGATGTTAAGAAATTTTGTAAATCCTTAATTTTAGGGTCAACGTCATAGGATATTTCGAAACTTTCGTCTTCGACCGCTTCCCCCATGAGAACTCTGATTCTTCGTATGTTTTCTTGCAGATTCATCCAAAAATAAATATCTGAGGTCCAAACAATTGTTTTGAATATTTCTTTGTTATATTTATTAATAATGGAAAACAAACATGATAAAATTGTTTCGGTTCTCGAAAACTTCCTCAATCAATGGGATGTTGAAGGGATATGTGGTTTCTTCATTGATAAGGAACTTGATGAGCACGATAATATTTGGGTATACATTATTCTGAACATCGACTTTGTCCAATCAATTCAAACAAAACCTGAATTTGTTGCAAAGAGAATGAGAAACGGTGTCAAAGAATCTATAAAAAATTTTACGGGAATTGATGTGATGGTCGGTTCTACGGCAAAAAAGTGTGACGAATAAGTATTGATATGTTAATTTACGAAAAAAAAGATATAGAAATAAATGAACTTCACAGGTCTAGAGGCCATTTCGAAACTCAACCATTAGAGGATTTTTTAAAGATGATGAGTGAGAAATTGAAGTTCAAAGAATTTTCCAAATTAGCAAAAAAATATTACATTGATAAATTGGGTTATCAGCCTACAAAAATCACCGATTACAAACTCCTCGACTTATACAATTACTTCGGATTAAGGCAACAAACCAAGCCAAGAGAACTTACTCGATACGACTCATTAACGGGTTTCGCTTACTACTTAGCAAAAAAAATATTCAATCTCAAATCAGCAGGATTAGGTTTGAGTTATTTTATCAATAAAAACGGGAGTGAGAAAGAGTTTTATTTTTTTGACCCAATGTTTCAAATTTTTGTAGGTAAAATTTCGACAGATGAGGCGAATATGAAAGGTAATTCATTAACTGTTCAAACATCTGCAGCCGAGAGAAAATTAATCGGGATGGGTTATGGTCTTAAAATGTATCTTTCGATACTTGAGAACTGTGATTACCTTATGAGTAGTTCGGTGTTGTTCACAGGTTCATTCAGAATATGGTCGAAAGTTTTACCAAAATATTCGAATGTTTGGTATAAGGATAGTTCAAGTGATACTGGTAAATCCAAAAACGATTTTGTAAAAATAAATCCTGAGGAGGAATTCAAAAAATCAGGTGGAGATATCGATTACTTTGTTGCATCGATTTATCACAAAAAAATCTAATCTTTTTTCTCCTTATTCGTAATTTTGAAATTACAAACCCGCTTTCCATTGATTGTTGGCATACCAAATTCATCAACACCGATTGTCTTGACCGTGGTTCTTCTATTTCTAAATCTACCCGTGTAAATTATATCACCAACCTTAATCGGAATAAAAATTCCTGTTTGTTTCTTATCACTCATATTTTTGGTTCATAACCCAATTTATCAAAATACCAACGATTTTTTTCGTATAAGTATTCAATCATATCATCTGTATAACATTCTTTTAAATCCAACTCCCTGTGGGACTCATTTTTGAGTTTTCCACAAAGCTCTTTCAATAAACCTGATTTGGAAAGATTACTATCTGATATGAATGGAATTTTTACGTAATCTTCATATAAACTCTCGGTTCTGACATAAAAATCAGGAACTCTAGGAACTTCGACAGTCCCTGAAAGAAAATAATCAAATGATGTGCTCCTGATGTAATTCGAAAAAAATTCCTTGAATCCTTTTGGACTGATTTCCTTAACTTGGTTTTGGAATTTGTAGGCTGAGACCAATCTTGTGAGTGGGTTTCTAGCCGTGCAAATGAGAGAGTAGTTTTCGTGACCGTCAAACAAATCCGTGTTGTGGAAATGACCTGGAAAATTGGATTTCCTCTTAACTTCAGACCTATCTGAACTGCACTCCATGAAAGTGAAAGGTAGACAACTGAATACTGTTACCGCATGGTGTGAACCTGTTTTGGGTGGTGTCCAAAGAAATGATTTCATTTCCTCAGATATATTTAACAATTTAGTTGTTCTCATTGTCAGAATGGATAATCATAGTTTAACATACTACAGTAGTCTTGAGAACAGGAAAAAATAATATCTTTGATTTCCTGAGTGAAATATTTGTCAACGTCATTTATGACATCGGTATCATTATCTTTAATAGAACATAAATTTCTAATTTGAACTAATTTATCGAAATCGGAATTTGCTATGAAAGGTATTTTATTGTAATCATCATAAAGATTTTCGATTCTGATAAAATAATCCGGAGTCCTTTCCTTAAATGGCCAAATTATACATCTCAATGTTGTTTTAGGAAAGTTCATATAAAAATAGTTCTGAAAACTTTCAGGACTCCAAATATTCGGATTTTTGTGATTAAATTTATAAAAAGATAAAATTCTTGAAAATGGATTTCGAGCCGTAGATAAAAAAATATAATCTTTGTGTCCGCTTGGATAATCGAAGGAATGGTTATTGTTTAACGGGATTACTTTCAAACCATCAGGCGTTTTTTTGTAAGTTGAAAATCCGTAGTTTTTCAAAACTTTTACACAATGAACCGAACCTGTTCTAGCTTGTAACCAAACAAATGATTTATTAATTTCTGATATGTTCATACGAAAACTTTGGGTATTTCATCCCAAGATGTGGTATACTTTTGGGACATGAAATCTTGTCTCATCTCCCACTCTTTTTTTTTGTTTATGGGTGCCTGAACTAACTGTATTGAAGTTGTAAATAAAGTGGGTTGTTCTATATTCTCGGGCATAAGTTCATTAAATATAATTCCACATTTTTTATAATTCTTACTTGAGTTATAAATTTTCTTTAAGTGTGGATATACCTGGCTCCATATTTCATCCACATCTCTTGTTTGTTTTTGAAATGTAATCTGTTTACTCGAGTAATGTTTTTCACCTTTATGAACATTTCCACTTAAAAATATGGTTGCTCGGTTTGGTGATATTTCATTATCAATAAGTTTTTTCACCCCGTTTTTAATATATGTATACATGGCCTCAGATAATTGATTAAAATCATTTACGTCTTGTCCGAATGACCTTGTTGATGCTATGTTCTTTTTTAACTTTGGTAATGGTTTTACAGGATGACAATACATACCAAGAAGTTCACACTTTGTTCTAAGTCCATTTACATTCATCATTTTTCTGACAATACTATCAGACATCATAACAAATTGACCAACACTCTCAACTCCTAAGTTTTTTAATTTTTTATTCCACTGTCTACCAATACCCCAAACCTCATCTACAGATATTGTGTAAAGTGATTCCCTAAAATCATGCAAACTCCAATATGAACAAACACCATCGTATGATTGTTGTTGTTTGGCTATATGTGATGTAAGTTTGGCTAATGTCTTATTTGGACCGACACCTATTGAAACAGGAACTCCTGTAAGTCTTTTAACCTCATTACGAATAAGATGTAATCTATCTAAAAGTTCATCATCGGGTATATTAGAAAAATCCACAAAACACTCATCAATAGAATAGACCTCAACTTCTTTAGCATACTTCTTTATGGTTGTCATGACTCTGTCTGACATATCTCCATACAAGTTATAGTTTGATGAATAAACACAGAATCTATGTTCTTCCATGAAGTCTTTTTTCATAAAGAAAGGTTCACCCATTTTGATTCCAAGGGCTTTGGCTTCTTGAGAGCGGGCAATAACACAACCATCGTTGTTAGATAAAACAACTGTAGGTCTCCCAATGGAGATTGGATTGAAAACTCTTTCACAACTAACGTAAAAATTGTTACAATCTACAATACCGATTTTTTTATTGGACTGCATTTTTATCTATTTTAGGTTTTCCGTGTGGTTTTGGTTTTCCATTCTCATCTAAATTAACAAAAACAATTTTGTCAATTTTGATTACAGATTGTTTTGTCATTTTGTTTCTAACATCACACGCAATTGTAATTGAGGTATTTCCAACATTAATCAGTTCCATACCAAATTCCACTATATCACCTACCACTGCGGTTGAAACAAAATTTATTTCACTCATCGCTTTGGTTACAATGTTTCTTTCTCCTAATTGACAGACAGCAAATATTGCAGCCTCTTCGTCAATCCACTTTAAAACTTGTCCTCCAAATAATGTTCCCCTAGCATTCAAATCACTCGGTTTAATTAACTTTCTTGTTCTATATTTCATTTTTTTAAATCTCCTCTTACATCTGATTTTACTTTATCGAGATAGACCAATCTCTCATTTTGACTCACGAATGGAACACTCCAAAACTGACGTGTCTTTGTTCTGAACCAACCAAAAACAAATGAATAAACCCCCATTACTAATCTTAGTTTAACTGAGTTTAGATATAAAGTAAGGACGGGTAATGATGGTGCACCATGAGTCAAATAAGTTCGAACCTTTTTATCCTTCAACAAAGGTTTTGGATATCCGTATTTTTTTGTGACTGGTATGAACTTGTATGCAAACCCTGGTGTGAATATTTGGTCAAAGAACGCCTCTAACATTGGTGTTGTCCTAAACCACCAAACAGGAGATATGAAATATATTCTATCTGTCCATGTAATTAAGTCTTTATATTCCCTAACTTTATCTTTACCAAAATCAAATGTCTTGTTTTCCGCATAGAGGTCTACAATATAGAAATCTTCTTTATTAGATTCTAAGGTATCTGCAATTGTTTTTTGTATTCCGTTGTAACAAAAACTCTGTTTGTCAGGATGTGCAATGATAATTAAATTCTTCATCTTATAACTTGTTTAAAATCCAAGAGACTCTCCCCCAAACATTCTCTTGTCCTTCGTATTTTCTAATTTTAAAATGGTCTTTCTCTGTGAGGACAACTAACTCACCTTCTGTAGGGTCAATAGAACGGTCTATGACGAGGATATTTCCTGTCTTGACTCCAAGTGTGTTTGGACCCATATAACGGAAATAAAAGGTCGTATACGTGTTCTGAATGATTAAATCATTGAGGTCTAAACGTTTGTCTACATAAGATTCGGCGGGAGATGCAAATCCTGTTGTTCTTGACTTAATATTTAACTCTTTCGCAGTTGTATTCACGATACAAAAATAGTAAAATATTTTGTATCTTCAAATATATTGTCTATTAAAATATCTCTCCTATGAGAACTTGTGGTTTGATTCCCATCGCAGCTGCAGTGCAAAGTCTTGTGTTACCAGCAACTAAATGGAATCTGTCACCAAATTTGAGTATTAGTGGTCTTTTGTAGTCACCACTTTGAAGGGCTTTTTTCAACTCTCGTGGGTCTTGTTTGTTATACTTTTTTGCAAGAGCCATTACTTTTTTCATCTCACCTTTTTTGATTTGATTACATTCCGTATTTTCAAGATTGTTCCAAACCTCGTCGGGTATTTTAACTTCGATGGCGTTGTCTAATGCACGATAAACATCTTCGACAGATATATCGATATTTTCGTCTCTATTCAAATCTTGAACTACTCTTTCTATTTCGTCCATTTCTGACTTCAAGTATCTTTTCCTTCTCTCCATAAAATAGTTGACCTCATTTCTTAGGTCATCAAAATCTGAAATGCCAGCATCATAGACGTAATCTTCTAAGTCTTTGAATTTGTTAAATTTCAAATGTTTGAGGAGCTCAGGATGTTTTTTCACGTCATCAAGAAATTCCTGAACACCTGAAGAATCAGGTGATAACTCATTTATGAGTCTTTTAATTCTTAATATTTGTTCACGTAAAATCACTCTCCGAATATTTTTTTTATATGTTGAGGAAATTGTTTTTGAAACTTTTTCAAAAAGACGGATGATAGAACACTCGCCATATTTTCTTCAGGACCTCCAATATCTTGTATAGGTTCATCCTCAGGAACACCCATTGACTGATGTTGATATTCGTGAACCCATTCATGGGCTAACGTCCTTAAAATATCAATTAAAAGTCTACCTTTACAAAGAACAAAAATCTCACTTTCGGGCATTCTAACACCTGTTGTCATATTTTCATTTCTCTCATTTTCAAAATGAATATGAACGTCTTTTTTTAATTTCAATTCATCTTGTAATAACTGACAAAAATCCTTAATTACATCAATTGAATCCGATAAATTTGATTTTGATATGTTTTTGAGACAAACTTTCATGTAAATAAATATCCATGAAAGGGAAAGGTCAGGGAGAAAGTTCAAAAATCAAAAAGTTATATGAATTTTGATTGGATGAGGGTTGGTCTGTTTTTGAATACTTGAGATTTGAATCTTGATTAAACAAAATCTTCATCGGATATCACATACTATAATTGTTGCTGGTTGACATGAAGCCAACTATCTCTCTGATTTTATCACAATCCCACCCGACCTTATAACTTATATCTGAGTTGTTGCGTTGTGAGCATCTAACTCATCCTGTAACATTTCGATTTGGTCCTCGATATTTTTTATCATATTATCCCTTGAGATAATATTGATGACACTTGTCTTATATTCAGTCTCATCGCTGTATCGGTTTTTACTTTTACCCTCTTCACAACTTAGAGCGGCTAGTTTTTGAGCCTGAGACTTGAGTTCGGACATCAAAAAAATCTTACCATATATTGGTTGGTTGGCAAGGTGTATTTTTTCTTTTAGACTTACCAACTCTGAAGACAATTTGAAATATTCCATAAGCGCATCGTTAACATCATACGGTCTGTTCTGACCATCGGTAACAGTATTGTATGTATACACTTTTTGAAACGCGTCTCCGATTTTTTTTACAAGTTTGTTCTTGTATTTCAATGCTTGTTTAATATTCATAAATTTGTATTTAGTTCAGAAGTATAGTGTATAAAGACATCTTAGTCAAGTTGCTTAACCAAATTTAACGCTTGTGCAATTATTTGGTGCATGTCGTAATAAACGTATGTTGCTAATCTACCACCAAAATAATAATTTGGTAAATCATTCGTCAATTCTTTATACTTTTCGTAAATTAGGGTATTTCTATCGTCTCTTATTGGATAGTAAGGTTCATTCTCACCATTATAATCTGCAGGGAATTCATAACTAATAATTGTTCCTTTTTGATTTTGTGGGTCAAACCACTTATGTTCTAATATTCTTGTGTATGGTGTTTCTCGGTCAGTATAGTTAACCACGGGAACCCCTTGAAAATTATCTTTTTCCAAACGTTTTGTTTCCCATTCCAAACTTCTATATTCTAAATTTCCATAAAGGTAGTCAAAAAATCTATCTATGGGACCTGTGTAGATTACCTTTTGAGCTAGCGAATCATGATATAACTTCGATTCGAAGTAGTCTACCCCTAATTCAACATCACATTTCTGTAACATCTTTTCAAATATTTGAGTATAACCTCCAATTGGCATCCCTGTATATTTGTCATTGAAGTAATTACTATCCCAAGTAAACCTTAAAGGTAATCTTTTGATAATTGACGGGGGTAGTTCCTGACAGTTTTTGTTCCATTGTTTTTCAGTATATCCCTTGATGAGTTTCTGATAAATTTCATCACCCACCATTGACATTGCCTGTTCTTCGAGATTGGTTATCTTTCCCTTATATTTAATCTCCTCAATAATTTGTTTCGCTCTTTCAGGTTCGTTGACTTTCCAAAGTTGATTGAATGTCCACATGTTGAATGGTAATGTAAACATTTCGCCCTTGTAGTTCGCAATTACATTATGTGTGTATTGTCTAAACTCGGCAAATTGATTCACGTAATCCCAAATATGTTTGTCGTTGGTATGGAAAATATGTGCACCATATTTGTGAACGTGAATACCGTCCACGTTTTCAGTATAACAGTTTCCACCTATTACAGGTCTTTTATCAATTACCAAACATTTTTTTCCTTTCTTAGTTAGTTCGTAAGCACAAACGGAACCGAATGGTCCCGCCCCTACTATCAAATAATCATATTTTGGAAAATTCAATAAAATCATTTGAAATCAAAATTGAAACTTTCAGAATCAATAACATGTTCCTCAGTTTTTCTTGTCAATCTCTCTTTGTATTCAACAAGAAAATTCCCTGTGTTGGTATAAGCCCTACTTTCAATTAAAAAGGATTTGACAGGGAAAGGGTTTTTTCTTTCAGGTTCCATCATCTTGTCGATTACCTGAATTGCTTCTTGAGTTTTACCTAATGAATCATAATGGAATGCAAGATAAAGTAAGTTTTCATTTCTATCTTTACTAAACTCGCTCGCTAACTTGAAAACCTCCTCGGCTTTCGCATGTTCACCCAAGAAATCATAAGACCATCCCATAACAATCAAACCAAAGTAAGCCATCTCATCTTCATATTTTGGTTTTTTCTCAACACCCCAAACATGTGTCAATTCCATGAATCTTTCATAATACCACAAAGACCTTCTAGCATATTCTTCTGAGTGTTTTCTTCCGAAAGGTAATTCGCTCGAGTTCCCATAACAATCAGCATAACTCTTAGCAATATACCAAAGGTGATAGTAATCTTCATGAACCTTGTTTCCTACAACTTTATCAATTTCCAGTTCGAGTGCATCTCTTAAAAACTTTCTTGGTGCCGCCCAAGTATCACCATCTTGTGAAACGATGTGTCTGAGCCCATAGGGCATGTTAATTCTTTGAAAATCTTCACCAATTTCAGGAAGATGAATTGTTTCGTGTCTTTTGTCGTGTGCAAAAAACCAAGGTAATTTAGCATTCCAAAACCAAGTTCTGAAATAATTTGTATCGCCGGCTTGTGCTGCAATATTGTAACTTTGTATTTGTGTGTTTTCTAAAATTGACCAATCGAAATCTGAATCAACATGAAGGGTCTCATCCGCATCCATCCTCAAAACCCAGTCACAACCATGTTCTGATGAAAGACATTTTTGTAGGGTATGGTCTCTATTCCAACCAGGAAAATTCCAATCGATTTTATAAGTGAAACCTGGAATGTTTTTGGTTTGAAAAAAAACATTAATTTTGGACTCTGTGTCATCGTTTCCATTACATTGGATTACATAGTAATCAATATAAGGTGCCACTGATTCTAACATTCTCATGATGGTTTTGGATTCATTTCCAACCATCGAGTTCAATACAATTTTTGCTTTCTTATTCATAAGTGTAGTTCATTACTCCTTCTTCGTCGAAGTATTTTTTTATTGGAACGTGGTTTTGAAATTTGTGGGAGTGTCCTCTCTCTTCATTCCAATACCAATCATCGAAACCAAGCTCTTTGATTCTATCATGAATCCTTTTGTCGTAGTGGTCTCTGATTAATCTCGCCCTTCTGTTTATATCATAAGCATTGTTATCAACAGTGCTATTACGATTGTTGTATTGTAAGTATAACATTCTTTTCACGTGAATAAACCTTGTATGTAAGAATGTTCTGACAATCATTTCAAAGTCATCGGCTACCGGGGTTAGTTTGTTGTGACCACCGAGTTCATGATAGAGCTTTCTTTCCCACATTCTTATGTGGTCGGGCATTGAGATGTTGAAACGGATTGTCAATGGATTGATATCTGGATACCAATGTGCCAGATACTTTTGTCCATCAGCATAAACCCACGAGTGTCCTGCATAACCGAAGTCAAAAAAGTTATCAGGTCTAGCATACCAATTACCTGACCAATCATGGTCATAAGACTTCATTTCACCATCATCGTATAACTCACATACATCAGTATACAAGAAACCAGCATCAGGGTATTTTTCGATTGCGTCATTACAAACCTCCAAACAATCACTTATGAGTGCATCATCGTGGTCCAATTCACAAAGCCAATCTCCATCACACAACATAGCCGCCCTGTTTTTAGCTAACCCTACATTACCCCCTGAAGTGGGATATATTTTGTGTATCTTTACTCTGTAATCAATGTTCGAAAATTCCTTCAACAAGTTCCAAGTCTCGTCATCTGGCGAATCATCAACAACAACCCATTCCCAATTTGTGAATGTTTGATTCTTCAAACTTTCATAAGTTCTCCTTATTCTCTCTCCTGTTTTATATGTTGGTGTAAAAATTGAGAATCTCGGTCTTTGATAGTCAGTATTTTTGAATACCGTTTGACAAACAACTATGTTTGCTAAAACGTTATCCTGAGGTAAGAATTCGTAATGAACATGTTTTTGTTTTAAGAAATAATGAGGAACTTCGATTTCATCTATAAAGGACAGGATAACATCAGGTTGATATTTCGTATAATCCCCCGCCACATCATTGGTATAGGGTAATGCATAAATGGTGACTTCATCATAAAGTCTTTCCTCGAAGTAAATATCAGATTCTAAAATGAATTTCCCTGTGGAAACCCAACCGTAAACTATCGCACTAGGTTTTTTTGTCTTCATCTAAGTGGTGAATTGTTTCTTTGGATGGTCTATTCTTTTTATCTGAAGCTTTTTTCATCATTTTTTCAAACTGTCTTGCTTGGTCTTTGACCATTTCAGAATCAATTTTGTAAATTCGACCATCCGTTCCATCTAAATTTAATCTTACACCTTCGGTTGTAAAGATGGAAATTGATTCATATCTACATAAATTATCGAAGTCCCATACCGTTGTGGAATGAAGTCCTTGAACCTCTCCTTTGTTGATTCCACCATATTTTGTGAAGTGAATGAATTTATCACCTTTTTTAAACATCTCCATCTGAATCCCAATCTGTTAATACGAATTCTAATCTAACTGCCTCGATATGTCCATACCTATTTACCCAAGCATTTCCCTTGAGTCCACCACTCGAAGAAAAGTAAGTTGCTTTCGAACATTTCCCTTTTTTTGCCAATTCCATAGCATCTCTCAGCCTACCGACAGCAGATGATTTCAACATTTCGATTGTGGGTGTATTTGAATCAAAAGCCCAAGTCCATCGAAGAGTCTTCATAGCGATTTCACATTTACGGAAATCGAAATTGTCGAGAATCTCGGCAATCATTTTGTTTTCTTGCTCAATGATTTTGTTACTCATGAGAAGAATAATAAAAAATAAAATTTATAAAGGAAAATTACGGTTTTATGTATACCTTGGTGCCTGAAGGAATTGAGTTCAACATCCATTGAATTGCATTGTTTGAAACTCTAATACAACCGTTGGAACGAGGAGTTCCTAAGTTTTTCTCTTTGTTTGTTCCGTGGAAATATATGTTCCTTGAAAATGCGTTTTTGTTACATGGCTCTAACCCATCGAGTTCCAAAATACCTGTGAGAACCTCAGCCACGTGTCTTTGTCCCTTCTCATCCACTCTCATCGAGTCTTTGTCAGGACCCAAAATTTTACCTGTTGGAGTTTTAGCCACAATCACCTCATATGGTTTTGCCTCAACTTTTCCTTTTACTTGTAACAAACCTGTTGGTGTTTCCTTATTATCAGGACGATTGTTAAAACCATTCGCACCAGTTGATACAATAACAGTTTTGATTGCGGTTTTACCGTCTTGTGTGTAATACATTCTTTGTTCAGGTCCCCAAACTATCAGAAGTTTTTCTCCCTGTTTTATCATTCCCTTTTCAACCAATTCAGAATAAAGTTCTTTCCAATCTTCAGCTTCAATTATTTCAGGACTACAATCGGTAACCTTTGGTTTCTCTTCTTCATCATCAAACCAAGTGCTCGGTTTATACCAAGCCTTTTGTTCTTGTAACTTCGCCAACTGTGATTTGGTTATGATATACTTCATAAAAATAAATACCTTTATTAACAAAAAAACCCCTCACTAAGGAGGGGTTTGAATTTTACGTTTCGTTTTAGAAAAGTCTAAGGAGATAACTTATAACTGCAGCTAAGCCAACAAGAGCTGGCATTTCTGTTTTGTTTCCACCCATCAAAGATAAGTGTAAAACAACAGCCGCACTCATGAAACAACAAATAATAAAAGCACCGATAACAGATGTCATTGGAACTGAAAGGAGGATTGCTCCAATAAGTTCACCTACGCCTGTAATAACTCTATACTTTTCGAGTTTCATGTAAGCAAAATTTCCAACCATTTCTTGGGTTCCAACGATTTTTTCAATTGCTCCTTTACCTAAAAAAAGAGAGGTGACAACTGAAAGAACCCACCCGATAATTGCGATAATACTCATAATGATTAATTTATTATGGGATTATAACCTGAAACCCTGAACAAGTAAAGTATTCCGATATTATGAATTCATTTGTGAAAGGAACTCATGGATTATTTCTTGACACTCATCTTCATTACCAGCTTCATCGTCCCACATAATTTCAGATGAGTCCGCAGTCCAATCATCCCACTCATCCCAAGTGGCAACGATTGTGAATTTTCTTTCATCATCAGTTTCTCCATTAAACCAAACAGTTTTGGAAGTTGTTTTCGGTGAGTCAAAATCTATTTTCATATTATTTATATTTTCACAAATATAGGAAAATTTTGTGACAAAAAAAACCCCTCTAATGAGGGGCTCTTTTACTTTTTACACCATCCGAAACATACTTTACCAAAAGTTATTTTCGTGATGAAATTACAGATTTGTTTCATGATTTATTAAACTTTTCTTCTGTGTGGTTTACCATGATGTCTTTGACATTTGGAACACACAGGTTGTGGTTTATGTTGAGCCATTCTAATTCTTTGAGCCGCTCTCATTTGTTGCATTCTTTTGAATTGTTCTTCAGACATTGTTATAATGACTTTACCGTCTTTCTTTTCAATCTGAGGTCTTTCCATTTCCCATCTTTGTCGATGGTCTATAAAGTCTCTAAATTGATTAGGAAGAGGTCTTTGGCCTTGTGGTCTCATAGGCGGTTGAGCTGCTAGTGTAAGTGTGGCAAATACACCGAGCAGAATTAATGTGATTTTTTTCATGTTATTGCTTTAAATTTTTCTGTACTTAAATAAGTATTTTCCCAATAAGGTGGATTAATTTTTTTTGGACTTACTTTTTTCAAAAACTCACCATTGATATCATAAACGTTTACTTTGTCTGATGGCGTCCCTAATGAGAAATCAGCCTCGAAAATATACATGTTTCCATCTTTCGATTTGACCACGTCAGTCCAAAGACCACTTCGGTAACCCCCTCGAAAACTACCTTGGGAGCGAATAGCTCCATTTGGAAAATAATAAGTCCATTTACCTAAGTAAGACTTAGTAGCTCCGATTTTACCCATGGCTTCAACTTTTCCTGTTCTTCCGAAAAAAATAGTTTTACCATATGGGTAAGAATCCCGTTCGTCTCTCATGTTGGAAACATATCTAATTTTACCTGTACCAGTATAGCCCGTTTGAGTCATATCTGAATAATTCATATTCTTATAAACTCCGTCCCAATCACCCATCATCCATATACCTATTCGTTTTCCGTTATTATTATATGTGCCTTTTCTGTAAATTTTTCCGTTTTTGAAATTCTCTTCATATTCACCTACTAAACCTCCACTTAAAGTGGTTCCCTTTTTCTCAATTTTTCCGTCGGAATAGTATTGAACAAAAGGCCCTTCTTCTTCACCATTTTTATAAGTCTTAATTCCCGCAAGTTGTCCTCCACCGTAAAAGTATTTCCACACACCCTGCTTTCTACCATTGTCGTCTTCGAAACCTTTATCTTTAACGGGGATTTCAAATTGGCTTGGAAAATTTTCAGCTTCGATACTATATTTTGGAACCCTATCACCAACAAATTTGAAAAAATCTATTTGTTTTATCTTATGCGTTTCATAGTCATTTTTGTCCATAAACTGACCTGACTCATGATGTAATTGATAAGGAGACCTCCTATCATCCAAATTAAAAAGTAAAAAATAACTTGAACCCTTTGGGTCAGTCAGATAATTTTTGAAGTAACTATATTGACCTATGGTACATATATCAATTTTAGCACCTTTGTCTCTTCCTTTGCATCTTCCTAGAATGTCTCTATATAACTTCCAAACATCTTTGTTTACACCAAAAACTTCGAATACCTGATACTTGTAGTCGCCATTGTCATATATCCCCAAGTATTTTATTCCACCTGAGGATTCCAACTTCTCGATATCATTTTGTGAAACAAAGTTATCTTTACCCTGTATTTCATCATAGACAATATTTCCTTCTCTAAGTTTAACAATCTCTTGCAAAAATTTCTTAACATCTTCGGCGGTCCTATACAGGTGAATGTCCTTGTATTCAAACTTTTTCTTATTTTTCTCGTATAGGTCGAAGTATTCTTTATACTTGTATACATCCTCGGCTTTGATAATACCAGTTCCCACCTTCTTTGTGAGCCAACTCAATAAATAAAATTTGTTACCCGTAACTTCAACTATTTTATTGAAGTCATCTTCTGAAATGGGCTTTCCCTCACCTACATATTTGTTTTTGAGATTGAGAACATTTTGGTCAACTTGTTCTTTTAATACTTTCCAAATGAGGGAGCGTAGTTCCATGTTTTATAAATACTTTGGACATAAAAAAACCCCCGATTTCTCGGGGGCCTTTACTTATTTCTTGATTTTAGAAACAAGCTTTAGAATATGTGGTCCCACCACAACTCCGACAACGACACCTAATAAAAAGTGCCAATGCCATAAAAATTCTAATTGTTCCATAGTTTTTTAAAAGGTTTAATTTTGTTTAGACTATAAATGATAGTTCAGACCCAAACCTACAAGGTTGGAATGCTTACCATCTTTTACAGTTCTTAGAATTGATTGTTCTAAGCACCACTTCTTGTTTATCTTGTATCCAATGGTAGGGACATAAGTAAATTGCCCTTTTTGTCCATCGAACAAAGTAACACCCCCGTCAAGACCAACATAAAGGTTCTTCTTAAGGTGCTTACGGTATCCAACTAAAACAGGCATTCTTACAAAAGACGCCTTGTCTTGCATGAACTGGAAAGATACATTCAAATTCTTTTTATGAAAGTTAACTTTCTGACCCCATGCTTTGGAATCCCAACCAACATTTCCTGCTAACGGAGCGTTCACAGTTGCACCAACAGAGATATCCCATCCCTTTTTATCTTGTGCAAATGTTACTAGCGAACATACGAGAGCAAAAAATAACAAAAATTGTTTCTTCATTTTCGTTTTATTTAACGGTTTATAAATAAAAAACCCATCTTCACCTACAACTAAGTTGAGATGGGATGGGATTTATATTCTCTTATAAATATCTTTGAAAATCCGAAAATCGTCTTACATGAACCTTTTGACCCTGTAACCCATGTTACCCAAGTAATCCTTGAAAACCTCTTTTGTTCCTGTTTTGGATAGGTTAAACATGATTTTTACGAGTTCGAAAAGTTGGTCAGTAACGAATAAAATTTGGTCACCTTTCTCATATGCCATCTTGTTTTCCTTACCTTTTCCGAACAAGACTAGGTTGTTAGTTTCCTCAGGAGAATAGTCCTCAAGGTAACTGTCAAGAAATAAAAAAATCTTGTCATTTATTTTAGATTCTCCAACAATTCCAAGGAACTTGTTTAATCTATTTTCTGTGATGATGTATTTCATGGCTCTACGAATTCCACCTTAACATTGAATTTATTTTCGAACCATAGTTTAATTAAGAGTTTCATTTTTTCTTCACTCAAAGCAAACATATCGGTCATATTTTTTTGGAAGTGGCGGTTAACCCATAATCTTCCATCTGTGTGGTCAAATTCCATAATGTCCTCCCAATCGTCTTCACCATCCCCAATTTGGTGAGATACTACAATATAAGGATGAAGTCGGTTAACAACCTTCCTTTCAATCAAATTGTTAAGGTAGTCGATAATAAACTGATTCAACCTATTTTCAGAAATAATGTATTTCATATTACTCGTCTTCATTTTGGTCTTCTTCATGCATCCACTCAAAATTATCCATTGTGAGGGATTTATCATATCTCTCATTGAACCAATTTATTATGGTTTTGATGGCGTCGAGATTAGGAATTGAAAAAAGTTTAGTTAATTGAGTAACTAATCCATCACTAAGGTAAATCACTTCAAACTCTCTGTGTGGATGCATACTTGAATATTGAATTCTGTAAAGAATTTTGCTTGTATTATACTGTCCGTCTGCAAGATTAAACTCACCATCACCAATATCCCACTCCCACCAATCGATTGAATCAAGATAAGATAATATCAAATTTTTTAACCTATTTTCTGTTATTACGTACTTCATGGTTAATATTTCTTATTGTTGCGGTGGCTGAATGAACGGGAACTCCAACCATATCCTCAACGAACTGTGCAAGTTGGTGTTTAAAAAAATGAAAATCAGGACCCATAGTTCTTTCGGTAACATAAAATATTGGATGAAGAATATAATAGGTTCCACCCATCATTGCTTTACCTTCTTCAATCGCAACCTCAGTTTTCATAACAGAGTTGTTTGTGAAAGTCTCAGCAACCTGTTTGATAATTTCTTTTATCCTATCGTTTTGTTGTTCTGTAATAATATATCTTTTCATCATACTTTTGTCCAGGTCATTTCAAAAACCTCATATTCGAGTGGTGTTCCATAATAGGCAATATCCAAATTGAAATAAGATTTGAGGTCCTTATATACTTCCCTCTTGGCAAGTAAAGACCAATTCCTATCCTTCTTTTGTTTGCTGAAGTCAAAGTAAAATTTGATGTTTGGTCTTTGAATGGAGAAACCTTCATTTCCATAATGAGTTCCTTTCTCCCCAATCTCAATCTTCACCAACTCATCCCCAAACTTAACTTTAAAAAATTCTATAATCTTTGGAAGTATACGTTCGATACGAACTTTGTAGTCCTTAATAAATTGAATTCTCTCCTCTTTTGAAAGTTCATGAAACTTCTCCACCCAATCAGGTGTGTCTGATGTCAAAACAATTGCCTCCCTTAATATTTTTTTGATGAGTTCTCTCATGATTATAAATACAAAACAAAATAAAAAACCCCTCCTGATTGGAGAGGTTTGAAATTAATTGGATGGTTTGTCTGATTCGATTTTATTAACAACGTCTTTGAGGTGTCTTAGTAAAAGCTCGTGGTCATAATCGTTTTTCTCACCATAAACTTTCAATTGCCCTGAGACGTAGTCTAAAGAAAAAATCGCATCTTTTACTTCTTGTTTTGTCATAGTTTAAAATTATAAAAAATTATTTCAAATAAACCAAATAAAAAAACCCCTCCTTATTGGAGGGGTTCTTATTACATTGCTCGAAGGATTGCTTCAGTCTCACCATCCCACTTTTTGATTTGGGATTTAGGAACCCAAAAAGTCAATTCACCAATTTCTTCCACCCGACGAAGATAATCTTGACGGAATCTTTCTGCTTCTGAAGCGTCCTTGATATATTCCACACCCATATGACCCGCACAAATCTTACCGAGACCAGTCAACATAGAGAACTCATCTGTGAGAGTCTTCATGCAACATGTACAAACCTTACCACGCTTGATAGTCAACTTACCTGTGAACTGTACCGCCTTTGGTGACACCGCCTTCACACGAGTGATGTCGATAAGGATGGGGTTAAACTGAAGACCGTAGGTCTCTTTGAGTTCCATACCCTTTTTACGACCAAGTTTAATGGTCTCACCTTCGGTAGGCCAGTTCATACGAATGGTCTTCTCCTTATCTTCTTCCTTCTGAATCTGAGCCACAGCGGCTGAGATTTGCTTTGAGGTAAGTGTACCCCACTTCTGAAATTTGGAGGCGATGTCCTTTACGAAAGGGTTCTCGCCCTTGTAGTCAACGATACGCTTCACATCCTCAGGAAGCTCTTCCTTGTTGATAACCTTAACTTCAGAGTTAAGAGCCTTCTCGGTGGCTTCGAGTTGCTTTGGGGTTAAACCTCCCCACTTCTTGAGAGCGTCTTTCATGTTGAGGATGAAACGGTTTTGACCTTGGTAGTTACGAACTTTGTCTTGAACTGAAACTTGGGTTGTGGTAGTCATGGTGGATGTGTTTTGTGAATACAAAGATAATCATTTCACACAATTCACCAAAATTATTTTTTTAAAAAACCAAGTTCATATACTAATGGTCTCATTCTATCTTCCAAGTTCTTATATAACTGACGAAACTCTTTGAACTCTTCTTGGAAATATTCTTTCCACACAAGTTTAAGTTGAGCATACCCTGCATCCCAAGAGTTGAGATGATTTTCATCGTTTGCCATAACTTGACGAAGTTCCATAGACCTTTCAACAAGTTCTGTTGCTTTATCTAATACTGCTTTTGCATCAGGAGAAAGTTTGTCGTAGATTCTTTCTTCACCAAATAGAATTTTGTGAACATAACGGTCTGAAGATGTCCTTGCGTCGTTGTAAAGTTCATCATATCCGTTTTGGTCCGCAAGTTCTTTCATCTTGTCTAAGGACATCCAAAAGAATTCGTTTTTTATATCCCATAATTGGTCTTTGTATTCAACTTGACGAAGAGAAGATTGATTTGATTTAGACTCGAATAAAGAATAAACAACAGAATCATACTTGAATTGATTGAACAATTCATGTTGTTCATTTGGAGCGAGATATTCGTCCTTTTCGTTTTTCCAATCTGCAGTAATCATTCTTCGAACTGAAAATAATAATAAAGACTCTATAAAATTTTTTTGAGTAACTGAAAATCCATGACCAACACTACAGGTGCTTGTAAACAAAGCGACATCTTCCATGCTCTTTCCTACATTGTTGGCGGTAGAAAGTAAATAACCAAAACTATTAGGTAATAGTGAACCATACCCTTTTTGTTTCACTTTCAGAGATGAAGAAAGTTGAGGAGCATCTTTCGCCCCTTTTATTTGACCTTTCGCATAATCTTTTAGTGACTTGAGTTGGTCTGTATTATAAACAAATTTGGTTGATTTATTTTCTATTTGAAAATCTTTATTTAATTCAAGTAAATCGTATGTAAACATTTTGTTTTTTTTGTAAAGATAGGACTTATTTTTTATTTGAGAAAATTGAAAATGAAAGTGCCCAAGAAGACACATCCGCGAAGTTGGATGAATCCATTATGTAACCTCCTGAAAATGAATATTCACCAAAAAAAAGTTTTCTAAATGTTTCGGAAGATGGTCCTGAAATCCATGTTAATGGAGAGAATATTGCAATATTCGTTTTGAACTCTTTTTGAATTCTATATATGAATTGAAGGTAGAGTTGTTGAGCCGAATTTCCCATTTTTTCTTTAACCATGATTTCATTTATCTTAGTTTTACTTGCACCCGCCCTATCATGTCCCTCTTCTTTATAAGATGTTTTTTTCGAACCCGTGGTGTAGGGTGGATTCATCAATACAATAATCTCCTTACCTCCCTCAATCGCATTTCTCAAACCAATAGGGAGTTTCTCATAATCATCATTCAAGAAGTCATATTGAAACTTAACCGCTTCAGGGTTATATCCCATTTGATTTGCAGTATCAATATCTGCCTGAATTAAAGTTGAACAATAAAGTTCTTTGAACTTATAATCACGGGTAAGATTCCCCGTCCCCCAAGCAGGGTCCCAAACAATATATTTTTCTTTCCAATCTTCACCGAACACTGATGTGATATATTCGTGGGCTTTGTCTACCCAAATTGAAGGTGTGAAGAACTCACCTTGTTTACGACGAACAGTATCTTCAACAATGCGGTCAACAACAGCGGCTAACTTATGTTTCTGAGATGGCGTATAAGAAGACGAAAAGTGTCCGAAGAATGATTCGAAGGCTTCACGAGATACTACAGGAACCTCACCTAACGCCTTTGAAACAACTGTCTTTCTTTTCTTGACAGGGTGAAGATAGTTGTCGTCCTTGTTCACCAAAATTTGAACAAATAGATTCGCTCTTTCATTGGTAGTGAACTTATTTTTTACAAGAACTTTTTCATCAAAATAACGGAATACCTCTGTAATGTTTTTGTCCGTAACGAGAACTTTTCTTTGAACATTATCAGTGAGGTCTTTAACCTTTTGAATACACTCAGGAAAATGATGAGAATCATAGACGAATGGTTTGATTGATTCGTCCTTCATCATGGTTAATACTAAATCAGTAATTGAATGAGCAGATGAGGGTGGAACACTCCAATCCAAATCCATTTCTAAATACTTAATGATATCATTGACATGTAATGTTAAGCACTCGTTTCTATCCCCGATGAAAATTGTAGATGGAGGAACAATTCCTTTATCGTAGAAACGCTTTACATAGAAAACAGATTGAGCAAGAACTTTTACAAGTTCAGATTTGTTTGACAAATTCAAATCATCTTTGAACTCCATAAGAGTTCTGACCTTGTGAGATTTGGAAACTCCGAATCCATCGCATCCAAAAGGAGATGTGATTTCCATATCCTTGAATTTCTTTTTGAATTCGTGTCGGTAGGAATTTTCAACATCTTTTTCATTGAGGGCTATTGCCAAACTTTTGGACATCATATCTATAAATATTTGTGCAAATATAAGACACAAACCCTATTATGCCAAAAGTTTTTTTCCTGCTCTTTCTCTATGAAACTTTATTGCAAACCTGTGAACCTCTTCTTGAATAACTCCGAGAACGGACCAATCCATTGGATGTTGTTTACCATCAGTTGTATGAACGGTCTGTGACCTGTGTTTTTGGTCTTTCGAAATTGATATCAAATCAATCCTGTTGGTAAGTCCAAGAGACTCAAATACCTTCTTTGCAACGTTTAATTGACCAATTCCCCCATCAATTAGAACAAGGTCAGGTAGTTGACCCTTTTCATCCAAGAGTCTCTTAAAACGTCTGTAAACCACTTCCTCGAATGACAGACAATCATTACCATTGTTTGACTCCTCACGAATGATATACTTACGGTATTCACTCTTGAGAGGTTTGTTATTCACATATCTTACAGAGGCCGCAACATTTGAGTCACCCTGATTGTGTGAGTTGTCAAACGCCTCGATAATCAAAGGAAGATTTTTAAGACCCAAAACCTTTTTTATACCAAAGGCAATCTTGTTATATTTCCTTACACGGATGGGTTCGAGTTTCTCTTCAAGTTTTTTGATTTGATTAACCCTGTTGAGGTAGTTGTCCGCCTTTTCGAACTCCAAGTTCTTGGCAAACTCATGCATTTTTCCTGTGAGAAACACCTTTAACATCTTATAATCAAGTTCGAATATCTTTCGAACAATTAATTGATACTTCAGATATTCAAGGTTCGATTCCAAGGCAATGCAGGGTGCGTTACAACGACCAATATGATACTCAAGACATGGTTTGAATTTACCTGCCCCGATGTTTTCTTGATTCAAAGTATAGGAACAAGTTCTAAGTGGAAGGATGTCGTTGATAAGTTCCATAACTTCATACGCCCTTTGACCTGAGGTGAAGTTGATTCCACAGGTGTCCTCACCTTTCCCATGAGTTATTTGAAGTTTGGAGTATGGTCCACCAGTCAAAGACAAATGCCAAGTTCTTGACTTATCATCTTTACCTTTGATGTTGAACTTGGGTTTGTAAATTTTGATGAGTTCTTCCTCCATGATGAGAGCCTCAGCCTCAGATGAAGCAATCTGATACTCAACGTCACGTATTTGTTCAACAAGGGTCCTTGTCTTCTTGTCATCGTGTTTCTTATTGAAATAAGACGCAACACGTTTGGGAAGGAACTTGGACATCCCCACATATATTACCTGGTCTTTGCCATCTTTGTAGATGTAACAACCAGGGTATTTGGGAGCTGATTTTATTTTTTCTTTGATGTCCATTCTTTTCTGTGTTTGTAAAACCAATAGGAGTGAATGATGATAACGCACGAATTTACAACAATTGTCGGACCTGCCGAAATTCCGAATCCATAAACTAACCAAAAAATTGCGCCAACCGTGTTGACCGCTCTAAGACGGAAAACGTCCTCAATTAGGAATGAACCTAAAATGAGGACGCTCCCGATATATCCATATATTTCCCACATCATTTCGCGAATGCTTTATCTGCCCAAGTCTTTGCTCCAACCAATGTCCACAAGTTCATATCACACATGTCAGGGAAACAAGTTCTCATGGTTCCAACGGTGATTACCTTTAAGAAACCAAGGTCGATTGAATACCACTTACCACCTTTTGTAGTGTAAACGTTCATCCACTGACCGTATTCGTTCTTAACTTGAATGTTGACCAAAGAATTCTTGCCATATCCACGGATTACATCAACAGTTCCTTTGGTGTCGTGGATGTTGATAAACCCAGCTTTGCATTTGCCTGCGATGCGGAATTCATATTCTTTGTTGATATCTTTCAGGTGGTTTGAAACTGAAACGTCGAGAGATTTACCTTTAACGAAAGTTCTGAATGAACCGTAAAAAACGTCAGAAGAATAGGCGTTGTTGGTGTTGATGTTTACTGCGGGAAGGGTAGTGGTTTGTGTCATATTGTTGTGTTTTGTTACACAAAGATAGGGAACCACAATTTACCAGCCAAATATATTTTAAACTTTATCACAAATGTGTGGTTGGAAACAAGCTTGTCCCCCACCTTCCACATATCCAATTCTTTCATTTATATTTGTTGAACGAAGGTATGGTGATTCTTGTCCACAGATTACACATCTGTCTTTCTCATCCATCTTTGGGTCTCCTTGGAGAACACATCCCAAATGGTCATATCCTACAAGATAATCATATTCAACTTCAGAAGTATCTTTACCACAGATTGAACAAGTCCAAGGTCGAATGATTTTCTTTACACTTCCATCAGGAGCAATTTCCATCATGAAATGTTCATCATCTTGAGGAGGACCCTCAAGGTTTCTTCTTTCTTGCCAGTATTTGTTTCTTGCAAGACCACCAAGTTCGAAGTCGTTAGGTGTGTTTAGGATTTCTTCTGCTGTTAGTGTTACAGTGATTCCCATATGATTTGTTTTTTAAAAACTAAAGGAAAATATTCAAAAGACAAATCTATTTATATTAATATGGAAAAATTTTCTAAAGAATGGAAATATAGATACAAAGAAACGCTTACGGAAAAGTTCAAGTATCTTTTCCTAAGTGAAATGCACAAACACTTTGAGTTGATAAACCTCCAAGTGACAGACATTTCATATAATGGTGATGTAATGGAGGGAATGGATGTTGATGTCGAAATTGATTATCAGGGCGCTTGTGACGGAGACGCACACAGTGTTGGACATATGTTATCAATAATCTCAAACCAAGTGCATGAATTTTTTTTCAAACACCAAATCGACCCAGTAACCTTTAAGTTTAAAGGAGGTGATGTTGATGGTTTAATTATTAATGACCCTATGATATTAGAATTCCATTACAAATTAGATGAACTACATAAAGTTCTTTTATACATAACGATGAACTATGACCAACAGTAAGATTTATAGATTAGCCAAAAGGATGTTTAGTGACTTTACTAAACCACCTCAGACTCCAAATGATGTTTACAACACATTGACGGGAGAAAAAAACTATTGGGATTACTTTAAGTATATGGGTCCTGACAACTTCATTAAATTATGTATTGCCACTTGGGGTGTTTCACAAAACATACCCCAAGAACAAATAGAAGAATGGTATGATAAAGTCTTTTTTGCAACAGTCTTTTCAACGGAAGACGAAACCTACTACGATGAATGTGGTATGTGTGATGGAGGAGGACATGTACGATGTGATAACTGTAATGGAATAGGTGATTTGGAATGTGATGAGTGTGAGGGTGACCTTGAAGTCACTTGTCATTTTTGTGATGGTGATGGTAAAATAGATGGAGATGACGGACCTGAGGACTGTGATGAGTGCGAAGGTAAAGGACAAAGGGAGTGTGACGAATGTAATGGAACAGGTAAGGTTACATGTCACATATGTGGTGGTGATGGGGATGTATATTGTGATGATTGTAATGGTGATGGAAATCTCGAAACCGATGAAAAACTATTTGACATTCAATTTATAGTTTGTTGGAATAGAAACCTTTACGACTTATTCGAAATCAAAGAGGAAGAATTTGAAGAAGTTATACCAACAGATAGATTCTATAATAGTAAATCTATAATTATACTCGGAGAAGTGACACAAGAACACGCTGAACTTTCTGATGAAGTAACCCCAGACCAAATATATTGTTTGGGACTTTATAATCAACTTCCAAATGTTAGATTTGAACCGAGAAAACCTAAATTCTTCACAACACCAAGTTGGGACATAAGCCATCTCCAATAATTTATATAGAATGGATGTAAAATATTTTTTAAAGGTATTAGAAAAAGAGGGTTATCCAAATCCTGACATTCAATCTATTGCCAAGATGGTTGGATACAACTTAGATTATTTTCTCCTTGGTATAAGAGACAGAGTTGGTGAGGAAGGTGTAATCGATTTTTGTGAAAAAGCAATAAATAAATTGCAAGGTGAAGATGGAGTCAGGGTTGACTTGGGTGGAGACGAATATTGTTACATAAAAATATTTCCACAATACTACGACGAGAGGGAATCGGAAAATGATGTGATTGCTAAAAGTAGTTGGGGCGATTCAAACATATTGAGTTCAGACCCAGAAACAGGTGATGAGAGCTACTTTACAATTCAAGTAGTAATCGACAATACAGACATGGGTGGTTGGAGTGACTTGGACGAGTTATTGGACCACATCAAAGAACAAGCCTACAACATAGTATTCCAAAACTGTGGTTTCGGTGTTTGGTGGGAATAAAAAAAAAAGGGGAGACCGAAGTCTCCCAATAGGGGCTGAACGGTTTTGCCAGCCACTCCACCACCAAGTTTAACGAACTTGGAAACCTTTTGGAAATAATGTGTTGGCTAAAGAGGTAAGAGCCTCAGAACTTAAATATCCAACAACATCATCGTTAGCTTCAGGTAAGTAATATTTTGTCACGAAATCACCAGTCTCACTGTCCATAATTGCAATTTCGAAATCATCTTTGAAATCACCATACAACCCTTGAGCACCCCCAACAATTGAGAGTCCAATTTTTCCATCAGTCATATATGTCTGACGTGCACCCTCAACCATATTTCTATGGGGTTTGGAGTGTTCTATAATATTTTCAATCGTTATCATAATCCTTTGAGTAATTGTCTTAATTTGATTTCTAAAAGTTCTAATGTGTTCTTATCCTTTGCGGTTTTATTTGGTTTTTTCCTTAACGAATCTATGAGTTCCTGTATAAAATCAGATTCACTTTTCTCTTGAACCACTTCGGCGTCCTGTATGTCACCCATAGGTTCATCTGCAGGTGTGTAAGGTAAGGAGCTTTTTTGCCCTTTTTTCTCACCCAATTTATAGGCACCATAAACCAAGGCACCAACTGCTACTATTTTTACTAAATCACTGAATTTCATTTTGTTACCTCCGCTTCGATTTTAGATTTATTAATAAGATGGTCAGTTAAAGAATAGAAATCAAGTTTAGTCATAACAATTGAATTAACCAAATGTTTGTGTGGGATATGAACCAAGAAATCCACACCATTGAAGAAGGTTAAATCAGTTTTCATCTCAATTGAACTTTGAACCATTTTAAGAAAAAGTTTGAACTGAATTTGATTAACAAAAGTTTCATCCAAAAGGGTTCCGAAAGTTTCATGTAGAATTTTGATGTTGAGACCTGACATGTTCATATTCTTTAATTTCTACAAAGATAAACTTTTAAATTCAATTACCAAAAAAAATTACATTTTGGCTCCGTTTTTCAATCCTGAATGAAACTTGTTTGTATTTATCTAAGTATGTCAAATCCCGTTATAATTATTGGTCAACAAAGAATTGTAAAAAAAACTGAGAAAATTTCTTTTTCCAATCCTACTGACTCTGTCATAACAATAAATTATCAGAAGAGTTCGAATTTTCAGTGGGTTTACCAAGACGAAATACTACCTCAACAATCCAAAAGGATTTGGGCTGTTCCATCATCAATACAAATTCCAAATTACTTTTCTGAGAATTTAGTTAGTCAAGATGACGGAGATATATTAAACATGATACAGACATATTCTTTGGGGGATGTTGTGAATGTCAACACCGAATCTTGTTATGTATATGAATACCCATATCCGTTTCCAGTCACTTTAAGAATTTCAAGTGAATATGCCTTACCACCCAACGTTAATATAGATTATAGAATTGCAACATACAATCCTCCTTACATCGACCCAACAGTGTTCAACGGTATTCCTTGGACAAATTTAGTAACGAATTTTCAAGTTGGTGAGTGTCCCAATTATAACTTAGCAGGAACTGTTTATATCTCTTCTCCTTCTTTGGCTATCCAATATAGAGTGAGGGACTTATCTGACAATAGATTGAATTACTATTACATTATTTACCCTGAAACCTGTTTCGGACCTGGAGAGGACCCTTGTAACATCAATTCAATACCTAGAATTTGGGACTTATTATTTTCTGGTTGTTCTATAGATGGTATTTCGATTTATTTATTTGAACCATCCCAAATTCCCTTCGCTCAAGATGTTTGGATGGTATTGAAATCTCCTCCAGGAAACATAACCAACTGCACTACCCCAACTCCAACATCGACCGTTACACAAACACCAACCAACACTCAAACACCAACAAATACTTCTACACAAACTCCAACGCCAACTAACACTCAAACACCTACCAACACCTCTACCCCGACTCCAACGCCAACTAACACTCAAACACCTACCAACACTCAAACACCTACCAACACTCAAACACCTACACAGACCCCTCCTGTTTACTATTATTCAGCTCTTCTATGTGGGGACCCATCTTTCTTGAGATATTTCCGTTCGTCGAATCCAAATTTAACCGACAGTTGTTCTGTAATTTACGGTTATTGTGATGAGGCACCTCATACTGAATGTGGGGGAGTTCCTCAATGTTTTGATAATGTAAGCCCTTCGGTTGTCGTGAATTCGAATGATGTTTTAGAATGTTTCGATAGTTGTGAGTGTTGTCAGGGACTTTGTCCAACACCATCCCCAACTCCTACAATAAACCCGACCTCAACACCAACACCGACCACGACACCATCTCTAACCCCTACATTGACCTCAACTCCTACATTAACTCCTACATCGACCTCGACCTCTACACCAACACCAACAACCAGTCCGACAGTCACAGGCACACTTACTCCTACACCAACACAAACGAGACTTGCCGATTGTTATCAAAAAATTTATTTCGATGTAACATTAACTGAAACTTTTTTCAGTTACACAGATTGTTGTAGTGGAGAAGTAAATATCCTGAGCGTTGAAGCTGGTGTTGATTCTTGGGGTGCACCCGAGGGTTGTATAGAATATGGTTCAGTAACTGTTATTTCAGGTGAGTTCAATAATTTGTATTATAATTCACCTTGTGCGTGTCCGACACCCACACCAACATTGACAGCCTCTAATACTCCAACTCCAACAACTACTAACACACCAACATTGACCGCTTCTAATACTCCAACTCCAACAACTACTAGTACACCAACTAACTCACCAACAACTACCAACTCACCTACACCAACGCTTACACAGACTCCGACGGCCTCTGTAACTCAAACTCCTACACCAACACAAACAGAACCAACAGTTACACAGTCTGTAACACCATCTCAAACACCTACGCAATCATTTGTATTTTACCCTTATTCAGTTACCTCAGGACAAACTTTTGTATCGATAGATTGTAATCCTGTTGTTTTAACTCAGACCTTATATGCCGCAGAATCAAGTTGGTATACAATTACCAAATTTTATTCAGATTCAAACCTAACAACACCATACAATGGTAATGACTTGTATTATACCAACAACACTTTAGGTTCCTCCGATTGGTATAGAATCGCAACGAATGGTTCAATAACTGATAGCTACGGTTGTTAAAAAAACAAAAAACCCCACCAGTAGAAACTGACGGGGTTGGCAAAAAACTCTGAGAATACAAGTTTTGGTGAGAATCTTTGGAAGGATTATGATTTCCCTTCGTTTCCACTTCCTTTTGAGAAGTAATCCTCAGTCACGGTCAATTAGATTAACCAATCCTTAAGTTGTGTACCACTCTCTCGTTACTCATCACTCTTCGAGGTTGCCACCCCAATTAATCCTTGCGGGATTAGAGAACTTTCAAGAAAATCCTGTCGGGCTTGGGACCCTTCAAGGCTAAGAACATCTCTTAACTATGTAGTGACCTGTCGCACACAACTGACGAGCACTTTTCCTTGTTTAATTTTGAGTTTGTTAAACCTTAATTAACAAAGTTGGTTTACGGATGATGAAAGTAGCGGCCCGTCTGAAGCCATGCCATCTTTTGGACGACACGATACTAAGCTACTCTCTGAAGTCTCCCGACCTCCATATTTTGAGTCAACTTCATAACTAACCTCTTGGTAGAGAGAAAGTTAAGGTTCCATCAGCACCACCTGTTATGAAACTTACCTTGTTCGGTGTTAAGCCAACTCTAATATTGAATCACGCAATTACTATGGTGGATGCCATAGTTTCTTACATTAATCCTTCAGGTTATTCTTATTGGTGTTCCCACCTCAATCAAACGACCCGTATCGCTTGATTACCCAACCACGTTCCCTACAGTGTCACCCTCAGTACTAAAGGTCAGATAATATCCTGATTGCCTACTCGAGTTCCCTTTCGGAAACCGCAGACCTCCCAAACCAGGGAGTTCCACTTTATACTATTTTCATAGTTTATTTAATGACCATAGGCGGCCAATATCTTGAACAGAATGTCTCAGAATAAACCCGAAGGTTTCATCATCAACTAACTGTGAAGATAATATCTTAATTCAAAGAACTTTCAAATTTAAAGGGAAGAAGAATCTTGACGACCATCCGAAGTTGGAACACTTACAACTCCTCCCCTTCAATTGTTTCACAAAGTTAAGACACGTTTTTGGAACTGTCAAATCTTTTTGAAACTTTTTTTGACTTTTTCTGATTCGATTCTAATACCCCCCACTCTTAATGGGACAGGTTCAAATTCAGTCTTTGTCAAAGAACATACGACTCTCATCGTGTGTTTTACAAAGATAAGAAGGTTTTTTTAAACTCTCAAATCTTTTTTTTGTTGCGTCGCCTTGGAATCGAACCAAGCTAAGTGGGCTTATGAGACCCATGGAACACCTTGCCCCCCGCCCGCAATATAATGATTAACTCCTACTTACCCCTCGGTCACCTATCCACGTCATGCGCTGGTTGAACCAGCAGGAGTCATCATTTCAATATTTTTAAGAACTATGTTGTTTTGAAAAAGAAGTCCCACAAATATACGGAGATTTTCTCAAATAACCAAATTCGTGGGACTATTATTTCGAGATTACTCTTTTATTCATCTCGAGTGTTTGGGGTGTTCGTCCTCTCGGACATGAACATATAAATATTCCGAAAAGTTCAAAAAGTAACCCTAAGAAAAAATATTTTTTTTTAGTGGTCCAAATCGTCAACCATTCTTCTGAGTTGTCTCATCATATCGAACCATCCTATGATTCCTATAACGATGACAAACATAATTAAACCTAATACAATCATTGTAAAATAATTTCAGCTAATTTATACATATAGTCACCTGTGTTTTCAGCACGGATTTCATCGAAACTGAAATACTTCCAATCAGTATGTTCTTCTCCGTCAATGGCTTTCTCGAAATCTGGTTCAATACATTCTTCAACAATTAACAAATACACATACATCAACCCTTTAACTTTTTTACCGTCACGAGTGTGTCTTGGAATGAGTCCAATAAAAGTAATTTCTTGGTCATCGATACTAACCGCTGTTTCTTCGAAAAATTCGCGTTTGGCACCTTCTTGTGTTGTTTCATTTTCTTCGAGTTTTCCACCTGGAATCGACCACATACCTGGGAAAGAACCGAGATTGTTTCTTTTACATAGTAAAACTTTATCCTTACATTTTACCATAATTCCTACATAGCTTTGTTGTTTCATTGTATTTATTAAATATGATTGTTGAAATTAATGAAAATTATTTTAATGTTAAAACATTGGTTGACCCAAAATCCCAAGCTATTGGGATGATGAGAAGAAAATTCGATGATTCATTCAATGGTTTATTATTTTTAATGGGTGGTAAAAAACAATGTTTTTGGATGAAAAATTGTATCATCCCACTTGATATAATAATGATAAAAAATAATGTTATTGTCAATATACATCACGACTGTCCTCCTTGTTTAGAGGAACCTTGTCCGAGTTATTGTGGAAATGGAAATATCGTATTAGAACTCGAGGGTGGGACCTGTGAAATGTTAGGGATTGAAGCTGGAGATACGGTAGAATATATCTTCTAAACTGTGAAATCTCTCACAAAAAATTTACTTGACCTCATTCTCAAAAATATTGTTTTTGGTTTCTCAGGCACTGTTCCAAAAAATGGTATTGTGGTTGAACCTATACTAATATCTGAAATACCACCTGCTTTAGCAACATCTACTGCAAAGGTTGCACAATTCGAATCACCACCCTCTGTCAAATCTATGAATGAGTAACTTCTTGGTTTACTAGCCTCGTTCACAGAGTCTGTGAAATTAGGTAATCTCATAACATTTGTCCACATTGTTAGATTTGGACCGTCTTTGAAAGTTTTGGCTTTACAAGTTCTTGCAACATCACCAGCATTTGTGAAGTTTCCTTGTGAATCTATAGTCGCAATTTTCCCCATTTCAGTTTTCAAAACCTTTCCGTTTCCATCGTTATCGTAAGGTCCAAACTCATATAATTTTACAATACCTGTATGGTCAACTAAAATACAACCTCCATGTCCAGTGGCATATATTTTGATTTCTCTCTTTCCAACTTGTTCATTCAAACCTAAATAATCCTCTACCCACTCCAATGCTCTTCCGTGGAATGCTAATATGCGAGCAATCCAAGAATCTGTCATTGAAGGTCTATATTTCGGAAAAACAAAGAACATAAAAAAACCTGATTGATTTTTGTCTATGGGTTGAAGTGACTTAAAAACAAAATCATCCTTCTGTCTTGCAATTGATAAACTTGGTACTCTAATGTCCCCCGAAGAGGGATTGTACTGTTCCTCCAATTTTGACTCAGATTGAGAAATTTTTTCCTTTAACTTTCTGAAGAAATCTGAAGCCAACATTTTTGTAAATTTTACATATGGTGCATCTTCTCTTTCAGGGTCATATCTATATTGACCTTCGGGTGGTCTTTTGGACCTACCAAGATAGTTCAATCCACTTATATTCGTGATACACTTGTGACCTCCAGAGTTTGCGTTGATTAATTCCCAAGCACTTACATTAATATTATCTAAGATACTTTTTTCTTCATCTGTTAATGATGTAAATGGTTTTGACATCATTTCTTTAAGTCTATTCAAAGCCTCTTCTCCTCTTTCTTGTTCTGCAAATTTTTCACCATAAACCGCATTAAAATCCTCGAATGTAAACCCAACACTTTCAGGGTTAACACCTGTTTCACTAATCCATTTTATCGTTGATAACGGGACTTTTCTTTCCTTGAGTTGAGCTTCATACTTTGCAATGACCTCTTTAGCAATCTCTCCGAGATTAACACCTTTGAGCTTCCTTTCCTTTTTAAAAGGATTGCATGATACTTGAAGTAATCCCATCGGCCATGCCATGATGAGAAAGTCTGCTTCAGGGTTATTTCTAAATGGGGTATACCTGTCATAAGAGCCAGGCTTAACCATACTACCTCCACCATATTGGTAAATGATATTATCTTCAACATGGGGAAATCCTTTCATTTGTTTTGCATAATCTTGTGCGTGTTTTTGTAGTTCTTCTGGTTTTGGTGCATTTGTATCTTTCATCCATGTTTTGATGTTACTAAGTATATTCATCAAAGATGGTTCTGAATTCATTACAAGTCGCTCCAAAAATCCTTTCTTGTTTTTGAATGCTAAAATGAGTTTGTTTATAACGAAACCCAATAACATTTTGTTTCTTTGTAACGGCTTTTCTTTATCTAATCTAAAAAGATAATTGACTACCTCCTCGGGACTTATATCTTGTCTAGCGAAATCTGCGGAGTCAACAGTGTTAATCAATAAAACGTCAGATGAGGGAAATAAATCTTTGGGTGAAATTATTTGTGAGATTGTTTCCACGTTTGAACGTGCTTGTCTAAATGATTTCGAAGCACCTTTTTCCGCACCTATTTGTTTGTCATGATGGTCCGTGTGGATAACGAACATTGGTTTACCATGAGCAAAGTCAACCAAAACAGGCATGGTATCACCCTTAGCGTCATTCTTCTTAACCGCAAATTCTTTTTCCCCATATTGTATTACGTGAACATCTACCACATCAATACCATTGTTCTCAAGGTATTTTTTCATCGCAATAGCAGTAGTTACACCATCTAAATCTTGGTGGAAATATATTTCAGCCTTCGGGTATCTTTTTCTTAATGCGGAAATATCTCTTAAACCTGTCTCAGTTATTAGGTTCTTCATTAATATTTCAGAGTCAACAAGTATTTCGATTTATTAATCAAACCTAACATTTCATCTCTTAGATTCAATAAATCTGTATCATATCTCGAGTCCAATTGGTCAGAGATTCCAACTAAAAATTCTGTGATTCCGTCCATGAAATTCTGAATACTTAACTTACTGATGTCTTGAAACATCAATCCAAACTCAGGTTCAAATTCAGGTCTACCATACTTTCCCATCATGGTTTCAGTGAACTCATCAATGAGACCATCTAATCCCTCATAAATTGCACCGTAGGTTTTATGTTTTGCATCACCAAACGTCTGCCAGTGTAAAAATCTCCATTGAATTTGGATTTGGACTAATTTTTTTATCAATTCTTCTTTCATATAATTTAAATATTACTAAGGTAAAGGATTTAACGAACCCGAAAACATATTACTAAACATGTTTTGAACTGGATTATTTTCTTTCGGTTTTTCAGATGAACTTTGAGGTTTGTAAGCACCAGAACCAAAAAGAGGTTGAATTTGCCCATACCCTACTTTACCTGAACCACCATCTTGACCTGCATCAGCGTTTATTGCTTGGTTAAAGTCCGACTCAAAATTATTTTGAGCTTCTTCTGTTTTATTATAGTTTTCCATATTTTTCAGAAGTTCGTCTTCACCAATTTTAGCCGCCAATTCATCGGGTCCGACAAAATTTGCAATATTCATATAATCTAATAATCCCATCCACCATTTTGTTTGTCTCATTAAACTTCTTACGGATGCATTTCTATTCAATAGTTGAGGCATTCCTCTGAAAACACTTTTCCAAGACAAAATTCCTTTGGTTGTTCTATAACCTGAAAATAAACCTGGTGCTTCTTTAGCTAGTTTGGTAAGTTCTTCGAGTGCCGCTAGTTGTTTAGCTTTTGACCATACTCCAACAGATGTAGTTGCAGTTTTCAATCCTGTCATACCCCTCACTATTTCTTGACCTGTTTTTCTCAAAGGTGCTGTTGCTTTATTATAATTAGCGAATAAATCAAACCATTGTAAAACAGTTTTCTTTAACCCTCCCATCAATGGCATCGGAACTCTTTCGATATATCCTCTTAACTTACCAGCGATTTTACTGAAAGCTGAAACAAATCTTCCTGTCACACCACCCATCGCGGTTATATTATCAAGCATTTTAGCCGCTTCGGCTGTTTTTCCTGCTTCAACCAAGGCGGTAACTTTTCTCAAATTCTTCACGCCAGGACCACCAATTTTGAGGGCTGCCATCATAGGTTTGGCAACGATGTCTCCAGCATATGGTAAAGCTGAAATGATTGATAATAATCCGAATAATTTATCTCCTTGTTTCAAATAAGAGATACCGTTTACTAAATCAACTACCCCTGTTGGGTCAAAAATTCCAACGATATCACCAAGGGTGTTATACCACTTTGCTTCGTTTACTAATTTACCCTTTGATGGATATAGAACACACAGTGTTTCGACGATTTGTTTTTTTTCCTCTTTGGAAAACTTTGACCAACTTTCTTCGGCAAGCCTATAATTGTCTTGCTTGAGAATTTCTAAATTCAAAAGTTGGAGTTGTTTTTCAGAAATTATAAATTCTGCCATGGATACTTTTTCTTATAAATATCCCTCGGATATAAAAAAAGGAGGTTAGACCTCCTTTTCAAAATCAAGTTCTGGTTGATTTTTTTTATCTATAAAATGTTGAACTCTTTTTCGAGCGACTTCCGCATAATTAGGACTGAGTTCAATCCCTATCCACCTTCTATCTAATATCTCTGCCGCACATGCACTTGTTCCACTTCCCATGAATGGGTCAAGAACCAAATCGTTCTTATAGGTTAATATTTTTATGGCTTTCGCTGGAATATCCATTGAGAAGGTTGCCTTGGTAAGTTGTTTTGTATCAGCGAAATAGTCCCATTGACCATATACTAAATCCATAAACTCACGTTTTTGCTCCTCAGTATACATTGTCTTATTTCTTTTTTTTCCATCCTCACTCTCGATTTCCTCAACAACTCCAACCCATTGCGGCTCCCCCTTAATCTTTTTGATTCTATCTTTTTTATATGCTAAAATCACACATTCTTTCGGATTGTAGATATAAGGAGAGGACGGTGACATCCATGAGCCCCAAGCAGTGGTCTTACTTCTATGTGGTGAGTTTTCATTCAGGTCAACCAGTCCGTAAAACTTATAACCAATTTTTTGCATGATTGACCATAATTCCGAAACCATGAAAATTCTCCCACCTTTATCTTGTCTATTGATTTCATAAGGTATGTTCAGGGCAATTCTTCCGTCGTCTTTCAAAAGTCTGAAAGCTTGGGTCAACCATTTTTTTGAAAATTCCTTGTAATCTTCAAATTGAACGTCGTCGTCATGAACATCGTATTCGATTCCAACACCATACGGTGGTGATGTTACAATTAAATCAATTGATTTCTCAGGTAGGGTCTTCATGACTTCAACACAATCTCCTTGAGTTATTTTTCTTATATAATTTTCCATTACAACTTTCCCTCTTGTTTCATTTGTTCTCTAATCTTTGTTGCAGAGATATCATGAATGTCCTGAGGTGGAACATGTTCAATAATATCATAACCTACTCCTCTTCCAAAATTGACAGATTCAATATCGGGTATGACAATTACTTTTACCGTTTGGTCACTGAGCAATTGCCATAATTCTTTTTTTATGTTCGCCTCAACTTCTTGAGCGGAAAAAGGATTTTTTTCATCAGGGGCAATATCCCTAATACAAATCAAAACATTTTTACCTTCGTTGAGTCTTTGGTCAATCAACCATCTGTGTCCAGCATGCCACGGTTGCCATCTTCCGATAAACATGGAATACTGTTTTGCCCCCGTGTTTTTTAACTTAGGGTCACCCTCTACGTGAATTTTTTGCATAGTCTAAAACTTTTTTTGCAGATACCTCAACACTTTCATTTGTGGTGTCGATACTAAGATATCTTTCGGTAGGTGCCTCATATTCTTTAACAAAGAAACTTTCTCTTCCTCTTACCTCTGTTGTATGAATATAAACCTCAACCATATTATCCCCCATCTTCTGTTTGAACTTGTCTCGTTGGTCTTTGTAAGGGGAAACCAACGATACTAATACATCTTTACCTTTGTTGTGAAGGTATTGAGCGATTTGTTGTGCGAGTTCTATGTTCTTTCTTCTCCCTGTTTCAGAATAATCTTTATTATCGAATAAATCTCTTAGGTCATCACCGTCGATATGAAATATTCTATGGTCTCTAATGTCCAAGATTTCGTTACAGATTGTTGTTTTGCCAGCACCAGGCTGTCCTGTTAACCAGTATATCATTTTTTGTCCTCCAATTGTTTTATTCTCAATTCATTAACGAATGATGAACCCATCCAAAGAAGTGTAATGAACTGCCAAGTAAAGTCTTTACCATCAATAAAAGAAAGTATTATCGAACCTATCACACCAATAAAACCTAACAAGAAACAGGTCTTTGCTAGTAAACTCAATTTATTCATTTTCTAAATTTTGTATTTTTCGGTTTAAGTAAAATGAAGCCTTTTTGAGGTCTTCTAATTCTTTTGAAGAATCTTTTTTACCGGCTCTTGCAACGTATTTGACTACATTGAAGAGATATGCATCTTTGTGTAACTCCCAAGCCTCACAAACTTTAATCACCTCGTAAGGATTTTCTTCTCCACCATAATGATTCGGGTGGTTTACCATTTCTTTACTCATTATCTAGCATTTAAAGTTGAATCTGAGATTTGACTGTGATTTGTGGGATATGAATCCAATTCTTTTTTTATGAACTCTTCTTGGATGTGATTTTGATTTTCATAGTTAACCAAATAAATTATAATTGTTACCCAAGAAGCTAACAAAATAGACAAGTATATTTTAAGTCCATCATCTAATTTGTTCATTTTTTTGAGCCCCATTTGTTTTCCATGTATTCAATATATCTATGAGTCTTATTTCCATTATACAACATCCATACAATGTAATAGTCAAACCACCAATCTATTTTTTTTAATATTTTTTTCAATGTAATTAAATTTCTTCTACGTTTTGAACGTGAAAGTCTTCACCTCCTGATGTTTCTTTTTGCCAATGGTCGTCATTGTCATCAATCTCACCACTCTCAACCATTTCGATTGCCTCATCTTCAGTCTCGGCTTCAACGGTGTAGGTGACATATTCATCAATAGTTCTCACACCTACGATTGTGAATCTTTTCATATTATAAAAAGTATTTTTGTAATGTTTCTAATTTATCATCGGCATCCACCAACATTTGGAGTGCTTCTTCAGCATTTTTATAGAAATCTCCTGTAGAGTGGTCTCCAATTCCTGATGCATGATTTGATAACAATTCCAAAGTAAGTAATGCTTTGGCTTTTTGTGCTTCAGCTTCTAAACGAAGCATTTCGATTAAATGATTCTTAACGTTTCCCATTATTGTTTGTTTTTATGTTTTTCAGATTTTTGACCCTTCTTGTAGGGTTTCTTTTCTACTTGTTCGGTTACTTGCTCTGTAGTTTTAGTTTTACGGTTTACAAGTTTCCATTCTGATTTGGGAATATATGCCCACATACTCCCAACCATGTTGTAAGCGGTTTTGTCATCAACTCTTTTGATGTCACCGACCTCAACGTCTTTCGATGCTTTTAAAGCTTTAATACACTTCATTGGTTTTTTCCTCCATGTTTTTTATAGTTAATAGAATTTCTTTTTCGTTTTTTCCACTTTTGTAATATTCATAAACTTTTGAACTCAGTTCATCTTCAAAAATTAACATATCACTTTTTCCATAATAATCTTTAAGACTATTGTTTTCAAGTGCTTTCAATGTGTATTCAGCTGAAATAATTCTTTTGTTGAATCCCATAAAACAAAAATAATAATTTTATAGTTCAGAGTCAAAATTATTTATTTTTTCTAAATTAACAATCTGAAAAACGTATGCCATTATTTTTCTTTTCATTATGGGTAAGAAAGTTTCCTCCATTGGGAAATCATTCGTGGACTTCAATTCAAAAATAGGTAAATCTTTAAAATGTTCTTCTTCATTCCAAGTTGAGAAGGTTTCTATAATTGAGTTCAACGTTACATCACTTGGTAATGTGTTGTATATGAGGTTTAAATAAATTTTACTATTGAAATTCTCGTTCTCGGGTTTTTTTATTTCATATTCCCAAATGAAAATTTCATTCAAGGATTTTTTGAAATAGTAAACATACCCCTTCCCCGCGGCTAAATTATTTTTATTTCTTTTGAGACTGAGGTCCATGTGGTCGTAAGCCATGTTCCAAATTGACTTAGCCATATTGAAGGCGTCAAATAATTTGTTACCAGAATATTTGATTGTCTTGTCAAGTTCATTGGATTCAGAATCACTTAATTGTCTTGGTTTTTTTTGAACCAATTCTTTAAGAAGAATCTCATCATCACATGACTCGAATGTCTTATTTGTAAGTAGTAACCTATTTTCTTTGACAAGTGATTGTATGTTAGCCAAATGAAGTGAAAGTTCTACAAAGTCAGGATAAATTTGTAGATTGTTGAAATTGTTTTCGCACTTCTGAAGGTAATCCAATAAAGTATATTTGTTGTATTCGAAGTCAACAGGTTTTTTCAACATCCAATCGGGCTTCAATCTGAACGGTTGTTTCTTTTGTCTAGCCATAACAAAAAGATAATTTATTATAACTATTAATCAATTCTCATTACGTAAAACCATTGGTCTTGAATTTTCACCTCATCAGCATTCCCATCGTAAGAATTAAGTGTTTGCCCAAATCCATCAGCATCTATCACCCCTTGTATAAATTCATCTTTGTCTATAAATTGTTCCCAGTCAATCCCATGCTCATTTAAAAAACCTTCGGGGTCTCTCATAACATCATCAACTAATTCATCAACTTTTTCTTCAACCAAATCATCAGGGAATTCTCCATCAGGGTCGTTCTCAATATCATCGATTTCATCCTGATATTCTACTATCAATTCACTTAGTTCATCTATTTTATCTTGAATCGAATCATCATCTCCCCCGTCCCCAATTAGTTCCTCAAATCTCTCAATTTCTACTTCGGTTCTTTTTATTCTCATTTTGAGAATTTCGATTTCTTCTTTTTGTTTGGAAGATAATTGTCTCTCACTTTCATCCAAATAAACCTCAGGATTTTGATATACATCGTCCCCTAAGTAGTCTCTTGCATAGTCCGCGACTTGTTCATCGTCAATGAAACCTCTCGCAAACCCACTACTGAAACCGCCATAACCAATATCGTCAATTAATGAATCCACCCTTTCCTCACAACTTGATTGCATTTCACCCTCCGTTCCCACCGCATATTTTCTATCACTCAAACCTGCATCTATTACCTCAAATTCCGTGCAATCATAATACTCTCCTGTGGGTATTATGTTGTATACATCAATTTTTTCCTCTAATTCATTCAACTCATCCTCTAAGTCACTGATTTCGTCTAAAATGTCTGTTTCTACTTCCTCACTATTATCGTATTGGTTTTTAAGTCTCTCGATTTCATCTTTAAGTCTCTGAATTTCTATTCTGTCCTCATTTGTCAACGCTGAAACGTCACTTGTGTCAACCAACCAATCTAAAAGGGCGTGGGCTTTCAAACCCTCTTCAGGACAATCGGGACCAAGAGCCCATTCATTTTCCATCCTTCTCTCCTCAGCATCGTCTCTCATTTGCCTTAATATTCTTGCTTGTCTTAGTGCTTCTTGTCTCTCTTTTTCTTTTTTCGCGGCTTCTTTGTCATTAAAAATCTTTATTTGTTCAGAATACTCTGAGTTCATGTATTCAGTTATCTGATTAATTATCTCATTGTATTTAGCGGTGCCCACATGAGCAGGATATATATTTGTTTGTTGGTCTGTGGCCGTGAAAAAACTTTTGTTACCGTCAAATTTGTTGAGCAAGGCTACTTTGTAGAATGGGTCAGATGAATCAGCACTTCTATCTAAAATATAAAACAATTTACCCTCTGTGTTATAATAATTGAATTGGTGGTCTGAACTTGCCACGGTGCACCACTTTGTTCCTTTACCGTAATAGCATGAAGCCTGATGTGTTTGAGGATTCACAACAAAAAATCTTCCATCATCGAAAACAACTTTACCACCCTCAACTTGTTTATAATCTCTTCTTGGTCTGTTCGCATATTTTTGTAATTCATCACTGAGTTCGGAAACACTTTTATATGAATTAATATCAGTTTTAGGTAGGTTTGATGAAATCTTATCAAATTCTCTAAGTTTTCTGACTAAGTCTTGAAAGTTAGATTCAAAGTTCATCACCTCAAAGTTTTTGGCAACCCAATCCCAAAATTTTTGAGGAACGTTATCAATGATTTTTTTCAATTGCTCCTCAGAAAATTTCGTTCCATACTTAGCTTTGAGTTCTTCTGATTTGTTTTCTAATATTAATTCTAAAATTTTCATCAAGTTTTCTTTAATAAATATCTTTTTTTAATTATAATTGGTTGGAAGTAATATTTATATAAATAAAAACTAAAAAATCTTTTTACCATGGGATGCGGATGTAAAAACAAACAGAATACCTCGCCTGAAGCTCAAAAGCTAGCTCAAGAGGCAGTTCAAAAAACAATTATGACCAAAAATCAAGAATTGAAAGAAACAGTTAAAAAAACTGTTGAAAAATATTATAACACCAACAAAGGACAAACTAACGGATACATTAGGGACTAATATGTCCACTTCACAAAAAAATAATTCAAGGGACAAAATTTGTCCCTTTTTTTGTATTTATATGATATGGAAAATGAATATTCTATACGTGGTTTCTTGGAATCATTCAATAATAATGACTTGGATGTAAAAAAATATTTTGGTGATTATGAAACATGGTTCAATGTGTTGAAGAAAAGAGGTTTGATGGGTGAAATCGACCCGAAGAATGCTGCGGGTTCCGAAGATTGGCAAAATGAATATCTTTTGTGGTTATACGATAATGATAGAGAAAAATATTACAAATGGATGAATGAGATTTTATCTGATGTTGTAATAGAAGGTAAAGATGTTTATTGGCAAGGTGACAGAGTTGATTTAGCAATTTTATTTTGTGATGATAGAAGAGACGGTCCGAGTAGAGATACAATTGAAAGTATTTTAGTTGGTGAGGATGTTTTCGAACCTTATTGGGACACAACCGATGATGTTTACAGAGATGTCATTGAAGAACTAACCAAAGAGAATTTAGAAATTTTTAAAGAAAGGATTGTTAAAGAATTATCAGGTCAACAGTTGAGTCCTGATACGGAAGAAATGGAGTTAATAGCCACTGAGCAAGGACATGAAAATTATTGGACTATAGATTCAGAAAATGTGACGAGAATAATCGACGATGAGGAGTCCATGAATAGTTTACTAAAAGATGAGCTTGCCGATGTAAAATCTGATTTATACTCTGTTCATTCTAATTCATATAATTCTGCTTACGAAAGTGAGGTATATAATAGCATTTTCAATAAATTGGATGAATATTTCAACACCGAAAAAAAACAATGGATAAATGTTCCCCACCCATACAAAAAAGAAACTGTGGTTGAAAAATTCAAAATACCAATATATGATTTCGAAGGTATCGTGAATGATTTTTTACATTCTAACAAAGGTTATGGAAATTCAGGAACACTTGATTACCATGGAAGTTTTATAGAAATAATTAGGGAAGAAAAGGATTGTCTCAGATTGTGGTTTCCTGATTACCCTGACTCAAGATTGCTTGACAAAAACATAAATGAAATATTTTCTGATTATTTTTAATGGCTTACGTAAAATACATATTAGTTGAACAAAGAGGCTTTACTCCAAGAAAAACTCCTCCACCAAACATCAAAAATATTTTATCCCAAATAGAACTTTTCGAGATGTATCCAAAGATTTTTGCTCTTGTCATCAAAGACGACAAATTAAGAGCAAGAGTTTTTATGAGGTATCAGGAGTTTTATGAGTCAGATTCCGAGACATTTAGAGGAAAAGGTTTCAAATGGTATGACTACGTGAAACATTACAAGAAAAAGACCAAGAAAGATTATTTCTCTTATCATGAAGATTGGGCAGGTTATAATATCCCTTGTAACTCAATTGAATCTTGTATGAAAGTTATTCCAGACGTAAATTTTTATGATTTGATAATGTTTAGTGTAATAGATACGATTAGAACGTTAGTAGGTGGAGAGGATTTCTATTTAATTGGTATTGACCAAAGTAATGGTGAAGACCCTTCACTTATTTTTCACGAAGTAGCACATGGTCTTTGGTTTTCATCTCCAATTTATAAGAACAAACAAATGAAAAACATAGAAAGACTCGAGCCAAATGTAAGAGAATCGGTAGCAAGAAAAATAACTGGTATGGGATATGGAGAAAATGTGGTAGATGATGAGATTCAAGCCTATTTATCTACAGGGATAGGAGATAACATGACAAGAATCAAAAACATCAAACAAGCTCAATTACCTTTCAAACAAGTATTTGATTCTTATACAGGTAAAATCAAACCTAATAAAATAAACATAGATTGGAGGACTGATTTGAATGCCTAAATTCATCAACATATTATCCGATATTTTATCTGAAGCTAAAAGATATAAATTCACACCTGAATTACTACAAAAAATTAATTCGGTCGTAGAAAACCTTTGGAATGACCGAAACAAAAATTACGGTAATAAGAAAGAGGTTGTTGATGTTATCCCCTTCAAAACTGCAAATGGTGTTGACGGTTTGGTAAAAGTGATTGTTAATCCAAGATTGAAATACTTGGGATTTATGGGAACTAAACCGAGTAAATCTTATGACCCCGCAGACATTTATATCGAGGTAAATCCAAAATATTACGAATCTAAGAAAAATCTTTATCTTACAATCTATCATGAGATGATACACGCCAGTGACCCAACTCAAAGTAGTTCTTGGTCTCCAAAATATATGTTGAGCTATGATGAAAAGTCTGATGAAAAGTATTGGGGTCATCCAATAGAATTCTTTGCGATATCAAATGAGTTCTTGGAAGGTCTTGTAAGAGAATTTGAAAGAAGAGCAAAAAGATTAAGAAAAATTGAAAACAAAGAGATTTTGGATAAGTCTTTGAAAAATATTCTCAACTATTTTGCCAAGGGTGAGCCATTAAATAAGCTCAGTCAAGACATTCTTTTCAGAATCAATGACGAACACGTAGGACAAGATTCATTCAAAGTTCTTAAGAATCTGACCGCAGATATGCCCCATTTGGCGGACTTACTTCCTGAAAGAGGTGAGGAACCATATTATTTACACTATGTCGAATTGATTAAGAAATTTAATCCTGAAATATGGAAAAAGTTCCTAAGTATGTTCTACAATACAACTTTCGAGATTAGAGACATTATCAACAAAAACTATAAATAAAAAAAAGGGATTTTTAAATCCCTTTTTTTCCGCTTGCTAACATTTCCAATTTTTCTAATTTCCTTTCATGGAAATCTAAAAGGGTGGATTGTTCTTTGATTGCCTCTAAACAAGCTGATATAATCGTTTCAAATCTTATTGATAACATTGTGGTTTCTGGGTCTTCATAAACGAGTTCAGGAAATACCAACTGCAACTCTTGTGCAATAAAACCTATCTGAAGTAACTCGGGTCTTTCATCATCTTTTATTAGATGGTAGGAAACACCTCTAGTCTTTAATATTTTGTCCAAACTATCTGTAATTGGTCTGATATTAGTTTTGAACCTTAAATCCGATGGTCCAGGTGCACCTGATGCACCTTGTGCCCCTGTTGGTCCTGTGCCACCTTGTGGACCAGTTCCACCACCTCCACCTTGAGCACCTTGTGGACCTGTTCCTCCTGTTCCACCACCAGTCCCTTGAGCACCTTGATTACCCGTAGGACCGGTTGGTCCTCCAGGACCTTGAGCACCTTGTGCACCTTGGTTTCCATTACCTTGTGATGGACCTTGGGCTCCTTGAGAACCAGTTCCACCTCCTCCACCAGGAGGTCCTGTGTGACCTTGAGCTCCCTGTGGACCTCGGTTACCCGTTGGTCCGCCAGGACCCTGAGCACCTTGTGCTCCGCCAGGACCCTGAGCACCTTGTCCACCTTGAGAACCTTGAGCTCCTTGAGCTCCTGTTGCACCACCACCACCTTGAGAACCTTGTCCTCCCTGTGAACCTTGGGCTCCTTGGTTTCCACCACTGCCTTGAGCTCCTTGCGCACCTTGTCCTCCTGCCGGTCCTTGTGCTCCTTGGTTACCTTTACCACCTTGAGCTCCTTGCGCACCTTGTCCTCCTGCCGGTCCTTGTGCTCCTTGGGCTCCTCCTGGGCCTTGAGCTCCTTGCGCACCTTGTCCTCCTGTTGGTCCCTGAGCTCCTTGGTTACCTTTACCACCTTGTGCTCCTTGAGCACCTTGTCCTCCTTGAGAACCTTGTGAACCTGTGGCACCTACAGGCCCCTGTGCTCCTTGTGCTCCCTGTCCACCTTGTGAACCTTGACCACCTTTGGCACCTTGTGAACCTTGTCCTCCTTGAGCTCCTTGTCCACCTGTTGGTCCTTGTGCTCCTTGATTACCACCCGAACCTTGCGCTCCTTGAGCTCCTTGTCCACCTGTTGGTCCTGTAGCACCCTTACCACCTTGAGAACCTTGTCCTCCTTGAGCTCCTTGTCCACCTGTTGGTCCTTGAGCTCCTTGATTACCACCCGAACCTTGCGCTCCTTGAGCTCCTTGTCCACCCTGTGAGCCTTGGGAACCTGTGGCACCCGCAGAACCTACTGGACCTTGTGCTCCTTGGCCTCCCTGCGAACCTTGTGAGCCCGTGGCCCCTTGTGCACCTACTGGCCCTTGAGCTCCCTGTCCACCTTGTGAACCTTGGGAACCTGTGGCTCCTGCTGAACCAACGGGACCCTGAGCTCCCTGTCCACCTTGTGAACCTTGTGAACCTATGGCACCTTGTGAACCTTGTCCACCTTGAGCTCCTTGTCCTCCCTGTGAACCTTGGGAACCTGTAGCTCCTTGTGACCCAACTGGTCCTTGTGCTCCTTGACCTCCTTGTGACCCTTGGGAACCAACCGCTCCCTGAGAACCTGTGGCACCTTGAGCACCTTGACCTCCTTGTGAACCCTGAGAACCTGTAGCACCTTGTGACCCTACCGGCCCTTGAGCACCTTGTCCACCTTGTGAACCCTGAGAACCGACCGCTCCCTGTGAACCTGTGGCACCTTGAGCACCTTGACCTCCTTGTGAACCCTGAGAACCAGTATCGCCTTGTGCACCTATTGCACCCTGAGCACCTTGACCACCTTGTGCGCCTTGTGGACCTACAGCACCTTGGGAACCTTGTGAGCCAGTAATACCTTGAGCCCCTGTTGGACCTTGTGCTCCTTGACCCCCTTGTGAACCTTGAGCACCTTGACCACCTGTCACTCCCTGGGAACCTTGATTTCCTTGAGCACCTTGTCCCCCTTGAAAACCAATACTACCTTGAGCACCAGTTGGTTCTCTATTACCAACCCATCCTGTAGAGTTGATAAGTGTTCCTGCTGAATTTTTTAAACTAGTTGTTATCTTGAGGTTACTATTGTAAGTTACAAATGAAGGTTTATCACTTCTCCAAGCAAGATAAACAATATTACTATTATCTGTCCAATGCAAATGTAGTAGTGGTGAATCGTCTTCAAGCTTCAAATATGTTGAGGTTGAGCCAGAATCAACGAATTCGACCGTGGGAAACGCATAATCAGGATATATTATTATATTTTCAGACACTTAAATTATCTTTTAAAATTTTTATTCTCTCCATTATTGAGATTATTCTTTTCTGTTGTTCTTGAAGTGCACCAATACCCAAACTTACCATAAGACCATATTCAACTGATTTAAAGCCCTCCTCGTCTGTCCAAACAACTTCTGGGACGATATCTTCAATTTGCTGTGCAATAAAACCTATTGTTTCACCAGTAAATGCACTTGGAAGAGATATTGCACGGTTCATTGATATTTTAGGATGGTCAACCCATTCGAATCTAACACCCTCAATACCTTTAACTTTTTCTAATACATTTGTTAAGGATTGAATATTATCTTTAAGTCTTTGGTCTGAAGGTGGACCCTGAGCTCCTTGAGCTCCTTGACCTCCTGTTGGACCAGTTCCACCCTGAGGACCTGTAGGTCCTACGTTACCTTGAGCACCTTGACCACCTTGGCCCCCACCTGAACCTGTAGCACCTTGGGCACCTTGACCCCCTTGACCACCACCCGAGCCTTGAGCCCCTTGGGCTCCCGTAGCTCCTGGTCCTCCACCAGGCCCCACTGCTCCTTGGGCACCTTGTCCTCCTGTTCCTCCTGTAGGTCCTGTTGGTCCCTGTGCTCCTTGGAATCCTGTTGCACCTCCCCCTCCTGTTCCACCTTGAGCCCCAACAGGACCCTGAGCGCCTTGAGCTCCCTGAGCACCACCCTGTGCTCCTTGAGCACCTGTGGAACCACCTCCACCTTGGCTTCCTTGAGCACCTGTAGTTCCACCTTGAGCTCCTTGAGCACCTGTTGGTCCTTGAGCACCTTGGTTACCTTGTGCACCTTGGTTACCACCTTGAGCTCCTTGGGCTCCTTGTGAACCTTGGACACCAGGAGCACCTTGTGCACCCGTATTTCCTCCTTGGGCTCCTTGAGCTCCTTGTGAACCTTGGACACCAGGAGCACCTTGTGCACCTGTTGAAGCTCCTTGAGCTCCCTGAGCCCCTTGAGAGCCCTGAACACCAGGAGCTCCCTGTGCTCCCGTTGAACCACCTTGAGCTCCTTGGGCTCCTTGGGCACCCTGATTACCTGTCGCACCTTGGGCACCTGTTGAACCACCTTGAGCACCCTGTGAACCTTGTGCCCCTTGTGCTCCAGTATTACCTTGAGCTCCTGTATTGGCTCCTTGTGCTCCTTGAGCACCTTGTGGTCCTTGTGCACCTTGGTTTCCTTGTGCACCTGTATTGGCTCCTTGTGCTCCTTGAGAGCCTTGAGCTCCTTGAGCACCTGTATTACCTTGAGCTCCTGTATTGGCTCCTTGTGCACCTTGAGCACCTTGTGGTCCTTGTGCACCTTGGTTTCCTTGTGCACCTGTTGAAGCACCCTGTGCACCTTGCGCTCCCTGTCCTCCTTGTGAGCCTTGACCACCTTGAGCACCTGTTGTTCCTCCTTGGGCTCCTTGTGCTCCTGTTCCACCTTGAGCTCCTTGACCTCCTTGTGCCCCCGTGGTTCCCCCTTGGGCTCCTTGAGCACCCTGTCCTCCTTGTGAACCTTGAGCTCCTTGGGCTCCTGTTGTTCCTCCTTGTGCTCCTTGAGAACCTTGTGCACCTTGTGCTCCAGTTGAACCCTGAGCACCTGTTGTTCCTCCTTGAGCTCCTTGAGCTCCTTGTCCTCCTTGTGCCCCCTGTGCACCCTGAGCACCTGTTGTTCCTCCTTGGGCTCCTTGTGCACCTTGTCCTCCTTGGGCTCCTTGTGCACCCTGAGCACCTGTATTAGCTCCCTGAGCTCCTTGTGAACCCTGTCCTCCTTGTGCTCCTTGAGCTCCTTGAGCACCAATTGTTCCACCTTGAGCACCTTGAGCACCTTGTCCTCCTTGTGCACCTTGTGAACCCTGAGCACCTGTGTTAGCTCCTTGAGCACCTTGAGCTCCTTGACCACCTTGAGCTCCTTGACCACCTTGAGCTCCCGTATCCGCTCCTTGAGCTCCCTGTGCTCCCTGTCCACCCGTAGCACCTTGAGCTCCTTGAGGTCCTATCGAACCTTGTGAACCTTGAGCACCTACATTTCCTATTGCTCCCTTAGCACCTTGAGAACCTTGCGCTCCTTGAGCACCTATTGACCCCTGAGAGCCTGTAGTTCCTGAAGCACCTTGTGCTCCTTGAGCACCGGTAAATCCAGATATACCCTCAGCAGGTCCTACCCATTCGCCAACTTCATTAATCATTTCTATACCACCCACATACAATCCATATATTCCTCCGGTGACCTTTGCACCATCAACGAGTAATTCAGCTCCGATAGTTGCTATGTTACTTTTTGTTGTTGATGAAACTTGGATATTTCCAGAACCATTAACAGATAATTGTATTTTGTCCGCGGATGAAATCCCTTCAAATTCCATATGAGGGTTAGGGTTTCCACCACTTTTACCATTGGGATATATTATAACGTCAGACATTAATTAAGAAGGTTTTCAAGTTCATTTATTTGTTTTTCGATATCTGATATAAATACTTGTTGCTCTTTAATACCTTCAATCAAAACGGCGTTCATTCTATTATATTCAACAGTATAAAAACCATCAGAACCGATTTTAACTACTGTCGGGAAAAATTCTTTAACATTTTGAGCTATCAGACCAATCGAGTGAAGCTTGTTATTGTTTAATCTTTTAATGTAATCGCTTTTCGTCAACTTTTCATTCCAATCGTATTCTACGACTCTAAGTTCAAGAATTTTTTCAAGTGTATTATCAAGTGATTTAACATTATATTTGACTCTTCTATCAGAGCAGCTGCCCCCGTATGTAAAATAACCATTGAAGTTAGTAGAACCATAATACAAATATGTAACACCAATCGTAATTGAACCATAGGTCCACTGAAATGTTGAGTTTTGACAAGTTGTAACATCTGAAGCGAGTTGGATGCTAAAATTTGCTTGCCAGTTAATATCTTGGGAATAAACTGTTCTGTTTTGACATGCCCCCGCGTTTACACAAATGGCGTAATAAGAATCACCACATAGATTCTGAACAAAACAAGAGGTGAACGAGCCAGGTCCTGTTGCACCTTGTGCACCTTGGGCTCCTTGTCCTCCCGTAGGACCCGTAGGACCCGTAGGACCACCCGACCCTTGTGCACCTTGGTTACCCGTAGGACCAGTAGGACCACCTGGTCCTTGTGCACCTTGGTTACCTTGAGGTCCTGTTACACCTGGTGCACCTTGAGCACCTTGACCTCCGTTTGGACCTTTCGGTCCAGCAGCTCCTTGCGCCCCTTGGCTACCCGTAGCACCCCCACCACCTTGAGGACCTTGAGCACCTTGAGCACCCTGACCTCCTGTTCCACCTTGTGGTCCTGGAGCACCTTGAGCACCTTGATTTCCTGTTGCTCCTTGTGCACCTGGATGACCTGTAGCACCCTTACCACCCTGTGAACCCTGAGCACCTGTTGCTCCCTGAGGACCAATTGCACCTGTATTACCCCCTGCACCTTGTGCACCTTGTGGTCCTGTGGCACCTTGTGCTCCTGGATGTCCTGTTCCTCCACCAGAACCTGTTGGACCTTGTGGTCCTGTGGCTCCCTGTGCTCCTGGATGTCCTGTTCCTCCACCTGAACCTTGAGGACCTTGTGGTCCTGTGGCTCCTTGTGCTCCTGGATGTCCTGTTCCTCCACCCGAACCTGTTGGACCTTGTGGTCCTGTGGCTCCTTGTGCTCCTGTATGACCAACGGCACCTTGAGCACCTTGAGGTCCTGTTGGTCCTGTTGCTCCTTGAGCTCCTGGATGTCCTGTGGCTCCTTGAGCACCCGTCGAACCTGCATTACCTGTAGCACCTTGAGCACCAGGGTGACCTGTGTTTCCTGTTGGCCCCTGTGCACCTTGTGGTCCTGTAGCACCTTGAGCACCCGCATGACCCGTCGCACCTTGTGCCCCAGTAGAACCAGCATTCCCCGTAGCACCTTGTGCACCTGGATGACCTGTATTTCCTGTTGGTCCCTGTGCTCCTTGTGGTCCTGTAGCACCCTGAGCACCAGCATGACCCGTCGCACCTTGTGGTCCTTGAGCCCCTTGAGGACCTGTAGCACCTTGAGGTCCTACTGCACCTGTAGAACCTGTAGGTCCTTGTGCACCTGTATTACCTGTGGCTCCTTGTGGGCCAACATTTCCTTGTGCTCCTGTATTACCTTGTGCTCCTGTGTTACCTGTGGCTCCTTGTGGTCCTACGTTACCTGTAGCCCCGGTAGCTCCCTGAGCCCCTGTGTTACCTGTGGCCCCTTGTGGTCCAACATTTCCTTGTGCTCCTGTATTACCTTGTGCTCCTGTATTACCTGTGGCCCCTTGTGGACCAACATTTCCTTGTGCTCCTGTATTACCTTGTGCTCCTGTGTTACCTGTAGCTCCTTGAGCACCTGTATGACCCTGTGCACCTGTATTTCCTTGTGCTCCTGTATTACCTGTGGCCCCTTGTGGTCCAACATTTCCTTGAGCTCCCGTGTTACCTTGCGCTCCTGTGTTACCTGTGGCTCCTTGTGCACCTGTATTACCCTGTGCACCTGTATTTCCTTGTGCACCGGTATTTCCCGTGGCTCCTTGTGCACCTGTATTACCCTGTGCACCCTGGGTTGTGCCTTTAGCACCCTGTGCCCCTTGGGGTCCAACCTGACCTTGTGCACCTGTATCACCTTGTGCACCTTGTATTCCTTGTAACCCTTGTGCACCCAAATTTCCCTGTGCACCCGTATCACCCTGTGCACCTGTATTGCCCTGCGCACCTTGGTGACCCTGAGCCCCTTGAGCTCCTGCAATACCTGTGGTTGGTCCAATCCAATCCAAAGTTCCATCAATTACTTGAACTGAGTCAATAGCAAAATAATCAGAAACATTAAGCGTTACAACACCAATTGTTTGGCTAGAACGGTCAATAACTAATTGATTAGTAACTGATGCTGAGCTAAGATTAATCTTACCCGTTGGCACAACTCTCCAAACACTTGTTCCACTGTTAACCCAATTTATATAAGGGACTCTGTCTGGTGTTCTAGAAATGGAATTACTCGGAACTATTAAAATATCACCCATGAATGTTTTTTTCTATTTATATAAATACAAGTTGAATAGAATTTGTATTCATTTTTATTTTGGAAAATTTTATAATTGACACTATTATAATTATTAATTTATGACATTAAAAAAAATAGGTAGCAAATCTTACGTTGTAAACTTACTTTCAGACTACATTCTTTCTGAGATATCAACTGAAGAGAACTCAATAATAAAAGTAATCGACTGTGGTAATTTTTTTGTTATCAAAGGAAAAACCACTTCAAAAGAAGTTTTATTTTTACCAAACATAATTTCTAAATTTAATGAGAGATTCGAAATACCCTCTAAACTCACCCATACAATTGACTTAATTGAATATGATTCTGATTTACCTGATGTAAAGTCAATTTCCCACACATACCACAGTAATACCTCCAACTGTTCATATAATCAAACCGAAATCGAAAAAAATGAGATTTCCGAAGAAACTGATGAATTAGTATACGTTTCTTCATTTCCCCACGGTTATTCCCTAACTCAGGGTAGATTACTTTATTATTATGGGAAAAAAATATTCTACAACATTCCATCCAATTACCTTGTCACGAGTTTGGAATTTCATCTAACAAATGAGAGAAATGATGAAAATGAATTTGGATTCAGCGTTTACGATGGATTTTACAAAACAAAGGATGAAGTGCTTCGTTCTGCGGTCTTAGATATATTTGATTTCAATATGGAGCCAATCGCCAAAGAAATAAAAAAAGTGGATTGGAGTATCGAACTCACAGACCCACTTTACGAATATGATTTTTTGAAAGAAAAGGTTGAGGGATTTATTATTATATAATACCTAATTTTTTTCTGTGTCCTTGTATAATTTGAATTGCCTCAGTTAATTCATTATAATTTCTTTCTGGAGCATATAAATGAGGTTCATAATCTTTATCGTCACCTTCGATAATCATCAAAGCTGGAACCATGTCATTTTCCGTCACTTCAGAATACATATTATATTCTTTGGAATACTCATCGATGTCTCGTTCAAAGAAGTCTATGTTTTCGGTTCTCAACATTTTTTTGAATTCATCACAATGAGGACATCCTTTCATTGTGTATACTATAACGTTTAAATTTTTCATTTTAATCTAAAAGATTTAATACTTCGGGTGCAGTCATGACACCAGGTTTAGAAAACACCTCTTTACCTTCTTTAAATATTTTAATTGTTGGAACACTTCTGATTTGAAGTTCGTTTACGACATACTCTCTATCGGAATCAATATCCAACTTATAGATTGAATACTTGGGTGAACTTGTTGACTCACTAATCAGGGATTCGTTCACCTTTTCGAGATTGTATAACATTATTTTACAAGGTCCGCACCATGTTGCAAACAAATCCAATACAAAATTTTCTCCGTTGTTAATTTTTTGTTTAAGTTGTTCCGTTGTTATCTGTTCCATCTTTGAAGGGTTTTAAAAGTTGAGTTGTTAAAAAAACAAGTTCTTTAAATTGTTCAGGTTTATAATAAATAGTGAGTCCAAACTCATCTTCTCCATTTACGTTTATTGTATTAACTTGAAGATAGAACTTTTGAGCTGTTTCGTAAATGACTTCCTCCCATTTAGCTTTGCCTCGGTTGGAAACTACTCCTCTCTCATAAACTCTCTTAAGTTTTTTTTCATCCAAATACTTGATTAAATCATCTGGATATCTGTGAAAATCCAAAAGGGAAAAAATACCTTCTTTTTTTTCTAATTGATTAATAAAATCTGGTTTACCTAAAAATCCCATGTGTAATAATTGTTTGTTGTTTTTCTCTCAGTCCAAATCAAGTTTCCATCATCATCAAAATGAGAACCTGAGGAAAGTTTGATTCCGTTGTTACAAACTTTTTCTATCGAGACTGTTTCGAATTTTTTATCCTCAAAGCAAGATAAGACAACTTCATCTAATTTCAATAGAACCTTACTCCAAGATGAATCAAGTTTTTGATTGAATTTTCCTAAAGTTTGAACTCTATCCACATGTATTTTGTCTATATTTTTCAGAAAAACAATTCTATATTCAATCGTTGCTCTTTCTGTGGAATCAATTGAATTTTTTCTAAGTGAAATTATCATGGAACCCGCTTTACCAATATATCCTTTTACACAGTTGGATTGATTAAAACTTTCATGATTATATTCTTCACTAGTTTTCAATAAGACAGGAAAAAAATCATCTAAAGGTTTTTCGATTCTGTCATAAAAATACTCAGGATAAAGTCTTATGTAAGACCCTTTACGATAATGGTCCAATTTATCAGTCCAATCCAAGTGTTCTGCTTGGAATTTATTGTAATCATTACCATCAGTCGTCCACCTTGTTTCAGTCTCACCGAATTCTTTTAAGGAAGTGTAGGTTCTTACATGGTCATTAAATGTCCAATTGTTCATTGTGTCATTGAGAATCATTCCTTTAAAAACAGAATAAACTTTTTTCAATTCTTCGTTGGAAAGATAATTTTTGAAATTATCAGGTATTGATATGGATTTCCCTTGAGAACTTAGAATTTCTTTGATGATATCACCATCTTGATTTAACCAATCCTCTCCGAATAATTTCTTAGCACAAGTATAAAGTTCAACATTGAGAAAATTTACTTCATGTAGATATTTTTTAAGTTTTTTTCCTTTAAAACTCCAAACTTGCATAAATGTATCAACAATTTTCTTGTCATTTTTTTTCAAGATTTTTCTGTAATCCTTACCCCACATGAAATTCACATAAATCCAAAAATTATTTGGATACTTGAAACCCTTTTTGTCCAAATAGAATTTCATTAATTTTTCATCATTATCCAATTTATCCAAATTTAAATCTATTCTTTCGAAGAATTTATTAGCAACTTCGAAAATAACCTCAGATGAGTTGTCACAAAAATTGGAGAGATGATTTTTGATACTTGACAGTATAGAGGAAAAAGGGTTATTAGGAAAATAATTTCTTCGTATGGATTTAGTGAATTTTTTTTTCTTTTGGTAATTGTGCAAATATCCTCTATAAAAATCGCCCGTCTTTTTGTTTACGGTTAGAAATTCAACATTTTTAGAGACTTTGAACCATGGCTTCCCAACCCCTCTGGCCTTTCCACCATAGAAAAATTTCAAGGATAATTTATCATCTTTTTCTTCAATTACAATCATACTGTAATACCTGTTTACAGCATAGATGGGGTTGGCAAAATTCTTTACGAATGTTTCCTCATCGTGAAATTTGTTTTCAATTACGAATAAAGGATGTCTCAAGTCCTCTGTTTCTCCAAAAACTATATTCCTCTCATTCAAAGATGAGTGGTCTCTATATTTTTCAGAAATGAATTTTGTAAAATTTACTTTATAGATTTCAGTCATTAGTATACAAATATAATAAAAAAAGAAGGGAGAAAACTCCCTTCAAAAATTAACCACAATATGATTCAGCCAATTCCCAAAGACCGGTGTTGATTTTATTAATGGTTTGGAAGTTTTTCAATTCCTTCATTGTAACCAAACGACCTCTCTTGGATTGATATTTAGTTCCACCACGGACAAATTTTTCTTGAATCACATTAAAGACTTTCCAAACAGAATTACCGCTATCAGCATCTCTCTCGGGACGAAGTAATTCTTCAACGTTTATTGAGGTAGGAACTGAACCTTTTTCCCAACGAAGGAGGGATGCCTTATTCATCATATCAATTGTTCTTTCTTCGTTGAGTTCTGTCGTTTCCATACGACCTACAGCTCTTTGGATAAGTGGGAGACGGTCAGCGAACTCATCAGTGATTTGACGAACAACCCCCATGTCAACACGCATATGTTTAACAGAAATACTGTCAGCAACTGATGTTGGAACAGTAAGACCATTTGAGCAAACCAAACGGAAAAGACCGGCGCTCACTGAAAAGGTGCTCATGCCATTGTGTGAATTTCGAATCACTGCCTCAACCAATGAATCTCCGACTTGAGGTAATTCTCCATTTCTTAAACGTAGTTCGTGACTCGAAAAACGACCTTGACCTATTTGTTTTGCGGAATAGAGTCTCCAACCTTCACGGTCAAAATTTTCCAAAATTTCCATGGTTGGAACGAAGGTATACTTCTCAGACATTTTAGGGTCTGCACTTGTAGAGAAAACGGCGGGAACTGTGTTACGAATAGAATCGAGTGTAATCATGTTTATTAATTTAGATTACAAAGATACAGTATTAATTTGAATTACAAAAATTAATTTAAACAAACTAGACCAAATTTAGTCTTGAAGAAAGGTGCAAATAATTCTTTAGTTTCGATTGGTTTCTGATTAAGCTCTCTACACACGTCAATGAGTTGTTTCTGAGTTAAACTAACCTCTTTACCATTTTCGATATTATCAAAGGCTACCTCACGAATCTTTACATAAAATTCTTCTTCCTTGTCTTTTGGAATAAGATTAAATAAGTCTTTTGGATTTTCCTTGAAAAACTTGACGATGTTATTCATATATATGTCAACATCTACGCTCATAGTGAAATGATTATTCCTCACCTTCCAAATCCCACATATTGTTACCCATGTCACTACCTTTTCTTTTGATACATTCAGGAACTTGACAATTGTCACTTCCTTTCAGATTAATAAAGAAAAGACTCGGCATGTTACACACACATTCAGGGATAGAAGTAAGTTGTTTGTTATTAATAAGTGCTAAGAACTTCAACTTTGGTAATTCACAAATTGAATCGGGCACAGTTTCAACACAATTATCAAGTAATATCATTCTCAAGTCTTTGAATCTAGAAATCGATTCAGGAATGTTAATAATAATATTATTTTTGTCTCTATTTTGGATTTGAAATTCAGTCAAGGTAGATGGTAAGTTATCTATCAAATCGTCTAAACCATAAAGGGCAATGAATTTTCCAATTGCACCATGAGAAAAACTATCAATAACAAGTTTTTCACCTCCAACAGTCAAACCTTTTGCAAATTCTGGTTTGAATAACGGTTTCAATTCAGACATTCTTCCATTGAGTAGCCCAACTAAATCTTGTTGACGGTCATCCTTGTCCATAAATTGATTGGATGGGAAATGGAATTGAAATCTTTCAACAGGTAAACCTGTTTCAGAGGCTTTGTTAGGGTCATTTGGATTGAACACAACATATAATGGACCGTCCTTAATATATCTATCAAACCAAGACAATCCAGGTGCAGAAGTGCACCATCTAGTCTCTCTATTATTTCCACCGTAAAAACATGCGGCTTCTTTTCCTGATAAACCCTTGTCTTCAATCTTAATCACTCTCCAATCTTCACCGTCATACATGAGTTCAGCACCAGGGTGAACTTCGGCAGTTTTTCTTTCTGCTTTAGTTGTTGTTGCCATCGTAAGGTCGAAGTCTTTAACTTCGTCATACAATTGGTCAGGAGTCAACTTCATTATATCCCTTTTTTCCAAAGGAATACGTTTGTAAAATCTTCCGAATTTCTTCAAATCATCTGTAACCTTATACAGGTCTTCCAAGAATGTTTCCTTTACTTGAGCAAGTTCTCTTTCATAACCCGTATCACCAGGTTGTCTTTCAGTCTTAACGTTCAAGAAACTTTTGATGAGCCAGTTAACATACTTACCTGCCTTTATTTTTTCAAGTTCTTTGGAGTCTGCACTCTCAGGGTCAACGTTATTTAATTTAGTGGTAGGGTCTGCCTGCACCAATTTTAAAAATTCAGCCACGGTCATCTTGGGCTTTTGTTTTTTTCCCTTCTTGTCTTCAGTAGGTTTTGTTAAAGCATTTCTCAAAATCTCAAATCTTGATTGCTCCAACAAAATATCTTTAAGTAATGATGTAAATTTCATCTACCACGAATTTATTAATAAATATATTGATTACACAAAAATAACTAATAATTCAATATCAAGAGCTCTTCACCCATATTTTGTTTCGTCCCTTTTTTCGCAGCAGCTGCTTTAGCAAACTTCTTCTTTTCCCATCTGAATCTATCTGTTGAATACCATTGACTTAAAAGGTCAAAATCGTAGTAAGATAAACTAAACTTACTTTGGACTGAATTCAACACATTTGCCAATCTTTCGTGGTCTGCTCTGTCGAAATCATGGTTGGAATAGTAATTTTCAGTTTTCCAATATGGTGGGTCCAAGTAAATATAAGTTGACGGGGAGTCGTATTTCTCTATAACCTTTTGGAAATCCATATTTTCAACATGAGTAATCTTATTAAAGTGTTCGACCCATTTTGGATTAGATAGTTTGTCTCTGAAAGACAAATATTTTGAACGATACTTTCCCTTCAAATCTATAAAGTTAGAAGTTTCAGGTTTACTTCCACTGAACACTTGAGTGACAATGTAAACGTATTTTGCAGCAACTTCGTAGTCAGGGTAATTTATAGTAAATCCCGATGAAAATAATTCAGTTTGATACTCTCTGAATCTATCCTTGTAACTTATGTCTGTAACTAATTTACCAAACTCTTGAACCGGTATGGTGTCCAAAACTCTTTGGAGTTCAGCAGGATTCTGAACACATTGAAATAGATTGTAGTTTAGTGGGTTGAAGTCATTGTAGACCACTCGTTTGAGGTTTGTGAATTTTTCTAAATTCATGTTGAAATAACACCAAAACATTCCCCCGAATGTTTCGACATATGTTTCCATATCCTCAGGATAGTATTCGACTATCCATTTTCCAATTTTTGATTTTCCTCCGATATAACTTAACATATAAGAAATATAATAAAAAAAATCAAAAAAGCAAATTTAGTTATAACAATTTTTGTAAGGTCTACATGAAGCTTTCTGAGTAAATCCCATATCTGAGCATGATGTAGATTTACAATATGATTTACTATATTTCCTTGGTTTCTTAAATTTCTTTTGTTCTTTCTCGTCCAAATATTGGTAAAGAACTCTTTTAATAATTTGTTCCAAAATCATAATTATAAATATGGCATGTAGTAGTTGTAAATCAAATCGTCCAATAAATAGAGTTAAATGGGGCGTGTTAATTTTAGGAAGTTATATTGTTTTCTCATCTGTTTACGGAACAATCGAAATATTCAAAATTATAATAGAATTTTTTAAATAGGTCTCTCGAATTTCAAATTGAGTTTAACATAAAAATCACCACCTTTATATCCTTTTCCTCTTAATCTTAAAGGTTTAGATGTGTCTATTATTTTTGGTGCTTGTAAATTTAAATCACCATCTGGATGTGGAATTAAAAATTTATCATTTTGTATTTGTTCCAAATTCAGTGTCAAATTATAAACCAAATCTGAATTAATCTTTTCAAACCCATCTTTCGGGACCATTTCCACTTGAATTACCAAATCCCCCATACCTCCGTTTTTGAAATCACCCAAGTTTGGTAGTTTGAGAAACTGTCCACTATCAATACCTTGTGGGACTTTGACCCTAATGCTATGAATGGTCTGACTTGTTCCTTTTCCACCACACAAATAACACCTTTCAACTAAAATGGTTCCTTGACCATTGCAGTTCCCGCAAATTGTCCTTATTTGTTGAACCATGAATCCTGTCCCAAATGTTTTGATAAAGAAACCTTGACCACCGCAAGACCCACAGGTTTGATGCTGGCCCCCGTTACCTTGACAAGAATTACACGGAATATCTCTACTATATTGAATTTCCTTTTCCCCACCCAAATAGGATTCAATTGGTGAAACTTGAAGTCTCACAACTTTGTCTGGTGCATGCCTCGGTCTTTGTCCTTGGAAATGAGGATTGCGACCAAACATGTTATCAAAGAAACTCTCAAAATTGGTTCCTTGATATGGGTTGGACTTTTGATTATTATACTGAGCTCTTTTTTCTCTGTCTCCCAAAACTTCGTAAGCTTCGTTTATCTCTTTAAATTTTTCAGCACCATCGGGATTGATGTCAGGATGAAATCTTTTTGAGAGGTTTCTGTAACTCTTTTTGATTTCATCTTCTGAGGCATTCTCTTCAACTTCTAGAATTTTGTAGTAATTTTTCATATATGGCTAATTACCTCGTGGTATTATTCAAGGATAAAAAAAAGAAAAGAATAATAAATAAGTTTATCACCCCTTCCAAGGCTAAGGATTTTTTCAACAAAAAAATGAAAGAATCCAGTGACGTAATTTTTGATGTAAAATATGAATCAGGAAAGGAAGTCGACTATGAAATGGGTATAATACATATGAGTTCAAAACAAGAAGTGCCAATCTATCTAACCGACGATTTGGGTAGAAATTTGAGAGTAAAACTTGATGAACCTGGTATGACATTGATTTTAATATCTCCATACAAAAAGGAGGAAAAGGTTTTCGACATTCAAACGAAAAAGAAGATAGAAGTCCAAAGGTTGATAAAAACTTATTTGAAGGGCGAAGGTGTAAAAATGATATCAATGTTGAATAATAAGGTTATCATTCAAGATGAGGAAAAAGTCTTTTTGTTCACTTTGAAAAATGAATCAGAAGCATCACGTTTTATTGATTGTCTATCAAATTACTTTTGGAAAATCAAAAGGGGTGATTGTCTGTTTGTTAAGGACTTTTCTAAACCACAGAAAAAATACTTATATCAATTGTTGGAAAATAAAGGATTTGATAAGTCCATCTTATACAGAAGATTTACTTCTCTTCCTCATCAAGAATAAAGTGAAATTCAGTTCCTGAGATGTCTATTGAAAATTGTTTGTGATGTCTTTCAATCTCTCTGAAATGATTAATGACTTTGGTATATTCTTCCTTTTTCAGCTCGAATATCATTGTTGCTTTTCCGACAAAAACGTTTTGACAAGCGTCGGCAATCAAAGCTAACTTTTCTAATTCCCCAAAATCAGTATTTTTATTTTCTGCCATAAGGTTAGTTTTTTTGGTTTGGGAAATATGTCTTCTTTATTCAACTTTTTTATTTGACGTATGAAGCTTTCTTTTTCCCTTTCCAATTCTTTTTTATCCTTCGCTTTCTCGCTGTTCAGCCATTGTAATATCTTCTCCTGTCTCTGACTCATCGTTAATTTCTAATTCAGTTTGTTCTAATTCGAAATCGAAATATAATGTTTTAAGTTTATCTAAATCAGTCTTTTCGAAAGTTTCTTTCAACTGTTCTATTGTATGTTTGAAAAGTTTTTCTTTGATTTCTTTTTCTTTATTCAATTTAATTATTTTTGAAATCTTAGACAAGGTAGAAGAGGTGTTGGCCTCATCCAAGGGTGTAACGAACGAAATCCCTTTTTTATTGGAATCCTCTGTTTCGAAAGAAACTACTTGTCCTTCCTCAACCATACTCTTTGGAATTACCCATTTAGAAGGAAACTCTATGTCGAAACTCAAATAGGTTTTGAGCTTCCTGATTGAACGTATGTATTCAATGAACGGGGCTATTTCTTTGTAAAAACTCATTTCGTAATAAGATATGTTATTATGTAACTCAACGATAAACCTAAGAAGATAAGTTCCCTGTTACTATAAACCATTGGTTTTGGTTCTTTTTGTAACAGGGCGCTTAAAAATTTTGTGACATTTTTTAATGTTACTAATATTGTGAAAACAAATATAAAAATATATATCGTTTCAATATTATGCATTATCCTCTGTCTTTTTGTGTTCAAGAATTTCACCTCTGAGTTTCTGTAAAAGAGCTTTCAATTCTTGTGCAGATTTTCTTGCTCTTGTTCCCGCACTCTTATTTCCTTTGAAAAACTTTGTTGTGTCAACTGAAAGTAGTTCGGTCAATTCTTTGATTTTTTCTAATGTTTCCATTTTTCTATGGTTATAGTTGTTTATTAATAGTTATAATATTAACTTTTTTACGTCTGGTGTAAATAGAATCAAGATTTTTTTCAAATCATATTTTTTTCCATTAACTTATATAGCTCGGTCAGTATGTCCAAGTCAGACTTACTAAAATCTTTTTCGACATCAAAAACATCATTGAGGAATTTGGGTATTGACATTTTTACGTTATCTTGTTGTTGATTATAAAAACTGTCTGAAAAAAATTCTTTGAAATACTCTTTGTGGTCCCCTTCTCTGTTTATTTTAATATTTTCCGCTAGAAAATTCTCTAATAATTTATTCCAACACCACTCGAAATGTTTTTCTTTATCTTCTTGCGAAAGGTAAATCTTAGTTTCACCCTCGGTGTCTCCCATATAAGTGTTGATAATAATATGGTTTAAACTTTTGAATAGGTCACCATATAGCTCAATCTTTTCATAACTCATGTTATGAGTATTGAACCAAATCAAAACTTCATCTTTAGGTATTGTCTTGGACATCCAATTAAAAAAATTCTCCATAGAGTTCATCTATGGAGAATATAATAAATTAAATTTCAATGTGAATTTTTACTGAGTCTTTCTGTCGTAACTAATAAGATTTTTCATCTTTTCCATTTCTTCAGAAATTATTTTTGATTTCTTGTCCTCAGTTGATTCTAATTGGTTGAATATTTTTGCAGATTTTTCAGTTGATGATTTTATTTTTTTGAGACTTCCAGTTGACTTGGTCTCACCTGCAACGTCTACAGGTTGAGGTTGTCTTTTATAAGATGCGTTTTGTTGTTCTGCACCGTATAGGTTGTCCTTATAATTTTTCATGAACTTTTCACCTACCTCACTCGGGACCACGTTACCTAACGCTTTACCATCTTTGTCCTTGACAGCATTACCTGTTTTTGAATTTCCTTTCAAATACATTTCGATTTTTTCATCTTCAGGTTTGATTTCATCATAAACAAGATTTGTCATACCAGGGTATGCGAATGCATCAATATATTCATCGACTGCTTCAGACGGATGATACTTTTTTGTTTTTTCTTTCATACCTGAAAGGTCATAATTACTCTCTGGAAACGCCTCAGGGTTTTCACTAAATTCACCATTCGAACCTGATTTGAGATAATCCTTCATTTTTTTCACAACACTCTTAGCATAATCTTCATTTTCTTTTTTCGACGCGTTAAGAGCTTTCATTGTTTTTTTCAAACCTTCGGGTTCTTTCTTTGAGATGTTTGATTTTTCCTTTTTTTCTTTTTGCTCGATGACAATATTTTCAATCAAATCTATAAGTTCATTTTCAGTGAAAACGATTTTATTTTCATTTTCCTTTATTCCTTTGAGGGTCAGAACTAAATTAACTTGTTTCAAAGTTTTTAAGTCCGAAGAAGACAATTTTTTATCCCCTTCAGCTTTCTTCATTAATTCTTTTTTCAATGATTTCAATTTTGATTGAGGAATTTTCTCATCATCTGGGACATTCAATTTCTTGTGAAGTGCACCTTTTTTAATATCAGTTTTTTGAATCCATTTTTTTTCAGATTCTTTAGTTTCTTTTTTGTGATTACATTTACAATTCATCATACCACACTTCGCACACTTCTTACCTTTAGATTCTTTAACATGATATTTTTTTCCATCTACTTCAAAAGAATCTCTTCCGTCTTTTTTAGCATCCGCTAAAGCCCCTGTAAAAGCATTTCCTTCTTCAGTCTCAGCTTCTTCTTCTAAACCTTTCATGATTCTAATTTTCATTGGACCATATTTGTCCTTATACATGTCGAAAAATTTCTTACCTTCTTCACCAGGTGCAAACCAATTAGTTTTTTCACCAAATTTTTGGAACATAGGTTCGAACTCATCGTATTCTTCTTCATCAAAATCGAAATCAAAATCTCCTATATGAGCTCTATCTTTTTCATCAAACCAACCATGTTCATCGCTAAATGAACCAAATATTTTGTTTTTGAGGTTAGCTTTCATTTTATTGTCTTCCAATCCTTTACCAACGTAAGTTGGTTCATTCTGAGACAATTCTTCTGCATCCTCTTCAGCCTCTTCATCACCTTCGTAATCACCATGTGTTGATTTATCTTTATCATAAAAAAACCATTCATCCATTTCTTCGGTTTCTTTAGTCTCTTTCTTTTTACTTCTTAATTTTTTGAAGTCTGCAGCATCTAATTTACCCTTTGGCTCTGCAACATCTAATTTCTTTTGACCTCCTTTGAGTCCTTCCTCAACTTCAATTTCCTGCCATTCACCTTTTTCTTCGGTAATTTGTTTAACCTTGCTCTCGATTTCCTCATTGAGGATTTTAGAAATAAGATTGTCAATATGTTTTTGAAACTTGTCCATTATGTGTGTTTTTAATATAAATATCTTTATTTTGGTCTTTTATTAATTTTCTCAAACTCGTGCTCCAATATTGTGATAATAACATTTTCACTGATTTTGAATTTTTTGGAAATTGATTTTATTGCTTCTTTTACAGACTCATTTTTCGTAATTTTCAAAGCATTTATGTCACCCTGATTACAATATGGGAATTTCGTGCATTTCTTTTTTACTTTTACAAATGAACCACCAGGGACTTGGGTTTTCCTACTTGGCCCCCAATCTTTTTTCTTTGTGGATTTAGCCCACATTGCAGGTGTTTCATAACCACCAACTGAACCCGAACCTGTCGCTTCTTTTGTTTCAGCCTTTTCAATACCATTGAGGCCCATTGCATTTACTGCAATACCCTCTTTAAGTTTTGGAGTTTCAGCAAAACTCTTTCTTAGAAAATCACTGTCTTTAAATGCAATAGGACCCGCAAATGCCCCTGATGAACCTGACCCTGTCGCCTCCTTATTTTCAATTTTTTTTCCCAACCCACACTTTTGAAAAAAGTCATCGTAATCAAACTTTACACCTTCTTTCTTAAATTTTTGAACCATGTTTTTAGCAACCTTCATCTTATTTCCTTTATCATTAATTTGATTCAGAATTTCAATGATTCCGTCCACCATATCTTTATCATTACCTTTCAACTCCTTATCTACTTTTTCATTCGTTTTCTCTTTGCCAGGTCTACCCCACTTTCTTTTCTTGATGTAAGGGTCATCTTTCGTTACATTGGGTAAACCGAAGTTAAACTCCTTATATCCTTGTTTGTATTTCGCTCTCTTCTTAAAATCGATATAGTCTTTATCGGCTTGTAAATCTGTCGCAAATTGTCTTTTTGCGGTAACTTTATCGTCCTCCTTAGTTTCTATTTTACTCAACTTAGAATAATATTTTGGGTCTTCATATAAGTGGTCCATAGCGATTTCTTTGGCCATGTTCTTATCCTTGGTGTGTTCAGTCTCAATTTTGACTCCTTTAAGAAATTCATGTGTAAGTTTTTTGACATCAACCTTGTGTTTGTGAGCAATGTCACCCAAACTCATTTTATCTGCCTTACCACCCTCTAGTTTCTCTTCTTTAAATGATTGTTTCAATCTAGTTGCATCTTTCATAGTTGAGGAATTCAACTTTACATTTGGTTGTGTTGTGAAAGCCTTGTCTATGGCTTTTTTGAATTGTTCTGCAGCATTAAATCCCATGTTAAGCGTTTTTCAATCTAGGTTCCCAATAACCTCTGTTGGTCCACATGAACTGGTAAAATTCACGGAACATCCTAAGAGTTATATCTTTTATATCACCTTCGAGTTTTCCTTTTTTGATTTCTTTTCTTATTGTATCAAGAAGTTTATCCTCGAATTGTTTGACAGTATTATTCTGCATAAAGTTTCTAACCTCCTTGCGGACTAATGTTTCAATTTCTTTTATTTCTGAATTTGTAAATGCCATTATTTGGTTATTAAAAAGAACGTTAATACAGCAATCAGACCTGTGCCAAGGATAGAATTGAATTTACTTTTTACTTTCTCTTTCTTCAAATCAAATTCTAATTTTTTTGAATATCTTTCCATGATATCAAACTTTTGTTTCTCAGAATCAATTATTGTGAGATAATTCGTTTCTTTTGCTCTAAGAATTGTAATAACGCTGTCCTTGAGTCCTACTTTTTTCTCGGTTTCAATAAGTTGGAATTCAGTGAGTTTCAATTGTGCCTTTGCAGAATCTCCACTTATTAAGTCTTTCATTATTTGCTTAACCACAGGTAAGGGAAAACACTTTTCAGTCTTACTTGTATCTATCTGTGAAAAAGCTATCGACTTCACGAGAAGTAAGCTTATCAATATTGCTAATTTTTTCATGATAAATTTCTTTGACAATTGTTTTTTGATTTTTTATTTTGCCGATAGTTTGGTCTACTTTTTCAATTTCATTGTTGAAATCAGAAATCTTGTTTTCCAATTTCAAATTATCTTCGTGAAGTTGCTTAATAACAACATTGAGTGAATCAAGTTGTTGTTTTTGGTCGGCAGCCATTTGGACCCTTGGTGTCAGGAAAAATATTAAATAATAAAGGATGAACAATCCGAAAATAACTTTAAGGATTGTTATGTAATGTTTCTTTAAGAAATTTAGAATTTTACTAATCATATTAAATTGGTGATTCTTTTGTTTTCTTTCTACTCGCCAAAACTTTACCCCATTTGGATTTGAATTTTTGGTAGAATTGTTGAAGTTTATTAATTAAATCCAGAAATTCTTGGTCAACCTTAACCATTTGTCCATTGATATAAATTCCACTATCTTCCCCAATTGTGAAGATAAATTCCAAGTCTTCATCAATTAATTTCCCAGACCATTCAACATTATTTTGATAAACATTCAAGACATTGAAATCTACAAGGTCAGAAACCTCTTCTACGAATTCATCCATGGTTTCTTGGAATGCAACTTTATCGTCTGTTGTAATATCCAATTCACTTCTGTCCTTACCATGAAGGGCTAAGATTCCACCTGAAATTCTATATTTCTGAGTTTTGTCTTCAGGTGTTGGTTTTTCACCTTTCTCTTCATCAGAAACCGCAGTATCATATTGATTGTCTCTTTCAATCCTTTTTTCAAGGTCTTTGGCGACATTGATTTGTGTCTCTTGTTCGAATATCAGTCTCGATTTTTTCAAAAGAGATTTGATTTCATCGTATCTTTCTTCGTTAAGCATATTGTTCATTTTCAAAATATTTTTGTAAGGTCTCGAATTGAAATGAAGGATTTAGGTCCGTATACATTGTGTCGATATTACTCCTTGAAATTATTCCCTCCCAATCAGTAATCCCATCGATTTTTGTGTTATGACCTATTGACCTCAGTTTTATGTTAAGCGACTCTCCTAGCATTTTACACAGTTCAGCTGTTGATTCCATTTGAATGTCAGTGTAAGGTTGCCAAAAAAAGTAGTCTCTCCATTTTTTTTCATAAACCTTGTCATTATAAATACTTCCAATCCAGTTAATATAATGATTGGTTAATGGTTTCTTTTCCAACCATCCAAGGTTCTCAAGACATATTATGACTGAGTTCTTATTGATTTGTTCCTTAGGAAATATGTTCGAATGACCTAACTCTGGTAGAAGTTGTAAAACCTCACCCTTTCTTGTTACAACGTAGTTTGGGATTTTATCATATTGTCCATTATATCTAAATTTAAGGGAGACCAGGAATTCCCCGACCTCCCTTGAAGTATGACATAATATTATTTGATTTTTTTTCTTTTGTTTCCCAATCGGTTTGAAGTTTCCGTATTTTTGGATTTTAAGCATCTCTTCTCAAATAACTCAATACCTTTTTATTATTAGTTTCTTTAACTGAGGGTGTTTCATCATAAACAATTGGTTCTTGTAGGTTTCCAAACTTTTGTTCATTTAGTTTCCTCAGTTCTTCTTCAAGTTTTTTTAATTCATCTTCAGTTGGAGTGAATTTTTCTTTTTCGATTTCGGCCTCTTTCAGTCCAGCTTGTTTACTCAATTCTTCTATATCCAAGTCGAAATTATTGACCGGTAGTTTTCTTTTTTCTTCCTCTTCGAATTTCACAAGCATGTGTAGGAACGATAAGGATATCAATGGTAACATACCACCTGCGAACAAAGCCAAGAATCTTTTGTGTCCAACGAGGTCACCAGATTCTACACCTAAAAATGAAACGATGGGGTCAACCATATCAACCCAATCTTTGAAAGATTCGCTGTTTATATCAATATATTGATATGCAAAAAATATGTTTCCAATGAATTGTATCAACGTAACAATGATGAATGGGAAATATACTTTTTTACCCATTTGAGCCGCAATTGCGGCTAACGCTGATAAAGCAGCGATTTCAATCCCTATTGAAAGATATATCGACCAACTCAATGGATTAGAAATACCATACCAAGTTGTTACGTGAGAAATGGAAACAATAGCAACCGTAATAATCGGAACCAAGAAGGCAACGTATATTAGGGTTTTAAAGTTTTTTTGTATCCAGTTCATTATTTTTTATTTAATTTTTTTATTTCTTCTTCGATTTCAGTTTGTCTTCTTACATCAAGAAGTTTTCTATCTGTCGCTTGAATCATTCTTTTTTCAGCCTCAAGACCTGAAATCTTAAGTTCCTTATTCAACTCGGTTTTAGTATAAGTTGAATCTTTTATTGCTCTTATTTCTGATTTAATCCTACTTAAATCTCTTGAATCTCCACATCCCTTAAAAAAGGTTAATACCGCAATTACCAATACGATAACTGTGAAATTGTTTTGAATAAATTTTTTCATAATTTTATAATTTTAATACAACTTAGATTTATAATTTTAATATCATAAAAATATAAAAGGTGTATCTAATAAATACACCCTTTACCTTTAATTACATGTAGTCGAACAAACTACCCGTTTCATTCCTAAGTTTTCTGAGGGCTTTTTCTTTGATTTGTCTAACCCTTTCCTTAGTTAAATCAAAGTCATTACCAATATCTTCTAATGTTCTTGTTGAGCCAGATAACCCGAAATAATCTTGGATGATTACCTTTTCTCTTTCATCGAGAACATCGAGAAGTGAAAGTAATTTATCTTTAAGTGTTTGCTCTGAAGAAAGTCCTGAGTCCGCACTTTCAGCATTTGGATTTGGAACAACATCCAAAAGCGTATCTCCCTCTTCGTTAAGTGGGCTATCCAAGTTCACAATAGATGGTAGGTTGAGAAACTTCTCAGGAAGTTCAGTCCCCACCTTGTCAAGTTCTTTTTTCGCCTTATGTAGTTCTTGAACCACATTTACTGGTAGTCGAATTGTTCTAGCATTTTCATTCAAGGATTGAAGTATGGATTGTCTAATCCACCACACAGCGTATGATATGAATCTAAGATTTTTTGACCAATCAAAATTCTCAATCGCTTTCATAAGACCATAATTACCTTCAGCGATAAGGTCAGGTAAATCTAACCCTTGGTTTTGATATTGTTTGGAAACAGTAATCACAAACCTTAAGTTACCCTCGAGAATTTCTTTTTTTATTTCTTCCTTCTCTTGGATTGAGATTCTACCTGATAACATTTTTCTAGAAAGTTCTCTTTCTCTCTCTACCGTCATTACCTTAAGTTTTCTTACTTCTTTAAGGTAGGCGTTAATTTCTTCCTGATTAATTGGGATTACACTTTTTTCCTTCATAGATTAATTTTTACTATAACTCTTTAATATATCTTTTTCGAACTCTGTAAGATTTTCAAACCCTTTGTCAATCATCTTGTCCAAAATTTGGTCTAAGGATGGTTTAGGAAACAGGTTATTCTTTTCACCCAAAAGTAATGCCACAAAATCGTCATCTTCCTCTTCGTCCATGAAATCTAAATTCCTTTTAATTCTATTAAGGTCGATATTCATCTCAACGTCATCACTTGAATTTTCTAAGTCTAAAAGATGACTTTCTATTTCTTTCGGCATAGACAATGTCATATTGTCATGTAATTCTGTCAGAATAAATGCTTCGGTTATACCATAGAGAATTCCACGGATGTATTCAAATATTTCACTTTTTTCAACCTCAGAGGCAAAATGGAATATCAAAATACCGTTTGTGTGTTGGAATTTCATGTGAGGTGAGTCAACAATAGGGGTTAATGATAGTGCTAACTCTTGACACATCTTCTCGTTTTCGAATTTACCAATTACTGATAAAATGTATTTTTTCATAAAGCAAATATAGGTTAAACTCTCTTGGATAATCCAACTATTTGATAAAAATCTTTTTTTCCTTCACAATACTCTTTTACCAAAGTAAGTAGCCCGCGAAACATAAAAGCATCATCTGATTGTTTTTCACACTTTGAAAAAAGTTCAACAAATGCTGTAATTGTTTCAACTGTATAATACCCATGACCCCTAAGTTGAGAGTGTTTATTACCCATAACTTGTGGGTGTTTCAAATCGTATGTATTTCTTTCTTGAATAGATGAGAACTTTTCGGACTCATCGTAGATTTTTATGAGGTCATTAACAAAACTATATAGATAGTTCATTTTGAAAACTGAACTATGAGACCCTTTAACCAATAAGTCAACTATCCAATGTGTGTGAGATGGGGTTCTCAACCTTTTTCCCTCTTCTTTATACTTAACCACAAAATCAAGCTCGGGGTTTTGACCTCGTTCGCCTTGATAAATAGCAACTTCTGTAACTAAGTCAGTTTTCCAAACTTTGATTGGGTGATGTTCAACCCCTATTTTCTTGAATGTTAAATGTTTCATAGATATACTCTTCCTTTTTTTCCTGAATGTTGTTCATACCATTTACCTTCATTATCCAACCATACGTAAGGGTCTGAAGGGTCTTCGGACCACCCATATTTTTGATAAAATTCAGGTTCTTTTTTCAAAAGATTGGCACGGTGAGATGAATGAAATCTTTCGTTTCCAATGAATGGTGGTATAATAACATCATTCTCAATGTATTGTTCAAAACTCATCGTATTCTTGAATCCTCGACAAATCCATTCTGCAATTGAATAATTCATATACAATTTCAACGCAGGGACATAGTCTCTCCACATAACCGTGCAAGGATGGTTTAACCAACCTTTGTATGGTGTTCCATCTAACTTAGGCCTACGGGTGATTGCTGATATTATTTGATAAGTTTCAACTCTTTGTTTACCGAGACGTTTGTTGTCGAGGGATTTAAGAGATTTTCTCATATCGGAATATGGTAAGAAAATTTGCATGCTGCAATGATACTGAATATTTTTACAATTACAAAATTTGGTCCAACTTAATAATAAGTTCATTTTTGGGTATACTTCTTGGACCTGTAGTATCACCTGAACTAAATTGAATTTGTGATATTAAACGTTGAGCTGTTTGAGGGTCTTCGACTCTAAGAAAATAATGTGAAGTAATTGATACATCTGTATCAGTGAAAACATCTCCAGCATTGATACCAACTCTTCTGATTGCTAAATTCGCATGTTGTTTTGTGGTGAAAGTAAATTTTGTGGGAGAAAGTTTTATTTCTTTCTCTCTAAGAACTTCGGTTTTTTTCAAGATAACCCAAACACATGGGACCATGAAATCTTTTCCTTCGAACGTAAAAATATCCTCAGTTAAATCCTGAATTAATGAAACCTCAAAGTTGAGAGGAATCTTGTCAATCATTGACCTTTTTTTGAAACCTTTGGGTAATATGAATGCGATTGTGTCTGCGTGAAGACAACACTTTTTTATAAATTTTAATGCAAGACTTGAATTTCTCCCAAATGGAGGATTACCAAAGAAAAGCACTTTACGATTCCCCAAGAAACTTAAATCCTTAGTCAAAAAATTACATTGTTCTATATCATCAGACTTAGGTTCAATGTCGTAGGCTATTTTGTCTTGGTGTTCCGCCAAATGAAAAAAAACACCCTCTCCTGCCGATGGCTCTATGATTGTATCATAATCAGTTAGATTCAGAGTCTCTAAACACCTTCGAGCGACCTCAGATTTTGTATAAAATTGGTCTAAACCATACTTACTTTTTGACATAATCTAAAAAAGTTTCCAAGTTTTTGTAAGAAACCGCAGATTGTATTCTACGTTGGGTTTTATGGTCTCTTTTGAATCTAGGTTGAACGATTCTTTCTTCACCCCACTTTTCTTTCCACTCTTTTACTTCAGACTTCCAAGTGGTATCGTAGTCATAACTATTGGAAACAACATTTTTAATCCAATGTTTAAGTTCTTCGAAGTGTTCCCAAGTGAATAACTCTTTCCATTTTTCAACGTCTACTAATATAACTTTTTCTTCAACAATGTTTGATTTTTTACCTTTCCAAACACCATACATTAAATAGAAGTCTTTATCTCTCGATACATTATTGAATATATCGGCCAAGGGAATTTCCGAATTTTGTTTGAAGGTTTTAACTACACATGGGGTTCCATCTTGACGATAGGCATCCCAAATACCCGTGTAGTTATCATCTGAAGATAGGTTATATCTTTCACAGAGTTGTCTTTGGTAATCAAAACCGTGACCTTGTCTTTCCATATCGCAAATGTATGGCTTTTATTGAGAAACTTTAGAAATATTTTCCGTTTTTGAAATTCTAACCACATTATTAGCCCAATTGTTTACCAAAGGATTGTGCGTGATAACAAAAATCTTCTCGAAGTATTCTCTCATCTTAGAAAAAAACTCCCCTACCATTTCTAAGTTTTCGTTTGAAATCTTACCAAAAACTTCGTCCCATACAATAATGTTTGGTTTTGGTAATGAACACACTTTTGACAACACGGCTCTTAGTGCCATAGCAGCTATCGTTCTTTCATAACCAGACCCTGATGTCATTGGTTTTTCGATTCCAGTTGAATTATCAATCATCATGAATTCTACCTCATTTTTATCGTTAATTCTTATTTCAAGATTGAAATAACAAGAATCCATGAGGAGTCTTTGAAGTTCTTGATTGATTAACGGCATCATCGTCTTCATTATAATTTTCGAGATACCATTTTTACCAAATACCTCCAAATATATCTTATATATTTTTTCCCTTTCAAACTCCTCGGTAATTGTTTGAATCATTTCGAGATTCTTATCGATTTGTTGTTTGAGGTTTTTTATTTGAAGTTGGTTAGATGTTATAGTTCTTTCGTAATCTCTCTTCTCATTAATTAAATCGTCTATCCTCATTCCCGCCTTCACTAACTGAGCATCAATATCATTGTTCTTTTTAATCTTATCTTGAACTTCTTCATATCTTGTCAGTTTGTCTTGAGCTTGCTCGAGTTTAAGTTTCGTAGACTCCAAAGACAATTCATACTTTTCTTTTATGAGTTTGTTTCTTTCATACTCATCAAAGTCTTTTTTCAGTTGGGTGAAAGACTGTTCTTTTTTTTCTAAATCTCCGATTTCTTTTCTGAATTCCCTGACAAGTTTTTTATATCCTTCTAACTGTTCTATTTTTTTCTTTGTTAGGGATGCCTCCATTAATTTGATTCCGCAGTGCTCGCACTGGATTCCATCCCCATACTTTTCTATCAATTCTTGTATTTCTTCAACTTTATTTTCTGCTAACACCAACTCACCATTTCTCGATTTGATTACATCTTTCACCGCGTCGTGTTGGTCTTCATGATAGAACTCTTTGGGCTCAATAATCTTAACTTCGTTTATTTGAGTTTGAATCGACTTAGATGAATTTTTGAAGTTTTCTATTTCTGTCTTGAGAGTATTTGGATTTAGTCTAACAAGTTCTTGGTCTATGTCGTTATGCTTGGATTTAAGAAGATTTTCTTTATAATCTTGACCCTTTTGAAGCCTGTTATCAACATCTTTCATTTTTTCCTGAGAATCGATAATTTGACTGTCGAGAACTTTTATTTCTTCATTTGACTCTGAATTGTTTTGCTTCAAAGTTTCAGTATTATATACATTGGACAACATACCTTTAGAAAAGTCAGAATAAATTTCTTTACCTGTTTCTTCTTTTTTCTTCAGGAATTCGAGCCCCAAAAATCTACTCAACACTTGTCCACGTGCTGTTGGCTTTGCCTCCAATAAATCCTCTAAATTCGAAGCGGTAGTCACAATGGTCATCAAAAAGTCATCGATATTACCTATCGATTTTTTGATGAAGTCCTCAGTCTCTCTCCTTTGTTCACCAGTGAAGTTTTGAAGTTGTCCATCAGCGAGTTTTTTGAAAAACTCCAATTCAGTTTTAACATTCCATTCTCCTGACTTAGCCTTTTTTCTTTCAATTTGTCTTGCAATAACATATTCCTCACCATCAATAACAATTTCACCTCTAACGGTTACTTTGTTTTTGTCAGAAAAACGGTTAAAGATTTCCTCTGCTTTCTGTGTTTTGGTTGTTGAGTTAAAGAATAAGAACAATAATAAATCTACCGTCAATACAGTTTTTCCTCCAAAGTTTGGTGGGTCAGATTCAACTACTGTGATACCATTACACTTGTCAAAATCAATTACTTGATTTTCCCCGTAAGAAAGAAAGTTACTAAACTCTATCTTTTTGATATACCATCTCTTGAAGGGGGTTACTTCGACCTCATTTATCAACATTCTATTTTCAACCGCTAAGTCGATATTCATGACTTGGTCAAAATACTGATGTTGGTTTTTAGATTCCAAGAAATTTCTGACCAACTCTCTGAGATAGTTTTGGTCCATGATATTCATGGTAACATCTATAGTTTGCTGGGTATCGTCTGTTGTTTTTACTTTGGTAATTACATTTACGTTTGTTGAGGCATACTTCTTCATGAAGTATTGCTTAACAGACTTGATTCTTTCTTGTGTAAAATTTTCAGAAGAGTCTTCCCAAATCACTTGAATGTAAGGGTTATCCAAAGCTGAAGTATCGAGTTTGTGTGACATCTCTTTGTAGTTAAATTCTGGTTTTGGATTGAACAAATCCCATTTCATTATTATTGAGGTGTTGTTGTTAGACCTGATGTTTGAGCATCTTTCTTCTTCATTTCCTCTATCTGTAGTTTCATTTGTTCCTCAAACAATTTTTGCATAACATTTTTTTGTGCATTGATTTGAGTGTTTCTTGATTGAACTCTTTTTCTGTGAGCCTTTGCTCCACCTCTTTTTTTTGACGTTCCCATTTTTTAATTGTTTTGTTGTGGTCTATTTTGTTCAAACCACTCGATTATTGAATTAATTGCCCATACAGAACCAGAAGCCAACATCCCATCAAAAAACCACGATACAAATGGTGATACTTCAAGTATAGTATGAACTGGTGAATATAAGAAAATTCCGAAGAAAAATCCAACCCAAGTTGGTGTGCACATCATACATTTCAACATATCGGATAAGAAAACCCAAAATCCATTGAATAGTGTATGCTCGCTTGCCGCCAATTTGTTTATTTTATTTCTCGGTCCGTTGAAAATGCTCCCATAAACCAAGATGTTGCTTATTCCATAAGTCATTATCATCCATAAAATTAATTGTGTCATAAAATATTATTTATAAAGATTATCATCAAGATTCGAGCCCCTCAAGAACATTGCTTTTTTATCTTCTTGGAACTTTTGAATATCTTGAATTGTTTTTTCGTATTCTTTTATTTTTTTGTCTTTTTCTATGTTGTCTTGTTTTAGTTTCTGAACTGTATTCTGTAAAGCATCCAGTTTAGGTTGTAAATCCCCTCCTGTGACTTTTTCAATCACCACTTCTTTGATGACCTCAATTGGAATTTCTTTAGTAACCTCCACTATTTTTTCCTGTATCACAACTTTGTCAACAGGGATTTCTTTTACAACTTCAACAATCTTTGGTGGTTGATTTTCCAACTGTTGTATTTTGAACAACAACTCATTTATTTGAGTATCGTCTGAAACTTTTACGATTTTTTCAATCACTTTTTCAACAGGCACCTCTTTTACTATTTCTTTGACCACAACTTTTTCAACAGGGATTTCTTTGATTACCTCGACCACATTTTCAACTACCTTTTCAATTGGAATTTCTTTTATGACCTCAACAATTTTTTCTACAATAACCTCTTTGATAACTTCGACTGGTTTTTCAATCTCCACATATTCAATTTTGACAACTTCTTTTTCAATTTCCACCGGTATCTCAACTCTCTTTACAACTTCTTTGATGACTTCTTTTTCGGTCACTTTTGGTCCAGCATTTAACAAACCATATCTTTCAATGTTGAATCCAGTTGTAAAGGATTCCTTGACAACTGAGCTTATAAGTAAATCGTTGAGATTACAATAAGAAACCAATTCTTTAAGTTCATCTTTGGAAAGATTAAGTTTAACTTCCATCTTAATAATTAACTAACTTTTCAGTTCCCTTCTCTAAATTATCAATTGAATTAATATAGAATGAAAGGAAAGGTTTAGGGTTAGGTAAATCAATGAAAGTGTATTCGTCTTTTTCGATTTCGTATACTCCGTATCCGTGTTTCCTTACTGTTTCACCAAAGTTTTGTTGTATAGTGGAACCAATCATATAAGCTTTCTTACCACCAGGTATGTCAAATATCTGCCTTTTGTGAATATCGCCACATAGAACTAAATCACACCCTTTGAATTTGTTCGAATCGAAACCATCCTCAAACTTATAACCAATATCAGTGTATAATCCTTGAACGGGTCCATGAAATAAACCTATATTAATTCTTTCTGACTTTTTTATTTCAGGTGGAATGTTATGCTCCATGAGAGAGAACACACACCAATTAATATTATCATCCTCATAAACACCTCTGTTTTTGAAATAAGAAATGTTTTCGTTTTTGAGTGAGTCTATTATCGGTGTCAATGCATCGAGACGAGTGTTGTTGTTTTCCAAAAAATCATGATTACCGATAATTACAATTGTTTTTGTTATTTCAGCACATTGAGCCAAAACCCAAGCAACAAATTCAACCAATTCAGGTGTCATTTGATTTTTGGAGTGAACCAAGTCACCTGTGAATACAATTCTATCAGGCGCAAGAGCTTTCCACTCGCTAAGTGCTTGCATCAAAATCCCACGATAAAGTTCGTGGTCTTTGAACAACCTAATATGAAGGTCAGAAAAATGGACTAATTTTTTAATCATTAATTAATGATTTTGTTTCTTCTTCAAATGGATTAAATCCTTTATTAACATGTCCACAACTATCACACTTTGTTACTGAGAAGGGAACATTTGTGTCTTCTCGGGAACCTGTCATCAGTGCAGGAACTCTTTTTAGAAGTAATACTTCACGGAAAAAAATCCCACCACAGTTCTCACACTTGACGTTGTCACATTGTCTCAAATCAATTTTTGGGGTTAAATCTTGCATACAGTTTTTATTTAAAATATAGTAAAAATTATTATTTATTCAAATATTTTTTGATGTCCATACCCATCACAGTTTCGATTACTTTTTTTGGAACTCTGAACTCTTCAAATTGTGTATCTTCTCTGAGATGTGCAATAATACAACCATAAACTTTGATATTTTCATATTTGGAACCCTTTAACATTTTCAATAAGAGTTTTCCATAAAGAGGTAATTGAACAAAATAATGTCCCAAGGCATTATTCGGTAATTCCTCGAAAGGTTCATACATTCTTTCTGTGTAATCATTTTCAAGGAAGTTTTTTGGTTTATTTGTTTTCCAATCTGTAATTAACAATCCGAAGTCATTTTTATTAACATTATGGGTTAACCATACTTTATCAGGTTGACCCGTATAACCAAGTTCAGGGTCTCCGAGAACCATCTCGGTATCTAACAATACAACTTCTCTTTGTTCCAATAAATCCAAATATCTTTTACCCGCAACTATCATTTTATCACTTTTCATGAGTTGGGTTAAATCGCATTCGAAAACAGGTTTTCTAACCTCTTTATAGGAACCATATCTCTTAATGGCTTCTTCTTCCAAAACGAAGTGCACTCTACTTCCCAAATTCGTGGAATAAGAACCAGCTGCCGCCCATTCCTCGATAAGTTGTTGTTGTTTTTCAGGGTCACCACCAGCTTTATTATACGCAGCTTCCTCGGTGGGAAATGGCTTATAAAAATGTTTCAAGACTTTCGAAACTGATGGCCAACTTGTCTTACCATCCATTGTGTATATATGTTTTTCTTCTTGGAAAGTAAGACCTAATTCGTCTTGTCTTCGGGAAATTATTTCCCTTAATTCATTGGCTACGTTACTTAATTTCATAATAGAATTCTTCGATGTTACCTTTCAAATCACAAACGTCTTTGTCTTTAGGTAATTTAACAATTTTTATTTTATTATACAAACGACCTCCATTCAGTTCGTGATACATTTTGAGACCGTCATCCCAAGCATCACCATCGACACATATTGTAATATTTCCATTTGCCCTTGTATAAAGGGTTTCGAAAATGAGTTTACTCATTTTTTTACCAAGCATCACTAACGGGTTTGGAAGAAAGAATGAGTCAAAGGCACCTTCTACGAGGTATATTTCCTTATCCCAATCAATTAGTTTTTCATTGAATATGATTTCGTCTTTAGGGACTGAAGCAGGATTTTTGTATTTCATCTTTTTATTAACCCATGCTCTACCAACAAAATAATTCAAGACACCTTCTTTGTCAAAAGACGGTATAATTACTCTATATGCAAAATCTCCTTGAACCGTATATCCAATCTTATATTTTTCAATCATTTCATCTGATATACCACGAGATTGAAGGTATTTGTAAGCTTCAATATGAGGAATGAATCTAGGATTTGAATCTTTAAATAAAGTGAACCCTTCAGGTAGTCTTAATCTGAGTCTTTTTTTATCCTCCTGTTTGAACTCTTCGGGTTTGATAAGATTGTAAACTTTCTTTTGTTGTTTTGTTGCATGTCCATCGAAAAGTTTACCCAAGGGTCCGTGTGTTCCGTGAGTTTCACCACAAGCCCAACATTTGTAAACGTGTCGGATATAGTTAATCTCAAGGTTTCCTTTACCGTCTCCTTTATCCAAACCTTTTTCATCCGCACAGACAGGGCAGTCAAAAGATATTTGCCCCTTTGATTCATAGTGCTGATTAGGTTCACCTAAAAAATCACTAAGGAGTTCAACTAAAACCTCTATTTCATCACTCATATGTCGATATCTTTAGGTGCTTCTGCCACAACGTGTTTTCTCCACCATTTTTTTACCGGATGATTTTCATCAAAATTTTTTTCTATGAAACCAGCAAAAATGAAGAAAACGACCGTTATAATAAGAAGCGTGACCCAAATGTAAAAAAATATTATCATTTCCAAATAATTTTCTTAATCAAATCATAATAGGGTATTTCAATATCGAAATACTTTAAGTAAGTTTTAACATCAAAAAAAATGTTTCGTCTTATGAATCGATTGACTTTAATTTTTGAAACTCTTCCCCCATTTGGAAAAACGTCAGTCATGACTGAAGAACTATACCAATCTTTTTTCCTATTATAGTGAACGAAAATTTGCCCTTCGAATATTATATCTACTTCTTCGAGGTGAGAGTATGAACGGTAGTTTTTGATTGTAAAAGTTCCTTTGAGTTGTGAGTTGGATATGGGTATCTTGTTACCAAATTTTTTTACAACTTTGGAAATTGACTTTGTGTGTGGTGTTCTCAACATGTGCATACCACAAAGATATGCTTTGTTCTTTAAATCACCAAATTTCTTTCATCTTCATGTAACCTAGTGCTGCACAGTAAGCGTCTGTTTGGTCGAAGTTTTCTTTTTTAAGGGTGTTGTTTTTTGTGTATAACCAAGTAATTTGTGGTTCTCTTTTCGCAATCAACTCCCATATGATAACTTTTTTATCTATGTCTTTAGGAAAACCCCCGAACAATACAAATTTACCTTTATCATTTTTCTGAACTAAGTGTGGGAATGCAAATTTTCTTGAGTTGTAAGTAGACATAAATTCAGGAACTACTCCTAAGATATCATACACTTCTTTACAAATCAAAGTGTTGAACCTCATAAGAGTTCCAACCGTATACACGTTGTTTGAATTAAGTAGTGGTTCCTCGATAATGACATTTTGGATTCCTAATCCTACATATTCAGAAAGTTTGTTCCTAAAAATGCCCGATTTGAGAATGAGTTCCTCGATTTTATTTTCACTTTTTGGTTTTGGGACCGGTGAAATATGTGTAAGTTCTAATAAATTTTTTGATTCAATATCAAACAAAGCCCATCCAATAGTTTTGGTGGACACATCCAATCCTAAAATCTTAGGGGAGTCTTTAACAATATTTTTAGCCATATTAAAAATCTAATTTCACTACGTATTGTTGAATACCTTGTCTCAATTCGGGAGACTGTAGCTTAGATATAACAATAAGGTCTTTATTGGAATCGTAAAGACCAATTTCGGTAACATATGAAGTAGTTCCACTTGTCCATGTTGGGTTAGAAGTGTTAGTGAATTGATTTCTTCCCAAATTTATCAAGTATCTCATCTCATATATTGTTGCCGAAATATCTGTTGTGAAATTACCATAGAAGTAATACTCATCACCAAAATTCAAATAATCTGTTTGATTGTTTGTTGGAATGTCTATGTAAGAGGCGAGGTTATATATATCACTGTTTGTAACTGCACTTTGATACGTTGCCAAATCTATTTGGAATGTTGTGCCTGTCAATCCTGACATTGTAATATATCCATTAACCGATGAACCAGATATTTGGTCTGTAACATCAATGTATTTCCAATCAGTTGGACTTGGTCTAGTGTCACCTGAAACCATTTGACAAAGAATCATCAATGAGTTTGCACAATATCCTGTCAGATTAATAGCCGTAGAAGAAGGTGAAGGTTGATTCAAAAATTGAAACTCTGGTCCGAATCTGACAGCAACATTTTGACTTGTGTCTGTGCAACCTGTTGAAGGTCCAACAATTTTCGAATAATAATTACAGTGTAATGAATCAGTAAATCCTGTATTGTTGAATCTATAGGTTACCCAAAGTGTTTGTGTATCAGCAGTAAGTAAACCTGTGGCGGTTGAGTTGTTCGTGAAACAAGTATTAGGTGCCAAATAAGAAAGTTTAGGTGCTGATAGAGTCCAGTTTCTATTAGCCTTATAAGACATAGCCGCTATTACCTCCTCATCGTCAATTACAATGGTCTGTGAATCAGGGAAAACCTTGCCAATTCTATTCAAATTACCATTACTATCAGGATTTGTATCCCAAAGATGATAATAACGAATACCAGGGTCGTTCATATCAATGTTTTTGGTTGATTTGATATAGTATGGTTTACATAAATCATAACCTGGTGGGTCGATAAAGAATGTTTGACCAATTGTGTTTCCTGTCGACTTATGCCACATCAAAGTAGGTATTGTAACCTTAAGGTGTCTCGCTAAACCTGTTTGATTCGAAGGGTTCTGTGGGTCATAAGGAATAGTTGAAAACTTCTCGCCATAAACATGGTCAATATCTTGATTAGTGTAGTGTATGATTGCAATTGCTTTTTGGTCTTGGGGTCTAACAACTACTTTCTCATCAAACGAATTGTAATAAAAAACTTGACTTGTATCGGTTTGACCTGAAGGCTCTTGATATCCCAAATATTCTTTAGTCCCGATGTAAGTTACTGAACCGTATTTTGTATAATCTTCATAAGCGTTACTGAAAAGACCAGCAGGACTTTCTGACCAAGGAATATTCATGTTCCAAATTAAAGTATTTTCACGGTTTGAAACATCACATGGTGATTCAAAATTAATAGTGTCAGTCTGCCAATAAGGTGCTGGTGTTATGAAATCATAAAGAACAGTCATACCTGAAGGATATATCAGAACTCTTGCATATTCTCCTGATAATGAAAAAGAACTTAAATCTGGAACACTTCTATCTAAGGTAAGTGTCCATGGAGTTGTTCCAGAGGTTCCTGTTGAAGGGCTTATGTTTTGAATTTTATATGTGAAAACAGGATAGTTACCTACAAAACCTGTAAGTCCTACTCCGAGTATTAATGTAACAAAATCACCTATTGAGGGTGTTCCTGATGATGGCTCGAGTGTAAGTGGGTTTGTATCTAATTCGATGTCTATCGTTGTTTGACCTGTGAGCGTATCTTGTGCAACCCAATAGTTAGAAGTTATTGTATATGCAGATGAAGTTTGTGCCGTCCAACTACCTTGAGTTCCTCCCGTCATGAAAAATCCTTTTTCACCAGCAGAATTATAAACTTCTTGAAATGTAGAATCCATGTAAGGTATTCCGTATGTGTTACCGATACCACCCTGAACATAGTAAGGATATTTCACATTTTCTTTGTTGGACTGAGGGGAACCTGTGTCATTTTGAGCATTGAAATCAGGCATCAAAATGTTATTATTAGTTTGATTATAGTTAGGAACGGCCTGATAATTAACTTCACTATCCCCTATTTGGAAATAAGAAATGTTGAAATTCCCTTGTGATATCTTTCTACGACCAACGTCAGTTAATCTTGTGTTAATTAGACCCGAAGTATTTTTAATTATATAAGCCATTACGAATAAATATTTGTCATCCTTTTTTTATTAATCCTGTGCACATTTACAGCTCGCGTTTGAACATTGTTTTGATGAACAAGAGATAAGAGAATTATCTACGCTGTCAATACAATAAGCAACTATTGTTGGGTCAGGTCCTGGACTTCCTGAAACGTTGTCTATCATATTACCCGAAGAATTTCCACTTGTTATTGTTACGGTTTTATAAAATACCCCATAGTTACTCGTCTCAATCTGAATCGAAAAACTAGTATCAATTGTCACAATGTTTTGCGTAGTAATTACTATGTCCACTGCGGGTTCACCCAAATTAGTAGTTGGTGTCACAATCAAACTTGTCACAGGATTACAAACAATACTTCCACCATCACTATTATAAACCATCTTGAACACATCACCTGCAACAAGATTAATCGGGTTATACATAACAACACTAACACTTTCATTTATTCCCGCAGAACAGAATCCGTTGAAAATACCCGAGCCAACTTCAACGTCATTCAGCATTGCTTTAACCTCAACATAATAATTGTCGCTTGTTGGTGTTTGGAAGTTTGCCTGCATGTATTGAACATTATTATTTGGGGATATACCACACGGATATGTGGATAGTCCTGAATCAATTGTAAGAACACCACCAGTAGGGCTATATCTGAAATTTTGGAAACAACCCACCTTATTTGGTCCTGAACAAATTAATCCTCCAACTAATTGATTCATGTTGAGATAAATGTTACCACTTTGAATAACACCTTGACATGTTACACATTCAGGTGTATCAACCTGACCTTGATAGGTGATTGAGTTGTTATTCACCTGTGTTTTTTCTGTATCACCTACCGCTGAACAACAAGTGCATCCTTTGATGACTACATCAGAAACTTGAAAAGAAATTGTCTGTTGTAGATTAGTTGTGCAGTTGGACTGAGCTCCAACTTGACCATCGGTTATTGTTAATATCGAAGTAGTAGAACCTGAAACAGTGCTAAAATTTGAGAGTTCCAACGAATATTGGTCAGTCTCAGTATCAATTCTTTGTGTCTCGGGATTACAGTTTGGTCTACTTCCAATAACAGTATCTATGTCTGTGGAGAAAGGTGTCTTTGTTGAACCATTTTGTAGAATAGTAAAGTTGTCTACACAAGTTCCTGTTCCTGGTCCATTGAATGTCTTGATAGATGATGTTGTCAAATTGAAATTAACCACAACTCCATTAGGTATAGGCGGAACCGAAGTAACATAAAAATATGTTGTTTTCGTTGAAATATTATTTGAAGATACCTCAGTGTTTAATTGTGGTTGTGTTATAATATTAATTTGATATGTTTGTGGACTTCCCACTGAACTTATTTGAACCGATTGATTAACTATATTATTCGCGGCATCTATAACTCTAATATTGTATGTGTTCGGGCAAAGATTTGTAAAAATATTTGAGGTTTGATATGATACCCCGTTATTAATCGAATATTGATATGGTGCTAATCCAAATCTCGCACTAACCGTTATTGAACCATCACAGTTCGTTTGGTTGTTGCAAGACGCATCTTGTTTTGTTGTTGTCACTTGAAGTGGTATTATTGTAGGACAAGAACCTAAAGTTACATTTATAGTATAAGTTTGTGTTCCACCAAGTAAACTCCAACCACCTAAAGGTGGTAATGAAGTGGTTGAGGACGCAAAAATACCTCCCCCCACAGGGTTTATTGGTGTTATCAAATCTGAACCAACAAGTTCCCATCTTGTTCCTTTCCACACAATGTTCTGTGAATTACTACTTGTCCATCTTGGTTTACCATTAGACGTTCCATTTTGACTGAACGTTGTTGGTCCTACAACGTTAGAATTGTTGTATGCCAAGAAACAAATGTTGGCGTAAACTGGTGGAGGTGTTGTGGATGGCGTTACAGTTGGGGATGGAGTTGGACTTGCTGTCGGTAAAAGTATGGAGCAAACTGTGTTTGCAGTATAGTCACCGTAATAATCAACAACGGTAACAGGATAATAACCAGGTCCTATGTTAGTTAAAGTTCTTGTTCTTTGACCATTTGCCCAATAAATTGAATACGGACTTGTTCCTCCTGTGATGTTCAAAGTGAGAATCCCATCATATGATTCTGAGTTTGAAGGCATTTTGAGAAGATTACAATTCACACCCAAATCGAAAAGGGTAAACGGTTCACAATTGTTTTTCGGACGATAAACTGGTGTTGGGTTAGGTGTTGGTGTTTGACTTGGTGTTACATTTGGTGTCAGACTTGGCGTTTGAGTAGGGGTCGGTGTAGTTGTGAGAGTAGTTGTTGGTGAGGCTGTTTGTGTTGGTGTTGGGGTCAGGCACGCTGTGGTTGCAGGCTCGTTCAATAAAACTACACCACTATAAACTTGAGTATAATCTAACGAAACAAGGACTTCAAAACTTTCACCTTTTTGGAAATTACCACAACAATCTGTATACCAAAATATTCCAGTTGTATAAGCACTTCCACACACTATTGGGGTGGATGATGGGGTCTGCGTTGGTGTAGGGGTATTAGTGGGAGTTTTGGTAGGGGTCGGTGTTTGGGTTGGAGTTTTAGTTTGCGTAATAGTTTGTGTTGGTGTTGGTGGTGGGGTTTGAGATTGGGTTGGCGGGGGGGTTTGAGTCGGTGTTTGTGTAGGGGTTTGGCTCGAAGAAGGAATAGGGGGCGTGGGACAAGCACCGAGAACTGTGAGTATTATGAACTCACCTGGAGCTTGACCTGGCACAGTATAGGAACAAACAGTTATTGTGCCGCTCGGTGGAATTGTAGGAATAGGATTCAATTCACAGTCAAACCCTATAGGAGTTGCAGGTAAAATTGCGGACCCATTTGTTATTTGATAGTTAATACAAGCCATTAATTTATAATTATCTTTTCCATTTTTTTATTTATGAACATCCACCACAATCTACGCTATCAGTGCAAATAGTTACACTACTACAAGGTTGAATTGATGTAACCCCACCTGAAAAATCACCCGACCCAGCTCGGATGCACCTTTCGACTTTTGAACCTGCAGAAAGTGGTTCACCAACTACTGAACCATCACATAAAGTATATTGTATTGTTGAACCCACAACATCTTGATTTTCAAAGTAATAACACAAACATGGACAAACATAAGTTCCACAAGAGCTTATATCATCGAAATTAGTTATTGCCACTACAACACCATTTAAGATTTCCATAACATAAAGTGGTGGTGACGATATATCAGGATTTGCTGGATACGTAGATGGTCCGTATACATATTTTCCTGTAAGAGTTGTGTTTACAAAAAATATTCCAAAAAGATTATAATATAATTGACTGCCAGGTCCTAAAGTAGTTGAAGAATTGTAATAATACCCTGCGTTTCCATCTACCTCAACTAATGGGTCGAAAGCTTCTATAAAATCACATTTCACTTCTTCTTTTGTTTTTGATGTCCAATTTATTTCTGACCCACATATAGTTGCCCCATATGATAAAAGAAACTCAACAAATGAAGGTGTAACCGTTGGCGTTTGTGAAGGGGTTTCTGTTTGGGTAGGAGTTTGAGGAGGTGTTTCAGATTGGGTAGGAGTTTGGGTTTGGGATGGAGTTTGAGTTTGTGTTGGTGTCGATGGAACACAAAGTGAAAAAGATACTATTTTACCTTGGGAATCAATTACCACTTGATATAATGTTCCTCCGAAAGAAATGATATATGTGTTCCCACCCCCATTCAAAGGGTTATATAATACCCCGTTTAGAAGTGTTTGGTAAATTGTGGCACCTACAACAGGGACTAAATTTGCCTCTGAAATGTATGTATAATAACCTGTTAGATTGAGTGGTGATGAACAACTATCAGCTGTCGGGTGAAAAACAACAAGAGGTGTTGCGGTTGGTGTTGATGATATAGTTGCTGTATTCGAGGTAGTGGGTGAATTTGTTGGTGTCATGGATGGCGTTTGGGTTGGTGACAAGGTAGGTGAATACGACGGGGTTGGTGTCATGGTTGGGGTTTTAGTGACATTTGGTGTTGGTGTGGGAGTTATATCTATAGGAATCTCATCAATACAACCTTGGGTATCTTCAATTTTAATAACAATTGTTGATTCACTATATGGTGATGGGACATAGAATGAGAATGGAAATGTTGCAACCGACGCAACAAATTGACAGTCGCCACCACCCGAGTTACAATAATATATGTCAACTGGTGTATTTGCAGTTACAGATTGGATAGTTACAAATTGACTCATGCTACATAAGTTACTCCTGAGATTATGCAATTCTGCGAATCAATTACTTTCAACATGTAAGCCAGTCCAGTATCATATGGTTGTGGTATATCAAAATCATATGGAAGAGTTGTTATAGTATTAATATAAAAGCAACCACTACCGTTTGGTTGACAGATATAAATGTCAAATGGTGATTGTCCTGTTATACCATTTATTGTAACTTGAACTGCCATCTTATGTTGTTCGTTTTATAAAAATTTTATACAAAGTTCCTGTCACTGATGGGAAAACAATTGTGTAACATCCTACAAGAGGTTTGTAATTGAATGGTGGATTTGTAAGTTGAACTGAATTCAACACGAAACCGCCATACTTGTTACATTCAACAACTTTTGTTGTTTGTGAGTTACCTGAAAGGAGATACCAAGTTCCACTGACATCAACAAACCCACATTGTGCACCGTAACGAATGTATTGTCCGAATTCATTACCAATATCAAACGGAAGGGTGGTTAGGTTAATTTCATCAGGTGTGCTAGATAAGACGAAGTTCATATTATAAGTTCCGTCTCCATTATTTTCCAAACTTACATTCAAATAAACCTCAACTTCATCAACACTACTCAAACACGTATCACAACTCAAATAGGTTTTATCAGGTGCTGAAGCAAAGTAATCTCCATCGAATCTTTGTGAGGTTGCAATTTTGATAGGTGCAAAATAATTACAATCAAATTCACCCTCATAGGTCCAACAATTTCCATCAGCATCTTTAAATTGTCTTCCAACTGTAGTCTGTATTGGTGATTGTTGTGTTTGAATCATATATGTTCTGACTGTATTTGGACTAATTGGAATACAACTTGAATAAACATATACCAAACAAGGGGTTTCACTTGGCGTTGGGGTCATCGTTGAAGTAGGACTATAAGACGGTGTTTGTGATGGAGTCTGAGTTTGGGTTGGCGTTGATGAATAACTTGGCCTTGGTGTTGCTGTTGGTGTAAGACCAGGAGTTGTTGTCTGTGTTGGAGTTGGCGTGAATGTAGGAGTCGAGGACGAAGTTTGTGTCGGCGTAATTGTCATCGTTGGTGTTGATGTAGGTGTTGATGTTATCGTCGTTGAAGGTGATGGTGAAGGGACTGTTGAACATTTCGAACAATCGTTTCCAAAAATATCAATTATCGAGTCTACGTTCGTGTTAGATGATAAGTTTGAATCATCCCTCAAATACTTCAAGCAAAGAATTGTTTCATTAATAACCGCCGAGAATACCATCTCAGTTTGGATTGGAATTTCCTCAAACACAAGTGGGTCAGAAGTGTAGAAATAATTTTCAGTTCCACATTGATTCAATACCTTAACCGAAACACAACTGAATGTTTCTTCAAATATATTGAAGGTAACTTGTCCATCCGCAGGAACTGTTCTTGTCAGTGTTATCGTTGGTGTGTTTGAAGGGGTTGGGGTTGAATCAGGAACATAATTAATCTCAAAGTCGACACTTTTCCCAAGACATATCAATCCTGTTGGTGATGGAGTTGGCGTTACACCTATGGAAGTGAAAATGAAATTCACATCGTCACAAGGAACTGACGGACTTGGTGTTGGGACTGGTTCCCAATCACAGTCAAAGTATGCATTGAAATCGAAGGTGTCACAATTTATTGGCGTTGGAGTTGGAGTTGGACAAACTCCTGGTTCAAAAGAACCGAAAGATATATCAGGACACGCAGAGTAACATGGAGACGAGCCCTTCAATAAACAAGTCCCACCGAGAGAGGTGCTCAGACACCAATAACTCTCAGTAACTGATGTAAAATAATAAATGTAACCCAAGCTGACGCTTCCACCAGAATAGGAGATTCTACCATTATAAGTTGCACCTGAAACGTAAAGTCCATTGTAATTCAACAAAGAAGGTAGGGTTGTAGTAAAGCAAAATTCACCCGAATCACAAGCCGCTGGTGTCGAAGATACTGTCGGAGTGTTTGTTGGTGTTGAATACGGGGTTGGCGTTGGTGTGTTCAATAGACAAGCTCTACAACTACCCCAATCAGGTGCACCCAAATCAGGTCCACCAGGACCTGAAAACTCTTCGAATCTATAACATCTATTGTTATATTCATAAACCGCTCCTTGATAAGCGGTATCTTCATCAACATTGGCATAAAATATTTCTTCAGTGGAACAGTCAATCAATAATGCAGCAACACTCGCAACTCTTGGACAAAGTGTAGAACCGCAACCTGTTACATTTGTAAATGTAACCGATGTTCCATCATATATTGGACCACTTCCCGAATCAACAACTGTCGCACATCCTTCATATTCTGTAGAACCTGTGATAAGATAGACATCGTCAACCACAACTGCAACTGGTAAATCCTCAAATCTGAATAAAGTCCCTGAAACACAATCACGGAACCCTATTAGGTTTTGTGTCGGTGTTTGAGTGTTAGTTGGGGTATTAGATGGCGTTTGAGTTGGGTCTGGAGTTACAGAAGGTGTCTGTGTCGGAGTTTCGGTTTGAGTTTGGGTTGGTGTTACATCAGGGGTTGGTGATAGAGTCTGTGAAGGCGTCTGAGTTGGAGTTTCTGAAGGTGTTTGTGTAGGAGTCTCAGTTGCTGTAGGGGATGAACCAATAGTTGATGTAGGGGTCTGAGTTGGGGTTTCGGATGGTGTTTGTGTAGGAGTTTCTGAAGGCGTTTGAGTAATAGTCTCAGTTGGTGTTTGTGTGGGAGTTTCGGTTATTGTAGGAGTCTGAGTTGGGGTTTCAGAAGGTGTTTGAGTAGGGGTTTCAGATGGTGTTTGTGTAGGTGTTTCTGTTGCTGTAGGTGACGAACCTATAGTTGCGGTTGTTGTTGGTGTAGGCGTTTCGGTTGGAGTTTCAGTTGGAGTTTCAGTTGTTGTCGGTGTAGGTGTTGGAGTACCACAACAATCTACAAATGTATCCGTAGCATAAGACGATACTGGAAAGTAAGCGACATTGTTTTTATAATAATAAGTCGACTGAACGTAATTTGCACAAAATGAATCGTCGAAAGTTCCTGCGTCAGCAAAACTTGCCGTGGTCAGTATATTATAACAATTGTAATAGTCTACGAATATAGTGTTGTTTAGTGACGAAGGTGTATTACCCGTGGCATCATCCAAGTCAGGTTGTGCAATTGTAACATCAAAATATGTACAATTACAAGGAGTTGAAGGGGTTGGAGTTTGTGTTTGAGTTGGCGTAGGAGAAGGGACTACACCACAATCTCCATCAACCACACAAGTTCCTCCCAAAGATGTCCAAGTATATAAAGGCTCAGGTCCTCCTGCACAGGTAGTTCCCGATGAAACAAGTTTTAATCCTTGTGTTCCACCCGATATACAAATATATCTACTTGATGTCACATCAACTTGAACACATTCCTCATTTCCATTACACGCGTAGTATCTGATTGAAATATCTACAATATCATTGTTAGTGATTTCCCAACATTCGCAATCACCAGGTGGTGTTAGGGTAGGTGTTGGGGTAGGTGTTGTAGTTGGCGTCTCAGTAAGAGTTGGTGTCGGTGTTTGTGATGGGCTTACAAAACAAGGACCAACAACGGTCAAAATTGCAGATGGACCGCTTATAACGGTTCCAGCCAGTGCACAAAAAACATCAGTATTACCGTTGGTTATTGTGGCGTTTTGGGGTACAGAATCACAATCAGTGTAAGAATAAGGTTCTGAAATAGGCCCTGAAAAACCTAAATATAATGAATATTGAACACAACCTGTCTGTGGTGTTGGGGTAGGTGTTTGTGTTTGTGTTTGCGAGATTGCTGGAGCTGGAGGGTCTGGGTCCGTTGGAGTAGGGGTTGGAGTTTCTGTTGGCGTTTCTGTTACAGTTGGAGTTGGTGTAGGGGTAGGAGTTTCGGTCGGAGTTTCTGTTGGAGTTGAAGAAACTACAGGCCCTACTGAACAAAGTTCTTGATTGTTTAGAATCCCATTACTTCCACTTATTTCCCAAGAATAGATTCCGTTAGAATAATATCCGTCAGGCGCAAATGTTGTAAGACCTGAGTCAGAATATAAAGTACTACCACTCCAAAGTCCTTCTACTGATGAGGTGTAATAACCTGTACCACCTGTAGATGCAAAATCAGAACAAGCAGACGGACCACTTATGACTGAGTATGAAACCAAAAAGGTGTTTGCACCTAATGGACCACAAAAATTGTCGTATATTGATATTCCTATTTCAGTAATCCCGTCGTAAATTACGTTGGGAAAAGATTGAGTTGCCGAGCCGCCAGCACCCGCATCAAAATTTTGTTTTCTACCAGTACTATCTGTAACCTCGATACAACCATTCAACAACCCATTACTCCAATATACAGTAAGAGTGTACTCACCAACTTGTGTAGTGGTGAATGCACAAGTACTCGAACTTGGCGTACAAGGACATCCCACATCACAAGTTGCTGTAACACCGTTAAAGTCAATTTGACTTATAGTAATTGTGGGTGGTGACTGATTATAAACAAATATGTTAGACATGAATTACTTACTTACCTTATAAATAACTTGAACTTTATTTTTTTCACATTCAAAATATAGTTTGACTAAAAACAATATAAAGGCACGCTCAGCCTATATTTATGATTATATGAAACTTCTTAAAACGATAAAGAAGATTATTCAAGAGGCTGAAGAACAGTATAATACTGCAAGTGAGACTAACACACCACTTGAAGAATTAGATAGACTCGAAAAACACTATCAAGACTCTCTGAAATTGTTACGCTTATACAATTCCAAACAGGAAAAACTAAAATCCAAGAAAAAATAATTACATCTTAAGTCAATAGATTTTCTTAAAGTTCTTTCTTATATTTCATCACATGAAAGAACCTCTATTAGACTTACATCTGAGTCATGGATTAGGTGACACTATTTGTGCAACACCTTCTTTAAGGAAACTATATTTTGCTTATGGAAAAAAAATATCAGTATTAACTGACCATCCACTAATATTCAAACATAACAAATATGTTGATAAAATCTTTGATACCAAGAACACAAATAGAGATGATTTAGAATCTCAATACGAATTACTCGTAAGTTTTGCACCAAATTTAGAAAACCGATACGGTTTAGGATTACGTCATAATGTTATGGACATAAGACAATTCCATGCGGCGGGGTTGGGTTTCCAATTATTACCCGAGGAATGTGATATGGATTACGTTCCTGATGAGTGGGAGCCAATTGATGGTTTACCTGAAAAGTTTGTTTTGATACATCCCGTAACCTCTTGGGCTTCGAGAACTTGGCCCGCAGAGAAATGGCAGTTATTAACACGAATGTTAAACGATTACGGTATTCCTGTTGTTTCGATGGGGAAGGCATCGAGTGAGGTAGGTTTTCACATGGTAGACAAACCTGTTTTCGATTTCCCTATCAAACTTGGTTTGAATTTAATGAATAAAGCAAATGTCCCCCAAACTTGGTGGTTAATGCAAAAAAGTATTTGCACGGTCACCATGGACTCAGGTATGTTACACTTAGCAGGAACCACAGATGCAAACATCATTCAATTAGGTAGTTCTGTTCATTGGAAGTTAAGAGCCCCTTTTCGAAACGGTTCTCAAGAATATAAATTTCATTATATTGATGGGGATTGTAAGATAGCATGTGCATCTGACATGAGATATGGTGTCAAAGAATGGGGTTCAATAAGAGGAATCCCACCTTTAGTTGGATGTTTAGAAGGAAAATCCGAATTTGTTTGTCATCCTAGCGTTCTACAAATTTTCAATAAAATATTAACCCTATTATGAGTATAAGATACAACTTTATAGAGGTCGGAACATCAGACTTCATGACTCTAATTCAATCTGCTGATGACCAAACTGTCGGACTCAGTATCGAACCCATTTCAGAATATCTCGATAGATTACCTAATAAACCCAAAGTTCAAAAAGTCAATGCGGCTCTTTCTGATACAGACGATACTATTGAAATATATCATATAGAATCTAAAGATTTAGAAAAATACAATCTTCCCTATTGGATTAGAGGATGTAACTCTGTTAATGGTCCTCATGAATTTACAAAGAAAAAAATTGGTGATGAAACATATAACAAGTTGGTAAAAATTGATAAAGTCCCAACTATATCTTGGAAAACTTTAATAGAAAAATACAATATAGGTTCAATTGATTATTTAAAAATTGACACTGAAGGTCATGAACATATAATTTTAAAAGGGTATCTCGAACAATGTAGACTGAATCATAATCTTTTCGCATCTAAAATTGAATTCGAATACAATGAAACATCAAATAAAATTGAATTAGATAAAATTATAAATCAATTATCAAATTATAATGTAACTTATTTGGAGGAAGACGTTATATTGAACATCAAAACAGAGTCTGAATTTGACAAATCTTATGTCTTATATTCAACCGAAAATTACTTTGATATTGTAACTGAATGTGCAAAATCAATAAGACAATTTAGTAAACTACCAATATTGGTTTATTTAATAAATTCAAACAGAACTGTTGAAGTAGAAAATACCAAGACTTTAAATTGGTCTATAGATATCGAACCTACTTCAAATAACATGTATATTAAGGAAAGGGACAACTTTTACATAGATAGAAAAAATCCAATAATTTATAAAATTTTATCTCAAAGACCTCTGATTATCAAAGATGCTTTAGAAAAATATTCAAATATTGTTTGTTATGTTGACAGCGATTCAATCGCAACCCCTAACGTTGATACTATATTTTCATATTATGATGAAAATTCATCTCACCCATATTTTGTTGAAGGGATATACGATTTTTTGAAATACGATGGTAGAGGTGGAGGAGGAGGATTCGGAGGTGGAATGGAAACAACTTTGGAACACGATACCTGTGTCTTGTTTGGTGTTGACCAATCGGTCAGAAAAAACTATAGACAAACAGGATATTTCGTTTCAGGTCAAAATACCATCGAGTTTTTGGAGGAATGGTATTGGATGTGCTCACACCCAAAAGTCCTGAAAAATGTTAGTCATTATGCTCCGTATAATGAGGAGACTATTTGTAACGTTCTATTATGGAAATACAATATAGATAAGGGTCTTCCCTATGTCTATGTCAATGGGAGATTAGAAACGGTTGAGAAAATGTATACCCAAGTAGAATATAAAGGAAAGGGTATCAGAAACCACATCGGTGAATGGTTAAGAGTTCCTGAAGAAAAAAATCATCTCCTGTTTTTTCATGGTGAAAAAAATCCAAACATGATGAGAGAGATGGTAGATGAAATCAAAAAATATAACAAGGAAAAACTTAGAATTTTATACTTAGCACCTCACCTTTCAACTGGTGGTATGCCAGCTTACTTATTGAAAAGAATCGAAACCCTACAAGAATATTACCCTGAGGTAGAATTATATGTTGTTGAGTATTGTCTTTACTCAACTTGGTATGTGGTTCAAAAAGAAAAAATAAAACAAATTATACCCGATAACAGATATTGGACATTAAACACTTTGGGAAATCATAATGATGAAAATTCTCTGAAGTTAATTCAAATTATAAAAGATAATTCAATTGATATTGTTCATGTTGACGAAATACTTGAGGGGTTTGATAGTTTCAATCGAGTATCAATAAATGTCTTAAATGCACTTTTTGATAACAACAGAACTTGGAAAATTGTCGAGACCTGTCATAATATTCATTTTAATCCTGAGAATAGACATTTTCATCCCGACGCTTACGCCTTCTGTTCTCCCCATCATCCGAAGGTTCAATTCAAAAATGAAAATTCTTATTATGAATTTTTTGAATACCCTATTGACCGAAAATTTGTTACCGAAGAACAAAAAGAACACGCAAGGTTAAAACTTGGTTTAGACCTTAATAAAACCCATGTGATAAACGTTGGACTTTGGACTCAAGGAAAAAATCAAGGAGAGGGCATCGAAATCGCAAGATATCTACAAGGTGAAGATATAGAGTTTCATTTCATAGGAAATCAAGCATCAAATTTCGAAAGTTATTGGAAACCTCTGATGATGAATTTACCATCAAATGTAAAAATTTGGGGTGAAAGGAGTGATGTGGATTTGTTTATGAAAGCATCAGACATATTTTTATTTAACTCCACAATTGAATGTAATCCCCTTGTTCTTAGGGAAGCCGCTTCTTATGGTTTAAAAATTCTTTCTAGAAATCTTACACAATATTATGATATGTTTACACCATACATCACACCAATTGATGATGATTGTGAGAAAACGTCAAACATAATTCGTGAGTTAAAATACAATGGAATCTCAAGAGACTATGAAGTTAGTCATGACCAATCTCAGAACTTTGCTTTATCTCATAAAAAGTTTTATGAGAAGTTAAAAACTATGGATATAAAGATTCAAAAATCATCAAAGAATAATATACAAATTACTCAATATTTTATAAGACAACCTTTTTTAGAAATTAAAGGGGATTCAAGTTCTAAGTTTTTGGTTCAATTCATTGATGATAAAGGGGTAATTCATTATGAAAATAAAATAGATTCCAACTGTTGGGTAAAACTTAACAGACAATATTTTACAAATTGGAGAACTAAGGTTTACGAAGAAGAAACACTAATATATGACTCGAAATTAGATTTGAAAGACAAAAGAGTGTTTATAAATTTTGATAGTAAATCTTTAGGTGACAACATTGCTTGGGTGCCTTATGTTTTGGAGTTTCAAAAGAAACATAATTGTAAAATTATTCTTTCCACATTTTGGAATAAGTTATTCAAAGAAGTTTACCCTGAGATAGAATTCATAGAACCAGGGAATGTTGTAAAAGACATTCATGCACAATACTCCATTGGTTGGTTTTATAATGAAAATATGGAACCAGTAATCCCGAATACAATTCCTCTCCAAAAAGCAGCAACAAACATCTTAGGTTTGGAATTTGAAGAAATAAAACCACGAATTAATTTTAACGTTTATCGAAGACCTTTTGATGAAAAATATATAAGTATCGCAACCAATTCCACCTCAGGTTTAAAATTTTGGAAAAAAGAATATTGGCAAGAACTAATTGATTACTTAGTAGATTTAGGTTTCAAAGTAATAAACGTATCAAAAGAAAAAAATGAGTTCAGAAATGTTACACAAATTTCAGATAGTTCAATTGGTAATACCATGAATGTAATACATCATAGTGAATTTTTCATAGGTTTATCAAGTGGACTTTCTTGGTTGTCTTGGGCAATGGGTAAACACGTTGTGATGATTAGTAATTTTACTGAACCCGACCACGAATTTACCACAAACTGCACCCGAATTATAAACAAATCAGTCTGTAATGGATGTTGGAATAACCCCAACTTCAAGTTCGATAAAGGTGATTGGGATTGGTGTCCAATTCACAAAGGAACACCAAGACAATTTGAGTGTCACACTTCAATAACACCAAGTATGGTAATAAATCAAATTCAAAATTTATTGAAATGAGTATAGAAAATTTTATATGGGAACCTAAATGTTACGATGGTTTTAGAGAAACTGTGGAACAAGAAATATTTGTTGACAGGATTTACGAAAGATTTTTTGAGGTTGAAGAGGGCGATATTGTTTTCGATATTGGGGCTAGTTTAGGTCCTTTCACATATTCAATATTATCAAAGAATCCTTCTCACGTATTTGCTTTTGAGCCTAGTTTTGAAGAATTCAAAACTTTGTTATTAAATACAAGACACGGAAATGTAACCGCAATAAATAAAGGTATTTCGAGTTCAATAGGTGAATTTAATTTCACTGATGTTTTTGATTTGACTGGTGGTTATAAACTATATTCAACAACATTCTCAAAGGTAATTGAGGATTATAATATTAAAAAAATTGACTTTCTTAAAACTGATTGTGAATCAGGCGAATATGATATATTCACAATTGAAAATTTGTTTTGGATAAAAAATAATGTCAGAAAAATTGTTGGTGAGTGGCACCTTGGCCAGCCTTGGATGAAAGAAAAATTCAGAATTTTTAGAGATGTGTATTTGAGGGTTTTTCCTAACTTTAAAGTAATTTCTTTTGATGGAATTGATATAACTTGGCAAATATGGAATGATAATTTTATCCCTTATTATAACGAAGTAATGATTTATATTGACAATAGTAAATAAAAAAAACGCACCCATTTTATTGAGTGCGTTTTTGTATTTTTTTATTCCTTATACTATTGGACGATACTCGAGTAATACTTTTTCTACGTCTTTTCTCTCAGCATTTATCATAAAGAACGCGTCGATATGAGAACTTTGAGAGTCTATGAAGACTTTATTATCTTCAATTTTGACAACAAAGTGTGTATTAGAAACACCAATTGGTGTTAATGATACCGAAATCGATTCCTCTTTTACTAATCCTATCCAATAATGAGGTAATTCTATTACGTTTCCTTGAACTCTACCTCTGAAATAAACACCATGTTCAGGACCCTCCAACACACCATATCTTAATCTCCAACCTTCTTTTGTAGGGTGAGGAATATCGAATGATTTAGAAGCCGCTGTTAATGCTCCTGTTATATTAGTGTCACCAGTCACTTTGAGTGTTGAACCATCAAACTGAAGGTTTTGTTCACCATTGATTGTTCCTGCGGTTCCTGTCGCAGTAAGGACATAGTCATTAACGTTGTTGTTGATTGTCCCGAGTCCAGAAGAACCTGATGTTCCACTTGTGCCAGAGGAACCTGATGTTCCACTAGTTCCCGAAGAACCTGATGTTCCGCTAGTTCCCGAAGAACCTGATGTTCCACTAGTTCCCGAGGAACCTGATGTTCCACTAGTTCCCGAAGAACCTGATGTTCCGCTAGTTCCCGAAGAACCTGATGTTCCACTAGTTCCCGAAGAACCTGATGTTCCGCTAGTTCCCGAAGAACCTGATGTTCCACTAGTTCCCGAAGAACCTGATGAGCCTGATGTTCCACTTGTTCCAGATGAACCTGATGTTCCGCTCGAACCTGACGTTCCACTTGTTCCAGAAGAACCTGATGTTCCGCTAGTTCCAGATGAACCTGAACTTCCAGATGAACCTGATGTTCCAGATGTTCCATTTGTTCCAGAAGTTCCTGACGAACCACTTGAACCAGATGAGCCAGATGTTCCACTTGTTCCAGATGAGCCAGATGTTCCACTTGTTCCAGATGAACCTGAACTTCCAGATGAACCTGATGTTCCGCTTGTTCCAGATGTTCCATTTGTTCCAGAAGTTCCTGACGAACCACTTGAACCAGATGAGCCAGATGTTCCACTTGTTCCAGATGAGCCAGATGTTCCACTTGTTCCAGATGAACCTGAACTTCCAGATGAACCTGATGTTCCGCTTG